TCTTTTTTTATTTTATTAACTAGTGTGTTAATATAATTACTCATACTACTATCAAGATGATAGAGTACTACATTCTCTCTACTCTCTTCTAAATAAATACTGTCAACTAGGGACTCTACAGAGAGTGTTCTGTCTTCTCTTTTTCTCACTCTTTCCTTATTAACATTGCTCATTGTAATCATTTTTAACAAAGTTAGTAAGCAACTAAGATGAATGTTATGTATTTCTGAAGCATTGGTGTAGGGAATATCTTTAAGTACTTCTTTTACAGTAGAATTGAGTTGATGAAGATATTGTTCATATTCTACTTTTGCTAATTTAAAATTATCTTGACGTATTCTCTTAACTTTATTCTCTTTCAACTGATTGAAAGGAATCTCTCCAAGTACTTCTTCTTTAAATACCTGACCAAAGTTCGCTTTTTGATAATCCACCTTCAAGGGGTAAAGAATCTTCTTAATATAATTAAGACAGGATTTAATAGGAGTTAAAGAAGGCTTAACGGCTTCTTTTTGATATCTTAAAAATAATTTAGATGCACCATAAAGCGCGTACTCATCATAATCTCTACCTGTAGTAAATAATCTCCCTTTTACTGCTAATATGTAGAATAGGTGCCAAAGATATTCAAAACATTTCATCTCATCTCGGTCTTCTTTACGGATATTCTTATCAACATATATAGCCATCTCTACATAGGTTACATTGGGGGGTTTTGGGTACATCATGATTATTGAATCCTACTTATTCCTTTTTCGTCTTTAATAATAGTAAGAGAAGAATCCGTAGGTAACATCAGGTCAGAACGGTGAGTGACTATAAATAGACTCTCTACGTCGGTTAACTTTTTTGAAATCGTATCAATAACACTCTGACATCCTGTATAATCGAGATTTTCAAAGACCTCATCCAGAATAAGTACATTAGAATGAAAGTCCGAAAACTGACTCAGCATATCTCTAAGGGATAACTGACAAATAATATCTACTTTTCGCTGTTCTCCACCAGATAGATTTTCATACATTTTATCATCATAACTGATATTGATGTTATTTCCATCGAGTGTGAGTTCTATTTTATCTGTCTTAAAGATATCTCTACTGTAATCTTTGGCTTTCTTATTGATATAAGAGATAACGTTAGTAAGTAGATAACCTCGAAACTCACGAGTAGCAATATTCAGCATCTTGTTTACGATTTCAGAACGACCTTTTACATCATCCTTCTCTACTGTATTATACCCTATTTCGGAGTTTAAGCGACTGATATCTTTTTCGAGTTCCTGAATCGTGCTCTCTATAGAGACTTTCCGCTGTTCAACGTTTTGAAGGGATAATTGAAGATTACTCAAGTAAGTGGATTGAGCCCTATATTCGCTTTCATAAGTCTCTCTCTTCTTATTTAAATTAGTAAGAGTTATCTTAGACTCATTTAACTGATTTTTAATATCGAGCTGCGTAGATTCGTACTTCTGCTTAATATCTTGTAACAGATTGCTTAATTCTTCTTCCTTCCCTTTTAAGCATCCTGCTACCCGAGACTCTTCAGCTCTCAAAGTCTCTAACTGAGACTCTCTTTCCGTTGTATCCACCTTATGTACGTCAGGGAGTTTTTGCTTGCACGTAGGGCATACATCTACAACGCTTTTCAGTCTCAGGACTTCGTTCTGAAGAGATCTTATATCTGCTCTTAACTGCAAATCTTGTGACTGGTAGTTTTTAATTTCCTCATCCAGTCCGACTCTACGAGACTGCACTTCGGCATTATATAAGGTTATCTGACTGTTTAATTGATCGGTTAAGTTATCTCCTAGTATTCTTGTTTCCGAGATTGCATTGCTTAAAGAATCCAATTCTACCTGTACCGCGGCTACTTTCTCCTGGGTAGTTCTTATTTTCTCTACATAAGAGTTTCTGTCCTCAAGAGAGTTCAACTGTTCTCGATAACTGTTTAACTGCTTTTCAATTACTGAAAGTTGACTGTTTTTAGATAGAGTAGAATCTTCTATCTCTCTTAAATTCTTATTTAAAACAATTTTTCTATCACTAATTCTCTTTTTGATATCTTCAATCATAAAATCAGATTTAGATAATTTTTCCAGTACTTCCTTTCTTCCTGAAGGAGTATTGTTTGAGAATCTCTGTGGAAGTCCTTGACCCAGAATAATCACTGAGCCTATAAGAGAACTTGTAAGATCTGGCAGATGTTCGGAAATTAATTTCTCTGTATCTCTAACTCCCTTGCCTGAGTTATCTACACCATTAACAAAGAATTTAATATCATTCTTGAACTCTTTATGCTCTTTATATCTGCAAATTCTATATTCAGTACTATCTATACTAAAGGAGAGCTCTACTCTCATTCCACCTTCAGTGTGAATGTTAACTAGGTTTTTGGTGATTCCTCGTATAGTCTCACCCGTCAATGCATACGAAATGGCTTCCCATATAGAGCTTTTACCACTGCCATTACTTGTTGCGTTATCGGTAGGATTATTGTTAATTCCATTTACTAAAACGTATCCTCTGTCATTAAGATCTATTTCAGCGTAACCAAAAGATAAGAAATTTTCTAGAATCAAATGCTTTAATCTGATCTTCATTGAATCACCTCGTTCAACTCTTTAACTACGTTATTTGATGTTCCAAGCTCTTCTAAGATATAGGATTTAAACTGATCTAAGTAATCGGTCGATGTTAGATTTAACTCCTCATCACATTCCCTGACTTCATCGTTATCTTCCAGGACAGTTATTATTTTGAACTCTTCTATATCTTGATTGTTTTCAAATAACTCTCTCGTCTTACTGATTAAAGATTCCCTGCATTTTGCACTTACAACAGCATGAGACTTAAATTTAAGTTTAGTTAAGTCTGACTCTTTAGATATTTCTACTTTATAGAAGTTATATGCATAGGGATTCTCTATCAATTCCATCTTTTCCGTATTGGTATCAATTAAAAGAATTTGGTGCTTATATTTGGTTGCATCTTCATTAAAGCTTTGACCTGTAAGATTCCCTAAATTGAGAGTTTTAGAGTTGATCCACTGACTATTGTGAATATGCCCGTTGATGAAGTAACTGCAGCTGTTTGAAATATCTTTGAGATCGAATCCTTCCTCACTTTCAAACATTCCATAATTCACACCCTTAAGATCATTATGACTAAAGATGTAAGAAGTTTTAACTTCTTGGGTTTCAAACATATTAGAAGATTGAGATTCTTTCCAATATTCTGATAAAGACTTTCTCTCTTTTTCAAAAATGTAAGGAAGAAAAAGTATCCTCCACCCAAATCCTACATCATAGGTAGGTTTATCTATTACTTTGAAATTTTCTCCTAAAGATTCGATGAAGTGGATTGAGCTGTACTGAAGGGAGTGTAGTCCAGCTTCATGATTTCCTGTCAAGAAAAAATGTGGAATATTCTCCGCCCATTTAATATCTCTGAATGCAGTCAATTCTTCCGCATTAATATCTGCTCTGTCCATAAAGTCCCCAAGATAGATAACTCTATCTACTGAGTTTTCTTTAGCTTGATTTTCCGCCCAGTTTACAGACCAAAGTAAATTTTCTAGGCGTTGTGAATAAAATTCTCCCCTTCTTCTTATGATAGAGCTATATTGAGAATAATGAACGTCTCCTACTACTAATATTTTCATAATTACCTCTATTATTTTCTTACATTACTATTATACTACAAAATAAGAAAAAGATCAACTACTTTTACGCAGTTGATCTCGAAATTACAGTGATAAAATTTTAACTGTTAAGTAATCAATTATCAGTTCTTCAGGCATCTCTCCTGTCCTCAACTTCCTTTCCATATCGGAAACAAGTTCAAATACCTTTACTAATTGTTCTTTCGCGTATGTTCTGCTTAACTTATTGATTGCCCATATTTGATTAGATTTTAGTCCCGTATTTTCAGGAGTAGGACTCTTATTTAACCATACCTTAATTAGTTTTTTAAAATTTGCGCATAGTAGTGTGATCAAGCCAGTAGGTTCAATATCGATGTGATTAATATCTGATAAAATGTTTGAAATGGTTTTTAAATCTTTATTCTGAATAGCGTTTGTGAAATCAAAGATTCCATATTCACTCAAGGTTTCAAATACATGATCTACATAAAAATCTTCAAAAATATACTGCCTAGCACTCTCTGAAAAAGGTCTAAGTTTATCTACTTCCAATTCTACTCGATACATATTGGATTTATAAGTTCTCACTAACCATTCCATTTCGTCCTGCGTAAGCCCCGGACTAACGGTTTTAATGTAGTCGATAATTTGCCATTCTTCAAGTTTTGGAATCTTTAAAATGTATTCACTATATTCTTTTTCTACATCTTTGAGAAGTTTAGGAGTAATTATTACTAAGTCATTCCGGATATATTTAGTAGGAATCTTCCCTAAAGAGTCTGTTTTGTATACGTAAATAGTAGAAGAAGATTCTGAAAAAGGGTCAGATAAATTATTAATCTCCTCTAATTCATCTACATATAAAATGTCTGAATTACGAATATGCGCGAGAGCTTTTATATACTGCATAGGGATATAATCTGTAGTATCTTCATAATAAAATATTAAAAATTGGTCAATATTTTTATTATTCTCTAAATCTGTTTTTACCTGATTTAAACTTAACACTCTTTCGACGCCTCCCATAACTCTACTAAAAATCCATCAAACGCTCGGGGTTTAGAAATACTCCAATTCAATCTATCTGATAAAGAAGATATTAATTCAAACATCTTATAATATTTCTTTTGATCAAAATTAATCACATATTCTCTGCTCTTATAATTAAGTATCTTGATAAAAATATTAAGATTAAATTTATCTTTCTCTTCTTTAAATGCTATCTTATCAGAAATTGTCAATACATTTGAAAGTGAGGCGTTTGATAATCTGCTCAAAATAGTATCTGCTAATTTGAGAATATCTTCAATAGGATTATCTTGCGCTTCTAATAACTGTCCAGGAGTTGAAAAGATGTCTAATAAAAGATTCTCTAAAGACTTTTTCTCCTCTTTAATAAATGAGCTAAGAATATCTTTTGAATAATTCTCAAAGTACCATTTTTGACATCTATTTAAAATTGTAGGGATTACATTCCTTTGATTACAACTAATTCCTATAATAAAAGTTCCTGCTAAAGGTTCTTCTATTAATTTTAATAAACTGTTTTGAGCTTTAGGAAGCATGTTATCCAGTTCGATTAAATAGATACAGGGATAAGGGCGTAGCATAATACTCTCTACATCTTCTGCAGTGATCTTGTTGTCAATAGTTTTTAATTCTATACCTAGATGTGTAGAAATGTAATTACTAATTAAATGTTTTCCACAACCCTGTTCTCCTAATAGTAATAAGGAGTGCGGAAAGGTACTTAAGTTTAAAGAGTTTATTTTATTTATTAAGTTGGACTGGCCTCTTATTTCATTCGAGTAATCTGTAAGCATACTACCTCCACTGTAGATTTAATATCCACATCATTTTTGAGCATGTTCTTAAGATCAAGTAACTTATCCATCACATATGTATAATAGTTAAGAGGGTTTTCAAAGTTAACTGCATTTTTAAGGCAATCTTCCATTGAAGCGGGAATATTTGTCGGATCGCAGCTGTTGAATAAGATGTATTTTGATACATCTATTATAAATTTCAAATACTGATCAATGAATAGTTTTAAATCATTCCCCTCATCATAGATATGATCAATGATATTAAGTACTTCTTTTTCATTTCCATCAATCATACTATTTACAAGGTTGAAAAAAGTATCATAGGAATAACTTCCTAGAGCGGTTATAACGTTCTGAATAGAAAGATCGGCGGAGTATGCTACACATTTATCTAATAGTGTCAATGCTTCTCGCATACATCCATTAGCTATCTTACTGAGATAATCAATAGCTTCCTCATAGTTAATGAAGTCTTCACACTTACATACGTAGCGGAGTCTCTCTTTAATATCTTGTACGGGAATCCGGTTAAAATTGAATCTCTGCACTCTGTTAAGAATGGTTGCAGGTATTTTTTGAGGATCTGTTGTGCATAATATAAAAATAGTAGTAGCAGGAGGTTCCTCAAGGGTTTTAAGTAAGGGCTGAAAAGCTGCGGCTGAAAGTTGGTGAACCTCGTCTAGAATATAGATCTTGTACTTACCCTCAATAGCTCTCTCATATGCGCTCTTTACTATATTTCGAATACTTTCAATATTATTATTTGAAGCAGCATCAATTTCAAAAGGCTCTCCAACTCCGCCGTTGACTAATGATGCGAATATTCTGGCCATGGTGGTTTTTCCGCATCCTGTACAACCTGCGAATAGATAAGCATTTTTAATATTTCCACTCTCAATCTGATTTTCCAGGATCTTAACCACGGATTTCTGACCTACCACATCCTCGGGTCTTTGAGGTCTATATTTTACAGCTAAACTTACACTCATTATACTAACTCCTTAATAATTTTAATACTTTTCATAGGTACCCATCCGCACCATGAAGTGTTTAAATCTACTTGATTTTCAAAATCAAATCCTACACCCTCTATTTTTACCATCTTTCCCATTACACTTAAGCACTCACACTTGTAATATTTTGAAGTAGGAATGACATTTCCATTCCAATTTTGATGGAGTGTAAAATTCTCTGGAGGATGAATTATATAGTCTTCTAACTCTACTACATAATAATGAGATACTATAAAATTTTTATTTGAAACTTCACTTAATTTAGGAATAATTAAGTGAGTAGTGCTCTCATCAAATTCAGGTACTTGAGCGACTTTACATTTTTTTAATTGTTTCGATATAATATTATTCATTAGAAAGGAAGTACGTCTCCTGGAAGACTTACGAAATTAGTGAGCATTTCTGCAGCATTCAATATTGCCGCTAAAGGATATTTTTTATAAATGGGAATGATACTCAAATTTGGATTTTCATAAGAAGATCTTAAATGGATAATAGCTGCAGATTCTTCATCTCTCAAAGGAATAAATTCTGTAATCATTCTCTCGGCATTATGACCTAAGGTACCGAAAATGTATCTATCTTCCGCATCTTTTACTTTCCATGCAGATTCAGCTACCCAATCAAAATTTCCCATATTGTCATGTTTACTTCCGTCAGGTGCATAAACTTTTTTGTTAGAAATGAATTGTTCGAAATAATTCGTTTTACTTAAATCTGCAAGTAATCCTACGATAAGATATGAAGAATCATCATGCACAACTTCTTGATCTTTAGATAACTCACTTAATTTCAATAGATAATCATATCTTACAAGAGCGTGCTCGCATAAACCACCTTCGTATGCACGAAAGGATTTAGTACTGTCAGGCGCAGTAAAAAAATCACTATTCTCTAGAAATTTTATAAGATCTTCAATCCCAGGTCTGTTGACTCTTTTGAGCAGTTCTATAAATTTTTCTTTATTTGCAGTTACAATATTATTCATAATTTCTACCTCTTTATTTTTCTTATTTGTTTTCAATAGGTAATCTTATTTTATGTGAACTACTGTTTAACAGCTTCCTGCTCAAGTGCTCTACTGAGCGCAGTATCAACAGGCTCTACGGGCAGTCCCTGCCCTGATTTTCTATTATATAATAATATATTTTTTCAAAAATGTCAACTACTTTTAACTCAAATTCTATCTTCTTCTAATTTTTCTACTAAAAATCTCATCAACTTAGAATCTATAATAAAGTAATTTTCTTGATCAGGTCCAAAATTAAATGCCAAGCAATGATTTTCTAGTTCCATTGATCGAGCTTCTTTTTTATTTTTTTCTAGCCATTCTTTCTTAACACTAATGGAATCTTTTTCTTTAACAACAGTTTTACATTCAATAAGTAAAGAAGCATCTCTATTAATTGCATCTCCTTTATTCCAAAGGTTAGCACCAGAGTTGCTTTGCTGTCGAGCGTTTAGTAATTTGCACACTGATTGCTCCTGCTTTGAACTATAAAAGCGAGTAGCGTTTTCATTTTTTGTCATTCTATCACCTCTATTAGAGTATGAAGAGGAGGAGATCTATTTGATCTAACCTCCTCTCTTACTGTTTTTACAGTTCTTCTTCTTTGTTAAGATCGATATCAAAAGCTTGTTCTACATTTACTTTGAGAAGTTCTTCAAAGCTCTTCACGGTATCATCATCTTTAATAGAAATTTTTTCATATACTTTATCATAAATTCGTTTCCAAAGATCTGGATGGGCTTCAAGATAAGGCTTTACATTTTTCTTACCTCGAATCTTAACTTCGTTCCCCTCTTCATCACAAATGATTTCTCCAGTATCCGGATCTACGAACTTAAATGATCCTTGTACACTATCATCAATGTATCCAAATGACGTCGCTACTTCGATTGTATCCCAAAGAAGGTCAATACCCTTTCTATAATGAAGGTGGCATCTTCCCAATTTTCTATCACTTCTACAGAATTTACTTTTAAGAAGTGCGGTTTCAATTACGTGCCCTGCAGGATTTTCTGCGGTAGACTTGAGATCATTTCCTTCTTCGTCAAACTGAGTTCCTTTCTTTACTTTTAGTCTTAAAGAACAGGCTCTCTTCCAGTATGTACCACCCGCAGTAGTCTCAGGATTACCGTAGCCTGAAATATTCATAATATTTCCGTTAATTCCAATAAATGTAGTTTTGTACTTATTAAACAAGCCTGTACATCTCTTGACAAAATCTGCTAACGGCTTTGCTAATCCACCCATATCTTTCTTCTCAAAAGATTCTGCATTAGTTTGCTGAGGTGCAATCGCAGTTAAACTATCGAAGATGATCAGCCCAATCTTACCACTTTGAACAAATTCTCTTACCATATCAAAAATCTGTTCAGCACTTTGCCCTGTAGGAGTAAGATAAATCGTTTTAATATCTTCTGCATTCATATCATAGTGAGTCGAAGTATATGCCCATTCAGGGTCTGCAGTGCCTTCTGCATCTACGAATAAAATGTGTCTTCTTTCTTCTTCTGGCTTCTTAACTTCTTTTCTACTATAATCTGCAGCTATAAGGTAACCTAGCAATGTTTTTCCTGATCCCTCTGAGCCAGATAATTCGATAAAAATACCCTCCGGAATCGAATTATAAGTGCAAAAGTCTAGGCTTGGACTGCCAAGAGAGAATCTAGTTCTCTCACTCTTATTAACTCCAATATTTGCTACATCAGTACCAAATTTTTTTGCAATGTCTTTTAATATGCTTTTTAATTCTACGGATTCTGCCATTATTTAACCTCAAATTCTTTTACTTTTTTCATTAATTTATTATCATCACTTTCTACAGTTACAGGATCACTTAAATCCAGTGAAAATACTCCCAAGATACTTTTTCCATCTACTAAATATTGATCACTTTGAACAGTTACTCTCGAAGCACTTTCTTGCGTAAATGAAATAAATTTCTTTACGTCTGAGACTTTTGCTAATGAGATTTTTAATTTCATTCTTCTACTACTCCTTGATTTGAATTATAGTTATCTGCTATTCTTCTTTTTAAAATATTTTTTAACGTTGTAATCATTTCATTTGCAGAGTCGATCTTCATCTTAACTGTCTTGTAGGCATGTTCATATACACTACTTACTACAGTTTCATACTGGGAAGCAGATTCTGCAATTGAAGTATTTTCTGCTACTGTTGTTTTAGATTTACCTTTTTCATCCTTTTCGCTACTTGCGCTTAAATATGCTTTGTTGTAAATCTCTTTTGCAGCGGCTTTGGACATATCACTATATACATTTAATTTCTCTACTTTATCACTCATAAAGTAAACCATATTAGTGAGTTCCGCATAATATCTTTCCAATGCATCTGTAGAGATAGGATCTCTTTGAGTTAATGCAGAATATAGATCATTCATTAATCCATTTAGATCTTCACTGTACGAATCTACTACTTTCTGTACTGTAGTGGTAAAATAAGTAGCATTATTACAAGTGTCTTGCATTAATTCTTCTACTCTATTTTCATCTACATTATTTAAATACGTTAAATTATTAGCCATGTAACTACTCCTCTATATTTTCATATTTATCGATTTCTTCATCAGATTTTATATTCATAAGTACTCTATAATCACTGTCCATAAAAGTTCTCAATTTTACAGAAGGAATATCTACTATATAGTACTTCTTTCTATCTATTGTTTTCGGATTAACTGATTTTAATCCGTTTTCTTTCATCTTCTTTACTGTTAATATCGGTACGTAAAACACTACATCTTTTTTAATAAGCCATATTACTACACCTGCTCTTACTCCGGGAATATATACATATTCTTTCAATTTATCATACTGTCTTAAAGCACTAAATGAAAAAGATGCATTTTCTGTAGATTTACATTCTATCATCATTAACTGAGGATAATTATATGTTAAAAAATCACATGCGTTACTACTATAAGAAGCGTATCCAGACATCTGATCTGGTAATCTATATATGAATCCTTGGGGAAAAGACTTTTTAAAACACTCTCGAAATTTCTGTTCAAATGCTTTCCCATAATCTAACGCCATAGTATATTTTCCTCACTTTAACTTCGTATAATCTGGCATAGAGGCCTCTTTATTAAAAAGATAATTTGGATTATTATCATCCCAGTAAATACAGATAACTTGCCAATTAGTCAATCCATACTTACCAAAACTCTTGTGGGGTTGCATAAGCCATTTTACCAGTTTTTTCTTGTCCTTACTGTTCAATTTTTCAGTATAAGATCCATGTACAAAATACTCGGGAACATCAAGACGGATACACCCGCCTGTTTTAGGATCATCTTTATAAAAATGAAAGTGAGGATAGTTATCTTCCTTACCGTAGACGCAAATTCGATACTTCAAAAAGCTACCGACTTCTGCCATTTCCAATAAAAGGGTCTCGTTTAATGATTCCGTTTAAAAGCTTCCTCCTACTTCTTCTAATATTTTATTGATTCACTCGCATATCCGTCAGGAGTAGTATAATTGATATTTTTTATTCCACACTGCTTAATTACACTCATGCATCTAGGGCAGGGCCTTGACATACTTATATTACCATCGCGAGTTTGACGATATACATAAATAGTAGCATTAGAGAGATCTACTCTGTTTCGAATAAGAGGAAGCAGAGCGCATGTTTCTGCGTGTAATACACCTCTACATTCTACTCCAAAATACCTTTTATCTATGCGCGCTTGAAATGCGTGAGTAACATCCTTACTATTATGCCCTGAACTAATGATTCGATGATTTTTTACTACTACGCATCCTATTTGGCACCTATGGTCACTTAAAGAAGATACTCCCTCAGCAGCTTTAAAATAACCTCGCTTAGCTCTACCCAAGTCACACAAGTCCGAATCCATTTATTATACACTCTCCTTACTTATTTTTCTCCGATTCTACTATAATTTTCATATCTTCTCCCAATCTCTCTTCTAAAAGACTGGAGTCAGTAACTTCCTGCTCTGTACTTTATTAATATTATATTATACTTTAAAATAAAAATCAACTACTTTTAAACGAAAGGATAAAAAATTCTCTACTAAATCGAGAGAGAAGTAGTAGAGAATTTGGCGATTACTTTAACTCTAGATAATTGGGCATTTCTAAATCTAAAGGAACTTTTTTAGTAGAGTTATTTCTATTCCATTCTACTAAAACGACTTTCCAGTTTAATTTCTCTGGCTCATCTTCAGAGGGCGATCGTAAAAATTTAATTAATTCTTTTCGTTGCTTACTTTTCAGAGTATCTTCTTTACCTGTATGTTTGAAATACTGTGCGCAATCAATTCTTACACAACAATGAAATTGCTGACCTAATGTATTTTCATCTACAATATGAAAGTGAGGATAATTCCCTGAATCATTAGTTCTGACATAAATAACTAATTCTCCAAGAGTACCTATCCGAGCCATTTCAGTAAGTAGTTGTTCTTGCAATTCAATTGATTTTAAATTACTTAAATATTCTCTGTACATTGGTGTTCTATCAATAATTATTCCGCTTCACACTCAGGTACTACATTCAAAATATTAGTACGTGCAATAACAAAAGCCTGATGATTACCAAAATTCAGGGTTAAATGAGATTCTTCACATGCACCCAGTGTCTGTTTAAAATCATTAAGGTTTAAATATGCAGAGTAAGGTTCACTATCTAATGCTTCACAGCTATTTGTGTAACTTATATTTTCAAGGTTTTCACCCCTTCCATCAGTAATAACTACGCTGTCTTTATCAAATGTAAAATGTGCAATAATTTCTTTACTACCCTTAACTCCCTTATTACCAAAGATCATAAGTCGATTAATTGCTTGAATAAACATATCTTTGCTCACGGTAATTGAATAAGGATATACACCTTCGGCTCTTCCTCTAATATTAGTTACAGGAACAGAATCTAGCATAGTATCATCACATTGCAGAATAGCTGTCAATGAAATTGTATCATCTTCGAATTTTACTTTCGTTTGAATAATATCATTACTTAGTGCATCGTATCCAAGAGTAAATTTAATTTTTTCTCCTGTAAATAATTTAAATAATTTCACTACTTTACCGTTCAAGAGCATTTTTACGGGCTTTTCTAAAGTGAATTTATTTACACAGGCACCTGAAGTATAAGTGATCGCCCCCTGACTATCTACATAGTACATCTTCTGAACAGGTTTAAGAACAAATCCCTGACTCTTAGCAATTTCTCTGCTGTTGTATTTTGCAATACTCTGAAGAACTGAATTATCAATTTCCATATTGCACGTAGGATTCATAATTTCAATTTTAGGGAGTGTTAAAAGCTTTTCTCCATCAAAAATTAAAGGTAACTTGTAAGAACCATTTCCTTTAATATGAAGATAATTTTCATTACAAGTTAATTCAATATCTTCTGTAGTAATCTGTGAGATTAGATTTAAGAACATATTAGCACTTACAGAAGCATGCAGATCTTCCTCATATCCTAAATAGATTCTTACTGTTACAAAATATTCTTTATTCGTAACGCTGATGTAAAGATTATCATTCTTTACTTCGAGTTCTAGTGTTTCATTAATTGTGGAAATTTCACTAGAATCTACCGCTGCTAAAATTTTATCAGTTACACTTTTTAATTCACTCGTATCAATAACCATTCTTTTTGTTTTTCATTCCTCCATTAAAAACCATATGAGTGTAATTTACTCATAATCTTTTCATAATTTCCTGTATTGATTTCATCATTATATAGATCAATTGTTTTCTTAGGTCTCAAAGTAAATGCTTCATCAGTAGTTTTAGATAGAAGCGCAGGAATACAAGTATCTACACTTCTAATTAACTCAGGATTTTTATATTGAGTTAATTCTTCTAAATTGTACCATACACCTAGTAGGTGAATTACTTTTGAACTGCCTTTCCATAAATATTCTAATCCAGGTCTGCCTTCAGAAGTTAATTCCTGGGATACTTTGGGAATACCTATACAGTGGATTTCTGGTAACTTGCATAATTCTTTAAAGCACCATTCAAATTCTTCTTTTGTTTCCCCTTGACATACTGCCATGTATCTAAATGAATTTATTTTCCCTAAAGTATAGAGAGTAGCGATGGAAGATTTTACACTTTCTAAAGTCTCTCTCCCTTTACGAAATACATCAGGTAAAATCATTTCATCCGCATTACATTCTTCTGCGGCTTGCAATACAGTGGATAAATCTACAGCACCCCCTAATTCAATTAAACTATTGTCCATAATTTTGTAGCAATTTTTATTATTGCATTTAGGATAATAATCTTTAAGATGAGCGAGCAGCATTGCATAAGGTTGCTCAAACATCAAGTCCATATTTTTTATTGGTAAAATACTTGCTAATTTCAATTAAATAACCTCCGGTGTTTTGTACAAAAATATTATAACAAAAAATTTAGAAGAAATCAACTACTTTCAGGTTCCTTCTGAAATTTTTCTGACTGTTTACTCCTGCGCTACATGGTCCTCTAAGTCCAATTCAGGCCTGTCTGCGAATTTTCCTGTATCTCTAATTGCTTTTTTAAGCTCTTCTATACTACCGTAGCTTACATAATCAACATAGATAGGTTCACCACAATTGGGACAATTTAAGTAATGAGATTTTGTAGCAAATATACTTTTTGGAAGTGGTTTATTCTTACTACCAAAATTCCACTCTTCGAAAAGCTCCTTGTTTGTATAGAGTATTTTGGTTTTACACTCTTTACAGATTAATGGAAATGTAATCATAATTTTCTATCAGGACTCTCTCTCTAGCTTAATGCTATTCATATTACTCGTGCAGTTATCTTAATTAGTTCCCGCACCTGGAACGTAGTACAGCTACTTTGATTTATCAATTAACTTTGTAAATCTCTCTACCTCTCGATTCATATACCAAAGCGCTTTCTTTAAATCTTCTAACTGCTTATGGTCTTTATCTAAACTCCCAGATGGCTTTTTACCTGCTCTTGAAATATACTTAACTACAGAACCTAAATTAAAATTTAAATTCCAGGCTTCGATAACATCAATTGCTTCTACACCACCTGTTGTGTAATGGGAGGGATGATTTACTGATTCATATTTGGTTTGATCCATAATTGTTATTTCACCAAATGAGATTTGGTAGCACCTCCCTGCCACTGTCCTTCATATTGAGTTGCACCTTCTTCACTTTCAAACACCAAAAGCTGGCCTACTCTTGCATTTTCTTCTAAATAAATACCGTTGGGAGTATCTACAGTGATTCTAACTGACATTGTATTTACAACATCACTGCCTTTTTCTTTTGTAGTAAAATTAGGATCCCAAACAGCAGAAATTAAACTTACTAAATTTCTATTTAGGGAACTTCTTAAAATAATGTAACCTACATCTTTAGCGCCAAATTTTACTCCTTCATTAAGTTCGCAGATGTAAGATCCCTGAGGAAGAAACCACCCCTTAAACTGATAATTATTTACATCGTAATTTGATTTCTCAATCGGTTCATATTTTCCTACAATGGTTTTATTCTTCAAAATAATTCCAGGAGTAGTTACCTTATAAAAATTTTTAACACTTAAATCTACGCCCGTTGCTTCTTTACAATATTGAAGAGTAGTATTCACTCCGTCTTCAATTAAAACGTTTTCTTTAATATATTTTGCTGTTTTTAACATTTCTTAACTACCTCTTTATAATTTTCTTCTATGTTTTTATACCGCACAAAATTCTTAAAAATCTACTTTTCTTAAAAATTCTTTAAGAATTTTTAAAAATTCCACTTCTATATTCTGTAGTAAGAGTACCATTGTGAGATTGTGACCCGCGGAACTTCTCGCAGCCATGTACTAATCCTTCCAATCTAATATATACATCTTCGGTGGAAGCGATTCTTTTAATAGTTTCTCCTATATAAGCGGTAAGATCTTCTTGTAGCCAAAATCTACGAGAGGCCCAAGTGCAGAACCTCTGCAGTTTTGAAATACCCAGAACATAATCACGAGGTTTATAAGAGATAATGGCTTTACCCCCATCAAACGTAGAAAAAGGTAAAAAATGATGTGAACAACAAGCCACTATATCTACTTCTTTCGTAATGATAGAATCATTTCCTTCGTTAGGGAAACAGGAAAGGAAAGGTTCTTTATTCCATCTCCCTGAACCTAATTCAGTTGTATCTTCGGGATTGTCCCCTACCCAAAGTTTAGCAATACGTCCGGGGGTTCCTTTATCTAGTGCATTTTCCTCTACATTAGGATCTTTCAAATCCACTTTCATAGCTTCAAAAGCTTTAGTAATGTAATATTGGGTACATGTTCTCATAATCCAGTGAACTTCAGGAGTTACTAAATTTTCGGAGTTAACAAATTCATCTTCTACGTCAGGTAAATCTTCTCGTTTAGCATAATTAGTTAAAACTTGATGAATATTTTCACTAGCTTTAAAAGTAGGAACTTTTAAATATTTATTATAATTCTTTTCAAATTGCTCTTCGGTATGTTCCGGATATTTTGCAAAATAATGGTTTTTCACAAATTCCATTAGTGACTGATTTTCTTTATATATGTAAGGTTTTTCCATAATTCTTCTCCTTATTTATTTTCTACTGTCTTTTACTTCTTCTAAAATTCCCAGAAGTTCTGCTCCTAAGAAGGTTCCACCTAAGATCGTAATTGGAACTACAGGAGAGAGCCAACAAGTGGCTACTGCTCCTATACATCCGATTATTCTTAAAATTGACTTTACTAATGATATTTTAAAGTGTGCATTCATAATTAAACGTCCTTAGCGGTGGGTTGCCAAAAAATTTTATGACTTTGTATTTGAGCTCTGATGGGTTTATCTGCGTGCTGAATTACATATTCAGGGATTCTATGCATGGTAACTTGACCAAAGCAGGGACTTAGAAAGATTGATGCTCTTGTTCCAGATTCAAGAATTCTATCAAGCTCTTTCCAATCTTCTTCCTTATCAGAAATAACCATTTTAAGAACGTCCATTTCTGAATATAAATCTAGATTAGATTGAATCATTAAGCTCGTCATCCCAGAGCATGGAAGTTTATAATCAGCAATAATAGTTACACCCTCTCTATCCCCATTTCCGTTGACAATTTTTGAATCACCGAACTTCTTCTTGTAGTCAGTGTAGTCGACTCCTCCATCTGTTTCAATACCTACATCGTAATGGGCATTTACAAAGAGTGGAATCAATTCATTAAGCATAAATTCTTTATTCTCCTCCATTAAAGGCTCACCACCTGTAAGACAGATTGATTTATGGAAATAGTTTTTCTCTATTTCATCTACCTCATCAAAGATTTCTTTTGCAGTTTTCCATTTGAATGGATCTGGCCAAGAACTTCTTTCCGGATAAACCTTTAACATATTAGTTATTGACCAACATTCTTGAGTATCGCAAGGAAATTTACATCTTAAATTACATCCGAATGTACGGATGAAAACCGCAGGCTTACCTGAAGCATAAGCTTCACCATTTATACTCTCAAATATATTAATCAGAGCTATTTCTGTTTCACCTGTAGATCTTTTTCTAATCATGATTTTAAAATCTCCTTCATCTCTTCTGATGCTTCTGTAATGGTTAAAGTTGAAAAATAAATATCTTTAAGGGAATATTTTTTAGGGTCACTTTCTTCGCTTTCAGCATATCCTGTTGCAGTTTCGTGATATCTTACTCCAATACATCTTGCATTATGAACTCCATCATAGAATTTCTGATTTGCAAGAATTTCGTTGATACAGTCTCTAAAAAGAACTGAATAATTTTCCGCAGTTGGATTACAAGGAAGAATAATGTATCTCTCATTTGCATTGGAGAAGAATTTAATTCCGTCTTCATCCTCTTTCCAAAGATGTGCACTATGATCAAACATATCAAGAAAAGATCCTATAGTCTTTTTCATAGCTCCGAAATCAAAAATCATCCCTGCATTATCAAGTTCATCGGCTTTGAAGAATACTTCAATAACTCCACTGTGGCCATGGTAAGAATGTGAACATCTTTGAGAGTAAGCATTTTTTACTATATGTGCTGATTCAATTCTATAAAGCTTTCTTATTTTCATATATTACATCCTATATTTCTTAACTGTCTCATAAAGAACAGGATTTTCTTTTTCAATTACATCGAGTGCTTTATCCATATTCTTCTTTACATCAATGCAGGTTGCACATTCTCCGCATTCTACCCATTCACCTTTTTCATTCTGTACTGGATCATAACAACTAAAGCAAAGTTCATAAGGAACTGGATTTTTAAGTTCCATACCTAATTTAAGTAATTCCCATTTATGCATTTTAATAAAGGGGGTTTCATAAACAACTTTACCTACGGAACTAATATTAGCAACTTTTGCAAAAGCATTTACGAATGAAACACTGCAATCTGGATAAGCAGCTTTAGTATCATCAAGATGCTCTACTCCATTTTCATCTACATAATAACCACTATCATCTGCATGCTGGCCGAGCATAATTGAAACCTGTTCTCCGCTATTCTTTTCACTGAGACTTTCCGCAAATGCTAAGGTGTAAGCACTAAAAAGAGTATTTCTAGCAGGTACGTATGTACTAACTTTACCTTCTTTTTCGCTTAAAATTTCTTCATAAGACTTACCCTTTTCTACTTCTTCTTTAGATCCTTTTAGCATCGTGCACGTAGATCCACTAAAAATGGAAGGATCAATATTTACAACTTTAAAGGGAATTTCGTAATAATTTGCGATTTTTTTCGCATGTTCTAGTTCCTGAGGATGTTTACTACCATACTCAAATCCTATAGCACTTACATTTTCTTTACCATACTTTTCTACTGCGAGGCCGAGGCAAGTTGAACTATCTCTACCACCACTTAAACTAACAATACATTTCATTTTAATAACTCCTTAAAATTTTATTTATAATAAAAGAACTAGCTACCTTGTTTAGGGAGATAGCTAGTTCTTATTTCTAACTATCCTTTAGATTTTATTTCATAATCGAGACATGAAGGATTTTAATAAAACGTCTCTATTTAATTTTTAGAGAGAATATGTATTTCCATTCTCTGCTTCAACTTTCTTTAATTTCTTAGAAAGATTATAGGTAATAGGACTTACAATTAATTCATAACAAACCTTGAACAAAGGCTGAATAATGATACAAATTCCCACTTGAGAAAGTGACATAAAAGAAAATCCCATAAATAGTTTAGGAAGAACATACATTCCTAAAGGAATATAGATAAGAGAATCTGTAAATTCACCTGTTAAAGAACTCAGGAGCGCTCTTTTAACAAATCCTTTCTCTCCATGTTTTTCTTTCAGCTTCTTAAATACCACATCATTTACAAAATCACCTACCATGTAAGCTAACAATGATGCAATGAGTAAAAACCAAGTACTGTGAAGTACTGATAAATCTGTTTCTCCAGGCATTGCAATGGCAAGTTCAAAAATTAATACCATGAAAAGATTTAATGCAAAAGAAATCCATGCAGTTCTTCTTGTCCATTTATACCCGTAAACTTCTGAAAATACATCGGATAAAATATAAGTAATTGGAAAGATTACAACAGCACTCGGAAGTACTACATACCAATCCATTCCAGGGAATTTGAAAAGATTAAAAGTTTTACATGCTATAATGTTAGAAATAAGCATTGCAACAGTGTTAATTACTATAAGAATAAGTAGCACTGGGGAAACTTTTTCGCTTTTAAATTCATTCCACTTTGTTTTGAGCTTTTCTTTAAATTGATTCATTTTCTACCTCTTAATTTAGTTTATTTCTTATATATTCAAGAATCATTTTAGGAGGTTCATCTATAGAGGTATTAGTTACATCTATCCGATGAACATTTTTTCTTTTACTTAATTCTTCTTCATATTTATTCAATATGTATGAAAAATCTTTCTCAGAAACAAATTCATCCCCTCTTTTACTTAATCTTGATTTCAGTTCTTCAATATCTGCGTGAAGATAAATAATGTAATAATCATCTAACTCTTCGAGTAAAGAAGAGTTCTTAAAATAACTCTCTTCACCGCTGAGTAATTTATTATACACTACATCTTCGAGATAAGGTACTCTTTCTGTAATTACATTTTTATTTTCCTCATATAATTTTCGAAGATCTTTTCCAGCTCTTACTTTATCTTCTACTGTTTTATTATATGCTTTTGGAAAAAAGAATGTAAAGTCTTCTAATTCTTTTTGAAGTGCTTCTATGCAAGTTGTTTTTCCTACACAGTCACATCCAGTAATACAAAATATCATTTATGTATCCTACCTTAATTTTTCTTAATCTTATTATATATTATTTTGAAAAATAAATCAACTACTTTTATAATAAAATTTTACTTTTTGTGTAAAATTTTATCTAATATATCAGGAGTATTTTCGCAGTGAGTTTTGCAGATTTCTTCAAAAGCATCTCTTTCTGAAATTCCCTTTTCTAATAATTTTGAATACTCTACTTGCACGAGTGTACAGTATTCTTCTTCATACCAATGATTAATAATTGAAGAATCACACTTAAATGGAATTTGACATTCAGGTAAAGGAGCTGCTAGCATCAATTCTGAAAGTCTCTTAGCTGCTTCTTCTGCATTCTCCTCTGGAACTTCTCCGATAAGTTCATCGTGAATACATAATAGAAGTTTGAACCCTAATTTCTTCATAACTGGATCATTAAATACTGCAATCATTGCTCTCTTTGTAATATCCGCGGAACCGCCTTGTACACGTGCATTTACTGCTTGGCGTTCTGCCTGCGCAATAAATCCGGAGTTATTGAGAATCTCTACACCTTCTTGCTCTGCATCTTTTTTAAGTCTTTCATAATCAAACTTATTAAGATCTTTTGCTACTAATTTTTTATATTTAGCAACTACAGGAATGTCTTCTTCTGCAACTTCGCTATGAACTCCTAGTAGAGGATTAAATTTCACTAGACTAGGACTGTTTGTACCTTCTTTTAACTTAACTTCATATCTGGGTAATTGAATGTCGGGCAATCTTCTTCGTCTTCCCCATAAAGTTTCAGTATATCCGGTTACTTTACAGTTTGCCTGAGTATTGTCCACCCATTCTTTTACTTTTGGGAATCCTTTATAAAATTGATCAATGATTTCCTGTGCTTCTTTTACAGATTTCCCTACTTGTTCTGCAATAGAAGCCGCACCTCTTCCATACATTATACCCAAAATTATACTTTTGCAAAAAGTTCTGCGTTCAGCACCTGCATTATTTCGAGAACCATCCGGAAAAAATTCCAAATTGTCTTCATAATTATTATTAAATACAGTTTCAGCAACTGTTGCATATAAATCTCGTTTATTTTTATATGCGCTTATCATCTTTTCATCTTGAGAATACCAAGCTAGTAATCTCGGTTCCGCTTGCTTTTCAGGTATGAGGTTCGCTACGCCTCTCTCCTATTACTAGGAGTGTCGGACTAACTCTTCAACTTACGTTGCTCTCTGTTTCAGTATCGCTTGATACTTACTCTACTCAGTTACTCAGCTTTCGCTTATCTTTTCGATAGTCTCTACACACTTTCATTTTTATAAAAATGAAATTGGTACGGGATTGTCCTTTATTATGGAACCAATTTAAATATAAAGGAGTTCCCCGTTTAAGAAAGTTTTACTTCAGCCAATATTTATAAACTGAAGTCTGCGCCTACGAATTTACAGCCAGGTGCAGCACTAAACATCATTCGAACATCTTTTGCGTGGGATGGAATGTTTTGCAATATGTTATCATTAGGCTCTTTATCCTAATTTCTATAGCTACCTAAATCTCACTATAAGTTCAGACTATATCATCAACTTTAGGTTCTATTTATCAGAAGTCTAAAGTGCGGTGCACTCTTGGAAGAATTATTGATTTTATCTCTCATCTTCTAGTCGTTGCTCCTTCTTAAGAATTTCTCTTAAGCTTGGATCAGGATTGGGATTAATTTTCTTTTTAGGTCCGTCCCCTGAGTTCACACCGTTTTCTTATAGAATCACTTCTATAAGCCTCCATTAATTAAAGGTTTGGATCACTTGAACTAAAACGTCCTGTATCAGTGCCGGCTTGTTGGAAATGTGCATGTAATCTATTATCTCTAGGAGAAACTACTCGAGGTAATTTTTCTACGAATGTATTAAGAAGTTTTTCCATACCTCTTTTCTTTAAAATTGCTTTTCCTAGATCAAATCCCTTATCAGCTAATTTCTTTAAAATGTCTTCTCCAGTTCCTCGAGGTGTTTTTTTATCTACACTCGGTAATTTTAAGACATCATATATGAGGATAGCTAACTGAGAAGGACTTCCCAAATTTACAGGATCTTCTAATTGTTCGGATTTAGATTTTCCAGATGATTCAGTACCATCTTTAGCTACTTTAGAAATTTTTTTATTAGCTTCCGGAGTCAATCTCCATTCTTGAATTTTAGGAGAAAGTGCCTTTAATTCTTTCTCTAATTCTATATCTAATTGAGATAGCTGATCATTGTATTTTTTGTTCAATCTTTTTGCATATTCCTGATCTATACAAACTCCGCTTAATTCCATTTCGGCAGTTACAGGAAGTAAGGGCATTTCAATTTCCTTAAAAATGTAAAAGATTTTAGAATTTTCAGGTAATTCAAATCGAGCTTTTTGCCATTCATATAATTTATAAGTCATGTAAGCATCTGTAGCTGCATATAGAGCAAATAAATCAGGATCAAATATAGCATATTCTAATCCGCTAAATAATCCTTCTATGCTATACTTTTCAATAGAAGAATCAATCTTAGCAATATACTGACCTTTCAAACCCGCTCTTTCATTCTCGTCTAATATTCGTGCACCTAGCATTGTATCCCAATATACTGTTAAAGTAATTCCGCAGGTACATTTTATTACTTGATAATCGAAAGACGCATTGTGCATTAATATTTTAGTTTTTGTGTCTTCGAGTCTCTGAAATTCTTCTTTTAAATCATTTTCAGTTAGCTGCCAACTCAATCTCTCCCCTGTATCTACATTTACGTGATTAATTGGAATATACGCATTTCGCTGACCAGGTACATAAATACATCCACCCATTATCTTACAAGTCAATGGATCAAGACTGTTGTTAGTTTCAGTATCGATTGCAATGACATTTTTTTCAATAGCTTGGGTAATGTAATCGTGAAGCTCTTCTCTAGTCTTAATTACCTGAGTATTCTCTACATACTTTCCTAATATGTGATGAACTTTCTGGGTAATTAGTTCGATTTTATCTTTGACTGGCGTCTTTTTTGATTTTAATTTCTGTTCTTCGGTCTGTTCTTTTATCTTCTTTATAATCTTTTTAGCTACTACTTGAGTATCTGGAATACTAAATTCCTCTCCCCATAATGAAACAGCTTTTGACATTAAATACCTCCTCTATATTAAATTTGAGTAGTAGAGAGTAAGGTAATTACTCTCTACTAAGCGTTTTATCAATAAAATCTACGAGGTCGAGGTGCTGCATCCGTGCTGTTAGGTACTGTGGGATTTGCTCGCTGTACGTGAGGTACTTCCGTGGGAGTTTGAGGTACAGAATTTACCGAAGGAGCTGCAGGAGTAGGGGTTGCTGCTTGATAATTGGCCTTAGGAACGTATGTGTTATTATCAGTATTTGCGTTTTCAGGCGCGTTAACGATTTCCTCTAGCTTATCATAATCAAAATCAGGAACCATTGTGCCAATAACTTTAAAGCCTTCAAATGCAGTAAGATCGGTAGGATAAAGTTCTGGTTTATATACTTCAGGTCTGCAATAATCGATAGAGTAAGTAGTATCCATGGAACCCTTTTCACCATTACGAGTTACTCTAAAAAGTACATCTTTAAGAGGTCCGTATTCTTCCATCTTATTTTCAATAGTATCCATAAAAGAAGAAGAGCGTTCCCATACTTTCGGTGTAGCTACAATGTTTCCATTGTCATCTCTTGTGTATTCAATAAGGGGAATATATACTCTATACTGAAGACGTTTACCTGCAGCACATGCAGGACAAGCTTCTACGGGGTCATGAGGATCTCTCTTACAACTAACTAAGCGCTGTCTTCCTCCTACATTTAGTCGATGCCCTGCTATGATAAATACATCTGCAGTTGAATCTACCATAAATCTTACGATTGTTTTATCTTTATCGTTCTTGAGACTGAAGAACCCGATTCGGGGACCTTCTGATCTTTCAAAAGACGTAGATGTAGTAGAACGTGATTGTAGTCGATCTTTAAGTGTTTTAAAATCAATTTGTGCCATTTAGCACTACCTCCAAAATAATTTTTTCTTTCTATATTATACGTTGATTTTCGTAAAAAATCAACTAATTTGCTTATCTTTTTTAAAATTTAATAACCATTCTTGCTTGTCTAAGACAGGGAGCTTCAGAAATTCCTCTTCAGAAAGATCATTTACATCTCTCCCATCTCTAGGAATTAGCTTAATGTCTATTAAAACATCTTCGGGTAAATTTTTTATTAATCGATAAATTCCTTTATCTCCTGCAGCATCCCCATCTAAACATAGAATGTAATGACGTATACCAGATTTTTTTAATATTTGAAATTGAGAAGTGGATCCAGTACCAAATAATGCAATTGCAGGTAATCCATAAGTCCATAAAGTTAAAGCGTTTAATTGACTTTCGCATACATACGCAGTACTTTGATTCTCTTTTACTAAATAATTCAGTAAATAAACAGGTTTGTCTGCATCTTTCGGAATGTAAAATCTCTTAGAATAGACGGATCTTGCAGTGACGAATAGTAATTTATTATTCAAATCCCTTACAGGAAACGTAATAGCGCCTCTCAACGGATCATAGCCTACCTCAAATTTATCTACAACTTCTTTTGTTAGCTTTCTTTGCCACATATATGGATGATAATAGTCATAGGATTTGAGAATGCTTTCGGATAAATACTCTTTTGGTTTAGTAGAGTTTAAGTTAATTTCAGGTAATAGATTATTTTCATAACTATCTCCCCCGAAGTTATTTACTAACCATTCCTCTCCAAAATCTAACTCTTCATTGAAACAGTCGGATACAAGTTGGGGTAAGGTTACAGATTTTCCGCATGCAAAGCAGTGAAGCTTGCCAAACTCTAATTTGGGATCTTTCCTGGTGGTTAGAATATTGCAAGAAGGAGTAGATTCCTTCCCATCCTTATGATAAGGACAATTTGTAAGCAGATCATTTCCATTAATCCTTCTATCCTTAAATAAGTAAGTCTTCCCGCAGTCAGATCTCAATTTATCTAAGATTAAATCCAAGGTCCCATTGATCAACTTGTTTTTTACAATAAGTTCCATTAGAATGGATTCTCCTCATAAGAATCTCCGGAGTACTCATATTCGTTCTTCAGGTCCTCACAGTGAGTGCCTTTAGTTGCGTCTTCCTCACTTGGAATGAATGTAAAGACCCCGGTATCTAAATTTACGTTGTACTTTAAAGTAGCACCTACAGCACTATCGCGAGATTTCACCAATGTAAGAATCATCACATCATCTTTTCGATCAATTGCAATAATTACGGTGGAGTCTTGACCGATTCTATCTGACTGTGCAATATTCCGAGTATCAACACCTTTCTCTTCGGTGTCTTCACGGTTCTGCTGAGATACAGTTATGATAGGTATTTTAGTTAGTACTTGAAGATTCTTTAAATCTTTTGAAATATTTGCAGCCCGTTCTACAGGATTACGTGCACCCCTGTCATCTTCCAATAAGGAATGCTGATCTATACATAACATATCGAGATGATCTTTCTCTATAAAGGATCTTAATGCATTAACTCCGGCAATCCCATTAATCATTGCAGGAGTCAGTATTTTAATAGTTCCTTTCATGTTAGTAGAAAGATTTTCTAGGAATCTCTTATAATCTACCTGTATCCCAATATTTCCGTGAGTAATCTTGGTGTTTGAGATATGTGATAGCAGAGTATCTATACGGTAACCTACCTTGTTCTCACTCATTTCACCGCTGTACAGGCCTACTGTTAATCCCTGTTGTGCTGCAGCTATTGCTGTTTTTAAGAGTATCCAAGATTTACCTTTATTAGTACGTGCCATAATTGTCGCGTACTCTTCTCTTCGATCCCATCCCCCAATTACCTCGTCAAGTTCAGGAAATCCCGTTTTTACATAGAACTTACTGTAATCTTGAGATCTCTCTACGTAAGCATCATATCGAGATAGATCTTTAAAGATATCTACCGATTCCAGGTGCTTTGCAGTAACCAACTCTTCGGAAGATTCTGAATAGATCTGCATAGCTTTTTCAGTGTTTCCTGAATTTAAAGCATCTCGAATCTTATTAAACGTTTTTGCTAGTAATCTTTTATTTCTGTCCTCATAAAGGGTATCTAGTAAATATTTATCAGATTCTTCTACCTTGAATAATTCGAAATCAGGAAAAGAGTTTAAAAAAGTTACTTCATCTGGAATCTTACCATATTGTTGTAAATGACTCTTAATGAAGTTAAACTCTGCTTTATAGTCAGAGAAAAACTCATCCGTTAAATTATTTAAGGTGATTAAGGTTGAATCTTTTGAAGATAATATTTTATTAATGAACTGCAATTGAATCATTTAGTACTTTAAGCCTCTCTTATCTTTTCCTACGAAGGTGATCACTTCGGATAAACCAATCATTCTACTATACAGTCGATCACCTACTGCACCCCGTAACTCTTCTCCTATCAAATTAGACGTGTAAATGTTAGACTTTCCATCGTCTAATCGATTATTAATTAAATTGAGGACATTTTCCATTTCAAAAGTTGTAAATCCTTTAGTTGCAACATCATCCCAAATAACTAGATCTGCTTTTAACACGTTGTCTTTAATATGTTGAATATAATCAGATTTCTGAGAAATATTCTCTTTTAAGGAGATTAAAAATTTTGGAATATTAATAAACAACCCTCTACATCTAAGGTCGGAAGAGTACCATATTTTTTCAAAGTAGGAACTCAGTAATCTGAGTGCCCAGGAACTTTTTCCATTGCCGGTATTTGCGGAATAAATATATAAATTGTCTCCGTTTCTAATAAAAGATTCTATTCGAGTTTCTATTTCTTTTAATTTTTCAAAAGCATCTTTATCACATTTATCACTGTCTAATCGAAGGGGTACATGTTCCCTTTGTTTTTCAGATAAAAGTGCCAACTCTTGTAATTTATTTATTTTATAAAGCTTCAAACATACTGCATCTGAAGAAGATGTCAGCGGACAATTTCCTTCTTTATATTTCTTACATTTAATAGTATAATAACATACTTTTTCTTGCATTAATACACCTCTTCTGCTACACTAGGTTCTTCATTAGGTACTACGGAATTATTTGAGCTTAATTGTTTATAATAACTCGCCTTGAAATCCTTTTCAAAGGTCTTAATAGCCCAAGTCATCTCTCTATAACCATTTGTAGCTGCTATACTTACTATTTTAAGGGCTAAATCCAGGTCTCTGTTTGTATAACTGTCTACTGCTTTTTGACCTTCAATAATGGAAACTTTACTCATCCATCCTTGCTTTGCAATTACAGAATCTATCCAAAATTCATACATCTTCCTAAGCTCATCATTCTGTGTAGTGATAGATTCTTTCAAGTTAGCTTGAATTGCTTCTTGTTTGGTTGCTTTCTTAGTTTTAGATTTCTTAGATACCTCTTTTGAAATTTCAGTAACTATTTTGTCATTTTCTTCCAATAATAATCCTGTTAGGTTATCTGTATTTAAGTTAACTTGATCTTTATCCTTTTTTGATAAAACCTTCAACTCAATTAAAATTTCATCCAGTTTTTTCTGATCTTCTTTACCTAAAGTGGTTCTTTCTTCTATATAGTTTCTGTCTATTTTAAAAAATCCTTCTTCGTCTATTTTACTTTTTAAAATAGCTTTTCTATTTATATTTAAAAGTTCTGTTACATATATAGCTGCTTGCAGACCTATTCGGTGAGCTAACTTTACATTGTAACTTACATACATATCGGTACTTACTAAATCTAAAATCATATGGATTGATGTTCCTTCTCTGCTTTTAAATAAATATTACGGAGTTTTTTAAAACTCTGACGAGTAGCAGTTTCCAATTTACCTTTTGATAACTTAGTACACTGCTGACCGGCTTCTATTACTTCGCTTAAATCTCTATTAAAAGTGGCTGCGAATCGAGTAAAATATTGAGGTGTTAAATTGGATAGTTTGGTAATTAACCCCTTTCGATTAAATTTAAGTCGGTTACCTTTTTTAGAACGTTTAAACAGATCTTCGTTTACAATACAGTCGATAATAAATGCGGTTACATAACTTTTATTGTCAAACGCACTGTTTACTAATCTATAGATATCTACGACTTCGTCTGAATTATCTAGAGGAGTAGATTCTGCTAAGTTAACAGCGTCTCCGTAGTCATCTATTAAACTCTCTAAACTATATAAGCCATAATTACGTCTTCTTTTATAAGTATTACTACTTTGATAAAATCCCATTCGATTACTAAATATACATCTGTTAATAACTTTATCAGGTCCATTTGGGTCGTTATACAACTTATTATTAGGGTCTTTCCACTTACGGTGTTTTAAAGCTCTCATAATAGCGGCTACTAACCATCCGTAGCAATCTTCTATATTTGCGGATCTATAACTTTTTAGATAATAACTATTTAATGAGTTCCAATATCTACAAATTATAGCACTCATATAGGCGTTTGCCAAAACAGGATCTTTTTCAACTTCTATATATTTATTGACTAAATCGTTTTTGTTCATCTTTCGCCAATCTTCATCAATGTACATATCAGCTTGATCTTCATAACTTTTTTTATAAGATTCTAGCAATGTTCACCTCCTAACATCAATTTATCTGTCTCTTTACATATATAATACTACATAATTATTTTAAAATCAACTACTTTTCTCTGAAATTTTTAATTTTTTGTATTTTTTAGATCATGTATATGGAATGTTCGTTTCTGAAATATATTATACGAGAAATTTTTTCAAAAATCCACTACTTTCAAATAAAAAATAAAAAAAAATAACTAGAAGAAACTTCTTCTAGTTATTCTAATTCTTCTATATACTTTTGTAAACTCTTTAACCCTTTAGCGGATATTTTATCATCTACAATAAAATCGCTTAATGCTTCTTTATCTTCAACTATCTCTAACACCCTTTCATCTACAGTACCTTCTGTTATTAAGTGGTAGATGGTTACGTTTCGATTAGTACCTATTCTATAGCAACGGTCCTGAGCCTGCACGTAAGCTGCATTTGTATAAGGTACGTCTATAAAAATTTCATAAGAAGCTTTTGTTAAAGTTAATCCAGTACCTATTTTTTGCCATGTACCTATAAATACTTTTCTGTCAGGGTCTTTTTGGAAGATGTCAACATTTTGAGATATGATATCATCTTTAATATCTCCTGTTCCGATCAATGGTTTGTATTTTTCTAATCTCTTTTGTAGTTCTGTTACAGTTTCTTTAAAGGTAGAAAATACAACTACACTTTCTCCATTCCCAACAATCTCTTCTACCAAATCGCAGGCTCTGTCTATCTTAGCAGAAGGTATACTTTCTGTGGTAAGAATAGAAGGACATGCAGTAGCTTGTCTTAATCTAATTAATAAAGCTAGCATAGAAGCGGTGCTTAATTTTACTTTATCTACCTGCTCTTTAACACCTTTTTTAATATTTTCATAGAAAGTATGTTGGGTAGTTTCCATTTCAACATATTCATTTACAATAGTTTTGGGAGGAAGATTTAAAATATCTTTAGTTCGTCTTAAAGAGTGCTTTTCTAGCATTTCTTTAAGGACCTCTGTATTTTTGAATCCACAAAGAATATTGTGAAAGGGTCCTCCAAAATTACAGTAAAAATATTTAAAATTTGTATAAGTACTATTCTCAACCCCTATCCACTTTAAAGGTACATAAGCATCTAATGGATTATTCATTATAAGGGTTCCAGTAGCACCTACCTTATATTTTGACTTGTTTAGATTAAGTACACCTTTTCCTGCTTGACTTGTTGGGTCTTTAACTCTGTGGATTTCGTCTATGACGATAAGATCGAAACTGTTAGGTCCTTTGTTTATAGCTTCTATAATGTCCTTTTGTCTTAAAGTCTCTATATTAGTTATTACGAAGAATTCTTTTATAGGTTTCTTTAGATGAGCTAAACGCTCTTTAACTGAGCCAATAGATCTTTTACCTGTTTTTGAAATCTTTTCACCTAAGATAGTACAGGATAATTTAGAGAATTTTAGAATCTCTTTTCTCCAGTTCTCTTTTAGAGTATTTACTCCGCACACTACAAGGCAGTGAGATATCTTATCTCTCTTTTTAAGTTCTTCTGCTAAATAAATAGCCTGAGTCGTATTGTGCGTAACTATACAATTTTTCGCCAAATATAAATGATTAGGACTGTCTACGGTGATGCATTTTCCAGGTGCATTATCAATTTTCTGAATATTAATAATTTTACGTCGAAAAGAAGCTTTTCTGGGATTTATTCTTTGAAGTTTTCTTGGAAGAGAAACTAATTCCTTTGGATTTTTATATAAAATAGTTCCGGTATAACGTAAGCCACAATTTTTTACACCCTCATTACTATTATAACAAAAAGAATCTCTAATATTCTTTTTGACCAATCCACCTAGACTTTCTATTACTTCTACAAAGTCTTCGAATAATCGAGGGGATATAGTAGTGTACTGCAATACGCCAGGATACTCTTTTCCATTTCTCCCCACAGACGGATTTGAAACGTAACCATCAGTATCCATTAGTCCTTGAATTAATTGAATACGGTCTTCGACCGAAGTGTATTTGTAAATTTCAGGAATAAACTTTGTCCTAGATTTTGTACCTATTAATCCTAATTTTCTTAGTTCAGAGGATAAGTAATTATTCGAAGAATTATCCTTTCTTATAATCCTGTAAGTGGAAGTTTTTCCTTTTTCATCCACTTTCTTTATCTCACATTCTGTTGGCAAAACTTCTGCAAGTCGGTGAGCAATAAATTCATCTGCAGACGTGAGTGTAACGGCTCCTAAGGGTGCAAAAGCGCCATCGCCCAATAAACATCCTAGTAAGTATGGATCAATGGGAAGATTTTGTTTAGGAAAATTCACAGGATCACAAATAGGGATGTAAACTTGGTTTCTTTTATAATTGTGGTTAAATAGCCATTCTGTAGTATCTACTCTTGAAGTTTTTTTGGATCTACATTTTAAAGAGTTTGGAATGTGAACCATTTTTCTGTAGGTAAATTCCCACAAATGATCCTTACAACAATCTACTGAAGTATTGTCAGAAAAAGTGATTCTGTACATCTCTAAATCTGGGTGGAAATAAGTCGCAGTTACTTTACAAATATTTCCTTTCTCATCATAGACACTATCTCCTACTTGAATATTTTTCATAGGAACATAGCCCTGAGGAGTGAGAATAGGTGTATCTAATGAAAATGCTTTACCTAACCCGGGCGAATCCAACAAAAGCCACTTATCATGACTTAATCCGTATCTTATTCCTTCTTCTTGATAATCAAAAGGTGGGTACTCATGCTTAATTAGTTTATAAGAGTTATCGACTAAATTAGTTTCTTTTTTATCTTTCAGTAATTTTAATTCAATTGAATCGTATAAAGTTAATCCATCTAACAACTTTGATAGATAAATGGAGGGAACTTCCCATGCTTTATTTTTCTTGTCGTAGTTAGAACCAGCGCAGCTTTTAACTAAATCGACATATATGGGATTAAAATCGAAAGTTACGAATAGGGAAGTCTCTCCTGGAACTTTTTTAGTTGTTTTTTCTTCTAATAGAATCATTCTTCAAATAATGTTAATCTCTTCTTCTCTAAGGGAGTTGAAAAGATGTCTTCGAAAGGAGGTTTTTTGTTCTTCTCTCTTGCTTTAAAACTTAGAGAAGTTGTTATTTCGAACTCACATCCGCAAGCATCACAGATATATTCTTCTGTTAAATCCATTGCAGGGCCATCGTAAACATCTATTTTACCTGAGGGTGTTCTATCAATATCTTCAGGTCTTCCAAAGAAACTTCTTGGGATAAAAATTTCTGCAGGATGATACTCTCTTCCACATCTAGGACATGTGATGAAATCTTCTCTTCTTTTATCTCTAAAATTCATTTTATTTTACTACCTCTTCGTTTTTCATTTTTTGGATAAATAATATAATTTTTATTAATATATAATAATATATATAAAATATAAATAATAATTATTATAATATATTTTTTTTAATTTATCTTATTATTATATACATATTAGAGATAATAAAATTTACAAATTTGTAAAAATTTTTTAATTATTTTTTAAGAAATTCTTCCATCATCTATATTGATGTTAGAAAATTTTAATTTCGCATCAGGATTTATAATCCATTTATCATTCACTTTTAACAATAACTTCAAACTATAAGTTGGATTATCAGGGAAGTTCGAGCCATTGCTTTCAATATCTTCCCCAGTTAGTTGCCAATAGGCTTCTTGATCTTCCTCTGGTTTATTTATATTAATTCGAGCGACGATGTACTCTTTGGAATCTTCTGTACTTGTGATAAAGTTAACAAATGTCTGAGAACTGTTTAACGCAGTTCTATCTTTAGGATTAATAATAGTATTCCAATGATCGACGCGAATAAAATAACCTGCAATGTTGAATTCTGCAGATTCTTCGTAATTTGTTCCCGTAGACATACTAATTACAAATCCTTGAATGTCTGTAGTTAATAATTTATTTATTAAACTAGACAGATTATATTCAGTTACGAAGTTGTCTCCATAACGCTTAGTCTTTACGCTTCGATTAGAAGATGGGAATATCCTTATTTTATTATTATCATCAGGAAACATTATTTATTACCTCCATCTACAGTTTCTGTATCACTAGTTTGAATTGCTTTAACTATTATATTAATAGTTACATTATGATCACTCATTTCAAAAGAATAGTTAAGAGAAGTTTCTTTGTAAAAAATAGAACTTGGAGAATTAATGTCATCTCCATTGTTTGTTACTTTTGAGATTTCATAAGAGGAGCTATCGTCTTTAATATTATTAGCAACTATCTGAACTCTCGATCTTGAATCATAGAAAAACGCACCCACCCCGGGAGTAATTCCTTGAATAGCTCCACCAGATAAAGGAACAAATTTTTCTCCTTGTTCAGTACCTATATTAATAATAACATTGTAGTGAGGAGTGGAAACATCATTTAATTCCATTATCCAGTTTATAACCCAGGTCTCGTCCTCCGCTATTTGATATTGACTCCAGGTGTATCCCGAAGGTACCGCGGCTAGCGCTGATGAGTCACTTATTTGAGCGCTCTGAGATCTCATTATGTAGTATAGTTCTTTGTTCGCATCTCCTGTAGGTTTATCATCCTTGTCCTTAGGAAAGTTTTGCACATTTTCCTTATACATGTATGCAACAAAAGAAGCCTTACAACTGTCTGATTTACCTACTTTATTAACATCATACTGTTCAGTTATTTTACTTTGAAAAATAGGCATGCGATTCAACACTGTTGTATAAGTACTCTTACCCTCAGTAGCTGTTTTAGTACACAAATCTAGATAATAAGGAATCCGATCATCTTCCCCTTTTCCTATTAAAAAGTTGCACATTGCATAAAATAAAGGATACAAACCCTCATTGTGCATATTTTTAGTGTACTTAAGTTTTCCCTTTTTATAAATTGAGTGTGTTACATTACCACTGTAACTAATAGTTGTGTTACTCATTTATAACTCCTATTTTATGTCTTAAATTAGTTAGAGACATTTCCACTAGGATAATCTCTGTTTTCGCCTCTAAATATAGTTTGACCATTAACTAGCAGTTTCTTCTCCTCGGTAGTAGCTGTAATTAAACCGGTTGTTTGATCAGTTAACTCTTGAGTGGATTTCGCGTGTATAATCTTAGCCAAACTGACTCTACTATACATTCTGGTGGGAGATTCCCCATTTGGGTAAGTAGATTTAAGATTATTAAACCGTTGACTCCCATCATATTCTAAGGGCTGTTCCCCCATCACCTTGCCTGTAATACCAGATAAGATTGTAGTTTTAATAGGTGCATTAATAATTAATGGAGTGTACAAATTATATTCAATAGGAAATTTTAATTTAAAATAAACATCCCATCCTGCTGGAATTATAAATCTTAAAGCTTCTTTAAGATAAGGAATGTACCCTATTTGAGTAGTATTACATTGAATATAAATCTTGTAAACAGCTTTACTATTCCTTTTCTCATCAATTTCTTCTCTAACTAAATCTACAGAAACTTTATATACTAAACGGTCTGTAGATAAGACAGCTTGGGACATTACTTCGATAGCTTCTTTAGTACCTTTTCTTTTTATACAGAAAGGAAATACTTTACATATATTTCTAAGAACATTAGGTGGGATATATTTATCAGTAACGAATCCTTGCATATTAGCTAATGCGTAGAGCAAGGATTCATCACATTTATCTACATCAAGTATATAAGGAACCGTACAAGCTCGGTTTAAATTTGCACCTAAATAAATGTCAAAGATTTTACAGAAGAGTTGAAAATCTCTAGAAACTTCAGTATATATATTAGGTACATTGTTTTCTAACTGAAATTCCATATTTAAGACCTCTTGATTGACATTGAACTTATTGTTAATTTATCTGTGCTATTTAATTTAGGCAAGACATATTTATTACATACGTGTTGAGTTAAGAAATAACTGTCCGCGGCAGTAGGATCTTCTATTATATCAGATTCTTCTGGAATATAGGTAAAATTATATTGATTAGAATACCCCGTAGAAGTATTTAATACCAAAATATCATTAGCTGCAAGTAATTTATATTCATCACTTCCGAGAATGTCTCTTAATTGATTCTTATCTCGAGATGCACTTCCCTCAGAAACTGGCACTTTTGCAGTTGGTACAAAAGTAGCGGTTAAGGGTGCGACTCTAGGTAAACCAATTTTACCTATAATACCCTTAGATTCTCCATTGAACTTCATGCCTTTGGCATTTTCACCTGCTTTAGAAATTACATATTGCACAGTGTCACTATTATCTAATGTTACAGGAAAAATAGCACATTCATGAGCTGAGTCCCCAGGTATCATCGCAGTATCTCCTAAACTAGACATTTCAACTAAGGAGCTATCCGAAGGTGCACTGCTCCCACCTGTATAGGTGATAAATTGAATATCCTGTTCACCTGCAGTAGCATCTAATGACAGGGATCCTCCTGCGAATGCTAAGTACTTGCTTGATTGCACTGTAGTATCTTTTATTACACTCTCCTCGGTATCATCGCTATATTTTAGATGGAGTTCCTGAGTCCCAGCTATTGGTCGAGATAAGGTCGGGCCGGTTAATAATTGAGATTGAGTTGGAGATGTCGCTAAAGCCAGTCTTAATAATCCTTGAGCACCTTCAGGGAGACTAAGAGTGGACGAGGTGTCTTGATATTCATAGGTGAGCTTCCCTTTAGGAATCACAAAATAAATAGATTTACCCGGATACTTATCCATTAATCCGATCTTCAGTCCGGATGTAGAATCAATCTCATCGGATTCTTCTGATAAAGTATAACCTTCCCCAAAGCTGTAGATATTATTAACGGTGTATTCAATATTTCCACTACTTATAACTGTCCAACTTTTATAATCTCGAGTACTTTCCTGAATATTACTTACTACCGCAATTCCATCACTGAGAACTGACTTAGCTTTTAGAGCAGTACCTTCTCCAAATACCCCTAACTCTAAACCGTATTCATCTGTATAAAAAAGATATTCTCCTGGAAGCAGTGTATATGCGGTTGAAGATGCCGCTGCTGAATTTGGATCTCTGGTTTTAAGTGCTTCAGATAAATCCTTAGAATTAGTGCATACATAAACGATTTGATTATTATCTCTATCTGCATTAATGGCTTCTGTAGATCTAATTGTTCCAGTATCCTTTTGAAGAACTTCTATTACATAAGAAGAGCCCATATTGACTCGCAGAGAATCTCTTAAAGTTAATGATTTATTACATCTAAGATTAGCAGGACCGATAATCTTAGCTATAGGATCAGCGGAATCTTTAGTTTCGTAAAATTCTAATGTAGTATTTTCTGGTAATGGTAGAATTGTATTAGCAACAAAAGTAACAGTAGCGTTATCAACAGCTTTAACGTACAAATAATTACTGTAAGTGGTTTTAGTCACGTAATTTGGAGCTAATACATTAAATGTTTCATTAGGTCCTACGATGTACTTGTCCTTAGGCTGCTCCTGTGTTAACATTATCCGAGTTTCAATTGAAGATATTTTAGTTGTAGTGTCTGTGGGATAATAATTAAAGTCGGTCTGATTATAATAGTACGCAAAATCTTTATACTGGGTGAATGCTTTATTACCAGCCTCAACATTTCTAATTTCTACACTAGGAGTCATTGTAGGTGAGATAGGCTCATCATATTGGATAGCGTTTAAAGCTACATATTGTATTCTGCTATCTGCAGATTTAATAGTTTCTACCACAGTACTGTAGTTTAACATTTTTCCCCACTCTAATTCTCGAGGATTTAGTTTTGCATATAATTGAGTGTTTACCTTTCTTAATATATCAGCTGCTTCGATTGAAGAAACTTGATTTTGAAGGAAAATTTGACCCTCAAGATCATAAGGAATAAAAATAGGTGTTCCGGAAATTCCTATTATATCATGGCTAATACACTTCGCTTCTTCTACAGCGTTTTCGCAATTATTTAATAGTGAGCTTCTAGCTCTTACATCTGTTTCGAAGCATTGATTAAAAGCTTCTCTATCTCCGCTATAATCATAAGGATATAAAGGATAGAACTTAAGATTATAAGGGGTCATTGTTGTACCATTATCATCTTCAACAGTTTCTGTAACGTCTTCTATTTCACCTAAACTATTGAGATGTTTGTATGTGATAGAACCTGTAAGATCATGAAATCTATCACTTACGCGAACATTAGAAACAATGTATTCCCCTAAATTGTTTTGATATTCATATAAATAATTTTCATAATCTCTTAAAGTAACTAAAGTATTAAATACTCCGATTACTTTATTAAATTGTTTTCTCATATCCTCTATATCAAGAGGATCCCTACCGTTCTGCACTATCTGGCTGTTAAATAGAGTAAAGGATTCATTAGAAATAGCATAATCCCCTAGACTATTGAAGGTGTTCAAAAACTTAGAAATGGTACCTTTTCCCATATTCCCTTGTTCACCAGAAGATAATAAATATTTTACATAAATACCATCTCCAATCAATCTACCAATATCTTCAGGAAATTGAATATACACACTTCCAGTTACACTATTTATACCTAATTTGTAAACATAACTACCGGAAGGCCACTGATTAATATTATCTACTCTTTGCCATTGACTTATTAGGAGGTTTTGTTTTTCATCATATGCAATGTCGCTAAAATCACTGTAATTAGATATTAGGATTCCGTTCTGTGCAATATTTGTTTGTGTAAAATATAGTCTATTTTGACTATCTAAATTTAAAGAAGTGAGTTGTGTTTTTCCGTTAATCGTTAAATCATTAATTTTACCTTCCATTGCAAAAATTTGACGGGTAGTAGCATTTGTAGTTTCTACAATAAAGTCTTGAAATAATGTATATACAATGTTGGATTTATCATCACTCACCATCTTAAAGCGAAGAGGTAGGGTGACGGGAAGAAGAGCAGCTGGAAACTTCTCACTCCCAAAAATAATACCATTATCCGTTCTATTATCAAAATTGATAGTGATAGGAGTAGTGGCACTTATGTACCAGTCAGGAGTATACCCTAAATCATCATATACATTATAAGCGCTTCTCAACTGAGTGAGAGTAGCTGGAAATCTTTCTAGTATATTTTTATCTACATTGTAGTTATTCTTATCTGCAAAAATGGCCAGCTCTTTTAAAAGGACTAATAAAGGGTCGGATTCATTAGCCTCACTTGGTACCCACTTGTCAGTAAGCTTAGGTACTGTTTCGAGAATTTCATTCCATAAGGAGTTGAAATCCTTATTAATATAAGATAAATTAGATAAGTAATTTTCTACATTAAATTCTGATTTGTAATCACTCATTTTACAACTCCTCTACGTTAGTCAGTACTATACTATATTCTGCAAAACTAAAATCTAATAAATTTTGAGCTTTAATATCTACAATTATTTTATTTCCATCAGAATCCACATTTATATTTTTTCTTAAAACTCTTATTTGTGGCATAAATGTACTAATAGTGGTATATATTTCATCTACTACTAAATCTCTCAAAACTACGTTATTACTTTCATAAAGTAATTTCTGAAGATTGGCTCCGAAATAAGGATCTCCCAATAAAGTTAATTTATTAGATAAAAGCAAATACTTTAAATTCTGAGCAGTAGCATCTATTCCCTCTATTATATTTGCTTTATTATTATTTAGCATATCTGGAAATTTAATTGCGTTCATATATGTATATACCCTTTTAGATACTGTGTAGGATAATTTTTATTCCGTATCTATATTTAGATAATTGTCTTCTACTGAAATTTTAATCTTGTCGCTATCTAATACTTTATTATAAAGATCTTCATAAGTAATCTCTCCGATAGTAGAAGTTACAGGAGCTACGAACTTTTCGCTAGTAATAGATTCTACAAATTTTCCATATAATCGAGATTCTTCAGGATCACTATTAGTTAACTTTAAAAAGCCTAGTACTAAAGGTTTACCTATATTATTATCTTCAAATCCTACAATTACAACGTCTCCTACTCTGTAATCTACTTCTAATCCAGGTAAATACATAATAGAAGCCCAGTTAGTAGTATAAGTTTCTAACTGAGGTAAAATACTATTTTTATAATTACCTTCAAAGAAAGGTATCCTTACTTGGACTTTATTCTTTTCTAAATCTAATGCTGTTATAATAGCTCTGGTTAGCATTTAAAGTCTCCTCAAGTATTTTGATCACTTCCGCCAATTCTTACTAAAGAAAGCGTGGTGGAATAACCCCTCTTTGAAACATTGTCCACTTGTTTCGTAATTACATATAAACCCGAACTTGAGTGCTTTTTTCCGAAAAAATATACATTCACTCTAATGTAACTCATTAAAACTGCAGATCTTAAAAGTCCCTTGATTGTAAGAGTCGCATGAATTGGAAATTGAGTCATTTGACTCCACCAATTTCTATTCGTAGTAGTAGTTTCCAATAGTTGAGATGAATTGGAAATCGCAGGTGAAAATATCTCTTTTAAAGCACCTGAATCATCAATTCTATAAACATAATCTTTTCGATCTACTTTTTTTGAATAGTTATATAAAATAGCATAAGCTTGATCATCATCTATATTAAAGATTGATACTAAATCTTTATTCGGATACCCTATATCTATAACGTATTCGTCTATTGAAGTATTTGAAGCTACTTGAGTTTGAAGTTCTGTTATTTTAAAATAAGGGCCGTCTAATTCACCTGAAATATCATCATGCATTGTAAGTACATACTGTGCAGTTCCTTGAAGTGTATTAGTATCATCATTAGTACTTATCATACAACTAACTAAATAACTTAAATAATCCAACACATTAATATTGGAACGGGCTTCTATAGTTACTGCTTTATCGGTTCTTGGAATTAATTTCAGCCGCTGTACTTTTTCTATATCTTGCATTCCATAGAATACATCAGCTAATCCTAAAGATTTTTCTCTTAATAACCCTAGTATCAATTCACTTGGTTGTATATTTTCGTACCGAGGAAAATCATCTACTGCAGAAGCTAACGTCATAGAAGAACTAACTGCTTTAATAGTATAAGTTATGCGAGAACTTCCAATATCTACGTTAGTTCTTACATCTGTTATTAATGCTTCTTCATCTCTATAAAGAAATGTGGGAGTAGAACAATCACCATAAGTAAATTTAATCTTTCTTGAGGAAGAAACTGTACTTAAAACTTTATCAATTAAATTGGGATCATCTACTTCTGTAATTGGATAAACCATTGTAAGAGTGTAACTATTTAGGTTTCCATTTACTTTTGCAATTTGTAAAGATTCCATATAATTTGGATAGGTGATCCTAATTGCAGCATAGTATTTCCCCTCTCTTTCTAAATTGACTTTGGTTTTATCATACATTCCAAAAGTATAATCCCCTATTTGAACTACTATAAAAGGAACTTCTACTCTTGATGTACCAGAGAGGATATTTACAGCCATTTTAGTTCTCCTTGAAAGCTACTGCATTAAGTGGAGGAATTTTTAATAAAGTACCTACCTCCGGAGGTGTAATTGTATCAAATATACGATTGTAATCACATATTATCCAATAAAATAACGCACATCCATAATGATCTAGTGCTATACTATCATAGCTATCTCCTGCTTTTACTTCATACATTACATAAGAAGTACTATCTCTTAGCCATGAAGTTAATCCATAATAATATTTATTATTTTCTTTATCATATTGATAAGGAAAAGGCTCGTAACGACTTATATAATCGTACATCTTATAATTTTTAACAGGATTTGCCATCTTTCATTACCTTTCCATTGATTTATGTAAACCTGCAGTTAAAGCGACTTCTCCACTTCTAAAACTACCATTTTTAGCAATCGATTCTGCATCTTGAGGTTCCAATTCCACTACATTAAATATTATATTTACTTGTACATATTTCCCATTTGAATCTATAGGTCCTTCGTAAGTTACACCTACATCTCCACTAACTATTCCTTTTATAAAAATAGTATTTCCAAATCTACAACTAATAATAGGGGGATTAACCATTTTATTGTATTTAGAAGCAGCAGCTTCTACTGCTTTAAATGAAGGTAAAGCCATTGCTTGTAAATATCTAATTAAGGTATCTATATAATCGTCATTTAGTTCTTTTCCAACATCATCAATAAATGAATTATTCTGCCAATTAAAAGAATTCATCATGTCTCTGTGTAGAGGCAATGTAAATTGAACCCTTCTAGGGCCTGAGCTAGAGTAAGATTGAATAGGTGCAGTTCTCGAAAGAATATTTTCTTCTGAAAATGTAGAGCCCAAACTATCTGTGATACTTTCTGGATATACTGGGATAATTACATACTTGTTTAATTGATAAATATAAATATAATTTTCTATTAACGTGAAAGAGCTCTTGTTAGAGTAGTTAAAATGACTTTCATTTGTAGGTGATGCCATTTCTAATAACCTCCTTTGTTTCAAGTTTTTTCACTTCATTAATAGCAGATGTTAATCTTTTTTCTATATCTTTATCAACAAATCCTATAAAATCATAAATCCCTTCTATGTTGTAGAAATAACTATAGATAGCTCGTTGTAAATCTAAATCAAAGGTTCCAGAAGGATGTTCGTTTAGAGAATATTCTTTTATTCCAGATGGACTGCCTTTTGTTAGATTCTGCATTACTTTCTGTATTAAGTGAATGTTCTGTTTAATAGGATCAGAAGGGCAAATTACATTTCTTGTTAAATATTCCAATAATCTGTCACTAAAAGCGACTTGATAATCAATATTATTACTCAAATTTAGAAGAGAATTATTAATCGCCCGAGTAAAAGTAGGCTGTTCGAGTACCACAATAGGACCTTCTATAATTGAAGGAAATTGAATAAATAAGTACAATAAACTCTTAAGATGAAGTCTTTTCGATTCATCTTCCTGCTCACGTTTTAAAGGTATTGTGATTTTAAAAATAGTGGGATCACTGTCACTACCTATAGTAGTTATCTTATCACTATCTACATAACCCAGAGGTTCACTTCCATTGAAATACACTGCCTGATAGCCTATATTAGAAATATTATTATCATAAAACTTAATGATGTACTCTCTATCCCATTCGATAGGAAAAGCAGTTACTTTATATTTACTATTATATGCGCTAAATTTTATTCCTGCTAAATCGTCATTTAATTTAAACGTTATAGGGAGTGAGTAATTGGTAATAAATCTATTTGAAAAGCAATTATAAAAATTCATTACATCTACATTATAATAGTCTCTGTATGCTCTTAAATATCTTCCTAAATACTCGTGAAGTTCTGTATCGTAGTACCTCTTATTTGAGATATAATTTGAGGTTATGTTTGGATAATATTTACCAAAAACATAAGGAGATACGTAACTAATGCCACTCGAAGTAGATGGAAATTGAATAAGTGCATTCTCTCCGTTTACTTGCAAAGTACTATCTAAGATAAAAGTTTCTTTGGGTGGAATATAAGTAGGTAATTCTATAGGAGTGGGTAGACTTTCCTCCGAACCTTCTGAACTTGACACCTTATCTCCTAAATTCATCTCTGAGTTAAATATTTGTACAGTAGGGATGTAATTGGCTTTTAATAGATTACTTATATAAGATGCTTCTTCGGTATTTACATTAAATAATTGCATTGTATTATACCTCACAGTGATGTTGTTGATTTCATATAAGTATCATTTAATTGAACTACCACAGGTTCAATTACCGTGCCTAAAGTATTTACTCTGTCTCTAATTTCTTCTAATAAATTCTTTAGTTCAGTTCCTTCAGCGGGTGTGGTACCCGTAATTTCTTCTGCAGTTTTTCCTGAAGTGTCTAATACGCTTTGTTGAATACCTGTAGAACTTGCGGAAAATACGTTAGTAGATGATTTAGAAGTGCTTAGCTCTCCCATCTTACTAAATCCCGTAATCCCACCCTGCGTAAATGTAGATTGCCAACGACTTGCATCAAGACCTGAACCACCTCTAGTCCAATTCTGAACAGCTGCAGTTAGCGCTCCGATTGAACTTATACCTAAAATTGCATTCTTGGCCATTGACTCAATTGACATTTGAGAACCTGAACCAAACACTAAAGGTAATTTTGTTCCTCCAGTAAGTTTTTCTAAAATATCAAAAGTTTTATAAGTACCATAAAGCGCAGCGTTGTTAGCTACCCCCATTCCAATGGATGCAAGTGCATTATCTAACAAAATGTCCATCTTCTCAGATAAATGCATTCTGTCAGAAACTTGATTTAACTGATTATTTACTTCATCGACTGCTTTATTATAGGAGAGTCCGGTACTGTATAATCTCTCTATCTGATCTTGCGTGACATTCTCAAATGCACTTATATCTGCCATAGTTAGACCGAATAATGATGCATATTGAGATTTAACTACATTTGATTGACCTCGAGTAATCTCTTGAACATATTCTATGACACCTGCTAACAGGTTGTTTATTTGATCTGCATTGATGCCTTTAGTAAGCATATCTGCATAACTCTGACCTGACCTGTTTGCAGCCATTACGAGAAGAGATTGCATTGCAGTATTACTAGTTAAATAATCTACGTCACCAGTACCTAATGCGTTGATAGCACTAGCAATAGAGGTGAGGGTACTTGAACCTACACCTAAGGAACCTAACGCACCTAACCATTTTTGAGTAATATATTCAAATTCTACCGCTACTTTGCTCGTGAATTGAGATGACACATCCAATAATGCTGCGGAAACATTCTGCAATGAATCATTGAGATAGCTTGTGTCTCCGAACATATTATTAAACAACTTAGTTAAAGATGCTTCCATTCCTAACCGAGCCAATGTAGAATCACTCTGCTGAATACGAATCAATCTCAACATGTTGGAGTTAAACGCGTCGAATGTAGTTGCTATTTTATCCTTAATTGTAGCTAAGAAAGCTCTTTGTGTTAAATTACTGGTAATACCTTGTTCTACAAATTTGCTAAGGTTATCAAGTACGTCTACGTATTTAACATAAGGACTTCCCGCGGTATTTCTTCTTATAATATCATTTAAAGAAGCGTAAGTCATATCTTCGTAAGCACCTTGAATACGTGCTTCTACTTTAGACATGTACTGAGTATATGTACCTAAATATGTATCTACACTTCCTTGAACTGCAGAAAATGATTTAGAGATAATGTTATTTACTGCATTAGCTGTGGCTGCTTTTACATTATTCCCTAAATCTTTAGCTCCAGCTTTAAATACAGCTCCTAATTTTTCTTTAAAAGATTCTGCACCTGCTAGCTGTAATTTTAATTCTGCTTCGGTTTGAGCTCTTCGAAGTTCAAGACTTTCTTGAACATTCTTATTCCAATCTAGAATGTTTTTTCTATTTGCGTCTAGATAATCTTTAATAAACTGATCGTGTTCTTTTTGCTCATTTTTAAGTGCTTTTGCATCTTGCTTCGATTTATATTTCTCTAATTTCTCTGTGTTCTTTATAACAGCTTCTAAACGCTTGAGGTAACTTTCCACTACAGTATCTCTCTTAGTAGTGTAACTGTCCCCAGTCATTCCTTCTATACTTTGACTTAGACCACTGCTATTATCTCTCACTCGTCCTCTAGCCATAAATAGAAGTTACCTCCTTAATTTCTTAATTATTAGAATAATAAAAGTTATTTTAAAGAATCGAAATAACTTTCATAAAACGCTTTTTGTTCTGAAGTCAAATCAGATTTCGATAATTCATACATTATCTTATCATAATATTCGCCGTATATTTCACTATAATCAATACTTTCATAATCAGAATTAATAATCGTTTTATCAATTGATACGGGGCTACTCGAAGATCCATTCGATGGTTTTGATCCACTATAATCCTCTCCTTCTTTTATTGGAGTATGGGTTGAATCGTCTGGAATTTCATCTCCAATACCACCATCGCCGCTCGGATCCACCTCCATGAAGATCGCGAAAACCACTTTATCTTCCGTCACGTTCTCTTCATGCCGCGTAGGTATGTTGTTCGGATCGTCAGGCTGCATATCGGACCACTGCACGAATGCCCAGCCTTCTTCTGCCGCCACCGCAGTGATTTCGCTCGTACTTTCTCCCTCTTCCACGATCTGATCCGCTTCGCCTACGATCACGTACCCGTCGCCTTCCATGTAACTCACCATGTACCGTACGGGTTGTTCTTCTCCGTGCACCAGCCTGTTTCCGCTCGGCAACGTTCCCATGATCGTCAGCCCGAGGATCACGCTCATCGCTATCCCGATCACTCCCGTCGTTCCCGTCGTAAGCGCTATCGCTTTCCCGCATTTCTTCCCGCCGGCCAAACGGAAGCGGATCTTGTTTCCTTCCTCTTCGTTCTTCTTCAACGATACTGCCGCGTCTTCACGCTGCAATTTCGCCATATACGAATCTTCCGCGGCAAATTCCGTCATCGTGATCATTCTTTCGTCTAATCCCTGATTATCCAGTCTTCTCGCGATCTCTTTCGTATCCGGACGGAATTTCTTGAAGTAGAACAACGGAGTAAACGCCGCCGTCACCGCTATTCCCGCCACCGCACAGATCCAGAGCCCTTTGATCTCTTTCATCCAGAACGTGAACGCAAGCGCAAACACCACGACGAACCCTATCGCCAAAGAGCACACGATCGACGTGATTATCCCTTCCCGCTCCAGTTTCGCACGATATTTCTTGAATACTTCTCTGCTGTCCATTCCTTCTTACCTCCTTTGACCCGGAATACTCGAAGATGTGGATTCTATATCTTTTTTACTTTTTTCTAATGATTCCTTTGTCTTTTCCAAATCTTCTTTAATGAAACTCATTAAGAGATCCCTTTCTGTAGGTGTAATTTTTCCTACATCTAAATATGAAGTATTTGTGTACTTCGTAATATAATATCTTTCTTTTGTTATTTGTTTAAATCTTTCTGGTCCAAATGGATTCCCATCTTTAGTAAATTGTGGGTCCAAAAAATTCATTTGAGATGCGAAAGGTTGTATTGTACTTCGCACCACACTTAGGATTGTTGCACTTATTCTTAATAGAGGTGTCAATCCCGACCTTTTCGTTTATTTTTGTAGCTTTCTGCAAAATTAAATTCGAATCCATTGCAGGAAGTCTTCTTAAAAAGGGATCTAATACTGCAGGAGGTGATTTCTTTCCATCAACAGTATCTATAATGTGTCGAAGCGAAAGTAAGTATCCAATATTTACATTCGCATCTGGATGAGCATTATTATACTCTGCTTCTTCTTTACTAATTTCATCTATGTCTCTAGGAGTTTGAAACTTAATTTTAATGTGTTTTCCAGTTCTAGGTAAGTCAAATTCTAAATCTTCTTTAATGTCTCCCTCATACTTAATAACAGGGATATCATCTAAGTTTAAAGTAATCTTGTTCGATTTTCCACAGAAAGGACAAATAGAAGTAGAGGGGTATTGATTGCCATAAGTCACTACTCTTAATCTATGCAAGAGATATTGATAATCACCTAAATGTAAATCATATGAAGAAATACCAATTGGTTCTACCATGCAATTATCAATGATATCACATAGATTCTTATAAGGGGTCTCCGTATGTGCTAATCTTCTCATTTCCTCCTCAGTAGTCATTGATCTCAATTGTACTTGAGGATTAACTTTCTGAGAATATATTTTACCCTCTGAGGGCAGTGTAAAAGTTTCCGCGATAGTGTAATCCATTATATACCTCCAAATCTACACTTTTTCAATATTATATACCATATTTAACGAAATAGGGAGGTTAACTTTACGCTAGCCTCCCTAAATAACTTTTACTTAAATCTTAGAATGTACCGATAAAATCGTCAGGCATATGCATCTCTGCCCAGTCGTAGATTAATGATGCGGATACTGTTTGAGCTGTGTCTGCATCGTCTACACTGAAGTTACCAGGGGTTACTCCACTTAACCATGCACCTTTAATTTCCCAATATCTTATGAGCTCGCCTTCAGGACTAAGCTGAAGCAGCTCACAATCTTTCTTAAAAGCACTTGCTTTTCCAATGTAGTCATATTTTGAATTATAGGAAAGATTCTGCCAAGCTAGTAACGTATCTTTTACATCTGAACCGATGTAATCATAGGCTTCAATGCTTAGATCATTGAAAGTAGGCTTGCCTGGAAATTTAATTGTAGAGTTCCCTCTATTAATTGTGATAGTTCCCTGGGATACTGAAGGCGTATCGCAGGATCTGAGAGCTAGGATTAACTGCTCTTGACCATTTGCAATAAGATCATCAGAGGTTAATGTGCCTACACTTGAATCTATCGAACCTACCCTAGGTAAATTACCTATACCGTGAACTATCAGAGTAAAGTTGCTTTTGCGCTGAGGGTTGTATTCCACAGTGTTATTTGCAATGTGATAGGCACCTCTGGAAAATGTATCTTGATTAATTGCCATTTGTACTCACCTCCTTACTCTTCTTCAGCTACAGTAACTTCTGCGTTCTCTAAATCTACGTAGATATCGAAATTCTCTACTGGAAGATTTGGATATAATGTAATTACTGCAATCATCTTATTTCTCTCTTCGGTAGCTCTACGTTTAAGTTTGTAGGACTGTAAAACACCTGAGGAAACTATGTTATCTAATAACTTAACAATGTCTACCTTGAAATTCATCCATGTGATGTCGTTGTTAGTCTCGTAAGTATTCTTAATAGCTGAATCATAAGCTACTTTAACTACATCACTTACTAGGTTTCTAAGGCTTAAATAACTGGTAGCTTGAACACCTTTGCTTCCCTGAAGTAATAAGGTTCTATCGCCCCAGATGGTGTAGCCATAAGGTCTGATGTAAGTAATACCATTAAAGCTAACTCCTGCATCATCTTTAATAATATCTTCATCTAGAACATATTTTGATAATGATAGATCTGGAGTAAATACAGGATTAATTATTCCTCTATTAACGCCTGCTGTAGGTGCCCATTTTGCATTCTTACTTGAGCTTGATGCAAATGCGAATAAGTAGACAAGAGAGGCTGGAACGCTTAAGCTCTTAGTAGTGTCATAACTCATTAGAGCGTTAGGCATTAAAGTCGCAGCTCTGGAACCTACGTTAACAGTGCTTCCATACACATCCACTATATTTTGTATGAAAGAAGAAGAAGTAGCAAGCGCGGTACTGTAAGCTTTAGCTAAGCTATCCCCATCTTTTAATGCAAGTCCTAAGTTAGAATATTTAAGATCTGCAAGCACTACGCAATCTTTTCTGCAGCCCGTGATCTGATTAAGTGCGTTTAAGGTTGTAAAGTCGAACGAAAAACTTGAGGTAGATCCTGTAACAGGTACTGTACCATATGTACCTGTGGTGATGAATTTAATGTTGTATTCATTTTTATTCTTTAAGAAGCTGAATTGGGAAGCATCTAATCCACTTCTCAATTTATAATATTTAGTATCTTTTGAAGTGAACGTAGTTGCTACGGTTGTTCCTGCATCGCTTGTGTAAAGAGAGCTGGCTTTAAATTCAGCTTCCGTCAGCTTTCCTACTTTAACACATTCAGGGGCAGCTTCTGCAGATGCGTACGTTACCTTATAGTAAACTGTGGATTTATTATAAGCGGTAGCAATTTGATGAGTCTTATCGCTGTTTAAGATGAATAGTGAAGCTTCCTCAAATGCATGTGAATCTTCAAATGTTACTTCACTATAAGTACTTGTAGCTACCTCTGTTACTTTCTTATAAATTACTCCATATCCCTGAGAGGTAAGTAATTTAATTAAGTGAATTACATTAATATCTGATCCATCTACATATTCTTGCTGAATTTCATCTAATGTTTTTGTAAAGTACTTATCGTTTTCAGTACCTACCTTAGAAGAGTATGTAGAGGGAATATAAGCACAACCATTAGCATCCGCAACACCTTCTTTAAGGTCTGCATTACCGGGTACAAATACTATTGCAACGTCGCTTGAGGTTATGCCTGTACTATCTGTCTCAAAAATTCTAATTTTAGGCATTTTCTTAACATCCTTTTATTCTTATTTCATCAGTAGAAGGCTCTATCTCTTCCACTGTCTTAGTCTCTATCTGTAAACTCTCAATCTCACTTACATGTTTATGGTTATATGAGAATAAGTATGCATCATTTAACGTTATAGCTAAAGTCATTCTTGAAAATTGACCTGCAATAAGTCTTTCTGGAATATCGCTATTATCGGATATCTCCGGTTGTAGCGTTAAATATGAGGTGTATGTTAACTGAGAGTTGTTGTAAGGTATTTGAATCTCTATCTTAGGATAGTTTATTAATTGAAATACGAAATTTCTAACATATTCATCTGCTTCTTCAAGATACCTTGTGTAAATATTTATTACGTAACTTAAAGTCATTGGAATAGCATTCAGGTGATCAGATACTCCTTTCTCTGAATTAAATATTTTTCCTCGATGGCTTAACATTTGTTTTGAAGTTGTTTTTATACTTACATCTCTATTTCTATTTATTGAAATTAGAGGTAATGTAAGGGGTTTATCTCCATCAGTAGTTGCTTTCCATGTGAATAATCTTCGAGTCTCATCGGGGGATAGCACTACCATGTTGGAGTCTAAAATCCATTTTTTTATTTTTTCTGTAACTGCTCTATCATATAAAGTGAAAGACATTATCCAAGTAACCTCCACTCAGTATAATAATCATTTAAATGCTCTGCAAAAAAATCAAATATATAATCAAAGTAAGGATAGGGGACTTCAGTAGCGGTGCCATAGTTAATGTAGCTGGCTAGGGTATCGATTTTATAAGGAGTGTTATTCAGTATTGCTTCAGGATCACAGGTAATTACATAATCATTACCTTTTCTTCCAATCACTAAGTGAGAGAAATATTGATTTATTATAAACCGGGCGCTTGGAATGGATTTATTCCCGGTCTCATCTGTATCCCATTCGAAATTATTATTTTCCAGATATCTATCCCACATTGCTATTTCAGAGCTGGATTGATTGACGGGATCAGTAGCAACCGTCTCGATACGATCACATAACCATCCTACAAATTTATTTAAATCTAATCCTTCTGGGTTCTCTATAGTTAAAATCATCTGTTTTCAGCTGAAGATCTCAACATCTTCGCAATGAGAGTTTCAACCTTATCTCCTTGTGAGTAATTCTTGTTGAAGAGGTCTTCAAAGGCCTGTTCGTTGTCTTTAAATCTGTCAGATATTAAAGGAGATTTCTTGATTATATTAAAGATTTCTTTCTTAACATCTTCCGCGATTTTCTGCTCACTGGCTGTCAGTACTTTACTCCTACCTCCAACTCGACTACTTCGGCGTCTGCTGCTTCCATAATCATCTCCATCCTTCGTATTCCACTCATCTAAAATGTCTTGAATCTGAGCTTTACTCGTCGATTTAATTATTTCATCAAATGGTTTTGTTTTAGTTTGACCAAATCTATCTGATTTTGCAGATGAAAGAAATGACAATACTTTAATCTTATAAATATTGTCATCAGCATTATAAGATTGAGGATTATACATCCAATCCATTCTTTGATTTTTCAAATTTGCAGAACTTAACTTAATCGTTCCTGCCGCTAAAATCTCTCTTAAGGTATCCAGTGCAGGGTATGCATTGTTTCCTAGTTCTGCAACAGGTGTGTTTTGAGCTTTTTGCATGAAGGCTAAGAATTGATTATCTATAGTATCATACCCGTTTTGTGAGAAAGAGTTCTGTAAAACTTTTTTCACAGTTTCACTAAATGTGGAATAATTAGGGAGGATTCTATTTTGATTTTCTTCTAATTCAGTTCTTATTTGTTGTAATAAAGTTGTTCGGTTTTCAGCTGCTTTATTTTTAAGCTCTGCCATTTCTTCAGGAGTAAATAATGCGGCTTCATTTAAAATACTTTCATTAAAAGGACTCATCATTATCCTCCTGAGCTAATAAATTGAAATCCTGAGCTTTTCTATTTAACTTACTGCTCGGTAGAGTGTCTTCATATTCAGGTACTATCTCGCATGTAATAGATGCGGGATAAACAATACTGTTAGTTAATCTAGTTACTCTAAACAGGCGTCCTTTAGTATGATCTAATCCGCTTGGAATCGCGAATAAAGCTCCCTTTTGAATATAGGGTAAATCATATCTTACATGAATAATGGAGGCGTCTTCCTGTAATTCCGCTACCCATCCCATTTTCTTTAAAGAAGCTTGATTAGGATGTTCTTCAAAGATACAGCCTTCTACTACGGGATCTTGATAATTAGATTTTATCTCCCCGTGTAGAGTAAAATGTGAATCTTTTCTAGGTGCATAATAAACTACTTTTATACCTATTAAATTCACCATTTCTTCAAAATAGTCTCTGAATATCTTAATATCGGGAGTTAATAAAGCACCATAACGCTGTTCATCTGTTAGTTGAATATCCACTTTATTTCTCCTTAAGTATCAATAGTACTAAGAGTCGAATTCGACTCTTAGTACTAGATAACTTCAATTACTTTCTCTTTCCAATTCCACCACGTTTAGCTACAGATTCGGCAATTGCTTTTCCGTTATCTTCTTTAACAATAACTTCGTAATCACCATGATCATCTTTTACAAGCTCTAAACCAGCTTTTTCTAAAGCTCTGTTGGTAATACCAGAAATTTTACCATACTTCTTCATATCGTAATCTACCCATTTCTGATATCTTGTTAAATCCTGAGCTAAATCTTCTTTTATAATTTCTGTTTTGCTAGCTTCTTCAACGGATTCATCTTCAGCTTCTTCTTCCTCGGCCTCTTCAGACTCTTCTTTTTCTTTGCAATCTTCGCATCTTTCTAAAATCTCAAGAATATCTCTAACGAGAGCTGCAGCTTCTGGATTGTCCTTGATCTTGAGTTTAAGTTCTTCAATCTTATCTTCTTTCAGATCTTCCTTGAGTTCACCTTTACCGAAATTTAATTCAGGGAATGCTTTCTTAAGCTTAGCAGCGTTACCAGTGAGTTTTTCAGCTTCCTTTGCTTCTACAACTTCTGTTTTCTCTTTTTCTACGGATTCTTTAAGAGCCTTCTTTGGAGCTACATCTAAATCGCCGTATTTACGTAAAAAACCTTCATTAATGCTTTTATAAACATTAGCCATATTAATTATACCTCTATTTATTTTTTAATTGAAGGTTCTTCACCTTCTATACTTAATTGATTTTTGTCTGGTTTATTTCTAAACCTGTAGGTGTTTCCTGGAGTAAACCTACCTCTTACTCTGCCTTGTTTATTCGCCACATCGATTTCATCGCTGGTTAATTCATCTCTATCATCGATTGATAATTGAATAGGTTCTTGATATTTCTTACCATATAATGCGGGATAAATTATATCGGCATATTCTTTCTTTCTGTTTTTCTCCATATAAATAATGTAGTTATTTATTACAGAGGCTACTTTAATAAGCCAAAAATTGTTAGAAAGAACTAATAAAATATGCTTACATCCTGCACCCTTGTTATTCTTAGGATTAGTTATTTTTGCAGGTCGATTTTCAGGTTCTCCGCTATTTATGTCTTTAACAGTGGACCAAAAATTTAGTCTGAATTTGAAATCAGGGCAATTGCAGTGTATGTACACATCATCCTGATTAAATGCTTCTAGGAGCGATTTAGTAATTATTTTTAAATCTATTCTGTCTTTATCTTTTAACTGTCTATGTAAGATGTCTAAGAATCCACCGAATTTAATTTTAACAATGTAGTTGTTAGTTTCTCCTCTTACAGGAACGTTAACAGTCAATATTCCGTGCTTAAAGAGATTGTTCATATCAATTTGATTAAATTCTCTGACCGTAGAGGCTACTTTAGATTTTACCCGTTTTTCGTACCGGGTTTTTCCATCTTTTTCTTTTTCACCTCTACGACTTTGAGATATGAGGTCATTTCTCTTATCCTCTAATAATGTGGACACCTTATGACCTCCTTATTTCTTACTTATTCTTTACAGTGCCGTAAATTCTCTTGCTCTTGCCTGTGGAAGCATCTTTTGCATTGTAATTGTAAGTTAAAGCTTCCATAACTAATTTCTTATCTTTTACACTGCATGTTAAAGTGAAGGAATTTTTACGTTGAGCAAACTGTAAATTCTCTCCTAAAAGCTTAACTTTGCCTGTTTTTGTAATTAAATTACTTTCAAATAAGAAACTAGTATTAAGCTTTTTACCTGATTTAAATGTAATTACACCTTCTAATTTTAAAGAATCTCCGTTTACATATCCACGAACCGTTTTGAAAGAATCTACATTATTATACACTTCTTTGAGATAACTTTCACCTAAAGAATTGAACTCATTTTCATCGAACTCATCGATATCAATATCTTCACTATCTTCAGGCATAGTTTCTTCTGTTTCTACTTCTTCCATTGATTCCTCTTTCTCTTCAGGTTCTTCTTCATCCCCAGACTCTTCAGCATTTGTTTCGATAATGTCTTCGGTTTCTTCTGCTACGGGTGCAATTGTTTCGGGTCCTTCATAAGTATCTTCATCTACTTTTTTGGGTTCTGAAACTACTGTTACTTTTCCGTTATCATCTGATTCCATGCTGAGTTTAGAATCTGCGGTTTCTATTGTAGCTTTTTCAAATGATTCATTTAAAGATTCGTTCACCTTCTTAAGCTCATCTAAATCTTCTGGATAGTTCATTTTTGTATCTTCGAACCATTCTTCTACGGAGTATTGAGGCCAATTGTTCCGGGTTTCTACAATATACTCTGCAGCAGCTTCTGCGTATTTCTTAACCCCTTCATCCTCTACATCGAAATCATTTTCGTCGAAGATCTTTAATACTTCATCTTCTACGTTGGAATGAGTAGATTTCTTTTTCTTTAATTCTTTAAGATCTTCTGGATAATTTTCTTTTGTATCCTTATACCATTCTTCTACTGAATATGTATTACCGGCATCTCTAGACATTTGAATGTATTCTGCTGCGCTATCGATGTATTCTTTAACCTCAGGATCAGAAGTATCATACTCTCTATCGTCTAAGAAGGAGGTTAATTCTCTCTTTAGAGAATCACTGCGAACATCCTCACGAAGAGATTCTACCATATCATCGCTATAAGGGGCTGTTATAACTAATTTGTAAGGATATCTGCTGTATTTTTCTTTCTTAACTACGTAAGAAGCACCCCGATCCTTAAATTTATCAACTACGTCTTTTGCAGGCTGTAATTCCTCTTCAGTAAGTGCTTCAACCACAATATTCTCACCATCACTGGAAACTCTTTGATAAGGATATAGACCAGCTACGATTTGACGCTGCTTACCTTCAACAGGTACAAGGTAACCGGGATCTGTAAGCTGTTCGTAAATTAAAGACCATACATCTAGGTGCTGTCTTCTTATGGTTCCTTCGGTTAGGTTTTCTGAAGCATCTCTCTTCTCTTCAGTCTTCTCAACTTCTTTGACTTCCACGTCATCTCCATCTACTGTAACTGTTAAAGACGCTTCATCTACCAGAGGTTTAATCTGCCCTATGACTTTAAATCCACCCATGTTGTAGCAATGAGGGCATTCTTCGTCGACATTTACCTTCTGAGTCTCTTCATCTACTACAATGTCTTTTGGATTCTTGTAGATAAGATCGTGACATACACAACACTCAAGAACGCAATCGTTTAGGTAGTTAGGCTTTAGTTCACCACTGTTTTCAGCTTCGGGATCTATAATTTCAACAGTTTCATCTGTTAAATCCCGAGTGAGAAAGCTTTGAAGTCTATCGAAACCTTCTTTATTAAAAGAAAAGGTATCCTCATTTAATCCTTTAAGCTCTTGAAAAGCTTCATTTATAATCTGTGACATTCTCGTCTCCTACATGAAAGTTCAAATAAACTTTCTCGTTATATTTATATATACACTAATTTTAGTGTTATTTTTAAGTTTAATCTATTCCGTAAGTTAATTGAGTAGATGCTTTCATCTGCTCTCTTAATGCATTTAATTCTTCCTGACCTTCTTGTAGAATATTTGTATCTAAACCCCATAAAGCGTTTGATTGATTGAATTTAGTTCTAATTCTACCCAGTGTTACCTTAGCTAATGCTACTGATAGATTTACTAACATGTCTATCCAGAAATCTGAAGTGATCTCTGATACATCTTCGTATAAAGGAACATATTCAATCGTAATATTATCCGGAAGGTCAAATGCACAATTTATATATAACTTATTTGTATGTTTTTCAAATCTAAATAGTAGATCTGTGGAAAGAGTGTTTCGAGCCTGTAACGCGGTATTCCATGCGCCGTAATTAAGTGCCCAATTACTTACGTTATACACTCCACCTAATCCAGAAGCCATCTGCCACATACCCAAATACATGGGATCTGCATAGGCGTCCGTTGAAGAATCAACGCTTGGTGCAATATAGCTCTGAGTCCTAAATACACGAGATACTGAGCTCACTTTATATTCGGTTAAATCAATGCAACCTGAGTACGGAACAGTGATAAGCCTTGTAGTATCTATATATCTTTGAACTTCTCTCATAGCAGAGTTAATTAACTTAACAATTACATCATCTGTTAGCTCTAATTTTAATACTCCACCTGTTAGTTTTAACTTAATTTCATCTACATATGCTTGTAGATCCATTATGGTTACCTCCTGATGTGAAAATGAAGGAATCGAATATGGAGGCGACGGACGGAGGTAATCACCGCCTCCATACTCTCCTTACTATCTGAACTATCTGCTAATATGATCGGGTTACTCCGTATTAATTAACAGAAGATTTCATGCTATCTTTTCAACAGAATCCGCTTCAATAGCTGTTGTAATATCTACTTGAGCATTCTGAAGAGCTACTACTGTAGCGTCTGATTTTATATAGACGCCTGAAACGTAAATCTTATCAGCATAATAACTAGCAGTAACTTGACTCTTATAAGAGTTTCCATCAGTATCCGTTACAATCAATGTAGCAGCTATGTTTTCCATTCTTGTTAAAGGAAGATCTGATAGAACGGTGTACACGTCTGATTTAGTAGACGTAAATCTTGTAGCTAAAGAGCAGTTCACGTTGTCTACTTTTATAGCAGATACAATACAGTGATCATACAATGTGGCAGCTTTAGCTGCTAGCTGATTCTCAGTGGCGATCTTGTTACCCAGAAGAGTAGCGCCATCCTTACTGATAATTATATTTTGAACATCGTCTTCGCCATTCTTAAAGATTCTCACCGAAAGTGAATTTGTTATCCTTATCTAAAGTGCCTTGTCCGAATTTCACAGCATCGTCTGCAGGATCATACATAATCCCATAAGTAGCATCTGTGCTCTTGTTTATAGCTAATCCTGATAGAAGGGCTTGTAAGCTTACTTTATTAGCATTAGTAACTATTACATTATCTTCTACTATGAGGCTTTTATTCTTTTCAGATTTAGTAGTACCTGTAATTGTAAGATCGCCTTGAACGGCTAAATCTCCAGTAATCGTACCACCTTTTGAGTCCAGTTTTAAATCTAACTGAGACTTATTCACTACCTGTTTTGGTGCTACACCGTCAGCTACCTGAAAGCTTCCACTAGCGTCTCTTAATGGGACTGTATTGGCATTAGGTGTTTGAGTAGCAAAATAGGTACTCTGCTCTCCGTTTTCTGTAACGCCATAAACTCTAGGATTGGCTGAAGTGCTTGTTATTTTATCTACCTTAGTCGCTAATTGGGTCTCTACCCATTCCCTGAACTCGGGACTCACTGAAGCGGAGACGGTTTCTCCGTTCAGCTTTACGTAGACAGAGTGATCGGCGTTAAAGCCGATCTCTATCCCTAAATTTTTAAGTTCAGCTAAGGATGAGGATTCTTTGATGTTTAAGGTGTTTTTACTTCTATCTTCGAATACGTACATCTAGTTTGAACTCCCTTATAATCTTAGCTGTGAAATTATTCACCTGCTTCTACAGTTACTTTCTTACCGTTAATAGTGATTTCGCCTTTACCGTCTGCACCTTCACCAATTACGATATCTGGATCTTCTGCAGGTAAGTTACCGTTTAATACTACATTAACCTTGTTATCTTTTTCGTAAACAAACATATTGAATACTCCTATTAAAGTTATTTTTTAATGCACTAATTTTCGCACATTTTATCTCATTTAATTTAGCTATAAAAAATCGGCGAAATCTGAATATTTTCCACCGACCCTGTTACTTGTGAACTACCAATAGCTAAAGCAATTGGCTTCTTGCTTCAATGACTCTGCTTTTGAAAATCTAATTCTCAAAAAGTCTTACAAAATCTCCGCAAGCGTTAATTTGGACAGTTCCGGCCCTATTTATTAATATATTTTAAAATTTAAATCAACCAATTTAATCCAGCTTTTAAAATATTTTTAGCTGCATTTATGTCCCTATCATGATGTGTTCCACAGTCTGGGCAGGTCCACTCTCTTACCGATAAGGAATTTACAATGTCTTTGTGATAAGAACCACAAATAGAGCAAATAATTGTAGATGGTTCAAATCTATCTATTTTAATTAATTTTTTACCTTTCTCTTCTAACTTATATTGAAGATAATTTCTAAAAATCCCAAAACTATTATCATAAGTAGATTTACTTAATTTTAAGCATCTTGAGATCGATTGCATATTAATATCTTCAATGCAGACATAATCATAATTGTTGGCGAGATTAGCAGAAGTTTTATGCAAAAAATCATTACGGGAACTGGTTATCTTCTCATGAACTCTTGCAACTTTAATCTTTTGTTTATTGTAATTGTTGGAGCCGCGCTTTTTCCTACTGAGTCTTCTTTGCTCTCTTGCTAATTTATCTTGATATAATCTAAAATATTTAGGATAATTAGCTTTATCACCGTTAGAAGCTACATAAAAATCATGCGAAGAGTAATCCAAGCCAATGGATTTATTTTTATCTAGTTCTATGTCAGGTACTTGGCTTTCATACTCGACACATAAAGAGATATAATATTTTCCACTCGGTTTTCTTTCTACAGTTGCTGATTTTATCTTTGAATTTCCTGGTAATTGTCTGTGTAACTTTATTCTTAATGATTTAATCTTTGGTAATTTAATATGCTTATTATCTATAATTTTGATAACACTGTTAACATTAGAAGTTGTATAAGAAGATTTATCCCTTTTCTTGCTCTTAAATTTAGGAAATCCAACTTTAGGAGATCTGAAGAAATTATTAAAGGTGGTTTGAAGATTCATTTGCTCATTACACAAGGCATAAGCATCCATCTGTTTTAACCACTCAAATTCATCCTTATATTGTGCGGGAGTAGTCTGGAGAGATTTCTTTTCCTTCTCATAGTAATTAATTTTATCCCCAAGCATTATATTGTAGATAAATCTACAAGCTCCAATATTTTGATTTATGAAATTTTCTTGTTGATTATTTGGGTAAATCCTAAATCTATAACCTCTTAATATCTTCATAATCGAAAATCTCCACAAAAATAAAAAAATAGCTTAGAAGATAGAGATGCGACCAATACCCTCTAAGCCATAAAAATATATAAATATACTTTCGTATAAATATACAAAATTATTTTTCATAGAATTAAGACAGTCGCATTATCTAAATTCAATTTACATATAATTTAGCTGAATATTTTTGATAAAAATTACAAAAATAGTTTCCTGTTACTTTTATATACCATTTTTAAGTGAAGAAGAGTTAAAGTTTGATTTACATACTTGATCTAATTTAATCCCACCAACATCTAAGGGGTTTTTCGCGGAAAGAGTCCGCACTGTAAGTTATGTCTCTTAATGCTTTCCATTGATTCTCTGTAAACTGAGTATCTAAATCAGCTTCAATGCCTTCTAAGGAAATTCTTCTATCACCTCTAGCTGCTTCTACTATATATCCGTGAAAATATAATTTATTTTGAAGATTGTTTTCTTCTACTAAATTGTACCACTGCTTAACTGTTGGAGAGTAGTTCTGTCTCTCGCTTAAAAGAATATATTTTTTCTCTATCAATTCTTTTAACCCGGAATAATCTAAGTGAGAGAAGTCATAGACACCTCCGTAAGGCTTACTATCTACGTTAGCGTGAAATTTAAGTACCTCAAAAGCGTCTTGCCAATTCTTTTTAGTTAACATAATCTTTTCTCCATTCAAACGACTGCTGTCCACAGTCATATATTTCTACAAATCCATGTTCTCTCATCAATTCTTCATTAGAAGTGCCTTTCCCATAACATCCAAATAAGCTACCATATAATTGATCGAAACCTCTCTGTCTGAGAAGGTTATCTGTAATATGTATTTGAAGGTTGGGGTTGTACCAATGACGCGTAGGTTTACTGGTTTTCAAAGGAATCATTTCTAATCTTGTATATACATCACCTGTAAATTTACTTAAGTCACAATAGGAGATAATCGAGTCTGGTATGTAATGTGAAAGAAAATATTGATATAATTTTTCCGCACCACCTACTACAAAGAAGCTTGATTTAGTACATAATCTTAAAAGTTCCCATTGATATCGACTGTTATACCTAGGCTTCCCGAAGGTCATTATTTCTACTAAATCTTCTTGATAATAAAGCCCTAATCTTACAGATTGCCCTCTGCAAGTATCTTGAAAATGATAAGTATTCAAAAAATTATCTGATATTTCTATAGGAACTTCTTTTATTTCGCATTTTCTAGCATAAATTTTCTTCTTAGAAGATAACGAATTTATAATTTTGGTTTGATCATCCCAATCAAATATATGAATACATCTAAAATTAGATGCTTTAGCTACTTGAGATTTTTTAAGATGATAATCTTTATTGACAGGTACACATCCTGCGATTGGATTAAAAGTAGCGTTATGAAAAGGCCAAGGATCTATCTCTACTAAAGTGTTATTTATTTTGAAATCGTAGCGAAATCCTCTCCCTTCAGAATCCTTAGCGGATAAATAAAATTCTGGTTGATAATTAATATTAGAGGAGGTTAACTTAATTGCAAATTCTTTATTGGGTTGACTACTGTTGATATAGGAAGCGAGTTTATAAGTGTTATCTACTCCATATTTTTCTAAATTTGTAGAAATTCTTTTCTGTTTAGCTGTTTCGATTTTATCGGAGTGGGATAAATACACTTCTCGCATATGCGCAAGCTTAGCTTTCTTGTATTCGGAAGATTTATTCAACCAAGATTCTTTGCATTTTTCTGATACTTTTTTGTAATGTTCTTCTACTGAACCTTCTTTCTGAATAAGGGTTTGTTCTCTTGTTTTATTTAAGTTTTCGAAATATTTTTCTTTAGAACCTGCGTTCTCATATTTTGTTTTTAGAACAAGAGTAGCTGAAGTTTTTCTATCTTTTTTAAGCCCATTATCTTTAATAATTTTATCTAAGGTCCATCCCGTTAAATGAAAATAAGCTTTAATCTCTTCATAGGATTTATTTTGATTAAGATAAAGGTCTTTTAATTCTTCTATTTGTTTTTGAGTAAAATTTTTATAAGGAGATTCTCTATTAGTTGCTGATTTTTTAGCACTTATTTTGTTCAATTCATTTTGATCTCTCTTTAGATTCCATTCTTCAATAAGTTTTTGCACAGAAGAATTGCATATATTAAAATGTTTTCCAATTTCTTTCTTAGATAAGAATTGATTACAGTAGAGATCTTCAAATTCTTCTTTTGAAATGTTTTTCTTGATATCTTCTAATTTCATTTAATAGAGAATCCTTTTTTCTTTTCTTTTATTATTATACTATAAATTGTAGCAAAAATCAACTACTTTTAAGTAAAAGAAAAGAGATTCTCGAAAGAGAATCTCTTATTTCTTATTTTATTTCAATAGATTTTACTGAACAACTTTACCAGCTACGAGTAAATCTTTGTTAAGGATTTTCAGATCGTAGAGTGTTGACCATCCCTGTGACATACTACCATCAGCATGACCAAGAAGCTGTGTAGGAACGATTGGCATGTATGGAGCGTAAACCGCAGCGGAGCTCATGAAATCGTTATCATTTACACCTACTACAAATCTACCAGCTGCCATTGCAGGAGATACATATACTTTAAGTCCATCAAGAGTACCTGCGAAATAAGGACCATTGATAGCTGTTGCAGGAGCTGCTGTCCAGCCTTTAATAAATCCAAGAATAGGAAGGATTGAGCTGGAGATGATCATGTAGTTAGGTAAGAATCTCTGAGTCTTGTCGTAAATCTTCTGACGAGCGATACCTACCATTTCTACGAAACCTTCATAGTGTTCAGCTTTGGATACGCCTACTGGAAGTGTCTTGCTCCAGGTAAGTGCTGCGTCTTCTGCAGCGTTGTCGGAAAGAAGTTTTACAACTTCTGTATCGATTTCATAGGCGAGTTGACCAACGGCTTTTTCTGCGAGCTGATCACCAAGATCCATACCGTAGTCGGTCTTTGCCTGGAATGCTGCAATCTGTGAGTAGTAGATAGCAATTCTTCTTGCTTTTGCAAGTAGAGGCATTGCTTCCATCTTAGCACTAAGAAGAGGAAGATCATTCTGAGGAATCACTACGTTATTATAAGTATAAGCTACTTCTACAGCACCTTGAATACCTGTTGTAAGTGTGATTGTACCTGCAGTGTAATCGATCGTACCAGCTTCTGTACCACCTTCAAGTACTACTTCTACATGGCTTTCTACACCTTCAAGACGACCATCTTCTCTCTCTACCATTACGGTTCTGCGAGAAACGGAAGTGGGGTTCTTGTAAATCTTGCCCTTGCCATCGTCTACGTACTTGTCAGCACCAGCTGTTATTGCAACAGTACCTTTGATTACAGGCTTCCAATCCATTTTGAATTCTGTTGTCTCAGTGGCAAGTGTCATGTCTTTTGCTACTCTTGAAGAAGTGTAGTTAGGATCTACTTTACCAAGTCTGAATGGATCGTTGAATACGTCGCCTTGAGCTACATTGCCCTTGTTTGAACCAGCTACGAATTTTACGTAGTTGATGTAACCTGCCATAGAACTCATTGGATGAGTAAGTACGAGGTCAGGAGCAATTAGGTTAGGAAGAGCTACGTTAACAAGGTTCAGGGAGAATTTGGTGAAAAGACCCATATCTGATCTCTGAGTACCTTGGGACTGTTCGAAGGCTTCTGCCATGAAACGTTGAGTATTTTCGAGGCATTTTGCAATAAGAATCTTCTTAGATTCTGTTAAGTGTTCGCCCTGATGTGCTTTTGCGTGAATCTTATCTGCAAGAGTAAGTCTCTTGCTGTACGCTTCTAATAAATTCATTTTTATTTTTTCCTTTATTTAATAATTTCTTTTAGCCAATGATAATAATTGATCGTCAACATCATCATTATACCTATTCTTAGGCTGTATAGGTTCTTTTGATTCTGTTATTGACATTCTTACTTTCTGATTTCTTTCCATATTGAATGGAAGGTTATTTACTTTAAGTTGAAAATCTTTTAAGCTGTCACATACTCGATCAATGTCATTAAATGAATAATTTTCATTTAATTTATTTTTAATATCAAGTGCACTTACACCTAAAGTCTTAGCTTTAGCTTCCATATACTTGTTAACAGCTGTTTGAGCTACTTTCTTGTAATGTTCTACTAAAGACTTTGACTGCGTGATTTTCTTGTTGTATTCTTGCGTCTTAATAACTGAATCTTGCTTAACTCCCTCTAAGTCTTCTTTTAAGGAGTTAATGGTTTTATCAGATTCTGACTTTAGTTTATTTAGATCTTCATTTAGTGATTTGATTTTATCCTTACTATTCTGTAAAGATTCTTTTAATTCACTCTGAATACTTAATTGACTCTTTAGTCTCTCTGATAAGAAGTTGAGTTTTTTCTCTTGACTATCTACTATAGATTGTTTTTGAGATAATTGCTCATTAAGTGAATCTACTTTTACTGAAGGTTGCTGAGTTTTAAGTTTCTGTAAACTCTCGTTTAGTGACGTTTCTTTTGCATAGCAAACTGATAACTTCTCTTGTAGAGATTTTATCTGATCTTGTAACTCTTTATTCTTCTTAAGTGATTCTTGTAAGCTCTTTAATACACTCACCCCGTTATCTACGGCTGTACCGGAATTATCCTGCTTACCTTTATTTGAATCTCTATAACTTATTTTTAAGTTATTTAGAGTTTCTGTCATTATTTTACGTTCTGTGGGATTAGCTTTATCTAACGCTTCATTTAATTCTTTTTTGAATTTGACGTTGTTCTGATCTAATCCTTCTGAAATTAAAGAGAGACGTGCTTTTTCTACTGCTGGAACTAATACTAGGTCAAATGCAGTCATTGTATAGGTATCAGGATCTACTTCTTCTTCTCCTGTACCATAATTTTCTTTAACGTCTCCTTCTCCTCTGGATGAAATACCTAATTTAAATCCATATTTAGCTAACTCGTAAGCTATTTCACCATTAGGAGTTTTTAATATGTCGAAATATGCCATTAAATTTCCATTTTTATCTCTCTTAGGAGGTTCTGGCATCATAATAGCAATTCTAGAACTATCTGTCTCTATTCTATCCGTAGGATGATCTAATTCGCCTGGTATACCACCGTTACGGAACATTTCTTTAATAAGATCGTTATTAAATACTTTTTCCCATAATTCGGCACTATATTTTCTTCCATTGCGGGTACCACGAATTATATCAGCACAGGGACCATAGAGTCTACCTAAAATGCCTCTTTTTTCTTTTTCTTCCGGAGTTAACTCCGCGAAGGTTAATTTATCATTTTGATTTACTGACTCTAGCATTTCTTAACTTATCTTCCTTTAAACAATTCGTAGTAAATTTTATCTAAGAAGTGAACTTTTCTTTTGTTTTAAATAAGTTCATTTAATTTAGCTAAATATTTTTTGTATTTTTTCAAAAATTTTGTGCTAGATTTAGATTTTTTAAAATTTACTAATGTATATAATTATGATTCTTCCGTTCTTATCTTCTAATTTCTTTTAATTCTTGTAAATTTTCGGTAAATATAAATTTAAAATAAAATAATTATATATATATATATTTATAAATAATATTAATTTATATATTATAATATTTTAAATAATAATAAATATTTATTAATTTATATTATTTAATTTATATTTAGTTGTTTCTTCTTCCAGAAACAACTTCGCAAGCTACTAAATCAGCTTTTATTAATTTTAATAACGCTAAGCAACTTGTTAAATCATAATCAGTAAAATATTTAGCTAATACTAAATTAACTTCTCTAACTCGAGCATGTCTTAAAAACATTTGAGAATCTTCTAAGTGTTTGGAAAACAAAAAAGCTTGTAATCCATAAGATTCTAAAGTAGAAATAACTTCTACAGGATCCTCTATTTCTTTTACAATAGAAATATATAATTTAGATTTCTTTTTATTATAATTTTTTCTTAAATTTTCATAAAATGTAGTTAAATCTAATTGTCTGTTATCATTAATAAATTTAACTACATCTAAAGGAATAGATGTAGTGCTGAATAATTTTTGAGTCATTGCACTTACATCCAATCCCTTATCTTCTAATTCTGTTAAAAGCAATAGTAAGTCATTCTTACTAATCATATAATTTCCTCCTCGATATAATCGACTGATTCTTCTAATTTTTTACTTACTGAAATTCAGGTGCATTAGAATCTGTAAAATCTATACCCATTTCTTCAGGTGTAGGGAGAATAGTTTCTTCTGAAACCTTCTCAGTTGAGCTTACAGGAGATTCTTCAAATCCTGTATCTCCTCCCAAATTCAACTCGCTATCCAAGTCTATTCCACCACCATTATCTATTAGATCAGGTTCCTCTGAAACAGGAGTTTCTTTATCTTGTGGTGAAGAAGTACTCGAAGATTCCTTAGCACTCTCCGATTCTAGCTTATCTATTTCCTTCTGAATGAGATTGATCACTTCAGGGTCTGTAATATATCCAGATAGCAGTGTTTTAAGAATAGATAACTTTGTTACAGGATCATTAATGTTATCATTAACAAGTTGCATCACACTGTCAGTTAACTGCACTTTAGCAGCTTCATTCTCTCTTCTATCTATTTCCTCTTGAGTTGTAGGCGGCATCATATGTAACTTAAACTTGTTCACATAGCTGGTTAAGCCCCTGTCGAGTAGCATCAAGTTAATAACATCAGTAAGTGTTTGAATTAATGTGTTCTGAATTCTTCTAACAGTTTTTGCATATCTAGAAGATATGATAGATAGAGACTTACCACCGTCAAATCCTGCACCATCTGAAGTAAATCCAAAGAACTGCTTAGGTACTTTTAAGTTAGCAAACATCTTATCTCTGAAGTAATCAAGGTCGGTTAGTTGACCTACATTTACCTCTCCACCTATCTGTTGAATAGTTAAAGCACCTTTACCTTCTCTTGTAGGAATATATACATTATTCTCAACAGGACCAGGATTAGTATATTCACTTAAGGACTTTCCGGTATCGATCGCACTCTTCTGCTCAAGTAGACTTTTTATACCCTGTAAGTGAGGCCCTACCATTTCTTTAGGCATATCGCCTACCTCTACCCCAATAGCTCTAACCACAGAGGACTTTGTAAGCCTATTTAGTAGGATTGAGTTTTCAAGTAGCTTTAATTCTCTCCAGATTTGGAAAGTATTGTAAAGCAGGGACTGACCTCTTCTTACCTTATAGGTAGTACTCTTAGTAGTAGTGCGCTCTTTAATAGAGGTATCGTCTAAAAATATCTTCACTTCTTCAGGAGTTCTACTCGAATTATCTTCTAGACAACCATGAGCAAATTCAGTAGCTGCATACACGTTGATGTCATTCTTACTGAACTGGTACCTGTAAATATTGCTGTTTTGAAGCCAGTTTGCATTAGTTGCAGCTGAACCGGATAGAGGAACTTGCACCTCTATGTAAGCGTAAGATTTACCGAATTTAGTCAACTCAAACATTTCAGCAGGATTAGGCATCATTTCTACATAATGAACGTAGTGATCATTCTTGGAGTAAGCCTTAACATTAATATCTTCTTTAAGAGGTTGTGGTTCATCTATATCAGGATCACTTAAGTGAACCTCCTCATTTAAAGTCTTTCTATTTTTAATATCTTCCTCTAAAACGTCTTCCTCATACTCAGATTTTCGATACAAGCGCAAGTACAGATCTCCATACTTGCAGAGAGAGTACGTCCATACATAAGCATTCTTATCTACTCTCATAGAATCTAGTAGATATGTGATATAACTCGCTACATCTGAGTCATCTGAGTCTACCCATACAATTCTACCATCTTCATTAGGCACAGTAGAATCTTCCGCGTAAGTCTCTAATACTGCAGATATTGTAGAGTCGTTTCCCATCTCATCTAGAAGAGAGTATATCTGATCTCTACTTTTAGCAGTACTTAAGAAAGAGTTTAGCGAGTTCATATCGACTGTACTATTGAGGCTGTTAGCAATCAAGTCGTCGAAGAATGTATTATTGGTATCTACGCCTATCTGCTTTTCAGGTACAGGACTGGATTTAGTTTTTTTATTATATAAATCTGCTGCGGTCTCGAAACCTGCAGCTGTGTTTTTAGGTGCCAATTGATACTACCTCCTTCACCATATTAATATACCATCATTTGAGTAAACACTGCCAGTATATGGAGCTGCTTTACCATTTCCGAAATCTACAAAATTATTTTGGTCTTCAGTAGAAACTTCTTTAACTGAATTTGGAGTAAATATACCTTGGAGAGATTGCTCAAATGCTACTGAAATCTGTTGACGAATATTTTCTTCTCCCAACGTATTATTCTCTAGGATACTAGTCACATCTTCTCCATAATTATAACTATAATCATCTATATTTAAGGACGCTGAATATATGGAACCACATAAAGCGTCCGCTTGATCTTTTGAATTGTGTACAAAAACACCTGCAGTTAATGCAAAATTATGATTATCTTGCACTGTTAAATCATATACATCTTCAACACAGTCTAAAACTCTGACAGAAACTACTTTGTGATTCAGTATTTCCTTACAAACTATCTTTCGATATTTAGTCACCCAAGAGGCTCTACGTCTAGGATCCAAAGAAGTGTACTCAAACCCAAAAATATCGAAAAACTTTTCAGGATCGATTTCAGGGCACAGTTCCTTAAGTTTTTTACTTTCTTGATTACAGCGTGCTAACGCTGTTTTTGCGTTTTCATATTCACCCAAGGCGTGTTTTGCGCGGATCGCATTTTTCATCGATTCGACAGACTCGGGGTGATTGTACCTTTGAAACTTAACTCCATAACCAACCCTTTCAAAAGCAGAAAGATTTTCCCAAACAACATCATAGAGATCTTCTATTGCTTGTATATATTCCAATTTCTTTTGCTTTGCTTCAGTTGCTCTTTCTCTAAGTTCTTGGCCATGAAGACGCTGCTGTTCTATTTTATCCTGATGCTCTAAATAATCAGCTTCGGTTCTTCCATGTTGCTTTAAATTCGCATCATGTAACTTTTTACTGCGTTCAGTGTAAACTGCCGTACCTTTAGCATTTTCATGCCATTGTGAAATGGAAAGTGATCTCTTCTTTTCAGCTTCAGGTGAATGTGCCCCTGTACATAATTCTGCATGTATTTTCTGATGTTCCCCTTTAGAACAATAGATTAAATTACAAGGAGAATTATCTTTCTTATTGCAATTTTTATGATGTACAATTTGTTTAGAGTTGCTTAAAACTTCCTCGCAAAATCTCCGATGTTCATAATGCCACTTATCCTCTATAGGTTCATAGTAAAGTCTATATTCATATAAAGGTGATTGAGCTTTTGTTAAGTATTTCCTATATAAAGGCATTAATGAGTCACCTGCTTTTAAATTCTGCGCTTCGCAATAAGTACTATCTCTCAACATGAATTTATGATTAGGAGTACATCTTAATTTTTCGCCATTATCTAGAGTCACTTCTACCAAAGAAGCGTTTCTTAAAGTACACCAAGCATTTTCAATCAGCCTAGGTTCTATCCTCTTAGTTTTTTCATTAAAAGAATATACATAATTCTGCTTACCTTGATTAAATTCATCTACTAAATCTATTAAAGACAATTCTCTTCCGTCTACTAGACTTATTTTAGTGTCTCCTGTAAAGCAACCTTGGGTACCCCCCTCTGGATGCTCAATGTGACCGTCAGGTTCTTTCTCTAATCCTATAATTTCATCCGTCAAGAGATCACATTTATCATATAGCATTAATCTCTTTTCGTATATAGTAGTTTTAAAGTACGCGTAAGGTAAGCATACCTTCTGATTCGTTCCCGGAACATTTTCCAGCCTATCAACAGACAGTGTTTTTACTTCAAATCCATCGCTCCTTAACTGCTGTTGAATTTGAGCAGATTGATAAGTATCACAGCTCACAGATTTAATATTAAATCCCTGCTTCTTGAGCCACCTAACGAAGTTTCTATTCTTCTCAAATGAGATTTCATATCCTTTAGGAGCTTTTATAGATACCGAGAAAGCAGCCTTATAATAGGCTTCTTTAGAGGCTTCTCCATCAGACGAAGGCTTCTTTCCATCAATCCACACCCCTGCAATACCTGTCTTATCCCCTGTCTTAGACATGTCGAGATGTATATATAAAGGCTTACCCTTATCCTTAGCAGAAACTTTACTCAAATCAAAGAAATTAGAGTACTGTAAGTCATCTCCAGTACCTACTTCTATAATATCTCTATTAAATAAGTTTTTATAATTATTTGTTTTTATTTCGTTTAATCTAACACCTGAAATGTACTTCAAAGCACTTGTAGTAGAAATACCCGCAATATCAGTCAAAGCCAATTCAACATTGTCATTAAATGTTTCATAATAACCGATAGGTACTTTTAATAATTGGTATCCCTTAGCTCTATATTCATCTGCTAAAGTTTCAGAAGCATTTAAAGGTAAAATCTCGGATGCTAAAAATTTATTACCCACTGCTACGTAGAACTTCTCTTTACTGTCCTTATCTGTACGAATCACCCATTGGGGTTCATCTATAATGAGAGTAGTTTTACTCTCATTTTTCTTTTTCATCTCAATATACGTATCGAGGAAAGATTGATCACTGCTTTTTGAAGATGCAATTATATTTAAGGTAGGTAAATAAGTACCCTTCATAAATCTTGATTGCATACGAGCATCAACCTGTGAAATAAGATGTTTTTGCTTTGCCTTAATTTTTTCTACATCGGACGTCATTGAACCGAAATTAACTTCATCTGTAAAGTTGGCGTAGAGAGCTCGGCCAATTATTACGTTGTTACTTGAACCTACTACTAGTTCTATTCTCTTATCAGGAGTCCATATTATTTCACTTCTACCACTTACGGTTCCATGACTCATAAACCAGGGAGAAGATTGAAATAATTGCTGAATTTTATCCCAACCTACACCTTTTGCAGCATCAATGGTTACGTTAATAAACGAAAACGTGATTTTATCAATTGGCTGTAACCCATAATGCAGATAAGGATCTTTTAAGCACAACATTCTATGTAACAGATAAGCTATACATAGGACTGCCATAAAAGACTTACCGAGTCCAATGCCCCCGGTAAGTACTAATGTATTGTAAGCGGTATCAATATTATTTGGAAATATTTTTTTAAGTGTTTCTACCCAGTAAGGGAACACTGTGAATTTACCTTCAGCATTTATTAAACCGTTCCCTAAATAATTCTTATCATACAGAAAGGTTTCCACATCTACAGGTATTTCATCATAATCCTCGTAGATTAATTCTTCATATCCCTTATTATTACCCTTAGATAAATCTGCTAATGTTTTTAAAACTAAAGAGCGTTCTTCCTCTGTTAGTCCTGAAAGTAACTCACTATTTAATTGATTTGTGTTAGCCATAGACTATTCACTCCTCTTTTACTTTTCCACTTTAATTTAATTTTACATCTCCGTCAGTACAGTGAATAACATTTAAATTCGAATACACTTTCCATCTAGATGGTTTTAATATACGCTCCCACTCAACTTTAGTACCTGCATAATTTAACTCATATAAGTTAAAGCACTGACTGAATACATTATTACCTATAGATTCTAAAGATCTAGGCAGGTACATTTCTTCTAAAGAGAAGCACTCCTCGAATACAGCAGCTCTTAATTGAATCAACCCTTCAGGAAGAGTTATACTATCCAGAGAATCACATCCACTGAACACGCCGCTGCCTATAAATGTAAGGCTATTTCCTTTAAAGCTTACCTTTTCCAGTTTCTCACACTCTCTAAAAGCCCCTTCATATATCTGGTTTAGACTGGACGGTAGACTTACTTCCACAAGTCCAGAACCATAAAAAGCCTCTGAATCTATAACCTCTAAACCCTCGTTGAATTCTACTTTCTGCAAATTCTCACATCCACTAAATGCACTTGAATCTATCGATTCTATATTCGAAGGGCATTTGAACTTCTTAATATTCTCCCCTATCATATAAGCCATTGGGATATTGTTTAAATAAGCAAGAGGATTAATACCTGCACCTCTCATGACTTCCCAGAACTCTCCTTGCACAACAGTATCATCGGGAAGTTTTAAATCCGCAAACCTACCCTCATCAATTAAATCTATATTATCTTCAATAAATTTCTTAACTTCTCTGTACATAAATCGGATATTTCTCCCTTTATATCTCTAAAAATTGATGATAGTGTCTTTGCATTTAAGCTGCTCGATTGAAGAGCCTGCAAGTGTTGTACTCTGTACAATACGCTTCCATTGACTCAGTGTTCCAGAATACTCTATCACTTTAAGATTAGAACATCCTCTAAATAGCTTAATTCCAAGAAATGTAACACTTGCAGGTATTTTTATATTTTCAAGACTTTCACACCACCTAAAGGCTTCATTTTGAATCAATTTCAGATTATTGCTGAGAGTCACTTCTATCAGACCATGACAATTCTCAAACACACTATCATCTATCTGAGTCACACTGTCAGGTAGATCTACACGTATTAAACTGCTACATCCCTGAAATGCTATTGATTCAATCCTCTCTACGCCACTTCCAATTATCAAATCCTTCAACTTAACACAATCGATAAAAGCTGCAGGGCCAATAGATGTTATATTACCAGGAATAGAGTAAGATTCAATTCCGGTATCTGCTAAGTATCTGAAAGGTAGTACTTTCAGATAATCTGCGGGATCGATCCCAGCCTCTATTAAAACTTCAGTAAGTTCCCCTTTTCGGCTGAGAGGAAAACCATCCTCAGGCATTATCTTATAGAACTCTTCAAAATTTTCTGCATCTATTAATTTAATATGTTTTTCAATATATTCTTTAATTTTTGCATTCATAGACTAATTAACCTATATTACTATTTCTTATAATTTTCCAAATAGTCTCAAAATACTCTTCCGATATGTTATCCTCTATCAAGGAAAGCTTGTACAGTAGATCTCTCTTATTATTTCCATATATAAGAGCTCTGGTTTTATTTACAGTTACTACATACTTTTCTTTATGAGAAGGATCTTTATTTTCCTTTAATTCAAATAAGGGACTTTCTTCTTTTTCAATAATTAAAACAGGAAATTTAGTATTCCAACCAAATCTTTCCCCAGCTACATACATCCGATGTCTACCTTCTTGTGAAAACTCTTTCGAATAGTCTAAATAGGGGATTGGAAATTGCCTATTATATTTATCAATAACATCATTTAATAATTGATAAGTATCTTTATCTGCGCTAATCTGATTAATTTGAGCATCATAAGAGGATCCAAATCCTTTAGCACAGGCCTTAAAGTATTCAGTAGGAGACATCTCTACGATTTTTCCTACTCTTCCCCTAGAATCTACTTTGCCTAAATTATCCAAAAAAGATTGACCATAAGAAGATTCTGATCTCGTTGTATCAAATAACTTATTACCTGAAATTTGACCTGTTCTATAATCCCAAAATCTTTCTTCCGGATCTAAATATGCCTCAGTGAGAGGTACTTCTTTAATAATACCGCAAGCTATTTTACTTCCAGCATCCCCTGAGGGCTGTGACTTAAAATCATCTCTCTGTGAATGAATGATTATTGCTCTTCCTACAACATCCTTGAGTTTAAATCTATCTGTTTCGAAGGATGCGTCAATCTCTCCGGTTGAACTATAAAGGGAAGGTAAATCACCTGCGTGATCTGGGTGAGATCTTCTACCTGGATTATAATGACTTCCTACATCTTTAAAGGGATCCTTTTCATTACCAGTACATTCAGAACCCGAGTGTATGTGAAATCCTAAGAATTGAGATTTAGGTAATCCTTTTAACTTTACGTTCAATCTCACTGAATCGTCTAGCTGCGTAAATTCTACACTTCCGTGCAACTCTGAATGAGTCTGATCCCCTTCAATAACTGCAACTGCAGTTTCTTTACTTAAAGCTTCAGTTAATTTAAAATGATTAAGAAGATCTTCAATAATATTATCTACCGGATAATATCCATTGTACTCCTTCCAGCCTATCTGTTGCCCTTTTTCATTCGAATATTGAATTTCAAAATGCCTTTCATGATTAATCCAAAACCGAATATAATCCTTTAAGGATTTCCGTTGCTGTACAGTAGGCTCTATAGCCACATCAATTCCAGGAATTTCAGGAATTAGTCTTATATTACCCTCATTCATGAATTTTATCAAATAATCTGAATCAGTTTCTAAATCCACATCATCAAAAGCGTCTTGTATGTTTCTATGATCTTCTCTTGGACCGCCACCACATGTTAAATCAAGCAGTCTACCATCCTTTAACATAAATCCAGCTCTTGTTTTATAATATGTGGTTCCAAAAACATCAATTGCTTTTTGAGTGTGATCCTCGGACTCTTTTAATTTCTTCCTGTCTCTTCTTTCCCAATATGAATTTGCAACTGCATATCTTTGCTTTACATCAGGATATTCTTTTGCGGTCACTCTCATAAATCTATTTATAAAATCCTTTTTTGATTCGCCTTTATTAGGATAAACCTCATTTAGAGATTCTTTTGTTTTAGCTCCATCATAAACTTTTACAATAGCACTAACGGGGATTGGTTTATAATATTGTACTTCTTTCCAAGTATAAGGATCTTCTATACTTCTACCCTCATCACCAGCAGAATCATATATTTGATTACTATCTGCATCTAATTGATCTACATCTAATTTATTCGCATCTATTTTAAGTACTACTATTTGATTTAATAACTCTTTTGGTACATTTTCTGCATTTTTAGCATAATAAACTGCATTATCATAATCGGTAGCTAAATAGATTGCTCTCGTTGTTTTATATCTATTGTCCCAATTAGTATGTTTTCCTGGTCTTATATAACCATCTTTCTTTATTTCTCCCCAATATTGTTTATATGTTGCGTGATATAGAAAATCTTTACCTAATAGTTCCGACACCGTTTCTGGCTCTTTTATAACACTATCCCAAGGATCTGAATCGTCCCACCAGGATTCATTTAAATCTTCTTTTGCTACGATTGTAAGATTATTAGGTATTTGTCCTTTCTTTAATGTAATTTCATTTTCTGGATAAAAACCATAAGACGGTCTTAAAGAGTAATACATATAGGTGCTTATTGTACTTATCCAATCAACTTGATTTTTTTCTACTTCACCTATTAATACATAGTTACTGTTTTTTGCTATTGAATTTTTAACTTTAAATAGTTTTGTATCTATTGTCCAATGTATTCCAGGATTTTTTAAATTTATATCTTCTTTTGATTTTACTTCTAATCCACGAAACACTTTTAAAGGAAATTTTAAATTATCAAAGAAGTTTACAGCTTTTTCCCAATCTTCATCTTCAAACTCATCAATGATCTCTTCAACTTTGTTTAAACCATTAGGAGAATTTCCGTACACTTTCTTTAAATATTTTCTATAATTATCTTCTATAAACTTCTTCGTTACGGGTATAATATTTACTTCATTAGATTTCTCATTAATAATTTCAGGTTCTTCTAAGGATATAAAATCGTCCCAAAATTCAGTTAAGTTTTGTTGCTTGTTCATTTTTACATCCTCAATGTCTTCTCAGATCAATTATTCCATCACTACATCTAATTTCTTCAATAGCAGAAACATTTCTCCAAGAATCCTCTTTTCTAATTTTACTCCACTGCTGTTTTGTTCCTTGAAATTTAATAAAGCTCAGGTTATTACATCCATAAAATACTTTATCCCCTATCCAAACAACTTTACCCGGAATCTCTATGTCAGTAAGCCTGAGACAGCCGAAGAATACATAATCTCCAATTGTCATCAAATCATCAGGGAGTATTACTTTTTCAAGGTAGCCACAATTTTCAAAAGTATGAGGATTAAGATGTTCAACTTTTTTCGGAATCACAACACTTTTCAACTGAGTGTAAGCAAATGCAGATTCACCTATAAAAGTAATATTTTCAGGAATTTCATAAGATTTATATTTCACACCTACTAAATAACCTTCTGGTAATCCATTCATGTACTTAGCAGGATCTATTCCCGCATCTAAAAGAATCTTAGTAAACTCTCCAATATAAAGTACTGAGAGGTTGCGCAATTCTTCATAAACTTTTTTAAATTTTCCATCTTCTATTAGATCGATGTGATTTTCTATAAAGTGTTTAATTTCCTCTTTCATAAGCAGTACTGCTCCTTAGCATTTTTAATTACAATGCCAGATTCTCTTTCAAATCCTCTTGGCATCTATCTTCAAATAACTTATGAATATATGCAGGATGAAAATCTCCGTAAGCTTCATATAAGTTTTTTATTTGAGCAGATTCTATAACAGGTCTACCCTTTAAATTTATAAACTCCCTGGGAGAGATGTGGGATAATTCTACTCCATCACTTGAAATAGTCTTTAAACTTCCACCCCTTGATTGAGTATCTGTAACAACTGTTACATTCTCTATAAAGTTTCTATTTTCATAGACTACTTTCCAAATAGCATCAAACCAATTAAATCCTGTAGAACTTATTCTAAAATAGATTTCTCTAGAAATACCACCACCTTTAAGGCTAGACACTCTCACTCTGCAGAACTCCTGATTTACTGCATCATTAATTGCTTCAAAGCAGTTTTCTATATCATATGGAACAGTAGAAAAATCAGAATCCTCAGCATCAAATTCTTTCACTAAGAGATCAACTCTTTCTTTATCTACGTGAAAATAATCCTCAATTTTTTGAACAGACTTGACTAAAAACTTAATGTCTTCAATAGTAGTATCTTGTAATGTATTCTTATATGTCCATTCTAAGAAGTAAGGTTTTTCATTTATTAAAACTTCAATACCTTTTTTACTAGTAGCTTGTCTTTCATATTTAATATAAGGATGATAATCCCCACACTCCAACAACTTCCCATCGTTTCTAAGCATATAAGGGGTAGATACTTTAATAGAGGGTGTTATTATTCCATTATGTACATCTTCCACTAATCTACCTGTGTTGTAGTACCTAGAGATTTTTGCAATAATATGAGAAGCTTTAGTTTCATTTAAATCATACATTTGGCCTGCATTTTTATCATCTCTTACTCCTACAAATACTTTATCTGAAGGCAAGTTATCAATCCATCTTTCTAAAGAACTTAATTGATCAATTGTAGGTTTTTCAGCAGGTAATTCAACATACGGATCCGTTTGAATATTAGATCCATCACTTACCCGTACTGCATTATATTTGTCAATGAGAATTAAATTTCCTGATTGATAAGGATCTTCTTTAATTAGTCCTTTTTCGAATAATTCATCATCTACACCTATATGGGCATTATCTAATAAATTTAAAAAATCTCCGTTAAGCAGAATATAGCACTGTCCATCTTCTGCAAATTGAGAGATATTAAAAGTGTCTAAAATAGCACTATAAAGCTTTTCAGACTCACCTTCCTCAAGAGATTCTTTTATGCTTTTTCCAATAAACTGAACAGGAATATCTATACCTAAATAAGCTCCCAGCAGTGCTCTATGCTTACCATCGAATACTTCCCCTTCTTTAATTATAACAGGCATTAGTTTCTTATAGGTGAGATTATGAGTGCCATAACTATCTAAATAATGTAAGAGAGTATCATACAATTCATCACCCTCTTTACTTAATTTAAATCTTCTAATAGCATTATCTCTATAGGAAGAATCTTTCCTTTCAGTGGCTAATTCAAATATTTCTTTCCCAGAAACTAACTTATCTCCTGGATAAAATAAATCATATGGTTTTATTTTGCGATCTTTAGCTTCTTCTATTAAATCAAAAATAGTAGGATTAAATCTTTCAGTTAATTTCATAAATGTAACCCCTCAAGTGATAATTCCTTATCTTCTATTTCGATTAATCTGTCTTTAAGATCTTGTAAGTATTCTCTATTTCTAAATTCTTTAAATATTAGATTTCGTACTCCAAACTCTCCTTCAGAAGCTAACCCTTCCTGTCTTATCTCATATAATCTATTAATTAAAGATTCTATATCTTCTTTTGTTTCTATGTTTAAATACTCTTTATATAGATCTTTATATAAAGGCTCATCCTCTATATTTATAATTTCTACATCTATCTTTTTAGGAAATTTAATCCATTTATTTTTCTTTAAAGAGTATATTCCATTACTTACAGAAGTAGAACCATCTCCTTCTATGTAAACTTCTACTTCTTTTCCTTTAACTTTAATATTATGATTCTTATTAAAGGAGGACTTAGCATAGTTATATAATAAAGTAAGTAGGTTTTTATCTACATCCACAGAGTCTATATCTGCTATAATATGTACGTCTATATCGCTCTTATCTGTGTAATTATAGGAAGCATTAGATCCTACTAACCAGTAATCTCTTATCTTTAAAGGAATATTATTCTCTTTTAAATCTTCAATAAAGACTTCTGCAATGTCAATTAAATGCTCTCTTACATCTTCTTTTAAAAAATTATCCTTATCAAACAGCTTGGAATTTAATTCTTGATGTAATTCTAAATTTTCATCTAACATTATCTTCATAGCAGGATTCTCCTATACATCTCTAATATATTATACAATAATTACGAAAAAGAGGGAGTATGTTTCAACCCCCTCTTATTGATTTTCTTCAATTTAAATTACTTCCCAAAGTCTCTCTTAATTTCTTTAAGAGCTACTTCAATTAACCCTTTTAAGTTATCTACTCCCACTACTTTTAGAATTAACTTATATACGAAAGGAGCTTTCTCTTTAAAAGTGTTTTCTACTAATTGTAATTTTTCTGCACCTTTACCATGCTCTACTATCTGAGATTCTGCAAAGGCAACTAAACCTTTGAGGTAAGTTATAAGGACTTGCTTTTTTTCTTCATCGCTCATTTTGCAGAATTTTACAATTTTGTAAATAAGAAAACCTAAAACTGCTACACAAGCAACTCCAATTATTACATATGTTATAATTTTATCCATTACGTAATCCTCCTAAAATTCTGTTTAGCAGACTTCCTTTTCGGGTACTGCTTCTTTTTCTTTAGATTTTTTAGAATGTAGAACTCTCTCGTTAGGTAATGCTAAAAATTGATTTCTCATCTCAGTTAGAACACCATTAGATCCTAGCTTATGGTAGATCTCATACATTCTCTCTAAGTCATCTTTAGCATCTATAGGAGCGTAACCCTCTTTTAACCATTTCTCATATCTAATTTTTAATTCATTTTTAATAATGGCCTGATTACCTGATTTGAGAAGCTCGACGTCTCTCTTGATCTCCTCCCTATTCTGATCTTGCTGTTCCATTCTAGCTGTTAGGTGATCCTTTAAGTTATCAATCTTATCAAGTATTTCAGCCCTCTCTTTTTCTCTACGCTCTCTTAATCGTTTAGGGCTATTTTTTATAGCTTTATAAAGATCTGTACCTATTAAACCTATTAAGCACATTATGAGTGCCCATATCGTTTTTTCTAACATTTTGTAAACTCCTACTGGTGAAATTTTTTTCCTAATACACTTAAGTCCCAATTTCCTCCGACAGTAAGGGCTCTAGTTATTTTTTAGTTGTAATTATTTTTCCTCAGGAAAATATTTTTTCCCTAATTCGGTTGCATTCTTTTCGAATATAGCTTCATCATAAGGTACATATCTATATGCGTATTTAGGGATTTCAAATACAAACATCCAGATAGCTGCAGCAATACTCCAGATTAAAAACACTCCAAATAATATTATTAAAGGGATTAAATGTTTAACTATTCCTAAAACAAGTAATCCTAAACTAATTAATCCTATTATAGATAATGTAATTGAAGTAAATATCTTTTTGCTTTTTTGAGTTTTAAATTCTCTCATCCAATATCTTAGAGCAGATGGAAGACTAACAAGGAAAGGAGTTAAAGGTCCTAATACAATGTTCTGAATACCATGTCCACATTCATGTTGTTTTAACTCTAATGTAGGAGTCTCATCACAAAAGAAGAAGGGACCTGCTTCAAATCCTCCCCAATCTTTACCTACTCTAAAATAAATTCTATTATGAAACTTCTCGGGTTTCTTGCCTATGATTAACATTGCTAGAGCACATATGCAACCATAGGTAGTGACTAAAATGCCCCAAGTAAAAGAGAGAATATAAAATAATATAAGTTTTAAAGTCTTCATAAGTCTTCCTCTCTCAGTGATTCTGTATAGTTTTGAGGTCTATGAGAATCTACAGGATTCCATTCTTTATTCTTACCAATCTTTAACATTTTACCAATGTGCCTAAATAAGAATATCTTAGGAGGTACGTGAGTAACAATATCATTATGATTTCTAATAACTGTAAAGTTCTTAAATCTTTCCTTAATAGATTTCTTTAAGATTCCCCATACAACTCTTGGACAACCAAACCCATATCCAAAGATATTATCCTTAATATCTTGTCTATTGAACACACAATATTCGTGACAGAGAACTGCTAAAGCAGCTCCGTGAGAGTATCCAACTATTACAATTCTTTTTAAGGAAACATCCTGAACAGTTTCTTTAATCTGATCTCTTATTACTTTCCAAACCTTTAAGAATCCTCTATGTACGTACCATCTATGTTTCATATCCCCATAAGGCTTAGCAGGGAAATCAAGGTTGTTCTTCCAATCAGTTTTTCCATTACTACATTCAAGATAAATATATAAAGTATCCTCTATCTTCTCAGTGTAATAAGAAGCTGTTTCCTCTTCAAGTTGTATATAAGGTACTGAAATTACCTTCTTATAATAAAACTGTAGATTCTCTTCCATTTTAACTACTCACTTCCCTGCTCTTTTATTTCATCTAATTTAGCTGTAAAAAACTAGCTAAAAATGAGGTTTAATTATTGTACAGGATAATTACATACAGTATTATACATGGTACCTGCTTGTGCGCTCGTGGTTTTTGCGACAGGGTAGTAACCCTCAACGTTATAAGGATCATAAGAATTAAGATACCAGTGATTATCCCCTGATACGTCTGATGAAGCGGCAGAAGGATAGGTTCTCATCTTTAACCTCAAGCCATATGTAATCACCTTAGCAGGTCTCGAAGGATCATTAGATGGGAAATCATAGTTAGCAAATATCGCGTCCGCAATACTGCTCGGAATTATATCACCACCATCCTGATAACCACTATCTGGATCATCGTGAGATTGATCTTCCCATGGATATGGGTAAAGTTCACAGCTTACTTTAGCGTCCTGAAGATTATTTACATCAATCCATTTGTCCAGGGTATCCACAGTAGTTGGAATGTTTAACGGCACATCATGAACAAGAGTAACACCAAATAAAGACTCACAGTCAGTTGGAAACAATGAAGAGGGCGTCCCGTTGCCATAATCATTGATATTATATACACCGGCCCATGGACCACCACTATTGCTGTCGGCAATAACGGGCCCACTACTATTATAAACACTATTCCAACTACATAAAATATTAGGACATTTAAGTCCACTAAAGCATGAAGTATCAAAGTAGGTTATATTAACCTCAGCATTATTTTCACCTTGTAAAGAATAATTGCCACTAACTACATAATCACCTGTTTTTCCATTGACAAACTCCAATCCCCACCCTGTAAGTATATAGAAGTCACATGGATCAGTAGTTTTCCAAGCATTTTTAATTATTATATCATTAGTTATATTTACATTCCAATATGATTGCGCAAGAAAGTTTGCATTCGGAGACAGATGATATGCTTCGTCTGGCGCTAGGCCTTTAGAATCATCTACATAAAAAGGACCAAATCCAGGTACATAGACATTAGAAAGAGCGTCTAAAAATTCAAATACTCCCCAACCGGCAGAGCCCGTTACTTCTACGGTGTCACCCTGTGCAATAGCTTCCACTCCAAGGGTATCCCTTATTGCGGTTGCAATAAGCTCTGACGTCAATGGTGTACCGCTATAATCGATTATCTCCGAAAGATCATCAAGGTAAATTGTCCAGTACTTACCATATTCTACCCTGTAACGATCGTCATCGTTATAACTTAAAATCTTCGTTGAAGCAAATGTAGTATCTTCTTTTTTATAGATAAGAGGAAGACCTGTTAGCATAGAAATGTTATTATATGCCCAGAGGGGTATTCGGTTATGGGGTGAAGTAATTGTTATCGGATCACTATAAGAGTCAATTATCTTGTTCCAGTTACTAGCGGAATCAGTGTCAATATATAGTCTACCATCAGCATTAAAGTTGAACAAATGATCACTTTCAGTCAACCCAGCTCTCTGTAATAATTTAATGCGCGTATATAACATCCAAGCAGATCTACAAATCGCAAATTCATTTTGGGCAGTCATTTCTATCATCTTACCGGTGTCTACATCATTATAAGCAGTAGTATAATCAGTCCAGTCTAATCTAGGAATTACTACCGCAGTCTCAAAACTAACAACAACGGTTCCATTAAGTTTAATACCTTTACAGCCTTCAATTTTAGCCCCATTATAATAAACACCAGATAGTGTTACGGCTGAATTATTAAAATTTATAATATTCGTCATTCAACTTCCTCCGATTCTTAGATAAATAGTTTACTGAGTATCAATACAGAGATAATTATCTGAATCTACCCAAATTTTAGCTACTCCTGCAGTTGTTTGAGAAGCCGCAGGAGAAACTAATGCAGTAGCTGCATACATACCCTGAGCTACCGTTGTACTAGTAATCCAGCTCAAACTGTAATAGATTCCATCTTTAATACCACTATATATGAAACCTGTACTATTATATCTTCCACCATACATCAAATACACAGGATTAGTATCTGATGTGGATTTCCTCATACAAATCACTGCTGCGTCAGGCTCTGCATTTGCTCTGGCAATAATTTCAGAAGGTACATTTATAATACTCGATGATCCTGCGGAGGGCTGAGAGCTAACTGTGATATTAAATGTAGTAGCCTGAAGAGAGAACGTACCTGCAACTGAAGGGTAAGTCAACGTATATCCAGTTGAATTAGTTTTACTACAGTAAGCTAGCACTCCGAAGTAAGTATAAATACTCCAAGGGGCTCCCTCACTAACAGAATCATAAGCAGCATATACTTTTAAATTATCATTTACAGCCACACTTTGTTTAAATACATTACTACCTGTAAATGTATTATCACCACTTAACACAGGTGCAGTTGGCTTATCAGATAAATCATTATAACTACCACTTGTAGCAACAGTTGATAAACCGCTTACAAGGGATGCACTTAATTTGTTAGAAGAAGTAATAGTAGCTTGTTTTCCATTCAATGCTGAATTTATTACTTTATTTTGGACAGGGTTTTCGGAGGTACTTGATAATGAAGAATCTACAGTTATATCAGTTCCACCTGTAGGAATTTCAACCCATTGTCCACTTACTGGATCTTTATAATTTATAGTTGCCATTATTTTACCCCTAATTCATTTATTTTTTCTCTTGCTTCTTTTCTCTTTGCAAGTTCAGTTGTATAAGTTGTTTTCAATTTTTTTACTTCTTCTGAATTATTATCTGCCACCGCTTCAGATATCTTTAACACGATATAATCCGTATCTTCCAAATACTTCTTATACTCTGCAATCTTCTTTGCTTTTTCTTGTTCTGCTTTCTCTTCTGCCGTGGGTACGTATACTTCTGTCTTTGTCAACTCTTCAAATTCTTCTTTCGTGATTTGAATGTAATTCTCATCAAAGAGTGGTGACTTTAGATTGAGGAAACCGGTGTTATCATTTGACTTGTAATAAAATCTTTCCATTGTTGTTTCTCCTTTAAAGCTCCATTATTGAATCGTAATACTCATCTATTGAAATATAACCGCTACCGTTTGGCTCATAAAAACCCCATGAATATTGCCCGGTCGTACAAATCAAACTGCAATAATCAGTGGGTGCCGTAGTAGGAGAGGACGTTGCCCTAACTCTTAATTGAACTACTGCTTGATTAGAATCCGCTCTCGGATATATCTCTTCGCTACTTAACTTTGTTGATTTTTTTGTGTCATACAAAGTAAAGGTATAATTATAAATATTATTAGACGAGGTTACGTTTCCGTGTATAGTATGAGCATATAGTTTTCCACCGCCGCTTGAACCGCCACCGCTTGTGCCATCAGGATTAATCCAAAGAATCTCATCATTTAAAGGAGTAGTAGAACTTACAGCAACTTCTGCTTTACCTGTAATACTAGTTAAAGGTTTCGTACTAATTTCACCAGAAGAATTTATTACAACTGCCGAATCTGAAGTAGGATTGGCAGGTTTATTTATTTTTCCATTTATTTCATTTTTTAAATCAGTAGATAAATCAGCTTTAGAAACTGTTGAGTCTGTTGTTCCGAATAATGTTCCAGCAGGAAGTGTTCCAACTTTTGCATTAAACTGTTCTTCTGTTCCGACTCTTAAATCTACTTGACTATAATTTTCATTTTGAGCCATATAATTTCTCCTTTATTTATATTTTTCTCTCCCTCCCTGCCTCCTTGTTTAGCAAGGAGGGATAAGGAGATTTTTGTTTGATAAAAAATCAAACAGACACTTTATACATAAAATTTTCTTTTATAACAACATTTGGTTGAACTAATAAATCATTGTCGTTTCCAATAACTTTCAAACAACCATTATTCGTTCGTAATGCACTAACTTGATTATATGTTAAATCAGAAGAAATAATTGTTTCGGTTGGCGTTTCAACAGCATACCAAACAATTATTGGATCGCCAGAATCATATAAAGATTTTACATAAGATTTAAAATCAGATGGAAGAGTATTATGTTCGTTATCATAAAAATATAAATAAGTCCCGCAAGAACAAGATTCCACGCAACCATATGAACTGCCCTCTCCATCAGATGGATATTTAATTTTATTACAATAAATCGGACCAGATGTATTCACAGAAGATCCACTGATAGCATTTATTTCATAAGCGAATCTATATTTTCCAGATGTATTTGTTCCACTTTGAGTCCAATTGATATTACCATCTAATACTAATTTTTGAATATATTGAATCTTTTTTAATGTGTAGGTTCCATTATTATTATCAATTACTTCTAAATAATCTTGATATAACTTACCATCTGATGGATTTTTGATTGCATTTAATTCATAATTATTTAATAAATCAATCTTATCATCTTTATATACAATATCTTTTGAAGAAGATCCTACAGATAAACACCAACTGTCAATATCTATATAAATTTCTTCATCGCCAGTAATATATTGATACCAGCCGATAGCATTAAAATTCACATTTTCATACTTTAATGTTACCCATTGATTATATGTTTGTGTGCTACAATATCTTCTTACAGTAGAATCTACATTCGTATATTTATCGGTAACAAATAAACCACAAAAACTTGCAGAATAACCTGTGTTATAGACATTGAATTGTAACGAATAATTTGTTAAAGAAGGTAAAAACGTATTATATGAAATATTATGATTTTTATCAAATTTTATACAACGTTTTCCTTGAAAAGTTGTTAATAAAGAACTTGATTTATCTCCAAAAGCATCTTTTAAATTTAATATATTTTCGTTACTTAAAGATAATTGCGATATTGTTGTTGGAAATACCCCTTTATATATATTTCCAAAGAAATCTGGATAATCTTGTTTAAATTGTGAAAGAGTCGTTGGTTCATTTCCTCTTCCATACATTGCCGTAAGATCAAATAACTGAGGAGTCCACCAAACATCCAATGTGTCTTCGTTTCCGTAAACAACTCGCAATTCTATTCTCTTCCAGGTATAATTATGTTTTTTAATAGTAAATACATTTAAATTTTCTTGATCAATGCCAGTGGAACTATACCACTCAGTGTCAGTCGTTCCGTCTTCATCAGAATAACCGCAATACCAACCAGCCTCGAAAGAAGGATATGTTTGTTTTAATCCAGTAAGTAATATATATTTGTGATCATCAAATACTATATCATCCATATTCCAAGAATCCGTAAGATGGAAGGAGTTATATTGCGTTCCCGTATTTTTGCCAACGCAGTGAACTGTGCCATATGCTACATATGGAGTCCAATTTATGCCATCATGATTCCATACAGTTCCATATTTACTTTTATCTAATAATTGAACAACCTTTTTTGTATTACCTTCTACTTTATTTAATAAAATATTAGTTTTATCTGGAATATGGTAATTTATATTATCTTTCTCTATATTCTCTTCTAATAATTCTTCTGTAAGATTATTATATTTATCTAGTATATAACCACTATTACTTGGTATTATTCCTAGATCTAAATATCCATAAGGTACATAAGAAGTAACAGTTGATCCTTCTTCTATCTGTAAGTGAGAAATAGTAGCAACTGTCAAATCTGGATAGTTGGCATAAAAATATACCCCACTATTTAAATCATTGGTAGTAATTGTACGTGAAGTCCCCTTTGCCCAATAGGTATCAGAAGTATACAGATATATTGCATCACTACTTGCATTAGTTGCAGTTGTTTCAAAACTAAGTATGTATGTTTTTCCCACTTTCAAATTTGGGCACAATTCTTGTAAAGTTTTGCTACTTCTCGATGTAGAATTTGTAGGTGCAGATCTTGCTATTATATTACCATTATAAACACCTGCTGTTTCAATAGGTAAAGTATCTGGTGTATAAGAATTAAGGTTATTGACATCAAACAAATTCCTAGTCGTAGTAACATACTTTAATCTCTTAATATTCTTATTACTTATTTCTATATTCTTTAAACCAATAAAACCAAGAGGAGATACTTTTAATTCTGGATGATCTGTATAGAATTGATTTACTGTAGTAGGTTCATTTCCTTCTCCATACATAAGAGTAAGGTCATAAAAAGTAGGCTTTATTGTTGTGCCGCTTACAGTTTCATCAGCACCCACAACAATACAACCATATATCATAGAAACATCATTATTAAGCGAAAAAACACCGTTATATACATCCGAAAAATATCTAACACTCCCATCAATATATTGCACACTAATTTCATACCAAAATTTACCATAAGATTCAATATCAATTGGACTACTCAAACAAATCTTATCCCCTTTTGAAAGTTTCATTGGATCACTGAAGAAATTAACAGCAGTTTTTTGGGTAGCAGTTCCATTTACAGTCCAACTTCCGTCATCATTATTGGTAAAGGTGACACCATTTAAAGTTTGAGTTGCATGATATTTCCATTTATCTAATAAATTATAAGAATAAGGTTCATAATCTCCTACAGTACTTCCTTCTACTAACATCATATCTTTCCAAGAAATACTTCCTTGAGTTATATTAGTAAAATTACAAGTAAAAGTATAAGTGGTAGATGGTTTTAAATCCATCTCACATCTACATAAAGTATCTATAGAAGCACCATTCAAACCAAATCTAATAAGTTTAAATCCGGTGGTTGAGGGAGTAGTAAAAGTAGTAGTTAATTTTCCGATAGCAATATTTGCTCCTGCTAATCCAGTGTACTTAGTTCCATCCCAACCTTGTATTTTAAATGTATTTACAGAAGCGCTATCAGCAGTTCTTTGCGTAGCAACTGCATAAGAAGTACCAAACTGTACGGTTACATTACCCTCAACACTTATACAGTATAATAAATTTTTACTTTTATTTGTGATTAGTTTCATAATATATTAATCACCTGCCTCGTAAATGGTTACAGAGAATACTTTTTTATTGTTAATATCACCCGTTGTTGCTAACTTACTCCACGCACTCCAATTATTTTCAAATTGATTTCTAATATATATTGATGAAGAATTATATGGAAATGCAATTTGAATTGGATATTCTGATGCCTGAGTTCCATATAATACGTAAAGTCTTCCTGCATTAAATTCGGCAGGGAAGTTTACCAATGTTGTACTGTAAGCATCGCATACATAAGTTCCTGCACTGGTATAACTATTTGCATTACCATCAGAAGGAATGATACTACAATAACTTTTCAATGAAGGAGCGTTAAATTCTAAGTATAATCTGTTTACAGCATCCAAGTTATTTACAGGATCATTAGTTCTTACAGTTCCCGCAGAAGTGTATTGTATAATTGCAGAATTAGCAGGAGATTGAGAGTAACCAATACTTCCATCTACTCCGTCGGAACCTTTAGAGTATACCTGGCTAGATCCGGTTACCTTTCTTACAAACCCATCATCTACATATTCTTTAGTAACTGAAATTTTATAGTCAGTACCACCAATCTTTAAACCTGTTAACTCATCTTCTGTACCTGTAAGAGTAGGATTTGCTGTTACACCCTTTAAGATAGTTTGACTACGCGTCCACTTACCATTTGACGGGAGTATCTGCATAGTAATATCATAAGCCTTATCGTTTTGAAGATATATGGCTTTATATTGTATAATCTCATCATCTTCGTTAAACAAATACTTTAAAATCATTTCCGAAGTATCGTCAAAAACATAATAATTATGACTGTCGGGATTGCATAACTTTTCTTTTACGTCAGCAGTAAGTGTTCCGCTACTCGTCCCATTAGGAATAGTAAAAGCTTTTACGAAATTTTCACTACTTTTTACATATCTTCCATCGCCATACTTCTTATTTACAACAGAATAATCATCGTCGGAAGTTGTCTTTGCGTAAATTACACCATTGTTGTCGTAACCTACAATGGCTCCACTTTCAGCATTGTTTACAAGAGCGTGAGTATTTCTTACGAAAGCACTTCCCCAATCTGCTGAACCATATGGTTTATAGTTAATAATACTTGTACCAGTGACATTTACTCCAGGATATGGATCTTTAATAAGATTCTTTCCTGATACCTCTATCTTCTCACTGTCTGACGCTTTATCGATAGTGATTCCATCTGTACCAACTAAGTTTACGCCCGGATCTAATTTATCTTGTTTTTCTTTTAATTCTTTAAGACGTACTGCATCATTATCATCTTTTGGAGCATTTGCAATTTGTACTCGACCCGCACTAGTTACAGATAAAGCATTTACTCTGTGAGTTGAATCAGCGCCACTACCAACTTCAAATATATTAGATTCGCTACCCTCGTTGTAAGTGCCTAGATATAAATGCCCGTCTTTGATTCCATCACCAAGTGCAATGGAGTTAGTACCGATTCGCATACCTCCGTTAGTGAGATAAACTGTACCTGTTAGCACACCTCCAGATTTATCTAATTTAGAATTAGCTACGTCTCTAATCTTTGACTCAATTGAAGTGCCTGCAGTGTTAATTCTCCTATCTACTTCTATCAATGATGCGATTTCAGCATTATCATAGTACACTTTTCCGTCTTTTGTAACTCTAAAAGCAGTATGTCTGCTTGTTGAATTGCCTGTACCGACCTCAAATATACTGTTTAGATCATTCGAATTGTACTGACCAACTATGCATTGATTCTCACCATTAACATTTAGATTAGTACCATAGGAAAATGAGTTGTTCGATGTCTTACTAACGAAGTTGTTGGTGCCTCCTGAATAAGCATACTTAGCACCTATGATCTGTACATTGTTACCATTAGCCCAAGAGCCTTCACCTGTTGCATCTTTATCTGTATCATCAGGTTTTACAACACTTTGATAACCATCTACTTTTGATAAATAGGACCATGCTCTGTTGCTTCTACCACTTGCTTTTGAAATATGTCCATCAGCTACGTTAGATACACCATCAGTATATCCTGCAAAACCTGAAACATAAGAGTTGAAACCGCTTGCGTGCCCAGCCTCACCTCTTCTTGTGTCCATTGAGAGTGTATCTGCAGGTGTTTCAGAAGGTTCAGTCGGTTGTCCAGGTTGACCTGGTTCAGTTGAAGGATCAAACATGCCTTCCACATACTTCTGATTCATTACAACCGTATAAGAACCTTCAGTATGAGAAGCAGGTGCATCAGTCACTGTTTGATAACCATGAGCAAGTGAATCAGAGCCTGCAGCTAATGTAACACAGTTATCACCAAATACGGTTGAATAAGGGCCTCTTGCAACAGTTGTAGTACCACCTGCAATGGCTCTTTTTGCTTGTGCAGATGAATTACCACCAAGAGAAACAGAAAAATCTGCTTGACCTCCAATAGGTTCTGAATCTAATGTTAATGTAGGATCCAATACTTTTGCATAAAGGCTCGAGTCAGGAAATTTAAGTTTTCCATTTTTCTTTGGATCAGCTATTTGCTGTAAAGAATTATCACCATTACCGTTATCGATGTTAGTAGCTTGAGAATATTTACTATCAGCAAAACCTTTATTTATAATAGATTTATCAGTGCTACCTACCTCAATTTCCGCAGCTCCATTTGCATCTCTTGCTACTACTGTATTTGCAGTAGCTTCTGAAGTATAGCTCAAAGATTCATTATTCTTTAAAGCAATTTTGTTTTCATTGGTATTATCTAGTTTAGTAGCTATACTCGTAGTAATATCATCAGTAGTAGCTAAAGTACCCGCTTTCCAGGGAAGTGCTAATGTCAAAGGCATACTGAGAGAAGTACTTAATTCAATAGTGGGTTTAGCCGAACCATCCGGATCTACTTCTCCAGTATTAATAGTTATCGTACTAGCATTTTTTCCAGGAGTCTGCATTTTAAGAGTACCTGGAGTAGATAGAATGTTATTTTCACTACTTACTACTACACCGGAATCATCATCATACCTAATAGAGTATGCTTCAGTTGTGGATGCTCCTATTTTATCATTTGTATCACCGGTATACCCTACAATCTCTCTTGCAGCTACAGGTTTTTTAGTAAGAGCATCATTATCTTTTGCACCCACTGTTAAGTAATTTTTATCTAAATTGTAGAGAACTTCTCCTGCTTGTAATTTCTCTGTGCTAGAATTTAAAGCAGCTGATTTACCTCTTTTTACTTTTATTGTATTAGGCATTTAAATATCTCCTAAAATTATATATTTCTGTTAAGCAATCTCTCCACCATCTAAGACAAAGTTATTTAAACCTAAGCTTGCAGGTGTTATAGAATCAACTAAGTTATTAGCATCTATAAGTGTGTGTTTAGCACTATTCCATACTAATAAGTGATTATCGGTTAATTTGGTTGAATCTTCTCTAGTAGCTACTGGGTTGGCATCTGTTGCAGATTTGAATGTAAATTCATTAGTAGTTTTATTGATACTACCTAAACCAAGTTTAACACTATCTGCTGAAGTAGCTGGATCATATAAGATACCATAAGCAATTGCATTCTCATCGGCATCTTTATTACCAGTCTTAATAGCTAAACCACTAAGATTTACTAATTCAGTGTTATCTGCATTGGCTACTATCAAGTTATCTTTTACAGCCAATGTTTCGGTATCTACAGTAGTTGTGGTACCATTAACTCTTAAATTACCGCCTACTGTAAGGTTTCCTTTACCTTCTGTTGTTTTAGTAATTTCTACATCAGCATCTTGAATTGTAAGATTTCCTGTAAGAGTTCCCCCTGTAAGATCTAGCTTAGTATCTAACTGGCCTTTATTTACAGCATCTTTATTATTTATACCATCTTCTACTTTTACTCTACCACTAGAATCTCTCTGCATGATAGTGCTCGCTGTAGTAGAAGAAGTGTAAGAAATAGTTGAATTATTCTTTAAAGCGATTGTAGTATCACCTTCAACTAAATCTATCTTCTTGTCTATATTGGCTTGTAATACATTATTTATATATGCTAATTGGCCAAATGTTGCTACATCATCTGCTACAGCGCCTGCTGCAGCTTGAAGTCTGCCATTGCTGTCTCTTTGTGCTATAGAATTTCCTGAAGTATCTGAAGCAAGATCTACCATTAACTGTTTAGATCCATTCTCATCATACCCGGCAATATATGCTTGGAATTTACCGGAGGTTATAGCCACTTTATCTAGCTTAGTAGCTAAGTTAGTATCTACATACTGCTTATTTGGTACATCAGTAGCATTTTCGGGAATTTTAGACGATGTTATTCCGTCATCTACATTCAGGTGACCTCTTATAGTCATTCCGCCTGTAACGTCAGTATATGATTTATCTGCAGTTCTTGTAAATGCACCAATTCTGTTATCAATAAGATCTTGAATTGAATTATCTATATAAGACTTATTTACAACTGCTTTAGGATCATCTAAATTTACAGAAGAATAAATTCCATTATCAACATTTAATCTTCCTTTAACGGTAAGACCCCCGTTGACATTTGTGAAATCACCTTCGCCATCTACATATTCGAAAGTTTTTACTCTCTTATCTAATTCTGTAGTTATATCTGTTTGAAGTGCTAATATACCGTCACTTGAAGGTAATGTCCAACTAAGAGTCTGAGCAGTTGCATCAGGAATAGTTAAAGTTTTACTGCCACCGTAACCATTAAAAATCAGCTTCGGAACATCTCTATCTTTAGCAAGAATCGATATACCCCGATCTGATTTGTTTCTAATATCAAAATAAGTAGAATCTGAAGATTCTACATAACTTACATCTGCTATATTAAGTCGAGAATCTTCTGTTCCTGCACCTACTGTAAATAAGGTATGCCGGAGAGCGTCGTTAATAGATTTACCATATTTACCAACTGCTAATTCTCCTTGATTTTTAGCTTCCGTTCCTATACCTAAAGCGGCGGAATTTTCTCCTGAAGCGGTATTAGAATTTTCTGCATTCTTTTGTCTTAAAGAATATTTTCCATCTCCATTTTCTATATTTAAATCGCCAAAGCTCTTTTCAATAGCCTCTTCTACAAATTGTTTATTTGTAGCATCTGTAGCATCTACAGGAGAATTGAATATAGTTACTTTATTATTAAAAGTAGCGTTTTCTTCTACGTTTAAATCTTTATTAATAGTAACATTACTATCAAATGTAGAAGTATCTGTATCTTTATTATATGTTAATTTGTAAGTTTTATCTTCTAATTCTTTTATTCTATCTAAAGTAGATTGTGTGGAAACCCATTTTAAAGTATGATTTCCATTCTCATCTATCTCTACAAGAAGAACATAATTACCCTCATCTTTAGGTAGTTGTTCTGGAGATAGTATCTTAACATCTACTCTAATAGTTTTTGTTTTTTGATCAACAGTAACAACAGTAGTTTCGCTATTTCTACCCTTATATTCTATTTCTTTTATTTGTTTATAAAGTTGTCCGTACATGTAATCCATTTACGTATTATCTCCTTTACTCCATAATAGCGAAGTCTGTCTTCTGTATTATAGTATTTACCTCGTCTTCATAAAAGCTATTCGATATATTATTTAAAAATTCTTCTTTAGAGAGAGTTTTTAGTACCTTTAATACTTCTTCTCCATTATAATCATATTCTTTTGAAGATATTTCTATATTTTCATCCTTATTAAATTGAATATATAGCGCTGATTTCTCTTTTGTTTTCTTATTTATTCCAAAGATTTGTAAAGGTTTATTATATTGATCTGGAATGTAAGACGCTACATCTTCTTCTGTGAAAGATAATGTATCTGTAACCCACTTATTATAAGCTATTAAATTAGAATCTTCACCTAAATCGCATGTAAAAATGTGAGAGTATTTACTTAATAGAACTTTCACCTCATAATAATACTTTCCAGGAAGTAAATACTCGGTATCCGTAGATTTAAATTTAACAATTAAATCTCCACACTTATTTATTTCATCTTCATAATCATATTTTTTCTTAATAATAGCTTCTTCGAATCTCTGATTTGGTTCCATTACCCCCATATATACTAATGCATTAGGATGTTGATTTAAATAAAATCTAACAGGATCAAAGCAAGTTCCATTATTTATAAAAAGAGGAACTTCAAAAGTATCCCCTCTATTAATACTTATAAATCCATTTCTATATAAGTAAAACATGTAGATATGTTCCTCCCTATCTTATCTATATAATTTAGCCATTTTTGCATTGACTAAATCAGTGATTTCTATCTTTCTAAAAAGAAAGGAAGTAGGTTGCACTCTTCTGAACAATCTACCTCCTATTATATTATACAATGTTTTTTCTCACTTAATTAATCTCTCCACCGTCAATAACAATACTTCCTATCTCGGTTTTAGTGTAAACAGGAAGTGTTATCGTACCCGCGGAGCTTTGATTAGCAGTAAATGTACCCGTACCTGAAACGTCTCCATTAGCACCTACTTTAATAGTTAAAGCACCATTATTCGCTGCAGATGGAATACTAGGTTTATCTAATAAATCGGTGTAACTACCTGTTTTAGATACTTTATGAAGAGTAATTTTTCCATCACCCTTAATCGCCTCAGAAGCATTAACGGCTTGTGAAGTAGTGGCTGTGGTATCTAAAGATTTAACTGATTGAATAGCACTATCTGCTTTTGCACCTTGTGCTGCAGTAGCAAAATCTTCAGTAGCTTTATATGCAGCGGTTCCTAATCCGTGAACCTTAACAGAAGTAGCAGTTCCATCTGAAGGAGTTACCGTAAATGCACCATTAGTTGTACCCTCTGCAAAAGTGTAAGTAGTGTTATTATCCGGAAGTGTAAAACTCTGTCCTGAAACATCAGACCAAGTAGTAGCACCTTTAGCTTTACTTTGTAGCTTTAAAGTATGTCCACTAAGCACTAATTGATATTGAGTATCCGTATCTGAAGGTAAAGCTGCAATTTTAGTGTCTGTGTAACTCTTTGCATTAGATTCCGCAGTACTGGCTGCTCCTGATTTGTCTGCACCTACTTCAGTGTAAGTATAAGTAGGCTTTGTAGCTGCCTTAGCCCAGGAGTATACATCTGCGGCTAAACCGCTAACCCAGTTCAAGTCTTTAAAAGGAGAGGTTCCATTACCTACTTTAAATAGAACCGTAGGTGCATTATGAATAGGATCAACATTATCAGGTACGTAAGTAATTCCAACCTCTCCCTGAAGGAGAACTAAGTTACCTTTTTGATTAGGAACACTTTCATTCGACCAGTTCTCCCAGGTATCGTATCTTAATTGAATTTGAGTCTTTAAAATCTTCTTTGCCATACGTGTAATTACCTACTAAAAATTCTCTGTTGATATTTTAGTTATCTAACAGAAAGAGAGGGAATAACACTTAGTTATAGATATTATTCCCTCCCAGTCCCTAGCTTAATTTAAATATTAAAGAGAAGAATCTCCTCCATTAAGAATTAAAGTATCTCCCTCTGCAATAAATAACTTATTTACATTAAGTGCTTTAACTCCAATAGTACCTTCAGCATCAACTTCGATTGAAGTGTTATCTACTTTAACAAGTCCAAGTGAAGCTGCTGTAGCAATAGGAAGCGTTACAGACTTACTGCTAATAGGAAGTGCTTCAGTACCTACCTTAATAGATTCAATCTTATTAACCTGTGCACCGGCTTCAGCAGGTTTAACAGCCTCTAAAGCTTCAATAGCAGTAGCATTTGCAGTAGCTTTAGCCATTGCACCCTTTTCATCGTTCCAGAGAGCAACGTCACCTGCTTTAATCTGATCAAGTTCGTCCTTGTTAGTATGTTCGTGAGCTTTGTTGATCTGAGTCTGAACGGCTGTGGTAAGTTTACCAAGAGCAATACTGCCATCCTTAATAGATGCAGTAACCTTATGATCATCACTTACAGCAACCTGAACAGAGTCTTCTTCAGCAGAACCGCTAGTTACATACTCAATAAGGTCTCCAACGTTAATATAAACTTTATCGTTAGTAGCATTTGCAAGAGTTAATTCTAGGTAAGTACCAGCTTCACCCCAAGCACCTGCTTCAGCTTTAGTAACAACGATACCGCTCTTAACAACCATATCCTTAGGAATATCGATTGTAGCGTTTTCAATTGCAACTCCACCCTGCTTAAATACATATCTGGCTGCAACACCTTCAGGAGAAGTCTTTTCACAAGTTACTTTAGAACCATTACCACCAACTTGAATACTATCTGCTAATTCAGCTAATACAGCTTCAAGGTCGGTAGCAATGAATTTTTCTGCAGTATCTGCAACAGCAATATCAGCAGCTGCACCTGTTGTAGCAACTTTAGCAAGAGTAATGTCATCACCTGTGCCCTGAGCTACAGCACCTTTAGTCTGACCAACACCTGCTTTTAATGTAACGACACCTTCGCTAACGGTAGCGATTACTGCAGAACCATCTGTAATAGCATCCTGCTTACCATTCCATGTAGCTTCTTTATCTTCGATTGCCTTAACTCTAGCATCGTTAGAAGTTTTATATTCTCCAAGAGCCGTAGATGCAGCAGTACCAGCGGCTTTAGCATCAGCAATAGCTTCATCTTTACCGTCTGCATAGCTCTTTGCAATTGCCTTAACAGAACCTGCAGTAGCTTCTTCTCCGTTTAAAGTAGCAACATCAGTAACGGCTTTATCCCAAGCAGTTTTCTTAGCAGCGGTAACGTGAATATCTGTATCAGCGATGTGTGCCTCTGTAGCAGCTTTAGCAGCATAAGTGTTAGCAAGATTGAGGGCTTCAATACCTGCAGTTACTTCTTCAGCAACCGTCTTACCTTCAGCGTGTTTAGCTTCTAACGCTTCTACTTTCTTAGTAAGACCTGTATCACCACCTACGATTCCATCTACATATGCTTTAGCATTAGTTTCAGCTGCAGAAGCTTTATCATCTGCATATCTCTTAGCACCTTCAATAGTGTTACTATCTTTAGTATCTGCATTTTCGCCACTAGCAGTACCAACAAGAGCAGTCTTAGCAGCATTAACATCAGACATTGTGGCAGCTTTATTAGTACCAGCATCATATGCCGTATTGAATGCTACAGTGTCTTGTTTACCAGCTAATGCTGTCTCTAAACCATTAACCTGAGACTGTTCAATTGTAGGGATATCAGTTGCTTTAAGAGCTTCACGAGTAACTTCGATTTTACCCTTAGTCTGATTAACAGCTGTTACGAATTTCTTTTCTGCAGCAGTATCCGTGTAGTTAATATCTGCACTTGCAGCAGCAACCTTATCAGCGTATTTCTTTGCGCCTTTGATAGTGTCTTCTGCGTCTGTATCAGCATCTTTACCGATTAAAGCTGTCTTAGCTGCATCAACTTTGTCCTGAGCAGCAGTATTTAATGATTCAACAGTTGCATAAGCAGCATCCTGAAGACCTGTAACGGCAACTTCTTTACCATCAACTTTAATTGTACCGTTAGTAGCACCTGCTTCAACTTTCTGAACAGCGCTATCGGCTTTAGCTAGGGAAGCTTTAACTCCAGCATCCATCATTGCAAGTGTTAAGGAACCTTCTTTAACGGATGCAGTAACTTTATGCGTATCAGATGTTACATTGATCTGAATTGCATCATTTTCACCAGAACCACCTGTAACATACTCGATTAAGCCGCCTACATTAATATATAATTTATCTTCTGTAGCGTTAGCGAGAGTAAGAACAATGTAAGTACCGGCTTCTGTAACACCTTCAGGAAGGCTACCTGCTTTATATGTTTCAACGGTACCACTCTTGACCACCATATCTTTGGGGATATCAATAATAGCACCAACACTCTTACCATCTTTAGTTAACTGGTAAGAAGCAGACATTCCTTCATTAGCAGCTTTAAGTTTCTCAATTGAATATTCAGCAGCTGCAGGAACAACAACTTTTAATCCATCAGCGGCAAGTGTAAGAGCATTATCATCACCAGCGGCGATAGCAACTTTTACAGTAGGAGCAGTAGCAGTACCTCCGATAGTAATAGACTTATCTGCAGCATCAACACTTGCTACTTTCTTATCCATATCAGCTGTCTTAGCATAAGCACTTAAATCGATATCAACTGCTTTTTCACTAATATCAAGCGCTGTACCGTTAACCTTAACTGATTCAATTTTATTGACCTGAGCACCTGCTTCGATTCCTGTTAATTTAGTCTTTTCGTCATTACTGAAGAATCCAAGAGGAACAGCTTCTGAAGGTTCAAGAAGAGTGAAAGCACCATCTTCACCTTCAGTAACAGGAAGATCTCTAACTAAATTGTTAAATCTACCCTTTAATGCTTTTAAATCAGCGGTTAATTCGTCGGCACTGGAAGCCTGACCAAATTTTACAAGTTCCTTATCAGCACCGATCTGATAGAGACCTACACCCTTAGTAGTATCTTTAACAATGATTAACTGACCTACATAATAAGCAGAATCAGCACTACCTACTTCAGCAGCACCAGCAGCAGCTGTTACCGCAGCATCATAATTTTCAAAATAACTGTTAGCATCAAGAGGGAACGCGGAAGTTCTATTAAAGCCAACTGCGAAGTTTAATTTACCGAAATTCATAGCCATAATATCTATTCCTCCTCACTTAAGCAACAGTAAAGTGCCATTTATTGGCCTTATCACAAGCAGCTGCATTATCTTTGTAATATACGTTGTAAGCTTTAGCTTCGTAACCATTTAGACCTTCAACGTTTACGGTTGTATGAGTAAATGCACTGAAAGCTTCTGCATTAAGACCGTTAGTGTCTTTAATGGAGCTGATTGTTCTTGGAGCAGGAACTGCAATGATAACTCTCATATCGCCAACACTTTCCTGAGCATCGCCAGTATTACCAGCACCGATTGTGCCACCTTTCTTACCAGCAAGACCTCTAATTGTTGCACTATCAGGTGTACCAGTCTTTGATTTAACACCACCCCAGAAACTATTTCTGTAGCCAGTGATATTACCAGAATTTGCGGATTTACTACCTGCAGCGATCTTTTTGCTGGGAGCATCTGTACCTAAGTTGTTTTTAGGAACAGCACCTTCAGTGTGGGTTGCAGTTACACTTACTTTGTAGTTAGTAGTATCTGTTACTGTGAACTTATCGAAAGAGCCTGTAGCTGTAGTTGCAGTATGACTATCTGTATCGCTTACTGCATAAGTAGCAGTAATACCTGTAGCAGGACCATATTGGTAACTACCTGCGTTAAATGTTACTTTGTATGAAGGTGTAAATTCTGTACCTACTTCTTTAGCACCTGCACCTGTTAATGCAATGGATACTGAAGGTTGAGTTACAGTAGGATCTACAGCTTCTGCACTTAATCCTGCGAACCAATCATCAAAGTTAGTGTTTTCATCTACCTTATAAGTATAAGAACCGTTTCCTGCCTTGATCTTATCTTGAGTAACTGTACCCATTGGCTGTGTGAATACAAAGTTCTTATCCATTATTACTTGACTGGACTTTATCTGGAGAGTAGTTGCATCTGCGCCTGCATAAGGGAGGTCTTTCCAATGGGTTGTTCCGTCACCAAATTTAAACTTATTGGTGTCATATTCAATGCCCATCTCACCTTTACCAAGGATTGGATCGTTTGCAGTCCACTTAGCGGCAAGGTCGTTCTTCAATAAAATCTGAGTCTTCAAAATTTTATCTGCCATTCGTTTATATTCCTTCTTATTTAGATTAAAACAGAGATAATTCTATCTCTGTTCTTTGATGAATTTAGTATATTAGTCTGAGGAATCTCCACCTACTATTACTGCGATATTTTCATAGTCTCTACCTACGCAGTAATAATGAGACTCTCCATTTAAGTTGAAGTATCTGTAAACTGCATTTTCATCTTCAACTATATAAATAATGTTTTCTGCTCCCTCTTTAGGTAAATCACTAAAGCTAGGATATGACTTAGTGCTGCTTGCTTCTTTAATCTGAGATTCAAGACCTTTAACCTTATCTTCTAAAGCATCTACTCTTTTTGGGTCAAATGAACCCATAGCACTAACCTTATGGAGAGTATTATTTAAGCATACGTATAGTTCCTGAGTATCTGTAGTTAGATACCAGCAACCTTCTTCTTTCTGCGCTTGAGGAAGATTAACGCTCAAGCCCTTCATTATCTTAAATTGAACTGCCATTACTAATCTCCCTTAAAATTCTCCATAAGTTAAATATTCTTTTACGGATTCTTTAACAGTGTTTATTGAGGTATTTAACTCCTCGGTAGATGCGTAATCATCGAGTATTTTATTTAAGTCTTCCGTGGAGGTATACCCAGATAATTTAGCGGAAATATTTTTTTCTGATTCTTCTCTTGTGTAATAATTTTTCTCTATGGCTGATTTATCGTAGTAGTTATTTGCAACGTTTTCAGATAAATCATCTACCTGATTGCTTACACTGTCAATAGTACTATTAGTAGCATCGAATTTCTTATCGATTTCTGCAGTAGATTTATTTATTGCATCACTTACAGTCTTCTGAGCAACACTTTCTGCTGTTTCTGTTAATTGATCTTCTTTAACAAATCCGGAGGTTTCAATCTTAGTGATTACATCTTCAGTAGATTCTTCAAACTTACTTACTCCTTCAGAATCTTTTTTACAGACATATTCCGTATTCTCGGACTGTACGTAGATCTTAGTTCCAGGAGTAACTACTTGAGTATTATGTAGGAGATGATCTCTCTCTTCAATAGTCTCTACTGTAATATACCCGCCCTTTATGTACTTAGATTCTGTTATAACACCCTGTATTGTACCTGGAGTTAAAGTTCCCGGTATCTTAATTCCAATACTCATACTCAATCTCCGTTAAAATATTAACTTAAACTTCCAAGGACCTTCCTGAGGTTCTCTGCCTAATAGTATTTCGTTACTGTAATAGCAGAAATAAGTCATATTATTAGCAGTATCAGTTACTTTATCCTTCTGCTCGGAATAATCACCCCAGAAAATTCCACCTAGATTCTCCCATGTAATAGATTTAACAGGTTGAGTGGTACATATCCACAATCTTCCATTTTCCCTTTGCATGTAATTTAGATTAAATTCTTTAGAATTTTTCTCTATTGTAGAATGACCTCCAATAGCCGCTAGACTACGGATCTCTTCAATAGTATCCATCTGAGACTGATCATTTGAACCAAAGTAGATTTCAATGTTTTCTGCAATAGTACTGTCTTTTAAAGCTACCCAGGACCTATCACTGCCTCTACGTGCATATACAGTAGAAGTTTCTCTATCCTCGACTTCAGGTACGTAAGTATTCGCAATCTCCTGTTTCATATCCATCATTGCCTGTTGCATATCTTCAGTTGTCTTATTAAGGGCGTCTACCGTAGCGTAATCTTTTAATATAGAATCGGAAAGTTTAGGATAAGCTTTCATAGTTGTATTTAAATTCATTTGCATCTTATTCTAATTCTCCCTTATTTAATATAAATCATATCTTCAAATAATCTTAGATGAGTTTTAGCTTCTTCATCTATTAGGTTAAGCTGAAGAGTGTATGTACCTGGAACTAACGTGGAAGGATAAAAGCTATCGGAGAGTACTCTTACAGTTTCTGCAGCTTCTGTTTCACACTGTGCAACCAGATTATATCTAAAATTATAAACTAAGACTTGAAATTTCTTACCTTTTAAATAATCTGCTGCGGATTCACTAAATCCAGTAGGCTTGCTATCCTGATCTTCATATACCACATTTCCCGTAGTGTTAAATTCCAGATATATAGTATCCCCGTAATTCCAAGTATAGCCTACAGGCTCGTTTAAAGCGTTGTAGGCTACTAATGGGAATTTAGGTCTTATATAAGGTTTACACGTATCATGTAAATTATTAGGTACATAATTTTCAGGGGTTAAATCATAATTAGTAAATATACTCATCTATAATTTACTCCTTTACTTAGTTATTAGACATTGTCATCATACATAGACATATCTAATGAACAATTTGTATTTAAATCATCATTGTTTGCTTGAGAGGTAGCAGGGTCTCCTACGGTTAATCCTAAATCTTTAGGGGTTAGTACTGTCTGAATCTCTTCAAGCATAGTTCCCTTAGGTCTGAGAGCCGCTGGAGTACGGAAAACTTCCATGTTATTTTCTGAAATCTTATTAACAGGAGGTAAGGTTTCCTTTACATTATTATAAATAGTAGTATTCATAGAAGTGCCTTGAGAGGATTTATCTTTACATAATAAAGATAGCATTCCTTCGATTCTAGACAATCTTTTTTCTATCTTATCTAACATAACATTAGTGTTATCCTTATTATTTAATTTAAGAGCGCTTGGATCAACATATTCATCATAAGGAACTTCATCATCATAATCTAATGATGCAATGTCTTTATCAAATAAAGGTTCATCCTCTAATAAATTAAATGATTTCTTACTACTATCAAATCTCATTAATGTCTACCTCTTATTTTTCTAAAATTTACTTAGATGTAGAAACTTACATCATCATTATAATTGAAGGTTTCATCTCTCTTCTCTACAGTGAAGTCATTATCATATTCAAATGAGTCAATATCTTCATCCATGCAGGAGCAAGAGGTGTTCTCTACCTCAAGTGAATTGAAAGCTTCATCCTCTTCTTTTAATACGTTATTTCTATCTAATCTCTTATATCTCATAATAGATTCTCCAAATAAATTTTTACGTAGTTTATTTAATTCAGGAGTAGCTTTCTTATAGCTTCTCCCTCTTTTATCAATTTCTTCTGAAGCTAATTTTGAAGAATCAAGACCTGCATCTTCAACTGCTTTCAAAATTTTACCGTTATTTCGTCTCATCTGATTTAATTGCGAAGATGAATATCTTCCTTTCGGAGTATTTTTATAATCTTCTAAACTCTTTTCAAAAGCAGGAATTAAACTACGATCATGAATAGCAGATATATCGTAATATCTGGGATATTTTCTCTCGATCTCTTGAATGATCTTCTTTAAATCGTCATTAGTCTTATATAATTTATTGATTTCGTGCTCACCATTATTATCTGTAACACTAACAACAATTCCTTCAAAAGAAGTGTTTTTCTTATATTTATCTAAAGCTTTAGATAAATAAGGATTATCTGCACTTACCCCTTCTTGAAGGTTTGATCTATTCAATTTTTTCCCTGGGGTTTTTCTCGATCTCATCTTATCATCCTCGCAATCTTTCTTTACATCTTGTAGATCTGAATTCTGAAAGTATTTCCATCTTTAAAATCAACATCAAAGGTAGCTTCTTCAGCTCCTGCGTAATCAAGTGATACATCTGAAACTTTACCTAAAGTCTCGAGGGCTTTTCTAATACCTGCAATCTGCTCTTTTACTGAAGTTTTTGTATTGGGCTTTAATTCATCAACAATTTTTCTAAGATCACTGGTAGTAAGGTTAGCGTAGAACCCTTCCTCTTCGTCAGAATCATCTTCAACGTTAAATCCTAATTCTGTTAAGTAACCATATAACCATTCGCCATGTTCTATAGTATCATTCCAATTATCTTCAATCCAGTCAATCATTTCTTTACGTGACATATTTACATCCTCTTTATTTTTCATTAATATTATATTTATTTTTTAAATTAGTCATTTCCTTATTCAATCTCTCTGATTCAAGTTTATAGGCTAATTTATTAAATCCAAGAATATTATAAGAATCTCGGGGGGGCATTTCATTATTATCATAATCCTTATCAAATTGAGGTTAATATTTCTCTCTAAGAAAATCAGATAATTCTCTATATGCCTTATCTTACATCTAATCCTATATCAAATGTAAGAGCATCAGGATCTGCTCCATTAGAGTAAAGAATTTTATCTAAACTCTCTTTATTAATCCCATAAATCTATAGCATCTCTATATAGAGTGTTAATTTTTACTAATTTATCATTTTGATTACTAGATTCTTTTAGGGGAATTTTTTATATCTTTTTTTGAGGGATTCATTTAATTCCAGCTCTAAGATTTTAACAGTGTCTTTCTTTATAGAAGGATTATTTATTAAATCTGCGTAGTTGTGATAAAGATCATCCTTATCAACCTTAATAGTTACAAGTACATCTGAGATGTATGCAGCAATCTCACTAATTTCATCAACTTCTAAAGCTTTTAATAATTTATATTCACTTCCATAAATAGCTTCTAATTTATCTAAAGCTAAATCTGCTTCTTCCTCATCTCCATCAGCATATTCTTCTAATAAATCGGAGATGTATTTCCAATCATATGATCCTCTAAAAGTAACTGTTAAATATTGACCTGAGTATCTACCTAATCGATATTTAACATCAGCAGCATTAGTAAAATCTAAAGACTCATTCACAAATCCATCCCTAGATAAGAATACTCTCTTATCATCTGTAGTTAGTGATCCGCCATCTTTCATTTTTCTAAGTATTTTTAACACACCTCTAAGTTTATCTGTAGGTACTCCCTTAAAATATCCTTCCTCTGAATCAGAATTATCAGAATTAAATATTTCAGGGTCTTCAATTATAGAAGTTATATCTGTATGCTTGAAGTGAAGAGCCCATCCGTATATATCATCTATTTCATCCATTAACTCTTCTCTGGACATAGAATCAACATCTTGATAAGCTTCTTTTAATGATTCGTCTTTCAGTTTAGCTGCCTTAATAATTTTATCTATAATAATCCTTAATCCATTATCGGTAAATGATGGATACACCCCTTCCTCAGGATCTTCTTTTAAGTTATCCCATATAATTCCAAAATTGAGAGCTATTTTATCTTTAAATTTCCTGTATTCCGTGTCGCTTAAATCCCATACATAATCAGCTATAAAATCAACCATTTCATCTCTAGTCATGCTTGAAGTATTGGTGTCTTGTATAGTAGGCTTATCTAACTCTAAAATTTTAATAGTATCTGTATCTATAGAAGGCATATTTATTAAATCTGAATAGTTATCTGAGAAGTTATGCAGAAGATTATCTTTCTCAACTTTAATAGTTACAATTACATATGAGGTATAATCAGCAATCTCGCTAATCTCCTCTACTTCTAAAGACTTTAATAAGTCATATTCCCTTCTATATGTAGATGCTAATTTATCTAAGGCTAACTCCTCCTCTTCTTCATCATCTGAATTAATGGAGTCATCTAGTAAATCTGAAATGTGTTTCCAATCCTCTGATCCTTTGAAAGTAATTGTTAAGTATTGCCCAGAGTATTTAGCCAGCTGTTTCCTAATCTCAGCTTCATCAGCAAAATCTAAATCTTCCATTACTGGAGATTTTTTATATCTTTTTTTATAACTTTCTTTTAATGATTCTTCTAATTCATCTTCCTCAGGTTGGCCAATAACCTTATCTATCCAGTCTGCTTTAAGGGTCCATCCCTGAGCATTTCTGTTATAACGCTCTGATTCATCATCTGTTATCCATACAAAGTCGGTTCCCGTATCTGTGCGAGTAACGAAATAATGCTCGCCGTTGTAGATTATTTCATCTCCTTCGTGTAAGTCCTCTTTAGAGATAAGTTCACTTTCTTTTAACTCGTTTAATTCATTTTCGTATTCTTTAATCATTTTTGATTTTCCTCAGTATCAGATTTTACAATTCCTTCGGGGGTAACTTCTTGCCCCTCTTCTTTAGTATATACAGGTTCTTGAAGCTGTTCTGTGGCTTCTTTTTCTCCTTCTTGAATATTCACTGCATTAGGAGAAACTGTTTCTAAAGCTTTTTGTAATTGACCTATATGAACATGTTCTTCTCCTACAATATCTTTAATTATATTGAGGATTGTTTCATCAAAATTCATTCCAGTGAGTGTTTGAATAGCTGAGTTATAATCCTCTATTGCGTCCCATTCGCTTTTAATTAACATGTTTAGCAGGTTTGCTACCCCGATAGGATCTCCAGCTTCAGGAGGATCCAAGGACTCTTCGTCCTTCTTCTCTTCAGATGAATCTACATCTTCTGTTAAACTTTCACTAAATCCGTTTGCAAACATTGCTTTTCTTTGGGCTTCGGCTGCTTTCTTTGTTTTAAACTCTCCGTGAGTTCCGTCTTTACCCTTATTAACCCATTTATTACCTTGTTTAATAGTATCTTCAGTTAGGCAATTTTCCTTGATCTCGGCTTTAGAAGTAACTTTATTATCTTTATCGAGATAGAATCCAGCCTCGTCTAAATCTTGAATTAATCCGCCACCTACTCTACCAAATTTCTCAATCTGGTAATCTACTTGATGCTGCCAGTATTCTGAGTTCTTAAGATTATCTAAGTAACTTTCTGTTAGAGGCTCGTTGTCTGAAGATTCGGAAAGAGTTTCTTCTTCTTCAGTCTCAGTTTTAACTTCTTCATTTTCTTCTTCAGAGGAATTAGGGATTAAATTTAATTCTTTATAAAAAGTTATAATATCATCAAATTTACCCTCTGCTTTCAGTGATTTATTATCTTCTCCAAAATCTACAATTTTAACATTATGCTCTTTAGCTAATTCTTGAATTTCATCTTTATCTCTAAAGTCTGTTCTCTCCACATAAGTAGCTAAATTTGGATTATTTATTAATGATTCATTAACTTTGATCAGTTTCATTTTTTACTCCTCAATATTCAATTAAGTATGTTTTAGTCTCTTGTTTGCCTCTAAGTACTTTTGCAAAATCGGTAGCTTCTCTATCATAGAATAGCATCCATACAGCACCTGGAACAATGACTGGATTGTGGTTTCCTGCGTTATCTACATCCGAGTCAGTAATCACAATCACATTCGTAGGTTTAGTCTGTTCAATATGATTCAGTACTGCGTTACCGTCAGTACCACCTCCCGCAGCGTCTGCAGTAGAAGCTACTCTATCTGCAAAGTAGAAGACGTTAACTTTTACTTCTCCTCTTTTTACATATTGATTAATAGTTCCAATAGCATCCCTCGCGCCTTGAGTCTTAGCGGGATCGTCGAAAGATCCTGAAACGTCCCAGTAAACATTTATTGAAGGAATCTTACTAGGTGCGTACATTGTTCTACCAGGCATGATAAGCGAAGAACCTGCATAGTTCTTATTAGGTCTATTCCAGGTACTTCCTCTATAATATTCTATTTGATCCTTGATGAATCGCTGGAAATTCATTCTAAATTTGTTTAATCCAGAGGTAATATTTTTATATTCTTTTTCTTTAGTTTTTTTAACTTTTTCTTTATCTATAGCAGCATCAGTTTCATCCAGGATTTGCTGTTTTGCTCCAATATCTGCAAGTCTTCGTTGAATCTCTTTGACTCTTTCTGCAATACTTGCTTTGTCTTTCTGATCCTGAGCATCACCGAAGGGACCTCCCTGACTTTTCTGGATATCAGATAACTCATCTTTCAGGTCTTTTAAATCTTCCCCAGCTTCACCTGCTTGATCTCTCAATTCTTGAGCAGGCTTACTATCTCCTGCAGCCCCCTGTTCTTCCTGTGAACTCTGATCTTCTTGAGAGCTTGACTTATTTTTGGAAGGAATGCTCCGTCCTCCCGATGGAGGTGGATTACCCTGAGCCTGCTGATCTGCTTGATCTATTAGGTCTTGAATATCCTGAGGCTGCATCTTGTTAATCAGATCAGTGAGAGACTGCAGCTTTTTCTGCATTTCTTTTGAATCTTTCGTGTACTCCTTAGTTAATTCGTCATACATCTCTTCGAAAGTCTTATCTTCCCATCCTGGATGTTGATCTTCTGTAACTAAACCTTGAAGTACTTGGTCACCTAGAACAAGGTGTCTCATCGATCTCTTATCAGCATCTGTATAGCCCCGATTTGAAATCTCATAATCGGCTGCGATATTAGAAAGGTCGTGGGTAAACAACCTATCAGGGTGAGATTTTTCAAAAGCCTTGCTCCTCGGTCCGTGAGAAAGGTACTCATGTAGAATCTCATGTCTTACTACAGTAGAAACTTGCTCAACGTCTAGACCTCCATTTAATACTATAGTAGCTTTTCCTGGAATCATATAACCAACAGTATTCGGATCCTCAGTTAGATAGATGTCAAACGGTTCGAGAAGCCATGCATATGTAGGGTAGCCCTGAGATCCCAATAATCGCATTAACTGCTTCTTAGCGGCTTCGCTTTTTACTAATTTATTGTCCGGCATTCACACAAACCTCCTAGGAGAATGGGAGGTGAAAGGGTATCTTCACCTCCGCCTTTACTTATACGTTGAGTTCTGAATATTTCTTTCTTAACTGATCTCTTAGAGATAACTTTTTAGCAAATACTTCAGACTCTGTACCATCAGATAATGCTGCATTGGCTTTATCTTCTACATCTTTATAATTAGCTAAAATTAACTCTGCTAAATTTTTCTTACGAGGATTAACTATTTCACTCCAGAGATCTAAAAGGTCTTGTTTTGTACCATCACTAGTATCTAAGAGTTCTGTAAGAGATCTGTAATTTAATGGATGATATAAATAATCAAGGTCATCCTGACCCGCAACTAATTCTTCACGATCATCAAATGCAAACTTCTTACTATTTAATAGAGTTTGCGCTAATTTCTTTCTACCTTCACTTTCAAGGGCGGCTTCTTCATCTCCTGCTTCTCTAGCCTCTGCAGCTTCTGCTGTATATTTTTTCTCTAAATATTTTAGGATATATTTGTTATCTGCTGCTAATTGAACATTACGGAATCTGGATAACTCTGCAGGATCCAGTGGAGTTACATTGTAATCTCCTGAAGGAGGATTGATAGTTGCAATTGTAAATAAGAAATTAGGAAGGAATAACTGACCACCGTGAGGATTATTAGGATCTGGTAAATAATGGCTATTAACTAATTCTAATAAGGCATTTCTAACAGGTGTGCTCGCACGATTCAATTCATCTAAGAAAAGAACTGAATTAGGTTGTTCCAAAGGTTCAAAAATACCTGTAGCGACTTTCTTTGCTCTTGTAGCTCCTTTTTCAGGTTGTGCAAATAAACCGCCAATATCCGTAGGATCTAGGGTAGATCCACGAACTTCTACAAGGTTCACTCCATTAGCTTCTGCCCAGGCACGACAAATACTCGTTTTCCCCATACCTGCTTCAGAAATAAATAGAACGTTAGGATAGGATACACCCTTCTTACCTGCCATTCTCTTTGCTACCTTTAGTGCGCGATCCAGTGCAGATTCAATCTGGCCTTTTGACTGATTCTCGGCCACTACCTCTTCTGCGTCAACTGCATCTGCAGCTTGTTTAAGAGTTCCTTTAAGATTTGCTGCAGGAGCTTCAGTAAGAATAGATTCTTGTAATGCTTCTTTAATGTCATCTACAGAACATCTTCCTTCACAACCAGCGGCTCTAAGCGCCCACTCATCTAAATTATCCATATCAATAGCATCATTTTCTTTTAGTTGAGCATATTTACGATACCAATTAGCTCTTCTCTTTTTACGTTCAATCATGTCTTGATCTATAGATTCAATCATAGTAGATTTACTATATTCACGTTTAAATCTCATAAATTTAAAATCTCCAAAATTTTATTTCTTTATATTTTTAACAGAATAATCCGATTCTCTTTTATATACAAGAAAGAAGTCAAAGAATAATGGTTCCATCAGTGCACTTAATTTCTTTAAGTCGCCGGGAACTAGTTTTCCGCTGCCAACCTAACTTAATCTTATTCCATTGATCTTTCGTTCCAAGATATGTAATTGATTTTAAATTAGTACAACTACTGAATGCCTCAACACCGATTTCTGTTATGGTATTCGGTATTGTTATGTTCATAAGACTACTGCAAAAACTGAACGCGCCTCTTTTGATAGAAGTAACACTATCCGGTATGGTTATGTTTGTAAGGCTGCTGCAACCATAGAAAGCATGAGCGCCGATTGTCGTTACGCTATCCAGTATCGTTATGCTTGTTAGCGAGCTGCAATCTTTGAACACAGCAGAACCGATAGAAGTTACGCTATTCGGTATCGTTATATTTTCAAGCGAGCCGCAACCATAGAACGCCTCCCTGCCAATAGAAGTTACACTGTTCGGTATCGTTATGCTTTTAAGTGAGGTGCAACCGCTGAACGCAGAATCGTCGATAGATGTAACACCATTCGGGATCGTTATGCTTGCAAGACTGCTGCAACTGGCAAACGCCCAAGTGCCAATAGAGTTTATAGTATTCGGTATCACATAAGATTGAATATCACTCTCGTATAAATAAAAAGAAGGAATCTTTTTCATATGCGCTGCGGGATCTATACCTGCATCTAAGAGAATTTCGGTAAATTCACTTGGACGCAACTCCGATTGCTTATAATAAAGTAAAGTATAAAGTTCTTCAAATTTTTCATCTTCTATTAATTTAATGTTCTCTTCTATAAAATTTTTCATTTCGTTAGTCATAACTTTCAATTCCTTATTTGTTATTTAAATCAATAACTCCATCTTTGCACTTAATTTCTTTAAGTCTGTGGGAACCTGTTTTCCAATGATCGTCTAAATTGACTTCAGCCCATTGGTCTTTTGTACCGAGATAATTGATTGACTTTAAATTAATGCAATTACTGAATGCCTTAAAGTCGATGATATTTACTTTGTTTCCAATTGTTACACGTGTAAGTCCACTGCACTCATGGAATGCAAAAGAGCAGATAGAAGTTACGTCATCAGGAATGATAATGCTTGTAAGACTACTGCAACCGCTGAACGTGGAATCCGATATAAAAGTAATGTTTTCAGGTATTACGATATTTGTAAGACCACTGCAATTTTCGAACACACAAGAGCTGATAAAAGTTACGCTATTTGGAATCCCTACGTCTGTAAGTCCTTTGCAATTAAGGAACGCAAACGCACCAATAGAGGTTACACCATGAGGTACTACATAGGATTGAATACTGCTCTGCTCTAGGTAGTGAGAAGGAATTTCTTTCATATACTTTGCAGGATCTATGCCTGCACTCAGAAGAGTTTCTGTAAATTCTCCAGTAAATGATGGATCTTCTCTACTTGTGATTTTAGCTCGGGTTAAATCATATAGTTTTTTAAACTCTTCGGCTTCTATTAAATCGATGTGCTTTTCTATAAATTCTTTAATTTCGTTAGTCATAACTTTCAATCCTTTATATTCTACTCAAGTTCAATAACTCCATCTTTGCACTCAATACTTTCAATATGAGAATATTCTTTCCACTTTGCGTCCAACTTAATCTTATTCCATTGAGCTCTTGTTCCAAGATAGTTGATTGATTTTAACCCTTTATTCTTTTGAGTAATGTATGCAAATACGTATGCACCGATTTGTTTTATACCAGCGGATAATACTACACGGGAAAGATTCTCGCAACCTGAAAATGCTAAGCTTTTAATAATAATTACACTTTCTGGAATTGTAATGGAAGGGAGATTAGAACAATTAGAAAATGCATATTTGCCGATGCTTGTTACACTATCTCCTACCATTATGCTCTTAAGTTTAGGGCAATAACAAAACGCATAATCACCAATAGAAATTGCATTGTCTGGGATTGTATAATATTTAATCCCTTCAGCCCCATTTAAATAATAAGAAGGAATCTCTTTCATATATTTAGCAGGATCTATATCTGCATTTAAGAAAGTTTCTGTAAGTTCTCCCACAAGTAGTTCTCTTCTTATAGTTCCAGTCATGGCTAAATCGTAAAGTTCTTCAAATCTTCTTTGTTCTATTAAATTTATATTTTTCTCAATAAATTCTTTGATTTCAGTATTCATTCAATAGTTCTCTCTAAAGGGAGGGAGTATTCTCATAGAATCGCTTGATTAAGTATTCCATTGGTGCATTTAATTTCAATAACAGATGCACCCAATCTGCCAGATCTTCCTGCCCAGTCATCCTCTCTTTTAATGTTCGACCAATCCTCCACGGTACCATTGAACTTAATCTCTTTTAAGTTGTTGCAGCCAAAAAATGCAAAATATCCGATGTGCTGAAGTGTCTTAGGTAGCTCTACCTCCGTTAAGGCTCTACAAGATCTGAATGCACCAGAGCCCATGTTTACAGTGGATTGCAGCTTAACACTCCGTAAATTACTACAAGAGAAGAATGCATTTCTACTCACGTATTCAGTGTTCACGTTAACAGTTTCTAATACATGATTCAAGGAAAATGCATCTGCATCTATGTCATTTAATTTCTTATTACTGCTGAGATTCTTAATATAGGTGTTTGACATGTATAGGTAACATTTAGGAATCCACTCCAGATAATCTAATGGATCTATTCCTACGCTTAACATTACTTCAGTAAATTCGCTGATTTGACGCGCAGTATCCACTGTTGAACCAAAGGAGTTCCACATAGCGTTTAAAGAAATGTATAATGACTTAAATTCCGCTTTATCTATATATTCAATATTTTCTTCAATGAATTTCTTAACTTCTGGAGACATTTTAAAACCTCTTAAATATCTATCACTGATCCATCAGAGCAGTGAATAGTAATAGGAGAGGGATTAATATCTCTCCAATCATCTTTCATAATTCACTTCCACTGGGACTGCGTACCTTCAAATACTATTTCTTTTAAGGAAGTGTCACCCTTGAAAGCGGCGTGTTGAATTTTCTTTAAAGTAGCTGGCAGTCGTACTTTTTCTAATTTTTCACATACACTGAACGCTTGAGCATCTATAACAGTTGTTTCCTTTAAAGTAACTTCTTTTAAGGATTTACAATACAAGAATGCGCTGACATTTACGGTTAACACATTTAAAGTCACTTTTTCTAAAGAATCGATGAATGCAAATGCTAATGTACCTATATGGTGCAGCGGAGTATTTAACTCTAAGTGCTTAAAAGGAATTGCTGTTCTATAGAGGTAGAAGTCTGGAACATAATTTAAATATTCCAGAGGTCTAATATTAGCACCTAGTAAGGTTTCAGTGAAATTACTTACCATAGACCGGTTTAAAAAATCTGCGAATGCCATTACGGCGAGCCTGTCATATAAGGGCTTGAAATTCTCTTTTTCTATCTCGTCTATATTATTCTCTATGAATTCTTTAACTTCTGATCTCATTTACTATTTACCTACTTCTAAAAAATCTGATTGATCTTCAATCAACCTCATCAGGATTAACTACCTCGTATTCGTAATTCTTAATGAATTCATCTACTTGATCTTCATCTAAATTATCTAGTAGATTGATTGCAAGATTTTTCCAATCTTTAAAATCTATTAAAGCAAGAGACGCAAGTAAATCATCTGCAGGAGATTCTACTTTAATCTCTTCTTCTACTTCTAAATCTTCATTTAAGGAAATTAAACTTTCGTTTAATTCTTTCTCTTTATTAGTCATATGAGAGAATCTATCTTTATCTTCAGCTTTAGCAGTTTCGAGAGCTTTCTTATGTCTTTCTCTTAAAGCTTCATTTGCCTCTTCTCTCCACTTTGCTACTTGCTTTACAGCTTCGGCATAAGAAACTGGAGCAACAGAAGTGAAATCAGTCTCTACTTCTTTATACAAAGCGTTTTCGATAGGGTTATAGGATTCTCCTAAATGTTCTATTGATTCATTTAAATCTCTGTTAATCTTTAATAATTTCATTTTTACTTACCTCTATTTAGAAGTACTTGATATTTATTTTCTTTTTCGTCTAATGCTATTTCTGTTTCTTTAATAGCAAAATCTATTTCTTCTTGACTTTCAAAAGCACCACCTTTTCTAATTTCTCGGGGTGCCTGATATTTAAGAAATCTTAACTCTCTCTTTAGAGCATCTATATCCCTGGCATATTTATGAAGTAGTGAATACTCTTCTTCAGGGTCAAATTCTTCAATATCTTCAATGTCAATTTCTTTTACTTTACTTTCTTTTAAAAATGTTTTTGGTGGCATATAATCTATTTTACCGTATTTACTCTCTAAGTATTCAATTGCTTCTTTATTATTAAGCAAGTGAGCTAATTCAAAGGTGGCATTTATGCAAATGCGATTGGGATCCATCGTCATGTCGCTTTCTGAATAGAAGTTTCCTCTATGTAATTCTCAGTAGGAGATAAGTAATCCATTTTGTCATACCTACTCTCCAGGCATTGAATAGCTTCTTCACACTTAAGTAAGTGAGCTAATTCAAATGCGCTTCTTATTAATCTAATATTTATATCTTCCATAAATTATTAGTTATTGTAAATATCAATTATTTCAGAAGTATCTTCTTTATATCCATTAGGATCAAATCTATCATTTACAGTTAAAGGAATATAAGGATCTTTATCTTCTTCTAAAAGATCTTCTTCTGTTTCCTCTTCCTCTTCTTCGAAACCTTTGTAATTATTGAACCATTCCAGGGCTTCTTCTTTAGTCTCAAATTCAGCATCTGCTTCTGTAGTTTCAGGATCATAAATATCATTATCGCCGAAGATAGTAATGTATTTATTTTCTTGAGTATCTTTATAAAGAGTATAGTCAGTGTAGAAGCCATCTGCATCTTGAACGGATTTACTGGTTATATATTCATATCTTTCTTCTTCAGGATCGTAACTGCCAATTCCTTCCATTACATCATAGTCGTGATAAGTGGAATAACTGCAATCGGGATCTTCAGAGCCTAACTCTTCAAACATTCCTTTAGAGAAACTTTCATCATAGAAATCATCAGGATCAGGTTCATAAGGATCATATTCTGGTTCTTCATATTCTTCTTCAGCTTTCTCTGTAGCTTCTTCTTCAAAGTAATCCCGAAGTTCTTCGTAATGCTTATCTCCAAGTTCTTCCCAATGATCTTCTACATATTTTTCGAAAGCTTCATCTTCCATATCTACAAAGTCAGGGGTTTCTCTTAAAATTTCAATAAGAGCTTCTATTACTCTGTTTTTGTCCACTTCATATTCTGTATCTACGTTTGTAAAATAATCACTGTAAGGATGTCTCGCAGTATCATCTAATTCTTTTTGAATTTCTAATCCGTAATAATAAAATGTCATATTTTCTCTTTTCATGTTCTATTATCTCCTAAAGAAGATCAAAGTTTTACAACTTTATCTGTACATTTAATTTTAGTTATAGTTGAAAGGGTATTCCAATTTATAGATTTTCTAGCTACTTTATTCCATTCCGCTGAAGTTCCTCTATATTCAATTTGATGCAATTTAGAACATCTGGCGAATGCATAAGAGCCTACATATTTAATATTCTTACCAATACTTACTTCTTCAAGATTACTGCAGTCTTGAAATACTTCAGCATTTAATTGAGATAAGCTATCTGGGAAGTATATTTTTGTAAGAGACTCACAACTGGAAAAAGCTCTTGATTCGATTTCATCAACTCCTTCTTTAAAGACTACACTTTTTAAATCATGGCAATTTGTAAATGCACTTGTACCAATAATCTTTATATTAGAAGGAATTGTTACTTCTTTAATAGAAAGATCTGAACAATACCTTTCTGGAACATTTGTTAAATATAATAGAGGGTCGATTCCTGATGTTAAAAATATTTTAGTAAGTTCAGGAATTTCTTCATCATCAAAAATACTAGAAGCTTGATTATATAATTTTTTAAAATCACATTCGTCTATAAGTTGAATGTTTTGTTCAATAAATTGTTTAATTTCTTCGTTCATTCTATTTTCTCCAATTGTTTTCATTTATACCAAAACAATTTCTTATTCCTATTATTTTAGCTAAAAATAATTTTAGAATAAATTAGAATTACTATTTTTCTCAACTAATTAATTCTATTTCTCCATCTTTTAAAAGAAATGCTTTCCAATTATTTTCTTTTAATGTTTTAGATAAAGTGTCTTTTTCATATTCAGGTTCTAGTCCATTATCATAAAATAATTCAGCTACTTTAATAAGATCTTCTTTAGTGTCTCCTATTTTATATAAATGTCCTTCTGGACTAATGTAGTAAGATTTATTATCTTCCACATCTCTTTCGTTAGATACTAAACAAGGAGATAGTAACTCTTCTATTTTATCTCCTATACTTAGAGATTCACTCATTCCGATAAATCCTACTCCTTCATCAGAATTAGAAGTGTTCATCATAGAATTAAATATTGCATTCTCTATAGGAATTTCTCCTGAATTTTTATTTTGAAACCATCCCCAAGCTTTTTTGTTTTTATTTAGCTTTTTGAATTTTTTCTGTAGTTGATCTAAAGTCATTTTATAGGTTCTCCTAAAAAGTTCAAAAATTCGTAAAAATATATAATAATATAAATATATAATATATATATAATTAATAATATATAATAATATTTATTTTATTTATTATAATTATTTATACAATTTTTTACGAATTTTTTCCTCAACATTCTCCGATTTAGGAATTTTAAGTAAGATCTTTTGCTAATTTTTTAGATTTCTTACTTTCCCTACCTCTTTTAAGTGCTTCTTTTAATTTCTGTTTATGCTCTTCTGACATACTCTTTCTAGGAGTTTTAGCGCCACTTCTAACTGACAAAATAGATTTAGGAGCTTCGAAAAAGTACCCTGCCACTTCACCTTCTGAGTCCCTTATTTCCCTACATTCCCAGATATCTGGATTTTTCTTCATTGCTTTTTTAAGTTTCGTGATAAAGGTATTATCATTTGCAAAGATTTCTAATGTATGATCCTCCCTTCCCTTACTAATAGTATATTCCTGTTCTTCTACAGGAACTTTACAAACTTGAATTTCATTTACTTTTACAATTTTTCCATAACTCATTTTAACTACTTCCTTCTAAATTTATTTAAAATCGATTTTAAGCGCGTATCTTCTCATAAAATAAAATAAATTTGAAGCATCTTTATATGCCTTGATAAAATCTATTATTATAAAAAGTCGCTTGTTATTTTATTAATTTTAATGTAGAGATTTTACATCTTCTTAAAAGCACCCGAGCGTAGGTGATGTCTCAGTTTTAATTTTATTACAATTATTATCATCGCTTGTACTACATGTTACTGGAGTTTGATAGACAAGAGGAATTGTTTTTACATCATACGGATTTTTAACGTGTGGTTCATTCCAATTTGGAGTTGTAGGGTAAATCCAATTGTTATTATCCTTCTTTCCATCAGTATAACCTTGATTATAAACTTGCGAAACCAACTCTTTCAACTCTTCTGCTGTCAACTCGACTTTGTTATCTTTTAATTCTTTGAAAATAATAAAAGGTTTCATTTATTTCTCTCCTTCATTTTTAAAATAATTTCTTACAAAATCGCAAACAAGATCTTCCAACTTCTCGCCTTCATTATTTCTGATAATATAAAGAAGATTGTACAAGACCTGTTCTTTTGTTAAATGCTCACATTTACACCCTAATCCTAACATTTTTATTTACCTCGCTAATATAATTCTGACTCCATCTATCAAAAACAGAAATCCAATTACAAAAATCATAAACACTATCAGAAGAAAAATTCCTTCGTACTGATAGATTTTCTTATATACCCAATCAAACCTTGCAAATAATCCTAAAAAACCTATTATTAAAAATATGATTCCGATAATTAACTCAATCACTTTTATCCTCCAAAATTTTGGCATATTTAACAAATATCAAATAGTTCGTATAACCCTTTTTTCTCTCTTTTTCATCAAACACTCTGCCGATATAATAATTTCCATCACTTTCGAGCAATTTCCACTCGCATAACTGATGAATTTTATATCCCTCAATATATTTATAATCCTTGTTGATGAACACCGATTTATTTGGCAAATGCAATTCTTCTGCTGGAATTAATTGCTTTAAAACGCGATCCAAAATATCGCTTATAGAGTCGGTTGGCTTAACTAGTACTGAAATAGCCCAAGTCTCAAGCTTATATTTCTGTATATTTTCACCATCAACGATTACAACTTCGCTGCCCCAAACATCTTTCTCAGTTCTATCAATTGTAAACTTTTTCTCTTTTACTTTTTCATCAAACAAATCAGACAATTTCTTCCAAAAAGGCATATTCATAATATTTTCCATCTCTCCTTTATATATATATATATTATATAATAAAAATAAGAAAAAAGCAACTAATTTTACATAGTTGCTTTAAAAATTTCATCGATATTCTTCATATTTAATTATGTATTCTAGCTCTTCCATCCTTTCCTTTTGTGTAGAGGTTAGTTTTCCTATCGGCGTATTCTTAAGAGTTTCAAGTGTTTTAATTTGATTCTCTCTCTGTGCTAAATAATCTTCTCTTAACTTCTTCTGCTCCGATGTCTTTGTTTTAAAGTACAGTTCATTCCAGTATTTTTGGTAGAAGTGCTGTTGAATTATTCTACATGTTATCGCAACACATAACAGAGGAGTTAGAGTAACTACAAACACGATTGTAGATAACTTGATCAGAGATAGGGATATTACAGAGAGCAGTGTAAGACAAAAAGCAAGTACACCTAGCCAGTCGTTAGTGCAATATTCATGGGGAGAATCCCTGTAGTAAACTCTTGGTTTTATAGTACCATTCTCAGCAATTTTATAGATACATATTTCTCTTACTTTATCTTTCATTTGTTAATCTCCTCCATAATTTGTTCGTGATTTTCATAAGTACCTGTTGCTTTCATATCGCACTCCCCGAAACTAATCAATAATTCATACAATTCATTTCCAAAAAGCTTTCTGTATTTATTTTCAGCTTTTGGTGTTTTAAAATCTTTATGTGCTCTCATATGATAGTTTACAAGGAAGATAGTCAATAGTGGATCTTTTACGTCTTTATCAAAAAAGAAAGTTTTATAATGTGAAACTATGTAATAAGTGCCAATAGAATCGTGATTATAATAATGCGCAATTCCGTTATCATCCTTATTTTTAGTAAACAACTTACCTACATCGTGAATTAAACCTGCATAAAGTATAGAAGAATTGACGATACCAAGCTTTTTTAATTCTAACTCTAACATAAGACAGTGCTTACCTAAACTAAAGATGTGGTGTGGATTTTCCTGATCAAATTCTTTCATTCTGTTTATTATATCACTTAAAGATGTACTATGCGTTTTCTTTTCCGTGAATTTAATAGAGTCAAATCCTTCAAATTTTTGTGGGCACTGAAAACCGCTTAAAAATCTATTAATAACCTGCTCACCTACAGTTCTATCTCTACTACTGTCCCTTTTATAACATTCAAGCACTGTAGGATTTACAACTACAGCTTCTTTTGTACAATCTACCTTACATTCTGACATAATACGTAAACGAGATTTCAAAGTAATATTAGTAGCATCTACAACTACACTTTTCCTATCAGCTAAATATTCATTCATTCTTTGATATAGTAATTTAAATACTTTATCATTTACTGTTTGATTATTCTCATCTCCTGTAAGCTCTTCTCTAATAGCATCAGAAGATAGTATAATATCCGCTTTTTTATTTTTAACCAACTCTTTTGCATAGGTACTTTTGCCACTACCTGGAAGTCCTACCATTACGATCAATTTAGGTTTTTTCATACTTTTTCTACCCAATTCTCCTTCACCCATGTAACATCATCAATTCTATAATGCATAAGTTCACCTACTTTACCTGTGGCTACTATTTCATACACTTCATCATTCAAGTACTCTATCGGAAGAAAGTAAGGACTATCAGTCTCCTGATAACCTGCGAAGCTACCCGCAAGATAAAATTCCTGTGCATTTTTTGCAAAATATTCTCTTGATTTAATTTTTATTTTTTGACCTACTGTAAGCATGGTTTACTCCTCTCACCTCTTTACAATCATATTATAATACAATTCCGAGAAAAAATCAACCACTTTCACTAAACATAATTAGTGATATTTGAAATAATAATGTTTCCCGTTGTGCGTATAATGACCAACCTGGAACGTATTCATCATAACTTCCATACAATGACGATAATAATGATCCCAGCATCCCCATTCATAACAATCAGAATCTGGATCCATTTCTTTCCACTCTTCTTCAGTCTGAATACCAAAATCCCAATCGTCCAAATCCCAACCTTTGTCCCAAAGTTCTTTAAAATCTTCTACACCTGTTAATTTTTTCAAATCTTTATCGCTTTCAAAAAATACTATATTTTCCATGTCATCCTCTATTTTCTTTTCTCCAAGCATCAATTATATAACCATCACATGCATTAATTATCTCCTAAGCTTGTTAAATTCCCATCTAAGTTCTTGTAACTCGTTTTCCTTTTTTGTTATTTCTTCACTTAACTCTTTTGCTTTTTGTGCAGTAGGTAACATATCTTTAATGATTCTATAACCAAACATATCAAAAAGTTTCGCAATTTGATCCTTACCCCTGACTTCATCGATACAGGGATGCCAGGTATAAACAAACTCTATATCTGCATACATATCATCAGTAATATATTCCGTACTCATAGTTTTAAGTCTGTCAATGAATTCAGTTTTAGTCATAATATCCACATCTCCTTAACTTTTTCTTACAATTATATTATACTACAAAAACAGAGAGAAATCAACTACTTTTAGTCAGTTTGCTGATTTCTCTCTGTTTATTTTTTTTCACTGATGAAACATCTCTAAAAAGCTATTGCTAACCGCTTTAAAACTTTCTTCCCCATTTATATCTCTGAATACAATTCCTTCACGAGGCTTTCCATCAATTTTTGAATTACCCTCTGCGTATGCAAGAAGATCTTCACAGGTAGATGGAAGTTTAAATTCAATATCAAGAATAGGTACGATTTCAAGATCTGTACCGATAGCTTCATTAATAGAATTTATCTCATCCTTCATTTGTACAGGATTTAATCTTACAGGAGCTTTTCCATTAACCTTATAGATATAATTGAATATAGCTAATCTATGTTCAGGTCCGTAATTTCTTTTCTGAATAGTTCCGCCATAAGTTTCACCTTGAATGGTAACAAATTCATACTCTGGGTGCTTATCAAGAATATAGTTTAATACTTTATTAATATCATATTTTTCAAACATTTCAAGATAGACATTACCATCAGTGTCCTTATAAAAACATCTATCATTCTTTTCAGGAGCATTAAATACTACATTCCGAGAACATACATAGCTTTTTCTCTTCTTTTTTGGTGCTTGCTGCATAGTAAAGGTAGTAGAAGTACCATCTATTTTCTCTGTAGCTATGTACTTTTTATCATTATTAATAAAGAGTCTTGGCAAGTTTTGACAGCGCTCTTCATCCGTTTTAACAACCCAAGAGGGCCAGTCCGTTTTCTTCTTCTGTTGATTTTTAAAGTAATGCTTAAGCCACAGTTTTCTACGTAAATTATAGATAAATTTGATTTTAGAAAGTAGCTTGTGTTTCTTTGCCCATTTAATCATAAATTTGTCTACTTTCATTTCTGCGAGTTTTTTATTATCTGCTTTTCTTACATTATCTTCTGGTTCATAGTAGGTAACACCAAGTTTTTCTGTTAAGAAGTCTCCCTCGTTAACATCCTTGAGTCCTAATTCTTCAGGAGTCATAATTAACCCCTGTGATAAAACTTGCCCTCGTAGGAATCTCTGTGTTTTGACGTGGTACTTATATTTACTTAAAAATTCAAAAGGCTCAGTTGCAGGCACTTTAGAATCAATTTCAAAATAGATTGCAAGATCACCTACTTTATAAATATCTTTTCTTACCATTACATGCCAACCATTAACGTGCGCTAATTCTACTTTATCTGCACCTTCAATTGATGTAATATCAGTTACCCTTACTGCATAAACTAATTCTCTTTGATTTGTTTTAGGATTTAACATAATTCTTCTACCTCACTTACAAAAATTCTCTTTGAAATACTCCGTGTCCTCAACAGTATAAATAATTCTAAAATTACCTTTCTTAGTCTCAATGATTTCTTTGATACTTGCACCTGCTTTCTCATATTGATTTAATATATAAGCAAGGGTTTCTGCAGTTGTATCATAGGGTGAATCTTCTGCAGGACCAATACAATAATTATCTACTTTCCAAACCTTCATATTTCATACCTCATTTCTCCGTTTTTCTTTTCTGCAATTCTTTCTGCTTCTTCTTTGTCAAATGTCCAACAATTAATAGAGCCTGATGTCGTATTTACAATACTTCGTAAAAAGAATAAATCACAAGTACCATTACAATCATCATGTTGCCAAACAAGTGGTGTTTCTTTATCCGCTCTTTTACTATATTTATAAGCATTTGCAAAAGGAAACTCCATTACGCCATAGCTTGCCCAACAAGCAACTAAATATATTTTAGGAAGAGATTTTAAATAATCTTTTACCTCAGGCATATTAGGAAGCACCTTTATTTCAATAGGATTAACTTTACCCACAGGCTCAATAGAATCTTTATCTACCGAAAAACAACCGACACCACAGTTCTTAGACCAATCGCTGTCTTCTGTATATTGAAAAATGTGATCATTCTTCAGTAAAATACCTTGAACGTATTCGTCTTCATCAATGACTTTTCCCCTGTAGATTTCAACTTCATTCATCTAATTAAGTCTCCACATATAAATCTTTTTTAATTTTCTATTAATATTATAACATATAAATAAAAAAAGATCAACTACTTTGAGGCAGTTGATCTTAATTTTTTTGAAATATTTTTTCATGTTTAGTGATGCAGAGTGCACCCAATGCTTAAACATAGATAAGTTTAAGCATCAATTGCGTCATTGTAAATTTTAATTACCTTTTCTTCTGCATTCTCATTGGCCTTATACTTAATAGTGATGGTCTTTGTTGAGCTATCAAGTATGTAGTAGATATAGTTAGGACCATCAAATTTACTGTATGTAATAGGCTTATTTGGCACTTTACCATCAATAGTCCCGGAGAATGTTTCTGGATCAATATCACCGTCAAACTCAACCTTAATTACGTAAAGATGGGTACCTTTTTCATAACCCCAAGCAGATGTGACTTCATCAGAAGCTGCAGCAATTTTGCCTGTTAAATGATACTCTCCATCTTTTAGTTTCACAACTAATTCCGGATTTGGTACATTCATCTCAACACCATTTAATGTAATAGAATCAGATGGTGATACAGTACCTCCATCACTAGTAAGCTGAATCTGTACTCCTTCGTACATAATTACAGCATTATCTTCGATAAATCCAACTGATAAAGGAGCGGGACTTTCAGGAAGATTACCCTTAACAAAATTTAATAAATCATTCTTTTGATATAAAAGCATATTATGCACCTCTTTTTATTTGGTTTTTCTTACATATAATTTAGCCAAATTATTTTATATATTTTTACATATTTGGGAATTGTGATCATTAATAGTTTCTGAATTTGTTTTTCTATTTGTAAAATATTTTTTCTTTGCTTTGTTTTCACATTTGATAACTATATCAATAATATCTTTTGCGTTTATATCTTTGCCATTCATCTTTTGATTCACAGTATATTTCTGAACTTCCCACTTAAGCGTTTTCATAAATGCTTCAAACTCATAAACACCCATAAACTTCCCAACCAAGATTTGTTAATGTCTCCGTACAATTGTCGCATGTCCATTCAATATTTTCTCGAAGCTCTTTTCTCTCTGATTCGTAAGGCGTAACATTTGCCAGATACTTTTCGATATATCTTTCACAAATTGAAACAGCTCTTCTGTTTACATATTCTGGCTCTTCATCTTCGTATTCAAAAATTTTTCTCTGCAAATCTTTAATCTTATTTATAATTCTCACAGAAATACATTTAGATGTTTCCATTTTGCACTCCTAAGAAAATATTGGTTGTTTCGTCAATTTGTTTATGATATTCTTCTGGAACATCTTTTTTAATTAGATCAATAAGATGTTTTGTGCTATTGTTTTGAATTTCTTCGAAGTTATCAATATAAAGATTTAGATTATAAAGCTGGTCACTCAAATCATGGTTCTCTTCCTCTGTTTTTATCAGTTTATCAAGAAGATTTCTGACAGTTGTTGACGTTACTGGCAGATCTCCCATTGGGCTGGTAACAAACGGCGTTGTGTTTATATGCGCAATTAAATCGTTATATTTTTGTTTGTAATCGATTTCTTTTTTAATCTCTTCTACATTCATTGATTTATAAGCACGTAATCCATTCTCTTTTTCTTCATTCATTTTTTCACTTTTGCATAAAGCATCTACAAATGCTTCTGCTTGATTACCTTTTAATTTCATTTTAGATTTCCTCCATCAAAGCTATTTTCAATTCTTCTAATTCTTCCAAATCAATCATTACTTATTTCCTCTTGTAAACATCTTCATAGTAGGGTAGTTTACCTTTTAAGTTAATTCCAGATACAGTTCCAAGTACCCACCAAAATTTCTTTTTAGTAGAGCTTAACATCAAGTGATCACCTTTTTGTTTGTTGCAAATACTTCATACAGATCTTTATACTGCTCATTTTTGTTAAGAAGTTGCTCTAAAGTATCGACTTCATAGGATTCTTTTTCCGCACAGTCAATAAATGCTGGTATATGCTGTTCATATTTAATCTTACTCATTATTTTTCTCTCTTAAATTTAATTCCATTTATACTTATCCAATCAAGTTCAGATAACTTCCTAGGATCTAGTTCTACAGAATCTCCAACTTTAGGTTGAATAAAAATAATTCTTTCACATTTATTACAATTCATGCCATATCCTGAATCATTTACAGTTAGTTTATATTTAAGGTTTTCATTTTCATTAGTGTAAATTCCACGAGCCATTGCTTCATCTGGAGTTAATTCTCTCCAGCCGAACTTGTCATAATCAAACCTATAAGATTCACGGTTAGGCTTATAAACAGTAAACTGGACTCCATCTATTGAATCACTTACATCTACTACACCTTCATAAATATAATTATTATTAGAATTTGTTAAATTATTAACTTCTATAACCATATTTTATACCTTCTTAAATTTGTGTCCATTTACTACAATAAAATCAAAATCATCAAAATTATCTTTTTCAATTTTTACTTCTACTTCAAGACTCTTTGGTTTAAGAATAATTTTATCGCAATTTTGAATTGTTAAAGTTCTTGTATCCATAACTCTGTCTTCGTCTATATCAAGTTTTACAATCTTAGCTCCAGTAAAATCTAATTTACGCTCGATTGGTTCAGAACAAATACAATTTTCAAAGTCATTTACATAATAACATGACGCAGATGGACCACCAAATACTTTTTCACTATAATGACATGAGTCATTCCAATAATACTTACAAATATGATTAGAATAAGATTTACATTTCACCATAATACGCCTCGTCTGCACCATCTGCAACGGTATAGTGTTCTGTTTTGGTATAAAAGAATATCGCATCTTTACCTATATAGTGTAGTACTATTTCTGTAATAGTATGATTTTCTCGGTCAGTTACCATTTGAGGAATCTCGCTTAATTCCTCGAAAGGAATTTCTTTACAATTTAAGTAAAATTTTATATTTTTCATTTACCGCTCTCCTGCAATACTTTGTTTTTTAAATAGCTTTTAAACCACTCGTTGATTTTTGATTTGTATTCGAGAAAAACCCCTTGCCCCAAATTTTGTTCTAAACACATTTTATAAAAAATAAAAATCATTCCGTCTTTAATAGTATCTAATTCTTCTATACATTTGCACAGCAACTCAACAAACGTTCCATCTTCAATTTTATCTTCAAGTTCTGCAAGACGATTTAATAGTTCTTCATAACTTGCGAAAGACGCGTTTTCGGTTTCCTCGCAATCATCATCGTAAGGGTCTACTAATCTTTTAAAGGTTAGTCTCTTATAATCTTTCATACTTCCCTCCAATCATTCTTCTGAATAATTCTTCTCATATTCTCTCTTCTGAGAATCCTATGTTATTTTTAATATAATTTTTCCTTTTCAATAATAATCAATATTAATTATCAAATACTTTAAAAGATTCAAATAATTTATGGGTCGTTTCATCCTGCTTCTTCATTCTTTTAATATTCTTCTTATTATCAGAAATATATCCACTACATCTTTTTATAGTTTCTTCACAATCTTCCTCATTTGTGCTTATAAACTCTTCTTTAGACATCAATTCTGGTTTATCAGGCAATTTTTCATAAAAGAAGGCTCTATCTGATTGAATCTTTTTAGCTTCTTCTCTTACTGTTAAAAGTTGATTGCTTAAAGTTCCAGTGATATTAAGAAATTCATCAGGTGGAGTCCATTTAGTAATATAAGAAGCGAACTCATCAGCCCGGATATTTAGATATTCAGTGCGCTCTGTAGCATAATCAGTGGAATTATGGATCTTAGTATTATACTGAGCTTGCCATTTTTCAGTTTCATCTTTTACATATTTTGCATATTCTTCATCAGGATGTTCTTCTAACTGCTTAAGAAAATCTTTTGCTTTCTTTACTCTTGTTTTATCACCTTCAATTTCTTTTTCAAGATAAGGGATTCTCTGTGTAGAATTTAGAAAGTCTTTTTCATCCTTAATCCATCTAGGCTCATCTCTAAGCCAGTTAAAATAACCTAAATCTCTAAGTTGATTTAATACATAGGCTTTAAAATCAATAGGATCTTTATCATAACAATAACAATTGTAAAAAGTATAATCTTCTCGCATATCTTCAACCCCCTCTTAATGATTCTTTTGATATTTTTCTTTGATTACCGTAAATACTTTACAATAGGGACATTGAACAATTCTATCTTCAATAAGATTAATTCTTCCCTCTTTTTGATTTACAATAATATTATATACTAAAACAGAAAAAAAGTCAACTAATTTTATGGTTAGTTGACTGATTTTTTTTTATTATTCTTGTCTAATTTCTTTATTTTTTATAGCCCATTTAATATCTTCAGATAAATCTTCTTCTCTTACTACTTCTATGTTATATCTACCTTTAAATATTTCTAACTCTTTTTCTACTTCTTCAATACTAACTATTTTATTTGGATCAGTAGAATAAGCAAGTTCTCCAAGACATCTATATATTTCTGTGCAGTACTTAAACTCCTTAAATTCTTCTATTTCTCTTTCTTTTGATTCTTTTATTACATTCTCTATATTAGGTGGATCCTTTTTATCAGATACAACGCCTTTGGTAGGTGATTTAAATAATTCATTTGTACATATCCTATAATCATGCCAATTAGCATTTGGCATCCAATAATATTTTATAGGATTTTTATTGATAACAACTAACATATCTATACGATTAGCATATGTGTACTGTTTGTACTGCCAGGTTGTTCTATATGTTTTAATGTATTCATACACAACACCAGCATACAATCTATCAACTGTTAGACCGGATACTACTGATCCCACTTCGTATTTCGATGTCTTTTTTGTTTCTCTTAATTGTTTATCCTTTAATGCTACTTTATATGACGGCATATTTTCAGTAATAGCATAAGTTTGGTTGCCTTTATATTTTGCAAAGTATATTTTATTCTGACATTTACCATTTATTAGAGTGTTGTTTATGATAAGTTCAGCAAGACAATCTGAAGAAATACCAATTAAAAATTCTTTTCCATCTTCTGTTCTAATTTGACAATTCCAGAAAGATAATTTACCACCTTGAGATGAATAACCAGCTGCATTAGTAACTCTTAAAGTAAACGTACCATTTTTATATTTGTATTCTTTAGGTTCACAACCACTGCTTTCAGCCCAATTTCTTGCATTATCTAAACTACTTCCTTCTGGCACTACATAACCTTTACCACTTTTATTCTCTACAATAGTTACATTTTCTGGAAGATTTATCCCTGAATATTCCATTACTTACCTCGCATATAATTTTACTTCATAGGTGATAGCATCTTTATCTTTCTTTTCTATATCATTTTCCCAATAAGCATACCTATAGTGTTTTAAAACACTCTTAACTTCACTATAATCTTTTTTAGGACAATCGAAAGTAATATATTCATCATCAGTATCTCTAATTTTCATCAATTTATCTTCAACTGTATCTAAAATATCTCTGTGTTTTCTTTCTAACTTAATAATTCTTAAAAGATATTTAGTTTCTGGTGCTTCAAAACTGTATCCATCATGTGCATATCTTATAGACGTATCATAGGTACTTTTACTTATCATATTTCCTCCTCAAAACTATCCTTTCTTACATAATAATCATCGCATTGCACGCCGTTATACCAACAGTAATCCACATATTTAAATAAAGAAGGAACAATAAATTCTTCTGGAATTGCTTTACTAAATATCTTCTTATACTTTTCTTGCTCTTTTTCAGTAAGGAATCTAGATTTTCCAAAATCTCCGCTCTCTTCACCATAATCACTATATAGTTCATAAGCTAAATATTCATTAGATTCACCAGTTCCACTATAATCAACAAAATATTCCATATCTAGATGATCTGCTGGACAAAGTTTATCCTCTATTTCAAAACTGTCCTTTATTCCCATTTTATCTAATAATTCTTTTGTAATTGGATATAATACTTGTTTGTTATGTACGTAATCACTCATTCTTATTTCTCCTTAATTTTCCCAACTAATTCTTATGGTATAGTTATCAATAATTATTACTGTATAACCCAATTCAGTTAAGTACTTTTCCATCCTGTCTAATATATCTTTAGGATAAGGGTAATGTATTTCAAATACATAATTAGAGTTACCTTTATTACTTTCCTTTCTAATGCCCTTATCTAAATAGTTAATTAGCGTTCTGTATTCTTTATCACTATTAGTATTCCCAGACATTCTATTTTTCTTTACTAGTTTTTTAGCTTCATTAGCGGTAATCATCATTCACTCCTTTTTATGATAAGTCATAGCAAGAACTACCCATTCTATAATTGCGATTACAGGGCATAAAAATAAATACAGCAAGTTTGAAAGTATTTTTCCAAATAAATTAAGCATTTCTGATTCATTAATAAGATTTACTAGTCCTGTGAAATATTTATTAGATACATTAACACTATATCCTATAATCACTGCAACGGTAAATATAATCCATATGCATATCATAATTTGTAGAATTGAACTCATCATCTCACCTCATCACAAATACTCATAGTGGAAGTCACATTTACAATTGTAAGGTAGCCATAATAATTTTTAGTATCAATAACATTTCTATTATTTTTAGACATTTTTGGAACTACTGAAACACACATTTCTTTACAGTAAGGATTTACTATTTTTTCAAGCTCTTCCCTATAATAAAATTTTCCCTCAAATACATATTGACCATCAATTCTTCTAAAACAGTCTATGAATTTATCAAGATCTACTCTATCAATATTCCTATACTGAATTAGCATCATATCAGTATCTATGCTAAAATCGTCTGTAAATTTTTTCATATTACTTGCTACTGCAGAAGTAAACATATCTTTACTATAGGCTAAAATTTTAGCTTTAAATAAACTATTCATTAATCTGCAATCTCCCACTCAATGTCATCAAAATACTCGACATCCTCACACCCACTTTCTAATACAATGATTCTATATTTAGTCCCTTTTGGAATCTCTTCTACCCAAATAGCATGATGCTGTTGTTCTGGGTGATCTTCTAGCCATTTAATTAACCTTGAATCTGTTCTACTTATACATAATTGATCCACACCAGTTATATTATATGCATCATAGAATCCCTGAGGCACAACATTGTAAAAAGGTCTATAAGTTTTATTTATTAGAATTTTCATTCCTATTCTCCTTATATAATACAACTACTATGCAGCCATCATAACAATTACAAGGAACGATATTTAATATATTTTCATAACCTATTTTGTTTATAGCGGAGGAGAGTTCTTTAGGATCTGTAACTATTTGCTTAACTTCTTTTTCTTTTTTATTATCATTTTCTACATAATAGAATTTTTCAAACGGTAAACCAACTAATAATTTATGTGAGTCATTATCGTAAATTCCAAACTTATTAGAGTCCTCAAAATCTATTGCATAAACATTATTATAAGTTTTAAATAATTCATCCTTCTGATTAAAAATATCTATACTCATACAATCACCTACTATAAAATCCAGAAACTTTTACCGGATCTTTACTAATTGTTACTTCTCCGTTTTGTCGGTAATTAGCTTATCACCTACAATGCCTATACAATCTGCACCATAAGCAATCTTGTTCGCACTGTAACAGTCACATTCTTCCCATATCCCTACATAACCACATCTATCCGTACTTTTCTTTTTACGACAAACACAAACATTGCTATTATAATTTAATTCTTCATAGTAATATTTACAAGTCATTTTAATTCTGTCCTAATTCTTTTTCATTTACAGTTCTTTCATAATAATGCCAATAGTGTTCAGGTCCACACTCTTCACAAAGGCTACTACCTTGACAATAATCACACATCATGCAATCAGGTTCTTCATCATCTGCGGTATAAATTACACAATTATCATAAACTTTCATTATTTAAACTCCACTTCCAAAGGCTCTTTTTCTTCAACTACTTCAACGTAATAGGATATTTTAATTTCTCTATGATATTTTAATGTACTACCACATTGAGGGCAAACATACCCATCATCTTCATCTGAAAGTTCAAAAGAATCTTGATTTTCATAGCCACAATAGGGACACCTTAAATAATCATCCCTGTAATCGTCATCATTTCTTGGAATCCAATAATCTAAAAATCTTACATATAGAGAATTTTCTTTAAGATTCACACGGCAACAATTATAATATTTGTTATTAAACTTTACAAGCCCTCCAACATCGATTTTTTGATCTGTTTCACCGATATAAGTTGCTTGTTTATCATCAAAAAGAGCATTAGGTAATTCATAAATTTTCATAGTTAAATAAACCTCTCAACGTAATCTCTATCTTCAGTAAATACAGGAATTTCTTTATCTATTTTCCAACCTTCATTTGTTTTTATACAACAAGTCCCTCTTTTAAATTCAGTAGATTGATCATTCCAATTAATTCCTTTCTCATTTACAAGTTTATCCTGTACTTGATTTACGTTTAACCCCTGAAGTGATTTGTGAGAAAAATTAGCTTGAGCAAGAGAATTTATAGAATTTCTGGTAGCGTCTTTTTGACGCCAAATAAAATAGTTTGCACAATCCTCTTTAGGAATACAAAAAGCTCTTGAATCAAATGTAGCAGTAAATTGTGCTTTTCTTAAAGTGTCATAATACCTGTTGTCCTCTTCAGAATTATTCCAAGCACTATAATAACTTTCACACCATTCTTCAGATAGATCTTTAAATGATTTATTAAAATAGAGAGTTGCCATAGAAGCACTAATACTTACAATTTTCTGAAGATTTTTATCAAACCACGCTTGCGTTTCAAGCTCATCATAATCAGTAAGAAGTAAAGAAATTTCATCTGATTGAGATTCAACATCTCCATCAAACTCGTAATCAAAATAATCACCAAACATATAGCTTAATTCTCCTTATTTCAATTCAAATGTATAGTGGTTTTCAGAAGTAGGATCTTTGTAAAACACATTATCAAATTCGTCATAATCGAATTTTCTAGCTACTTCTTTCTTTATCAAATCATCCGGAAGTCCTTTTGGAATATTCAAATATACTTTACCTTCCTTGAATACAACTCTTCCTCTTGGGTAATAGTTATAAGGATGACTATATGGATGTTTTGGATTTAAATGCTTGTATTTTGAGTTCCAAATATACTCGTGAGTGCTTTCACTCTTAGGAATAGGAAAAATTGGCTTACCCCAAAAATCTACCAAATAAGGGTTAGAAAGAATAACAAAATTACCCTTGTTAAGCTCTTCCATAGACTGTGAAATAATCCAGAATGGACCTTCAAAATAAAGGTCATTTTCGTTTCTAATTTCATTTAATTTCATTCTAAATCATCCTCTACTTTATCGTTTTTATAAAAAATCCACCAAGGTTTACATTCGCCTAATAAACAAACAGTTGTAAACTCATTATTTACATAATCTTGAATCTCTTTATAATCTGATAAATCCATTTTTAAAACCACTTTAAATGTAAGTAAGTGTATAAAGCTTTCGATCATAAAATCAATCGCTGGAAGATTTCTATTACTTTTCTGGCTCTGTTCTACCAAATACTTTACAATTTTATCTGATTCAAAGTACTTATTAACGACCGTATGTAAAATATCTATAACGCAATCACTATAAGGTTCCATCCCAAGATATTCTCTAATATAATTTTCAACTGCCTGTCGTTTACCAATTTCTTCGCGGTTGATATACCAGCCCTTGCAAATCATCATAATATCTTTACTAACAGTTCTCATATAACTTTATAATCCTCCGTTATTCACCTATTGAAAGTTCTCTCTTACCATAATGCTATCTGTAATATTATCAAGAATATTTTTATAGTGCCTAATTCTATCTAAAGTCATTGTTTCGTACCATCTCTGATGATATAAATGGTAGCTGTCACCAATATCATCATAGGTTGAATCATCTACATAGACAAAATAACCTTCTTCATCTTCATTTATAGCATCAAGATAAATATCAGGATGAAACTCTTTAAATGTCTTTATATCACCTTTTTTAAAAAGATACAAAGCTGTAGATGTAGAGATATTAGCAACTTTAGTTCTTCTCTCAAAAATTTCTTTCAACTGTCTTTTCTCATATTTCAAAATATCTTCCATAAGACGAGATTTTTTCTTTCCATCGTCAGATACATAAATTGTCTTTGTTTCGGTTTCTGTTCTCATATCTTTTCCTCACTCGATCGTTGTTGTAAAAATTACTTTTTTAATTTCATATTTATCATAAGGTAAATATTGATAGGATTTTGGATTATCTCTATCGAAATCTTTATTCTTTTGCATCCACTTATTCTGTCCTTTGTAATAAAACAAATCTTGAACTTCTCCATCAATCATTACAATAATTTCAATAAACAAAGAATCATTATTCGGAACTTGAAATACTTTTGTTTCTTCAAGTTTTCCATCTTTAATATAAATCAATTTACCCTCTTCTTTAATCATAATACAACCACCTTTTCTTTTTCTTACAATATAATTATATAATAAAAATAAAAGAAAGTCAACTAATTTTGAGTGGTTTAGTCAACTTTCTTAAAAAATTATTCAATTGTAATACTTACTTTCGGCTTATTGTTCATATACTTAAGATCATCATTTGAATTTAATTGCGCTGTTAGCATTGATTTTAAGAGGAATTGTAGTTGCTCTATTTTATTGCCTTCCTCAATACCAAAAGAATCGCAAATTGTTTCAAATTCTTCTTCATCTAATTCTTGTTCTACATTAACTACTAATTTCATTCTTTTCTATAATCCTCCGGTTTAATTAATCCACCTCTAGATAGTGCCGTTACATAATTAGTGATTCTAACTTTTAATGCTCTGCTTTTAATTTTATGTGCATTATAATAATTTAAGAGAGTTTGATACTTTTCTTCTAAAGATTTTCCTTTCATAGACATTCGAACTACTTGCCACTTAGGATCATTTGTATACATAGCTACTTCATCCGGATGTACTTTTCCAAAATATAATTTACTCCAATCTAATTTTTTGTTCATTATAATCTTAACCAATCCCTCCTCAACTCAATCCAATTAACTTACTCTACTAAATGCGTGAGCTGTTACTGATGTTTTTGTGCTTTTTAGATTCATAAATAGCTTTAATTTCTTCTACGTTCATATATTTATAAGAGATACATTCTTCATCACTCTTCTTATTGTTCTCGCTCTTATTAACAGCTTCTATGAAATTTTCTGCTTGCTTTCCTTTCAGTTTCATTTAATTTTCCTTAATCATTCATGTTGTATATCTTATTTTCTCTTACACATTTTTCTAAATCTTCTAAATTTGTGCAGTGATTAACATTGTAGTAATCTCTACCTTTTAAATCAAATTTAGTTAGTAGCTCTTTAAAAGAAATAAGTCCTTCTTGATAATGCACAAAATCGCTAGCATCTAAAATACTTTCCCATATAGCAGCAAAAAATACTTTATACTTTTTACAGTATTCCCTTAGTAATGCTTTTTCCTGCTCATTTGCATCATATTTATGTGAAAATCTAGTGTATTTATAATCTCCGTGCAACTCTAATTGACCATCAGGTGAATCAGTCATTTTACTTGGATTCCATAATACTTTTACTCTTATTCCATGTGCATCGTGTACTGCTTTTTTGCTGGAAATATATAAAGAAAAAGGTATTCTCCTGTGTAATTTTATATCGTTTCCGCGAAGATTAGCCATTTCAAATAATATGCCATCTTCGTTGTTTATATAATCTTGAAAATCCTTGTAATTTATTTTATCACCAAATTCTTCTTTTTCTATTTGATTAAGATCTTCCCATAATTTATGAAAATCAAACATCTGTAATTATTAACCTCTACTTGATGCAAAAGTATCACAGATCTTTCTCATTTCTTTTTGCACACTATTACGTTGCTCATCAAGAATTTCAAGTGTTTTTGGATCTGGATAAGAAATAGTAGGTGGTACTGTGCCTTGTCTATAGATAATTATTTTACCAGGTGCTAATCCCTCTTCTTCAAGAGCATCTATGTCTACTGAACCGTCCTCAACGGCAACAGTACCAATGAAAGGTCTATTGACCAATTCATAATATCTGTTGTTAATTGCATTATATTGTCTTTGTAAAGGGATTAATTGCTCAACAAGTCCAAATTCACCATACAATTCTTCTTCAGAAAATACCTGTTTGTGAAGTAGCCAATCAATAAGAGGTCCAATTTGGTTATACACTGCTTGTTGTTCCCAGTACCACTTCTTTTCTACCTCCTGTACCTCACCATTTACAATTTCTCGGTTCTGCTTACCTTTTGCAAATTCTCTATTAAATTTAATTCTTTCCCTTTTAGTCATCTTCCTTTACCACCTGTACCCAACAACCTCTTGAATCTCTTACCTGCATAGCGATTTCATTAGCCTTATTCTGATCACTGTAGCTTCCATATCTATACCACTTATTATCATCTGGAAAACTCATATAAATAGTCCACATATATCTTACACCTCATATAATAGTATTACCAATAATCTTCATTTATTACAATCCTCACAAAATTTATTAAGTGCATTTTCTAAAAGATGATCACTCTTATACCATCTTTGAAGTTGTTTTTCTGTACATCTTAACGAGTGCAGACCACCTAACTCTTTTAATCTCTTATTAGCTACGTCATAGAAAAGCCACTCAATAAGATTACCATTATCCTCCATAGAAGCAACTATGTGGTATTTTCCATATTGGTCTCTGTACGTATCTGTTAAATAATCAGCATGATAAAATTCATTTTTCATAACATATATCTCCTTCTTCTTACATTAATATTATAATATATTTAGAGGAAGAAATCAACTACTTTTAGGTATAATTCTTTTCCATTTCTACTAAATCTTCTCGAATTTCTTTAACTAATTTTTGATATAATTTATCAGCCATTCCTTTATCTAATATAATTTCCCAAGTGCATTTATCCTTCTTTATAGATTTTTCATCTGAGTATTTAATAAATCTAAATTCGTCAGAAGTTCCACCTATGAGTAAGACCCCAGGACCTTTCTTTTTTAATCTTTTATCAGGTAAATTGTAATCATAAAACAGTTTAAACTCATTAAAATGAGTACCATCTAACCATTCTTTAATAGAATCTACTAAGCATTTAAACTCTGTTTCATTGTTGAACCAAAAGTCAGGATAGCCATCTTCTATTTTGAGACTGTAATATCCGTAAAAGTTAATGTGAAAAAGAGGTACTTCTTCACAATCATCCCTTTTAAATTCGATTAAATGTTCACCACAAGTGCACTTTACAAAAATTCCACTTTTTTCAAATTCATCAAAAACTTTTTCTTCAATTACCATAATGCTACTCTTTTTTCCTTTTTAGTCACCTGTTTAGTTTGTTCAGCTTTCTTTTTAGAAGAAGCTTTAGAAGGAGATTTTTTAATTTTATTTTTCTTAGAAGAATTTGAAGTTTCTTTTTGGGTAGTTGCTTTAGTTCTAATAGATTTAGACGTAATGGCCACTTTCTTCAATTCCTTTTTCTGCCGTTTCTTTTCTTTAGATTTTTCAATTGCTTCATTTATTTCTTCTAAAGTCAGTTCTTTATCTTTCATTTTTCTTTTTCGAGAAGAATCAGAAGATTTTTTACTTACTAAGAAAGCATTTGTAGAAATAATTTCAGGCTGTAGCCATTTACATTTATTTCTTTTATCTCTATCAGTACATCTTACTTCACAATCCTTTTCAGGACAATCTTTACAGCAACTATATTCCATTACTTTACCTTTGTAATGAAGTAGATCACCTCTACAACAACCTCCGAAAATACATTTATTCATCTTCAATTCCTCACTTTGCTAAGTTATATATGCCATAAGAGAACAGTACAAGATCAAGTATCCAGCTGATAATAATAGAAAAACAAATCTGTCTATTAGAAGGCATGTTACCGTCTTCATCTTGTAATCTTTCTGGCTTGATCAAATCTAAAACATCATTGATGCAACCAACTACTCCAAAAACAACACATAAAATATACCAAATCAACTTTTCTTCACCTCTGAAATTATTATATTACATTTAACAAGAAAAATCAACTACTTTTACCGTAAAAAAAGAAAGATCCAGAAAAATAAATTTCCAGATCTTTCTTCTTAAGGAGGTAGTTATGAAAAACAACGTGTGATCAAAATCGAGTGTGAACTGCTTCACACTATAATATACCCGATTCCGCAAAATAATTCTAACAATTATTAACTACCTACTTTACTATGAAATTGTCCTTATTTAATATCTTCAGTAGAAGCATTTCCTTCTACTTCGAAACAATATTTTTTAAGAATATTAGAATCACCTACATATTTAAAAGTATAATATTCTAATTCTTCTAGTAAACTATACGAAATATCTAGAATCTCGATCTCTTTATTATTCAGTAGTTTAACTTTATCCCCTATATTAAATCTATGAACAATTGATATTTTATCAATGTATTGAGGAACCTTACTAGCTAATATGTATTTATTATCCGCACAGATCATATAAGAATATCGGTTTTCTTCTACTATCACTATATCTCCTGGCTGAAGCAATTTGTTATATTTAACTAATTCATCCAATTCTTTTAAATCTCTTACTGTAGTAAAATATCTAAATAATTTTGTTTCTTCAATATCTTCCATACATACTCCCTAAAAGAAAAAAGAAAGGCTTAACGTACCTTTCTTGAACACTTTTTCTATGTTACGGTAGATATAATAAGTCCCTATCTACAAGGGCACAAAGGAGAATACATTATGAATAGCGTGTAAACAAATTTTGGCGACCCAAACGAGGCTCGAACTCGTGACCTCCAGAATAACTCATAGCTTAAAACATCACTGACAGCAGTTAGAATTAGACTTTGCTCAATTCAATTTATTCAAGTAAGAGTCTACAGATTCTTTATTTTTTTCATACCATCCAAGCTGCCGATTACATGCCTGGCATAATAAACCTCGAAATTTCTTTGTTCTGTGATCGTGATCAATGCAGAGATTTTTAGCCTGATATTTAGACGACCATTTAACACTTTCTTCAATGGTTTTACCGCAGATTTCACATTTACAATGCTGTTTCCGATAATCAGTTAGCTGTTTTCCGGTTATATCAAGCACATCTCCGTTAGCAGCTTTAATTGGTTTCACATAGAATGATTTAGTATGTTCAGGCATATTACCCTTATTTCCATAACATTGGATGTGAGCCGGATTGGCCTTGCATCTGATTTCATGCTGTCTAAGCGAATTGAGGTTTTTACAAATCTTTCCGCAGTATTTACATAATTTTCTATCCATCATTTATAGTACCTCATTATATTTTAATACTCATATAATTTAGCACTATTTTTTGCTAAGAAATACTGATTAATGAAATGTATTTTTAACCATTTAGTTAGATTTTTAATTGAGTTATTAGAACTGGCGCTCTAACCAACTGAGCTATTGGGCCGGGTAGCATCCGTTAGTGTCGAGAGCGATGCTGGTGCTTAGAATCTATAGCTTCTACTTACTCTATCCGCCAATAGCTTCGGACTACGCGTATGTATACCTACCGTAGGGTGCTGGAGCGATATGCCAGATTCGAACTGGCGATAATTGATTGGAAATCAATTGTGTTACCACTACACCAATATCGCACGTGCTGATAACCGTTATAATTAGCTTTACTTCTAATCAGAGGGTGGACTCGAACCACCTCAGCTATGGTAGAAGATGTCGGAGTTGCACCGCTATTCCAGATCCCAAATCTGGGGTGTTACTGTTACACTACATCCTCTATGAAATGCTCTTCTAAATATTTCTCTTTTCTATTTTTAACAATTTTATTAAGCCAATGATCATTAGAAGGAAATGCTTCAAATAAAGTACCTCCACTTAATAATATTTCATCTTCTATATTTAATGAAGATTCAAAAACAGGATTTCCAGAAAGAGTTAAAAATTCTTCAGTGGAAATATGATCAATTATCTTACCGTTATGCTTATATACAAATCTTTTCTTACCAGATTGTTCATCAGAAGTAATAGTAACTGTTTCAATATCATTACTATTATTATATACAAATTTCCAAATGATATTAAACCAATCAAAACCAATAGAACCAATTCTAAAGTAAATATCTTTATTATTAGAACCTATATTATAAGCATCAGAAGTTCTTACTCTTAAAAACTCCTGATTCATATTATGGTTAATTACTTCCATTTCATCTATAAACAATTCTTCTGAAACTATATCTTCTTCTGAATATTTAAGGTTAGGAAAATAACATCTTATCATATTACTATTAATATCGTAATATCCTTTACCTAAAATATCACCAATAGTAGAAGCCATAAAAGCTTTTACAAATCTTAATATAGATTCTTTTGTAAAAGCTTTTAAAGTATTATCATATAACCATTTTAAGTAATAAGCATTTTCAGTAAGTAATTGTCTTAATGTATAAATAGGATCATCACTTTGCCATTGTTTAATATAAGGATGCCAATCAGAAAACTCGAATACTTTTCCATCATTTCTGATCATATAAGCATAACCTTTCTTCAACATGCAGAATCTCCTATTTTGTATGGTGGCGGGACTGGGACTTGAACCACAGATCACAAGATTATGAGTCTTGCAAGTTACCATTACTCTATCCCGCAATATATAATATTTTGGCAGGTCCTCTAAGATTCGAACTCAGATCCTACGGTTTTGGAGACCGAGATAATAACCATTATACCAAAGACCTAAATATATAAATTCCAATCAAGGAAATTATAATTAAATTTAATTCAACTAATTTTTCTCTTATCATCTACTTTACGCTAAGACACTCTTGAGTTGGTCTACGTAGCCGCTCCTACCTAACCCTCAAATTAAAGAAATACTTTTAAGTTGAATTACATTTACTTATTTCATGTAAGGTACTACATTACTCTAAGACACTATAAGTAAGCTCTTATTACCCATTACCCAATCTAACGTGTCGGTAGAGCTATAACGTCTTGATATTTGCCTGATACGTTTCAGTACGGACAAAGTATATATCATTTCAACTTTGTCAGGTTTATCACTCCTCAATTATCAAGAATAGCAAGGACTCCATCAGCCATATCAGCAGACGTCGGGGAGGTTAACTAACGAAGATTTTGTTATTTTAATCAGATGTATTCTACTCCGGATATGTTCCCATTACATGCTATTTAATTTTTTAGTGGTGGGGTTGAAGAGATTTGAACTCTTACTGAATGGATTCTAAGTCCATCTTCTCTGCCATTGGAATACAACCCCAAAGGAAAAGAGCTTGTTTGTGTAAAATCAAGAAAGGAGATTGGAAAGGCCTCATTAAAGTACAAGCTCTAAAACGTTAATAAGACCCATTAAGTGGTCCTGAAGGAGGGATTCGAACCCCCACATGGAGATTTATAAGATCTCTAGTCTGAACCGTTGGCGTACTTCAGGATATTGGCTGCTCCTCAGAGATTCGAACTCTGGACATCGTGATTATGGCGATGTAATCAAGTAATTGACCTTGACATTTAAGAATACAAATATTTTACATCACAGTCACGCGCTCTAACCAGCTGAGCTAAGAAGCAATAAATAATATCAGATTGCGTACTGATATATGTAGGGCGTTTACGGTTAAGCCTACACGCCTGTCCATCAGAAACAGATGACTAACTGTGACAGGTGACTCTATCCTATCATCATCAAGAGTCTACTTGGTCGGAATAGTCGGACTTGAACCGACAAGGAATAGTTCCGCGAGATTTTAAATCTCGTGCGTTTGCCAATTTCGCCATATTCCGATAACTGGAGCTTCCACACAGACTCGAACTGTGAACTAATGATTACAAGTCAATTGTTTTACCTTTAAACTATAGAAGCAAATATTTCGTTTCGATTTTTAGTAGAGGTCAAAACGATTGGTAAATAGTCTTCCTCACCCTTAAGCACCTCTTGTGGTCTACCGACAAAGAATCGAACTTTGATTTACTGCTTAGAAGGCAGTTGCACTATCCGTTATGCTATCAGTAGATGTTATATGGCGATAAAGCCATATTAATTGGTAAGAATTGATTTATTTCAAATTCTTATTGAAGATGATTTTCCTCATCTTTATCTCTATGAATCTTAATTAATATTCTCGATTAGGATCTTCGTTAGGATCAATTATATTATCTCTTACATATCTACCATGAACTTCAATATCAAGATCATCATTCCAAGCAAACATCATAGCTAAATCTCCCATGAAATCGTTATCTAAGTTCTTTTCATTGAGATATCTTTCAAGCTGATAGTACGCTTCATACCCCGCATCTTCATCGAGATGATCAAGTGCAGTACGTACATATCCTCTAGCAGTTTCATCGAGCTTTTCTTCTTCCATGAAATTTTCCCATTCATTCATTTCTTGTTGTTCCATAATGTTTTAATCTCCTCAACTCTTTCTTACATTATATATTATAATACATTTTATTGAAAATATCAACTACTTTTAACTATATTTTTTAAAATTTTTTAAATTCTCTGTAAGACCTAATTTATTATGAGGTCCGATTCTTAGTAACTTTACCAAATCATCTGTTCTTTTGTAGATCACACAAATATTCGGTCTATAATGAAAATCTCTACATCCTTGATATTCTTTCGGAGAATGCTTAACCAAGTCGTGGTCTTTATATCTTTGCTCAAGAGGAACTCCATTAGCAATTTTATTAATCAGCTTATCGAGTTCGGATTTATCAACCTTACCGTTTTTAAGATAAACGGCCAATTCTTTTGTATAGAGCTTAGTAACCTCTATTTTACGACTCATTGATATCAATATCCTCCAGTTCTTCAGGATGCATATTGTAATAGTTTAAAATAGCATCAGATGCTTCTTCTGCAGTATTAAAGGTACCAAACCAGAAATCTTTCGGCTGTTCATCCTCATTGAGAGCTATGTAAAGATCTCTCTGTACAGAAGGATTAGTAGAAACGCTTTCACAAAAAGCAATATCTTTTAATTTTCTTTTCATTTTTTCATCGAGTACTTGCATTATTCTCACCTCTGCTCTCTTCTTTCTTACAATGATATTATATAATATATTGAAGAGAAAATCAACTACTTTTAGGTATGAAAATAAATTATTAGTGGTTCCTGGCAGACTCGAACTCCCGTTTCCAGATATAAACAATCTGGCGTACTAACCGCTATACTAAGGAACTATTTGTTGGGCGATTGTTTTGTGCTAGGCACAATCGTTCACTCATAAACCCATGGCGCGGGGTGCAAGATTTGAACTTGCAGATGCTCTTACGAACATCGACAGATTAGCAATCTGCTGGTTTAACCATTCACCCAACCCTGCAAATATATGGTGCCTAGGGTTTGATTCGAACAAACGACATCTGGATTTTCAATCCAGTGTTCTTACCAGGCTGAACTACCTAGGCATGCTTATCTAATTAAATATATGGAGGTACTGCTTGGAATCGAACCAAGGCATATCAGTTTTGCAGACTGCTACATTACCACTTTGTTACAGTACCATGAATGGTGGGTGCGGATAGGAATCGAACCTACTGAGCATTGATCAAGTGCAGCGGATGTACAAGCCGCCCTGTCTCCATAACTAGATTACACACCCATAAATAAATACAGCCTTAAGCTTAACCAGAGTAGCTGTACTGATTAGATCTACCTAATACTCCGCTTTCTCTTCTTTCTTCCCAGAGGTATGAAAGTATACTCTGCATTATTTTGCACTGAATTTAATCAGACAAAATCAATCATTTAATTAAATAATACTAACCTTTCAAATATTCGTCGGACAATTCATAAGGAAGATTATTTCCATCATAGATTTTAAACTTACGTTTTTTGAAACTGTTTAAAATAAATTTCTTATTTGCATCATCTACTGATTCTAATAATTCTTCTTGCCCGGAAATCTCTTTTAATTCATCTAAAAATCCATGTAAATCTTCCATCAATAAATTTTCCTTTCTAATAATAAGGTTATATCCGTACTATTTAATTTGATGGCAGCGATTGCAGGTTACGCTCCTACGCCCCAAGAGTCAAATTCTTGTATCCTACTATTAGACTAAATCGCTATTAATATACAGCTTTGAGATTTTCTGATTCTCAGTAATCTGACAGTCCCTTACGTACTGCATTGATTTCCGTTACATGCTACGGCAGCCTTATCTATAATCCGCTGTGCAATTATAGAGTTTTTCTGTATTGTGGGTATAGGTAATAGTAATCAGTAAAAAATGAATAATAATCTAAAAAAATAAATAAATCAAATAAACATAAAATACTAATTGTTTCCACTCTCGCAGGACTCTCGACAATACAGAACATGTTTTGAAAGCCTAGCCTTTTCAACTTTCATGGCTGACTTACGGCGAACCTCAGCTTTGGACTGTTCTTCTTGACAGTCTAGTCACAGTTAGTCTTTTATACTTGCTAACTCAAGTTTTGCGATAATTTAGGAAGCTTATCGCACACTTCCTACGTAACCGGAGGAGTCGAACCTCTACTAATGCCCTTAATACAGTTACGATATATCGGTCTGGATAATCGGACCAGAACCGAAATTATAATTTCTCATCTCTTCGACTCTTTTTTACCTGCCCTTGCTACCTTTATACAGGATTTTGCGCCCAAGGTGATCATATTCCTCGTAGGTTTGATTTTGAGGGATTTCTCCCTTCACTTGAATCTCTTTCGACAAATCGTTGCAACCCATTGTCGAATTCTACATTGAGATGATTTGATATTTTGCGCAGCCACTGGAATATCACAGACCATTTTGTGAGGACATAGTTTGCAGTAAATTGCTTATTTTCTACACTATTCGCAACTTTCCTCGATACCCACTCTACTATATTTATTAGCCGCCTGTAGATAGCGAACAAATATAGGTCTTGCACGATTTGAACATGTGCCTTCCGTCACAAGGACGGATGTGCTACCGGATTACACCATTCGACCATATTGGTGCGCAGTGAGGGAATCGAACCCACTAGAGCCTTACGACAACGGATTTACAGTCCGTCCCGTCTCCTTAACGGAATACCTGCGCATAAATAGATAGCTCTATTCTTCTTGTACTTCGAAGAAAAACTTTACTAACCAGAATACTATAAAAATATCCAGCGAAAGTAGTACCATTCGAGCTACCTGGTTTTTGTTTACTAACACATTACTATGTTAGTTGACGATTTGATTTTACTCTCTTCGTCCGTAGCCTACTTTTTATTACATCTTCAAAAATAGGCGTTCTCTCCTGCGTATAGCAAGCGAGTTTTCAGTCCAACCTTTTGTAGGTCAGATCTTTCCGTAAGCCACCTTTAACGAGGCTACACATGGGTGTCGGACTTAATCCGACTTGTGCGGTGTAGGATAATCAACCGCGTCCTCCCAACAACATTTATCCGAATGGGAGTTTTTGCAGTACTTTCACTGACCTGTCAGCATATCCAAATAAGGCGGTATGCAACCTAATAATGGCCTCCATCTGGGAACGTTTACCGACCTTCTGAATCGACACTTTACGCCCAGCTACGTTTGGTAATCATCGCCATTATGAAATTTTAAATAGTGGCTTGAAACCTGCGTGTGATCATTTAACCTCACCTTTCACAACTTCGATATTACTTGAGAGCGCATTTCACGCAAAATAATAAAACACAAAATAATTATCTGACAAGTAGTGAGGCACCACTATTTTATTCCCCTGACATTTTTACAACTTCAGAGATGTTGCGCCACCTCGCTACGAATGCACTCGGTGATCAGTCATCGATTTAGGATGTTCATCCAACACCATTTAACCACAGCGTTCGCTCGCACCTCATCAGACTAACCATGACAACTGGAATTACAGCTTGAAGGCAATTGATTCAATGTCCTGATCAAGGACCTGCTAACAACATAAAAGGGAACTTCGTAGCACCTAAATGCTTTATTCATTTTACATTTATATTATAGTATATAATGAAAATTAAATCAACTAATTTTAATCTGTTTTTCAAACTTTTTTAAACTTTTTCGAAAATATTTTTAAATGCTATCTGCCCACTGTGAGAATTTACCGCGGTAATCTTTGGTGAGTTCAACAACTTCAATAAAATTCTGTTTCTTTGCAGATTCTATATATCTAAAAAATCCAGAATCCTGTGGGAATTTCAAATCGATTTGTCCAGTATGACCAAGACAAAGAATCTTACAATTGTCGTGGCAACGGCTTAAAATCTTTTTGATTTCGTGTGTTGTTGCATTTTGAATTTCATCAATAATAACAAATGAATTTTGGAAATTACGACCACGAAGAAATGTTGACGGAATCGCATTGATAATAGCAGTTCCATTTTTAACATTTTCCATATTATCTTCTTTAACAATGAGTTTATCCGGATCGTAACCGCAAGTCAAAATTGCGTCAATAAGCGGATCTACGTAAAGCGCGCATTTTTCGTCAATTCCGCCCGGCAAATAACCTAACGTTGACTCTTGACAAGGAGAAACGATATAATAAATAGATTCATATAATTTAAACTCGTTTGTCATAAGTAGTGCCATTGCCGTTGCAAGCGTTGTTTTACTTGAACCAGCGCAAGCATTACAAAATACACTAATATTATCTTTATTCCAAACCGCTTCTATAAATTTCCACTGCTCTTCGTCAAGCTTAAACGGAAGTCTTTTAAAAAAGATGCAATCTTTGATGTTTTCTGGTACATTAATTTTCTTAACTGTTGTTTCTGTAGAACTTTTTTTAGCTGCCATATATAAATCCTTTTATAGCTTATATCCATTAAGAACTCTTTCTAAATCTTCAGAGTATAAATCTATATGCTTCTTACTCATCTCTGCAAAGAAATTAGACATTAATTTGTAGAATTGTTCTAACTCTATATTATTTAGAAGATATTCTCTTATGATATTTAATCCTATTTCTTCTCTATTTAATTCTATGGGATTTACTACTTCTAAATCTAAATTATATCCAAGAGTATGATCCCAGTAGAAATCATTATCAGTTAACCAATAACCCGCAGCAATCATGTCGGAACTATCTGATTTTCTTTCTTCTGTTTCTACAAAATCTAAAACAAATTTATTACAATCAGAGAAGTAATTTTTAGATTGTACTATATCACCTTTCTTAAATGGTAAAGGAAATTTAATATAAATACTATCAAACAAATCTAAGTCTTTGTTATTGTAATCTCTTATAAATGCTAAATTTAATTTATTATTTAAAGTAAAATATAAGCAACTATCACAATCTATATAATTACATTTAACTTCATAATAAAGAGTATCTTCATTACAATCTTCTTTAAGGTAATTAATTAGTTTGTTATAATTGTTAAATATTTTATCAACACTTTTAGAAGTATATTCACCATTATAAGCTTTGTAATGCTCTTCTATTGTAAATATACTATTTGTTTCTTCTGTTACTTGTGTTTTTAATATCTGAATTGTTTTCTTAAATTTTCTTAATTCTGCAAAGAAAGATTCTTTTTGTTCACCATAGCTATAAAATGGTTTATCTTTATAATTATCTAAAATATAATCAAATGCTTCTAACTTATCCTTAACAGATTCACTAAAAGAATCCCAAACAACCCAGGCCGCTTCATAACAATTAGGTCTATAATTAATTTCTTTCCAATAATCTCTTACAGAAGAAGAATTAGCAAATTCGAAGACGTAATTATAATCAATCTTCTCCATACTTTTTATCCCATCCGAGCTTTTTTCTCAATGACTCCATTGCAGGAGTAATTCTTGTAATTAAATCTACGTACTTGAGATAATCAATAAGACTTGCAATTTCAACTTCCAAATCATCCACACTAATAGCTTTTTTAAATCCGTACCTCATATCATCTACTGCTTCAGGATAATAGTCATCTGCAGGGATAAAAGGTTCTGCGCTATCTATTAAATCTAATCCAGATGTAATAGTTTCGTTCAAGTCCTTTGCCTCATAAGCTTTCATAAGCTCATTTAACTTAGCGTCAAATGTAGATCTGTTTACGTTCATAAAATGAAATTAATTAACCTCTCTTTATTTTCTTATATATATTATATAATTATATACAAAAAAGATCAACTACTTTTACGCAGTTGATCTTAGAAATTTTTAAGTTTAAGTTAATTTAATCTTGAAGCACTGTTTCTGGATATATGATTCCATCCGAACATTCTATTGCTTTTACTTGACCTGCAAAGTTACTGAAAGTATATTGCCGATCCGCTAACTTAAACCATTGATCAACTGTACCTTTATATATTACTCTAAACTCATCAAATCCTTCATTTGTCTGTGCAAAATCACCTCTAAATAGCGCAAAAGGAGCAAGACCTATAATATTAGAGGGGATAATAATTTTCTTAATATCCTTATTAAATACGAAGAAATTAGGGACAGTACTCATATATTCTAAAGGAAATATTCCTGCGGATTGTAGAACTGCGGTTAATTCTCCTATTTCTTTAGCCCCACTATCAAATGTATGTGAAGCATTATGATAGAGAAGTTCAAAAAATCCTATATCAATTAATTCGATATTTTGTTCAATAAAATCTTTAACTTCACCCGTCATAATATCAGCCCTCCCTATTTTCTCAGCTATTCTTCTCTATAGTCTTATACATTACGCTTCAGGGAATTTTATAATTCCATCAGTGCATTTAATTTCCCTAAGAAAAGTACCTTTCTTCCAATTAAATTCTTTTTTAATTTTCTCCCACTGCTTCTTTGTTCCAAGATAGTTGATTGATTTTAAATCAAAACACCCTAGAAATGCTTCTGAGCTAATTTGAATGACACTAGAAGGTAAGGTTATCTGTGTAAGGTTAGTACAGGTTTGGAACGTCCGGTCATGGATAAGAGTTACCCCTTCTGGTATTACAATGCTTGTAATACCACTACAAAACGCGAACGCATCCTCGCCAATAGTTACTACGTTATTCGGTATCGTGTAAGAACGAATAGTACTAGCTTGTAAATACCTTTCGGGAATCTCTTTCATATATCTAGCAGGATCTATATCTGCGCTCAGAAGAGTCTCCGTAAGAGCCATAACCTCAGACCGATCTTCTAGTTTTCGGTAGAGTTCTTCAAATTCTCCATGATCTATTAAATCTATATGCTTTTCTATAAATTCTTTAATTTCAGCATCCATGAAATACTTATCCTTCTCCCCCTTGGCGTAATGATATAGTAAAAAGTACTTCTAAATCTAATTAGAAGCTTTGTGAGTTATTTACTCGTTATCGAAGCATCCGTCATACTCTTCAAGTTCTGTAAATCCATAGTGCAGATTTATACCCCTGTGCTTGCAAGTCATATTCAATCTTTGACAAATATTGAACATTTGTTCGTCAGTAGTACCCATTAAAACCTGAACAAATTCTCTTGAATCCTTTACTTCTTCAGGCATTCCGCTTCTATGCGTATATTCTTTATAAATTACATAATCTTTCATTTAACTACTCTCCTATAATTTAGCTTTATTTTTACTTGAATTTTTTAGTTGATTTCTCGGCTAGCTTTCTTGCTGTTTCGCTCTTCTCTTTCTTCTTGATAGAAGGTTTTTTATAGAACTCTTTCTTCTTCATATCTTCCATAATACCTTCTTTTACTACTTTTTTCTTGAACTTTCTTAACATACTTTCAAGTGGTTCATGATTGTTTGATCTTACTGTTGCCATTTAATACCTCTTTTAATTTTTTTTATATTTCATAATTATTATACAATATATTTATCTTCTTCGATCCTTTTTTGCTTGTTCTTCTGCAATATTTTCATAAATTAGTCTAGAAGACTGATTTCCTTTACCTATAATCCAGCCACTTGCTCTCCGAGTCACGTTTAAACGGCTATCATATCCGCCTAGAATGAATCCTTGGAAGTTAGTCACTTTAGTATTTCCATTACTATCAGTGTCAATAAATCCTAGAATCATTCCTTTTTCATCTCTGATCTTTTCCTTAGCCATTTTAATAGTCCCTCTTTCCTCTCGTTCTATTTCCATTTCTGTCAATTGTAGTATTCGTAGACTTGATGTATTTCCAATCAAGAGTTCCTCTACGATCTGTTACGTAGGTATTTCCATTATCATATTCATGTGCACAGCCTCTGTAACTTCCATTTTCATACAATCTAGTTGATTTCATTTTATTTTACCTCTTTTATTTGGTTTCTTTCAATTAATTTCCTTAGTTAAAACTCTTACATGTAATCTCTGTATGGGGCCCTCAGCGTAAATAGATTCTACTCTGCACTTACCTTTAACACCGGTAACAATACCATTCAAAGCAGCTGATCCTCGAGCACCTTGGGCTAATCTAATACCAGACCAATCAGTAATATCACCTGTAATATCTTTAATTCTGTTATAAAGATTTAATACCATATCTCTTGCATCTTTTTCATTATCTTTTCTAATCTCTTCATCAGATTTATAAGCAAGAATATTAAATTCATATTTGTTGAACATCTTTCTATATTCTTCATAGCTTAAAGATCTCTTAGCTTCCTGAATCTGATTTCTTCTCTTAATATCAAAAGCTGTCCATTTTTCTACCAGTTCACTTTCCATGGCCTTCAAAACTTCAGGAATTTCAGTAGTGTAGGTATCTTCTTTATCCGCCTGACCTGCTAACTGTTCTTGATAATTTTTAAGAGTCTTCTGCAATTCTTCAATTTCTTTAGGAAGTCTCTCAAGATCTTCTTTAAGAAAATCAACATCACAGAAGAGCCAGAAAATACCCATATCCTTCTTAGAAGCTTCTTTATCGTTAAGGTCGTAACCTGCTTTAATGATTGCTTTCTGCTTTTTCTCAATAAGTTTTTTCTTAGATTCAATAGATTTCTGCTTTTTAGAAATTCTCTCTTCTACTTTTGCAATTCTTTCTTTAATCATTTCAGTGGTCATATCTCCTACTCCTTCTCTCAATCTACAATTATATTATAATATAAAATAAAGAAAAAGTCAACTAATTTTGCATAGTTGACTTTAATAATTTTAATTATTTTTGTTGATTGAATCTCGAATACTTTCTTTAATACAAGAATCTAAATCTCCGGGAGTATTAAAAGGATATCTAAATACTTCAAGTTTTTCTTTTCCTTCGTTAATCTTATACTTGACATATACATTAATCATTTGTGAAGCTTCATCTTTGGTAGCCTGATAATTTACTATTTCAACGTTTAATTTATCATCTGTATCTTCAGCATCTTCTTCGTCTGCTTCTACCCATTCTTCATCTTCGAAGTCTTCAATTTCTGAATCTTTCACTACTTCCAATACGAGTTGATTTCCATTAGCGTAAATAGATTTTACTCCATAAAGATCATTTAAAATGTCTTCAAAGTTAACTTTTTCCTCTGAGATATTACCTTCTTCATCTTCCACTACCCTTAATTTAACACTATCAGGATTTTCAACAGATTCAAATAGCGCCGGCATCATATCTCTTAATCTCAAATTAATTCTAACCATTTAATTTTTACTCCTTCATTAACTGTACAGTAACTAAGCCATCTTTATTAGAATATTTGGTTTTAATTCCATTTTTAATTATTACTCCAGTTATTCTATGACTCTTAATATAAAATAATTTTTTATAACTTTCTGCTAGTTGTTGAAGATCTTCTGCTGAGTAGATTTCTTCATTTCTCATAGAATCCCTCATTAATTCAGCAACCTTATCATATGTAGTATTTAGCTCTTCATCATTACATCCTGATAAAGACACATATTGAATATACAGTTCAGATGCCTTTTCTTTTAAATTCTTAACTTCAGTACTCATTCTTAAACTCCTATTTTCGTTTATTTTCCTTAGAATTATCCCATTTCTTCGGCTGTTGACAATCGTCTTCAAAAACAGAGCTGAACACAAACAAACCCAAAATAATTACTGCGGACAACATTCCGAGAATAATAACCAATGCTTTCATTTATTTTTCCTTTAATAAATCCTATTAATTTTTCTTTAAAAATCATCCTTGTGTCTATTATTAAATTTAATGTTTATAACAGTAATAATAACTCCAGTAACTATGCCGATCATCGTACAAATAAATCCAGTCAACATTTCTGACATATTATTTCCTCCTCTGCCACTTGTGATGGTAATTCCAAATATAATCAACGAACTCATTCCACCGATATTCGAGCTGATCCCAAACATCAATTTTTACTGGATATGGATTAGTTGAAAGTTCTGGAATATCTTCTACTTGTTTAAGTGCAAATTGAACCCAATCAAAATTATCGTCATCTTCGAATGTTACATCTATACGATAATTATCATCTCTGCATCCACACCAAGGTTTAAGCCAAACGTTCTCATCTCCGATTTCGAGAATAAGCTCATACTGCGCACGAGACCAAAATCTTGATTTACACCACATTTCAAGTTCTTTCTCAAATTCTTCTTTTGTCGGATATTTCTTTTTAAGCTTTTTAATATCTTCTTCACGATATCGAAGAATATTATACTTCTCAATCTTTTGTTTGTTGCAATCAAAGTTCGTTACAAACCATTTAAAATCTGGATTATCTTTTATCATTCAACGTTTTCTCCCATTTTATAAACCAAGCTTGCAACTGTTAAAACTCCAACACCTTTTGGAACAGGACTGATAAACGAACATTTCGGAGCAACCGATTCAAAATCTACATCTCCACAAAGTTTTCCGTTTTCATCGCGATTGATTCCCACATCGACAACAATCGGTTTATTATCGCCGATATATTCTTCTGTAAGAAATTTTGCTTTGCCGACCGCGCTTACAATCAAATCTGCGTTCTTCGTATAAAGCGATAAGTCTTTCGTGTGTGAGTGGCAAACAGTTACTGTGCAATTATATTTCAAAAGCAAATCAGCCATCGGCTTTCCAACAATTTTAGAACGACCGATAACAACCGCGTTCATTCCATCAAGTTTATCAAGTCCTACATAATAATCAAGCATTTTGATAATTCCGAGCGGAGTTGCTGGCGTTTTAAACTCTGTCGATAAATCTCCGTCGAAAGCATCGATGTCTATACTTGGTCTTTCTTTAAACCAAATATCAATATAATTTTCAAATTCCTGTAATTGTTTTGGAAGAGGTTTTTGAATAATTACATATCTTCTTGGATGTTTCAAATATTCTTTATAAACAATCTGTCCGAGTTCACGTTCAACTTCTGAATATGTTGCGTTTGAAATATCATAAACAACGCAAGGAACACCAAGTTCTTCGCATTTCTTTTTCTTGTTATTTACGTATACTTTACTCGCTGGATCTGCCTGGTTTGAAAAGATATAAAGACAAGAACCTTCTCTTGCTTTAAAATCTTTCAGCATATTATCCGCAACTTCTTTTCCATACATAGTAACTGGTTCTGACATTTACCTACACTCCAAAATTACTTAATCGTTTTTACATTTAATTGGCTCATTTTCTTTAATATATTCACACCATTTTTCATGCCAAGCTTTATAACTGTCTGATTCATAACAACAGTTATCTTTTATATCATCTGGAAGCTGCATTCCAATATTGTTATATGGATCATCTACTATATCATCAGGAAGTTTGTTTGCATAAATAGTAGCATTAGGATCTCCACCTGTAAGAGTCGATGGCTTAGTAGTTTCATCAGCTTTGACTGTAGTTATAACATTTGGATCTGCATATTGCGTACCTGTTATAGTCATATAATTATAGCCAGCATCACTAACTTCAACTTTATAAGGTGTTGTGGTTGTATGTTTTCTTATATCATCTACATTAATCTTACCTGTATCAAAATTACAGGGAGTTTTATCACACCAATAATCTACTTTGTTAGCTTTGCCTAAATCTATTTTAACTACCTTTGGTCCTACATGTGTAATAGTTGTATGACAGTATGGACAACTAATAAAATCTAAACCACCTAGATCCCTTAAATCATATTGGAATTTGCAGCCACATCTATCGCAAGTTTTAGTAAATGTTTTCTGACCTTTTTCAATTATCTTTATCATTTTCATTCTCCTTAGAATTTAATTCAAGAATTTTATAGCATAATTCAAAAATTAGATTATCACCAACTAAAGTACTTATGCACTCATCTAATCCTCTATATAAATATTTAGGAAAAGAATTTGTTTCATCATACTCAATAGAATACTTATCTAAAAATATTTTTATTGAATCTTTACTGTGAAATGGAATTTTATTTTTATCTACCATTTTTATTTTCTCCATCGTTAATAAATAGTTTGTACATTTCTTTTGTCATCTCTCTATCTGTCTTTTTATTGTAAGCACAGAGATAAATCCCATAAGGAAGCCAAATCAAAGCTGTTAGATTCCACCAAGCATAATTATCATAAATAAAAATGCCACCAATAAATTTTCCAAATTCTTCAACTATCAAATGATATTGATGAATAAAAGAAATAATCGGACCTGTTAAAGATAGTGCAGTTATTAGAATTAATATAATTATATTAAAGATAAAACTTAAATTATTCTTTGTCCACTGATCCATTTTCTTCCCTCTTTTTTAACTCTTCTCTAAAACCTTATCTAATGTTTTCCAATATTCAGTGTCTTTAACTTCTTCTGGAAATTCATCTCTGAAATATTGACAACCATCTCTTGCTTCTGTATCATTTACGCCATCACAAACAAGAGAGGTACACCATTTGCAGTGCCTTTCACAAAAATCGTTATACTTATCAATCTTTTCCATCATTTTTTCTTCTTTTTATAAATAATATTCGGGACATAAGCCCAAGCTAAGATAGTATCAGTTATCGGTTCTAACATTCCTTCCCATCGAAATTCATCGTTTTTATAAACAGCTGTTTTAAAATAACATCTATCTCCGTTTTTGACATATTCGTTAATATACAAAACAATGATCTGCGAATTATTCTCTGGAACGAATTTTTCTGGATCAACCCAATGTATTAAAGTGCTATCAATCTTCATCTTCTTCAAAACGTATAAAAGGCATTTGTCGTCTTATAATTTCATCCATTTGTTCTTGAAGCACATAATCTTCTGCCTCATCATCTTCAGGATCCCCAAACCAAATGTCTTTAATAGCATTAATTTCTTTATCGTAGATGATTTTTTCGTTAGTAGTTAAATATTTTCCACAGCGCGGGCAGTATACATGATCCCAGTTACCACATATATCTTCCACTTCATAAGAAAACCTGCATCCGCATTTATTACAAGTTTTGGTAAATATTTTATAATTTTCGTCAAATATTCTTTTCATTTACTTATTCCTCAAAATCTTCATCTTCTTCGTATTCCTCACAAAGTGGCTGGCATCCTTCGTAATCGCAACTACAATACCAACTCGGATTTTCCCAACAATATCCGTCATAATATTTTTTACAAAGCTTGTAGTTCACTCCATTGTTATCTGCTAAATATTTATCCATTTGATTTAACCACGTCCCACCAAAAACCCTCGTGAATATAGATTTTAGGATTTTTTGATTTAATTTCTACATCGAGAGAGTACGCATCTTCTAAATGTTTTTTCAGCTCACTGTTAATAATTGCTATTACAACCTTATCGCCAAAATAATTATTCAGATAAGTAATGTAATCTTCATAGGTAGAAAATTCTCGTAAAACGCCTTTATTCCATTCTTCAATTTTTGAACCTTTATTTTTATCAAATAATTCTTTTATCGTCATACTTCTTCTCCCAGACATCCATGAAGCAAAGAATCTGCGTTATAAGATTTACCATTTACAATAAATCTTTCAATTTCTTTTCTATTATAGTAGCCGTCATTTGGTTCTACAAGAAGTCTACGACATCTATGTGGCATACACGTCATATCACTCTCAACTTCTTTTAAAAGATCCATAAAATCTTCATCTGTATAAATCCACTTATTATAACGTTTTACATCTATATTTTTGTTATAATCGTTGTTGTCAATTTCTACAAGCCAGATTTCTTCAACATCTTCTAGATTAAGTTTTTTACCTTCTACAGTTTCAATTACTACCATAATATTTACCTCTCTTTTAATTTACATATATATTATAATATATTTTTAGAGAAATGTCAACTAATTTTGAGTGGGTTTTTAATTAATTTTCTTTTCTACCTTTTAATTTTTCATATTCTTCCTTTGAAAGCACAACACTATCTTCTGTGATTTTTCGGTAGTTGTTTCCATAAATAACCATTGCAACTTCGCTTTTACACATTGGATTTAATGAAACGCATTTATCTAAAAGTTTCATAATATCTTTTATTTCTTTTCTTTCTTTTGCCATCTCTTTGATTTGTTCTTTAATCTGTTCATTCTTTGTCATTGTTTTTCTCCCGCTTGATTTTCGTTACTTTAATTATACAATAAAATAAAAAGAAAGTCAACTAATTTCAGTGACTTTCTTAAAAAATATTATTTAATTTTTTACCGTATATCCCATCCAGTATGATTATTTACACAACCTTCTAATTCTCTCCAAATCTGAGGTGAAATACTTTTAATAAGATTATTATGTGAAATTATTTTCCAAACAATAAGAGTATCTTCATAGGTAAATCCTTCTCCAAAAGAATTATTAAACCAATTAACTAATGTTTCATTTGTATCTTTAGGAAAGGTAAACTTTAAAGGTTCTCCTTCTTCTGTTTTTATTCTTTTACCTTGGAAAACATCAGCTACTTTTGTAAGTTCTTCATCAAACCTATTATAACTCGCGCTACCTGCGTATGTATAATCCATTCCCATATTTTTAATTCCTTTAGTCAATTACTTCCATAATTTCATCTCCTATAAAGATTAAATTATCATACTTTTTAGTGAATTTTACTTTAACACCCCCTTTCACAGGAATATAACCATTAAATAGATATCCTACATTAAAAGAGCAGATTATTTTGTTTACCTTATGTTCATATGCAATTTCAATAAGGCTATCTCTTACCATATAGCAATACTCTTGTCTACTATAAGTGTTTCTTGATAGTCCTAAAGGCAGTTGCGTACTTATCGACCCCGTTGGTTTTGGAATTTGTTTCATAATTATTTCTCCTTTATTTTAACTTAAAATTATAATGTTCTCCTTGATTTTCATTATTATAGTCTAATACAATTCGGAGTTTATTTATGCAGTATCTTTTTATAATAGAATTAACAATCTCTTTAGTTGCACAGTTACTATTAAGGTGTATATATGCTGTTCCCTGATCTATGGCTACTCGACCTCTTGGATAATAATCCCACTCATAGTTACTATTTATTTTATTCCATAAATGTTTATGCGTTAATGTAGATTTCTTTGGTACATCATTTGTTACATAATCACCATAATAATCAGTTAAAAGTCTACTTCCTTCGACTAACTTAAAATCTCCATTCAATATATTATTAAGTGAATTACCAACTATCCAAAAAGCACCTTGAAAATACAGGTCGTCTTCTTTTCTAGTTTCTGTTAATTTCATAATTATTTCTCCTTAAAAACTTCATAGAGGAATTATTCTTTGTGGTGTTCCTCTTTCATAGTGCTCGCAAATATTTTCTTCTGGTAGTGGTTTTCCCATATATAATACATTTGAATTGTCATTTGTACACGGTCTATATATACAAACACATGTAGGTGTTGGTTTGTAGAATCCAGATGAAATAGCATAAGGATTTTCATAAGCGTATTTACAATTGCAGCAACATTTTACGTCTGGGTTACTTATACAAACTTTCTCGTGTTCTTCTACTGCTTCCTTTGTTCCCATAAAAGTACAATATTCACATTTAAATACAGGTTTCATCTTTTAAACTCCTTTAAGGCTTTCTGCGCTTCGGCTTCAGTATAAAAAGCGCAATTGTTAAGCACATAATCGTTGTCGTATGGATCAAACACAACAATACGATCGCTAAACACTTCGATCTTATCAATCGTTATTTCCCACACTTCTTTGCGCCACGGAATAACTCCATATAATGTTTGTCCTATTTTAGGTAATTCCCGAAGCGTGCCGTTCTCGATTTTGTCTTCAAGGTCGCACAATCTTCCTGCCATTGTTTCAAGTTTTGGGTTGTAAAATCCAGCAAAGTTATCAGCGAAATCCCATCTGCCATCAGCCCTTCTTCTCGTTAATCGTTTATAGTTTTTCATTGTTTTTCCTCCAATAATTCAGGGTTGTCAAAAGTATTTCCTATTACACTACATTCCATAACACCATTATAAACTAAATCGCCCATTTCAACGGTTTCTCTGTTTGTTACGAAAAATGCACCATCTTCAAATTCTATTACACCTCGATTCATAATAATATCTTCTCTATAATAATCGCTTGCTGGACAATCTTCGTAGTCTACAATATCATGTTCGAAAATCTTATTTTTGTTTTTATCAATAAGACCAGTGAACTCACACATTGTTTTTGGATCTACTTGATAATCTTTGGTTGTACTATATTTTATTTTTTTACCATCTTCATCTTCAAATTCGTGTTCGGTAAATACTCTGATATAGTTTTTATAAATAGGTAATCCGCAAACCCATTCGCCGTTATCTACTCTCTTTGCCTTATACAAAATCTCTTTACTCATAATTACTCCAAATCATAACTGTCTAACTCATAATAATTATTTGATACAATCACCTTATAATCATCCATATCACAATTATCATTTTGCGTTACCATAACAATTGTATCGCCCGTAGAAATCGTAGCATAGCCGCAAGCATCTTTAAAATATAATGTAATGCATTTATCAATTAATTCTTTTGTTTCTCGCTCTGTTAATTCTTTTATTTTGTGATCATCTGGCTTTGAAAAATTGTAATAATTCGGATAAGCATCAATAGGATTTTTAGGCTTTACATCTTCTTCAACATCGTCATCAAATTTAACCTGATAGCCTTCATGAGCATTACAACAAGGGCATGCACCAACCTTTTCTTTGCGTAAATTTAACTCATAAACACATCCGCAAATCTGACATTTATATTGCTGAATATCTATGTTTTCCCGTACACCGTTTTTAATAATTCTCATAATTAATACCTAATACGCTCCTCAATTTTTTCTCTTAACCAATAAATAAATGGATATTCTAAATCTTCCGGAATGATTTCTATATTACTACCAATCTTTTCTCCGTCAGTATACCTACAATAAAAATAAACCTTTTTGGCATTAATATTAACCGCTACAAAAAGTTGTAATCTGTCGCAATCAGGCACGGTAAATGAAATTGCTTTTTCACAATCACACTCATATCCTTCTGTCGATTTCTTTTCTTGATAAAACCCTTCTTCAGTAAGTTCTTTTAAAATCTGTGAATAATTTTCCATTTTAATTTTCTTCTCTGCACCAAGCATCTAATATATAATATTTTTGCCGATTTCCATTTACATCAAAACCTTCAATTTCATATCTAATATCAACTTCCTTATTTTCACATTGTAATTGCCAAGATTTTTTATTTTCATTTTTATTTTCAAAAGTATTAACAAGCATATCAATCGTATCATTTCTGGAACTATATCCATCTTTATATTCTTTAATAAGAAGTTCAGTATACTTAATAATATCAAATTTCTTCTTCATAACTTTTTATCCTTAAATGTTTTCTTCAATTCTTTCATTCAACCATTCTACAAACTCACAATCGTTTAAATCTATATCTTCTGGAATATTAATTGCAAAGTTACTTATCATTCCACCACACTCATATTCATCATAAAAATAAACTTTCCTATTTTTTAAACTTATGTCTACCCAAAGTCTGTAAATATCGTCGTGGTCGATTATTTTTTCCCAATCACATTCATATCCCTCAGCAGATCTTTTTTCTTGATAAAATCCCTGTAAAATAAGCTCTTTTACAATATAGGGGAAATCTTTCATTTTAATCTTCCTCTTCTCTACACCACTCACCAATAATATAGTAAGTTTGTGGGTTTCCATCAAAATCAAATCCTTTGATTGTATTGTTATCTTGAATCACTCTTCCATCACAGTGCATTTGCCAAGAACCTTTAGAAATAGCACCAGATATATTATCAATCAAATCAGTTTTAGAACCACGGCCATGCTCATACATTGCAATAGAACCTTTAATATATTGAATAATATCAAATTTCTTCTTCATTGTTTTCTCCCTTTAAACAAATCACACCCTCTTGACGGAGTAACTCGACAATTGATGATGAATTAGAAATATACTTCTTACTGCAACATTCATAATCAATCGGTTTCATGTGTAAGAATATAATTTCGTCTGGATCAATTAAAAAACATTTTCTCCAAACTTTAACAAGATCTTCAATTGAAAGATTTACAGTCTGAACCTTTTCAATTTCGCCTTCATAACCTTTGTGCTCTACAATTGTTGGTCTTGCAAAACCAAGCTGACGTAAATAGACATGTTCTTCTTCAATCATTTTCACACCTCTAATAGTGGACATTCTTCAGGTCTGTTTTCACAATCATATTCACAATACTCGCACTGTAAATAGTATGTCATAAAATGTTCAGAACTCAATAATTTACACCACACAACTCCTTTAAAAGGATCACTATCAGAGTATAGACAATGGCGGCAATTTTTTGGTATAGTATCTATCAAATCTTGCTTTACTACTATCATTTCAATTCCTTTAAAATCTTTTCTTTTTCTTCATTCACTGTTTCAAGCAATACTGCACTTCCGTTACCACAAACCCATGAATATGAAACAGCTCTTTTATTCAGTCTTTCGGCGTATTCTTTGACTGCTTCTTGCGCATAAAGTTTGACGTAATTTGCAACTGGCTCTGAATACCAGCCACCAAAACCATTATTTAAAGAACCAATTGTTGCCAAAGCTTCGATCTTCGCTTGATCAAGAATATCTGACAATTCTTGTTTTAATTGTTCATCTGTTTTCATTTTCCAACTCCTTTAATAAATTAACACTATCAAGTAAACAGGTACTTATTCCGTTTTAATAAGTTTTTTCACCGTATCAACGTCACTTTCCAAAAAGGATTTATCACTACTTACGGAAGATGCAATTATAATTAGTGCAGGTGGCTTATTTCCCCCAATAAATCTAGACTGCATACGACTATCAATTTGTGAGATAAGTTTTTCTTGCTTTGCCTTAATTTGATCTGATTTAGTCATTTTTATTCTTCCATTACTATTCCAAATTGTCCTTGAAATTCGTACTTAATAAGTCTATTGTATAATTCCTGTCTAAATTCCTGACTTCCCACAATTACAATTCTCGGAATATCGAAGAAATGCCATTTATCATTTTCAATATCTTCTGCTTTGTTTTGATGGTGTTCCAGCAACCATTTCTTATCTTCTTCAGAAAATGTAACACAATATTCTCTTTGGATTTGGTCTATTGATAAATTACCAAGGTAAATCATAGTTCATATTCCTTTAACAATTTATCTATGACATATTTTATACTTGAAGTCAGTACCATTGAATAAGTATCGCCGTTGAATGTATAATCTCGGCAGGGCAATTCTCTTTGTAACTTTTCCGCGAACTCTTTGACAAGAGTTTTCGCAATATCGCATTTCATATAGCAATGTTTTGTTGCAAAATCTTCGTTAGCTTTTAATCGTTTTTCGTTTTCGGTTTTTGCTTTTGCTAATTCTCTTCTTAAATCTTTCGCTTCGTTGTAATATTTCATGTTAAGTTCTTGTAGTTCAGCCTCAACGTTGTTAAGTCTTGTAATCTCGTCAACTGCTTTTCTTAATCCTTCAACTGTTAAAGGTAAATCTCCTATTTTAGAAGTCATATAGGCACCTTGAGAACAATCGTATAAACTTTTTATTTGCTCATGGTTTTCGTATTCTTCACTGCTCATTTTTTCAACTATTCCTTTTAAATTCATATATCTTCCTCATTCGACAAAAGAGCAAAACTTGAAATTTCACTTAATCTATGCCAATATACAGGATTATCATTACAATCATAAGGAACCATTCCAAGAAATATATCATCACCTGCAGTAATAACATTTACAATATGATAGAAATCGCAGGTGCCATCTGGATTATCCTTGAACCAAATTCTAAATAAGTCACTTGGCTTTACGCAGTATTTATACCAGTCGATAATATTCCCTGCATAGCCTTGTTTTTCAATATTTTTAAAAAAGTCCTTATTAGTTATTTCCATTTTTACACCTCTTTCCATTTACCTTCACAGTAGTAACACCATTTTTCTCCATCCCACAGGTAGAGATATTCCATCCAAGTATTATCTTCCAGTTCCTTGATATACTCTTCCTCAGTTGCAGTTTTACTTTCGACATCTTCTTCACCTCTATCCTTATAAGCAGCGCAGAGGGTATAATTTACTTTGTTGTAATTCCACTGGTCTGGATTACTTTCTGCAACTTCACCAAGAGCAGATAAATCACCAAGAGCCATCAACTTATCAATTTTATCTTCAGTTGTATAATGGTTTTTAAGTGTTTCACCAACACCCTCCAAATAACCATCGTGATGGCAGTAAATATATTCTACTTTATTATCGTCTACTTTTCTTCCAATCAAGCATCTTGTACTCATTTTAAATTAACCTCACCTAATTTTCTTGATTATATTATAGCGTAAAAATAAAAATAAGTCAACTACTTTTACATAGCTGACTTATTTTTTTTTAATTTAATTGACAGAAACTTTCTCTATACACATCAGACAAAACTTCTTTGATAATTTCAGCATCGATCTTGTCAATTACAATACCGACTTCATCAATAGTATGAAACACCCTGTCTCCCTGAGGTGTCATTACCTTAATAACATCATAGTCAGCATAAGGGCATTTTTCTACATCTGGGTGATTAACAAAATAATCTTCATCACCCTTATTGAAGGAAATTTGCCAATCCATCCCTCTCCAGAGCAGTTTATCTTCTCTTGCTCTAAGTCCATCATCATCTATAAAGTATTTTTCTTCATATAACAATACAATAGAATTATGACCAACAAATCTCTCTACAAACTCTGAAAGCTTCATTTAAAATATCCCCTTAATATTTCCATTTTGATCTACATCAATTTTTTCTGCCGCAGGTACTTTAGGTAACCCTGGCATAGTCATTATATCTCCTGCATAAGCAACGATAAATTCTGCTCCAGCGCAGTACTTGAAATCCCTAATAGTGAAAGGGAATCCTTTAGGAGCTCCGAGAAGATTTGGATCATCTGAAAAGCTATACTGAGTTTTAGCTACGCAGATAGGGCATTTATAATTATCTAATTCTGCTAGTTTCTTCTCCGCTTTTGGAAGCAATCTAACTACATCAGTACCGTAATATTTTGCTAAAGATTTAACTTTATAGTAAGTAGAATCTTCTAATCCATATAATGGAGAAAACCTATTAGGTAAATCGCATAACTTAACTACTTCCTGAGCTAAGTTCTGACATCCGATACCTCCGTCAGCCCAGCCGTTTGAGAAAGCATATCTCATATTATGATTATTTAGATTCTCCGTAAGCTCTCTGTAATCTTCTTCCGTATCTCCACTAAACTTATTTATAGCAACTATTACATTTAATCCAAATTTTTTAATATTTTGATAATGTCTTACTACATTATCAAATCCAGTATGCTTAATAGCTCTACAGGTTACTACTAGCACTACAACATCAGGAACCTGTTTGAGTACTCTTGATTTAATGTCGAGGAATTTTTCTGCTCCTAAATCTGCTCCGAAACCTGCTTCAGTAACCACGTAATCCGATAATTTAAGAGCTAAATCGGTTGCTATTACAGAATTACATCCATGAGCAATATTTGCAAAAGGACCTCCGTGAATTATTGCAGGAGTACCCTCCAAGGTCTGAACTAGATTGGGTTTAATAGCGTCTTTTAGTAACGCAGTCATTGCGCCTTCTGCTTTTAACTGCCAAGCGTGCACTGCGTTACCATTGTAATCATACCCAACAATAATATTACCTAATCTTCGTTTAAGATCGTCTAGATCAGTGGCAAGACAGAAGCAGGCCATCACCTCAGAGGCAACGGTTATATCAAACCCATCCTCTCTTGTTACTCCATTTACATCTCCTAAACCATCAACAATAGATCTTAACTGACGATCATTCATATCCATGCAACGTTTAATGGTTACCTTTTTAATGTTAAGCTCATTACCTTGATAAATATGATTATCAACCATTGCGCAGAGTAGGTTGTTAGCATTTTCAATAGCATGAAAATCACCTGTGAAATGCAGATTTATATCTTCCATAGGTGCAACCTGGGTTCTTCCGCCTCCAGTAGCTCCACCCTTTAATCCAAATACAGGACCAAGAGATGGTTCTCTTAAAGCTAGGCATGAGTTCTTACCTATCTGTCTTAAGCCATCTGCAAGTCCAATAGATACTGTTGTCTTGCCTTCACCGTACTTAGTAGGGCTCATTGCAGTAACCAAGATTAACTTACCTTTCCTGCAGGAGTTTTTATGCGTATTTAGTTCAATCTTAGCTTTATAATTCCCATAATATTCCAGTTCAGATTCTAATAACGTTAATTTCTTAGCAATATACTTTATAGGTGATAATTTAGTTTTTTGAGCTATCTCAATATCTGTCATCAAACGCCTCCACGCCCATTCCGTTTTTAATAAGTTTCTTTGCCATTCTTCTTGTTACTGGAAAATAAGAAATTCCGTCTGCGGTAATGTTATAAGATGGTTTCTTTTTACCAATTTCTTGAAGTCTTACATGAAAGGTATTACTTTTAGTAACTGCATAAAAAGTAACTTCCATCCAATCAAATAAATCTTTCCAATTTCTCATAACTTTCTTATTTTCTCCAAATTTGAATCCGTAATAGCTATTTTTCTTACTTTGTAATAAGAATTTTCTCCATTGAACAAATCTAAATCTTTTTCTTTGTCAATAACTTCCATACAGATGAACTCATACTGTCTTTTTACCTGTTCTGTTTCATTATTGATTCTTATTTGCATAGGCGAAATAGTTCCAACTACTTCAGTTCCATCTGTAAGAGTCATTACATATAATTGAATATCTTCAGCAGTCATTTTTAACCTCTTTATTTTTCTTTGCCCTACTCATTCTCTTACTTGCACATTTACAGGCAGTTGAATTGCACATATTTAGATTTATAGTCAACTCATTTTTGCAATTATAATAAGAGTGAATACAAAATTCACATTTTCTCATTTTAACATCACTCCACCCATAAATAATTGATGCCAAATACAGTGCAGCATGAACAATCTTAAGCCAAAAGCAGCTAACCAGAACAAAAAACCAACAATTCTCATAGTAGACTTATCGTTATACTCATAAAATCCATATTCGCCATCTGGTCCAAATCCTGTAATCACTCTAATTATCTCATCTGGCTCAACTCTAATTAGTGACATAAAACTACAGAAAAGCTCTAATAGCATAATTGTTAAAGTACCATTATCCTTACCCCAATTATAAGGAAACATACAAATAAAGAAAAATGCAATTCTTATTAACCATTTTAAAATTGCTCTAACTGCCGACATAATTTATACCTCTTTTTTGTTTTGTTGCTTATAGTATGCACTATTTCTAACAAAAAGTCAACTAATTTTACAAGTTATTTTTCTATTTCAAGCATTTTCTTGTAAGTTTTTTCGTCCACATCAGTGTCGGTATCTTTCCAGCTTAGAGGAAGAACAAGATCGCCCTTTTTGTCAATATAAGGAAATTCTTTTTCTACTTCTGTGAACTCACCAATAGCAGGATCTTGATCCATCATATCATAAAAATCATTCATATTCAGTGCGACTCAATCCAATCAATCATACTTCTTCTATGTGCTTCTGGTTCTGTAAGAACTGATACGTGATTTGACCAGATAAAAGGATCATCATAATCATCTGGATCAATTCCGCGTTCCTTACACCATTGATGTACTTCATTATCTACCAGATTTACAAGATTTGCAGCTTCAACCGCTTCATCCATTCTTTTTCTAAGATATTTAGGTACTTTCATAATTATTTATTACCCAAAATAAGATCCATATCTATAATTGCTTGAGGTATTTCTTCTTTACTAATGGAATTTAATGGCTTATTAATAAATTCAAGCACTTCTTCTGGAGTAAATTTATGATCTTCCACAAACTTACTATAAATCTCTTTAATATTTAACTGCATATATTATCCTCCTATTTTAATATTATTTATTTTATATTCATCTCTCTGTGAGTTTCTTTATGACATTCTTTACACAAAGTAACTAAATTTTCAGGTTCATCACCACCACCCTCTGAAACAGGTTTGATATGATGCACATTTAATTGACCATCATCAATAGGAATATAAATTCCAAGCTCATTTTTCATTGCATGAAACTCTCCACAACGCTGACAAGTAAAATTATCTCTATAAAGAATTCTTAATGAATAGGGATCTCTACCCCTATTCCAAACTGTACAATTATTAAATAATCTGCTACATTCATCACAGCAGAAACTTGTTCTTCTCCCTGTTAAAGGCTTACCGCACCATTTACAGTGTTTAGGCTCTACATATTGAGGACAGTCATAATAAATTCTTTCACCATAAGTTTTTACAGCTTCATATAGAGGCGGAAAAGGTCTCCTTGTCCCATTTATTTCCCAATCTCTTAGCCATCTACCTTCTTCTTTATTATAAATCATATCAACCAAAGAATAGAATTTAAATAATTATCATTAGCTTTAATAATAGTTTGAGCTGTTTCTTCTGGAACTTTAATACCTCTTTCACCAAAAGAAAATAAATAAGTACCTTCAGGTTCATTATACCAAAGTTTTCCTTTTGTTAAAAAGAATTTCAATAATCTCTCTTTTTCTCTATCCTCTAATCCGCTTGATAACATATTAATAATGCTCCCTAAATTTTAATTCTACCACATCTTTAAATAGTGACTCTATATTAAATCTGATACAAGTTTTATAGTGTAAAATGGCCTCCCTGCAGTCATAACAAATGGTTCTATCGGGTCTATCGGGCAAGAAATCACGGTCACATATAGAACATTTTATTTGCTCTGGTTTAAGAGTTTCTTCCATTTTCATCCTCCTTCATCAAAGCTCTTGCATATAAAATAGCATTTCTACATTTTGGACAAATAGCAAGAAAATCGGTTGCTATATATTCCTCTCCACATATGGCACATTTTGCAGCTACTAAAGGTGTAGATGTTTCTTCAAATTCTTTTTCTTGTCTAGTAAGTTCTTTTTTCATTTCAGTCTTCCTTAAAATTTTTATCGTAAGTGACTTCTTCTATATTAGTACCAAATTTAAATTTAACTTTTATAGTTTTACTATCTTCTGACAGATCTTCAGGAACCATACCACAATATTTAATTCCATCTTTTTTAATTTCAGCCATATTATTATCAAAATAAGTGATAGTAGAATCTTTCAATAGAACTACTGGTAAATCATCATTCTTATGTTCAATGAGTAATTTCCATCTTTCTAATAACTGCTTGGTTGTCAAGTTAGTGTTTTCCATTTTAATCTCCTAAAACCTCATTTATTAATTTTCTATAATATTCTAAAATTGATTTAATCTTATCCATACAAGCTTGCCATCCTTCTTCACTATACTCAAAACGATAAGCATATTTATTGCCTACAAGTTCGAAACGAAATCCGGTATTGTTCCATTTTCTATCACGAGTAACGTAAATTTTAAGCCCAAGTTCCGAGTATTTATTGTTGGCAACTCTTACTTCCATATCTAACTTATCGCTGTATTTAGGATTTCCTTCAGCATCTAATCCTCTATAATCGTGAAGAAGATATACACAATATCCATGATCTATTTCATCAAAAGTTGGGAAAATATATTTCATAGTTATTTACCAATTAGTCATCAATACTTGCAGAATATCCAACTAATTTTCTACTAATAATAGCTTCAACAAAACCGTCAATGTCATCAATCATATAGGGTTTTGTGAAATATTCTTGCTTATTTAAATAAAATTGATTATAAGATACAATATCAACTCCTGTAATTCCGAGCTGATACATTTTCTGTACTGCATAATCTACATCAGCGACCACAAGCGTTGCTCCATTTTCTTTTGCCAATGTAATTAGATTCGTTGTTTTACCTGTTCCTCTTTTTCCTAAAATTCTGTACATTTTATTTTATCTCCTTGTTCTGTCTGTAATTTATGGTATTTTGGTTTTTTGCCGACTTCTGTAATGATATAAACATCTCTATCTACTAAAACAACTTGATCTACAAAAACCGTTGTATCATTTTTTATGTAATCTTCCAATTCTTTAACTGATTGGAAGATATAATTAGTATCAAGCGGCTTTGCTGCCACCTTAGGTATCTTTCGTATTAATGGCTGAGTTGGTTGCGGAACTAATATATGAATAGGTATAGACATTATTTAATCCTCTTCGTCTTCGTTTACCTTTGCAATAGCTTTAAGATGACGTGAGTCAACCCAACGCTTCGGATCGAGTTTAATAGATTTTGGAAACTTCTTTAATTCTTCGCAATCTAAACATTTGGTTTCTCCATCTCCAATCACGACTTTTCTTGAATTATCTGGAAAATCTATCAGACCGATTTCACCTTTTTCTAAAATATAGTCTGATTTAGACCACTCTTCTACTGTTTTGCATCTAAAAAGTATTGTCATTTTTCACCTATATTATCTTTTAAACATCCATCGGTATATGGATTTCTCGTGCAATCACTTCCTGACCAAGCAGGACAATCTTTACAAAATTCATAAATTTCTTGATTCAATAATTTTAAAAGGAGTTCTTTCTTTCCAATTTCAATTTTCTGATTCATTCTTATTCTCTTTAGTTTCTGGAATGGTATAAGTTGAAAATGTTATGGGATAAGTGGATTCAAAACATTCTATTTTTCCACATCTATTGCAAATATGTTTATATGGAGGTCCTTCTCTGAGATCTTTTAAATCTGAAGTAAATCTTAATTCTCCACCACAATCACATTGCATAGTTTTTATAAATGTTTGGCATGGGACATCTATTTCTCTACTCATAATTCACCTACTTAATTTTTTTGTGGATTTAACCAATTCGCCAGATTCAATCTTATCTTCAATATCTTCAAGTCTTCTATATAATTCTTCGTAGGTGATACTTGTATAAATTGGTTTTACTGGCGTTACTGCTATAAGCCGTTCAGTTTTAGTTAATCTCTTATATTGACTCATCTTCTTCTCCAAGTATAATTTTACGATATTCTTTTGAAGATATTTTACCGCGCATATAATCAGTCCAAGTTGACAATTCTTCAGTAGTTGACATATTTGGTACATCAAAAATATAATCTCTAATTTCTTCTAACGCATCTTCTGAGGAGATTTCTTGCTCACTTGCATTTACGCAAATCTCTCCGATCATAAACATACCATACTTATATCTCTGTAAAAGGAAGATAAGTTGTTCTTTGGATAACCCTTCATATTTACTCATAGTCCACCTCGTATACTTCAATACCGTTATCGTCAATCTTTTTATATTTTACCGCCTCTTTAAGCTTTCTTGGAATAATGTAGCAACATCCAAAACTTGATTCATCATTTGGTAAATCCATATAATCAACAAAATTTACTTTATGTTCTTTGAAAACTTGTCTACACTCTTTTAAAAATACCTTGTATTTTCGACGAATCTCTTTTTCTTCTTTCTTTAATAAGTCGATTCCCCAATTAAATCCTAAACATTTTTCATCATAAACACAAATATCATATCTCGGTCTTACATTATCGCCTTTGTCTACAATGAAAGCATCTTCTGGGTAAAACGGCATAACATCATTCTTTATAAAATGAAGAAGTTTTACTCGACAAATCTCTTTTGCTGAATTTTTTGCCATAAACTCTTTACACCATTTATTATATTGATTGATAGCGCTTCTCTTTGTATGCAATTCAAGGTTGTAATCCCAACCATAGTAATCTCTACAAAACGCCATTTCTGGTTCTTTTATAATGAAATCTATAATTCTGCAAATATTATAAACACCGCCAATATCGATTTTTTCTTCGTAAGAAAATTCCGTATCTTCTTCCGTGAAAATTCTTAACGTACTTTCATCTCGATATTTTGCCCAAGAATATTTGAATTTATCCGCTACATCCCAGTATTGTCCCCAAAAACGAAAATTAAAATCGATGTAAGTTTTTTCTACCGACTTTTTCAAGCCTTCAATGCAAAACATCCATTCTGGTCTTTGTTCAATTCTAAATCTCAGATAGAAATAATCCTTGGAAAGATAATTACCTTCAATAAAGAAATCAACTTTCGGAACGCTATATTTATCCTTATATCCAGCGCAAAATTCATTATTTACTTGCCGAATTAAATTTTCCCATGTTTTTTGCGGTGTAATATTTAAATCTTTTTTGCTTTTTACTTCTTGTAAGATGTCCTGGTTAATAAGATTCATCATATCCAAATTTGTCCTCGTTCTCTTGTTTAATATATTCCGCCAAACTCTTCTGATATTCTTTATCAGTGCAACACATAAGTGTGAAAGGATCGTTATTCAATCCATATTTCTTATACATTTTGTTATAAATGTTAATTATGTCTTGTTCTGATTTAGTTGGTTCGGAATTTCCTGGTAATCCCATCATCCATACTTCAAGTTCTGTTAGAATATCTACAGCTACTTGTTGTTTTGTTTCTGTGATTTTAAACTTTTTCATTATAATAATCCTCTAAAACTTGCTCTAATGCTCTTTTCTTCGTCTCTAAGATAAACATATTTCTTTGGTTTTTATCGGGATCTTCTGCAGAAAGAACATCAACCATACTATCATAATAGCCAATTTTGAATTTAATTATATTTTCAAGTTTGTTCATAATTCACCTCTTGAAATTACACTTGCTCCTATCTCCACCACAATCACAGGTTTCTCTGTCTTTTGTACCATAACAGATACCGTTGTGTTTAATTTCATATTCTGGAGCAGGTCTATGGTAAATTGCCATCTGGTAGCTCTTTCTTCGCATCATGCCAGACTATTTTCTGATAACCCATTTTAGAAAGATTTTTTGCCGTTGCTTCAAAGTCAAGACCATCGTCATCAGATTCAGGCATAAAACCATTACCAAATTCTACAGCTAAATCAAGATCATATTCTAAATCTGTCATTTCTTCACCAATCCATCCAACCAGATGCTTCATCTACAAAATCATGCACATCCATTTCTAGAATTTCTTTCACTGTTTTGTCTTCCTCATTTAGCAGATCATCCATACATTCTGCAATTGCATATTCACTTACATCAGATTTGTTTAGCACGCGCTTAGCATATTCACACAATTTATTAAACTCTTCATCTGTATATTCGAAGTCTATTTCAGCATCTAAAGCTAAAGCTAGTTTTATGTCTTGATAGTTTACGTTTAATTTGTCTATTGCATTTACTATTTCTTTATATGTCATTTTTTTCTCCTAAAATTTCTTTAAGTTTATTTACAGCCTCAGTAAGCTCTCTTAATTGGTTCTCAATATCAATTAAGTCTCCTTTAGCTTTTTCTTTAATAAGTTCTTTACAGGTAGATTTACCATTGCCTATTATAACATTGTTTACAGACAGCGTGCCAGGATAATTAGAAACTAAAGCCATACATAATTCTTCTAAAACATAATCATCATTTAATTGAATTACTTCACCTTTGTTTAAAGTAAATATATCATTCATAGAATCTATTCTTCACCTCAATTGGAACAGTGTAATGATTGCAATAGCAATCACATAATTCATAATATGCAGATTGAACCATTTGGCAACTCGGAAAAACATTATCTGGCATACTATCGCTATCTTTTACAAGTCCGTATTTCGCAGAATATTTATTTAATTCTTTTCGATGTTTATTTGTAATGTCGCGAAGTTCTTTATTCATACAAGAACAAAAACCCCATACTTCATTTACATCGTTTTCTTCGTATACTTTATATTTACAGTCTTTACATCGTTTATCCATTACTATTTACCTTTGTTTTATACTTTCTTAAACTTGTGTCCATTTATTATGATAAAATCAAAATCATCAAGATTATCCTTTTCAATTTTAACTTCTATTTCAAGGCTTTTTTGTTTAAGAATAATTTTATCGCAATTTTGGATCATTAAGGTTCTTGAATCCATAGATCTATCAGGCACTAGTTTTGCATTTATTACCTCGGGTTCTTTCTTATAATCAATAGGCTTAAAACAATCGCAGCTATTAAAGTTATCACTAAAGTAGCAATTTTCTAATAAGCAGTCAACATTAGAGCACCGACCTCTTCGTGCTGTCTCTGCATAAAATTTACATTTCATTATATTTTTAATTTCTCCCAATACCATTCATCAGCATCATAGTAATTATTATTTATTAAATATGTAGGACCATTACTTGAGTAAATCTGCAGATATTCCTTTCCAATATCCAAACAATGTTATCATACATATTTACTAATTTAATAGTTATAATCGATCTCCTGTTAGGTCCATATCTAAAAGATGTATTTGATGATTATAAGGATATACTTTGAGCTTATTATTTATACATTCTACAATATAGTAAATATCCTCATAATTATCTTTTATAACAATACAATCTTTAAAGAGCTTAATCTCATTTGTTCGTATATTGGTTATTTTAACCTTTTTACAAAGAATACAATCAGGATTAAAATAACTAAAAGTACTTTCATAACGTTGATACATTACCACCTGTCCTTGTTTTTTAAATATTCTTCATAAGTAGTGGGAATAGTTTCAACACTTAATTTTGGTTTAACATATTTCTTCCGTGATCTGTTTTCCAACTCTTCAACTTTCTCTTCTAATTTTTTAATCTGTTTTTCTTGTTTTTCTTCATCTTCTAACGATGTTTGTCTCTCAACCATGTACATAAAAGCACCTATAGTATAAAAAATTGATCCCCAGGTGCTCAAAAGATTGCAGGTCAAACCAATAACAATAAACATCAATCCAAACACATTTAAAATGTACTTAATAATAGCTTTCATTTTGTTTTACCTCTCTTTAATTCTCATTAAATTTTACCAAATCAAAGTTTACTTTTTTGAATCTTGCTAAATCTTCTTTTGCTCTTTTTATATCAGATGCGGTATATCCATTTTCTTCATTTACCCAGAAATCTTTATATTCTTCAAAAGTATGTCCTTTCCAAGCTTCATAATTTTTAAATGGGAAAACATTAAGATTCTTTTTCTCTGCTTCTTCTAAAGTATTTACAGATAACCACTTTTCACGCGTTTCATAAGCCTCTTTTAATCTCTTAAGAGCTTTCATCATAAGCTTTCTACCAAAATCAGTAAGTTTTCCGGCATCAAATAATTTTTTAAAACATTCCATACCATATCTGGCAACAAGACCATCGCTATAAGTTACAGTGTAAATATTTCTTATATATGCACCGCAACGATCGCAAACAAGACCATCTTTCCTATCGACAGAATCAACTCTAATGTCTTTAATATAAGCCATAATTACTTAGCTCCTTTCTTCTTTATTACAATAATATTATATAATAAAAATAAAAAATAGTCAACTAATTTTATATGTTTAGTCAACTATTTTTTGAAATATTTTTAAATTTTGAATTCTTTTGCTACTCTTATTTCTGCTATCTGCTGTTGTTTGATGTCAAGGGAGTTTTTTACTTGCTCCCTTGCATCTTCTTCACTTTTTGCTTCTACCTCAATTAACTGCGGTATACTTACTTCTACAATATATTTCACTTACCTACCACCTTCAACATTTTTTCAGTATCTTGTGGAGTAATAACTGTACATTTAAGCTTTGCAGTTTCTTCTGTAATTTCAGGTACAACTACAATGTCATTTTCAGAAGTACATTCCTTAATAGAATTTACATTAGTACCGATTTTAGAAAATACATTGTACAAATTAAACTCATTTAAAATGTTAAAATATTTAAGTAAGCATTTTGCATTTATCGTACCTGTAACTCTTGCATTTGAATCAATGTTTGTATTAAGCCAGATCATTTTTCTTTCAATAAGATCAATAGCAAACAAGAAACATTCAGAGGATTTTGCATCAATAAGGTAAGAAGTTTGCACAGTTTTAGGTTCGTAAACTTCACCACTATTAAATTTATCTCTGATCATAAATCCTGCTTTACAATAACACTCACTAAAAGTTTTTCCACTAAATATGTTGTTATTAAATACTAAATATCTTCCACGTGGATGATTATATTTTACCTTATCAATATCAATATCAAAATATTCGCTACCGCCGTCATAACCAGAAGTTTGATCACCAGAGAAAGTAATAGCATTAACATTCCAATTACCACCGATATAGTTTCTTTCTCTCCAGCTACTCCAATTGAATATCTTAATACTATTTAAATCTTTATCAAACAGAGTGCAAGAAAGATCAATATCGTTTACCTTTTCCCAATAAGTGAAAGCTCTGATAATTCCATCTTTAGGTAAATCGATTTTAGAACCACGGGAAGTAAGTCCTTTTCCAGAAACGAAGAAATTCATAATATATAGCCTCTCTTTCTTTTATTTACATATATATTATATAATATTTCTTCAAAAATATCAACTACTTTTTACTCTTTTTCTAAACTTTCTTTAACAATATAATCATAAAGTTTTTCAGGAGAAGAGAGATCATAAGTAACTCCATCCTCTTCTACAGCGGATTTAGCACATTTATTTTCGCCAAAATCTAATTCATAAATGAAATATTGAATATCATCTCCAATATGTTGAGTTGCGTTATATTCTATTCCCATTAAATCACAAAGCATTTCAATCATTTTCGGAACTACTTCATTAAATACAAATAAATAACCAACATTCTCTCTTCCAAAACATTCTTCTAAGCCTTTCTGAAGACTACTTTCTTTCTTATCTAAACTTTTAATAAAGTTAATATATTCGACGAATTTTTCTTTTGAAATAACAGGTTTATTGTTTTCCATATTTTTTACATCCTCCTACCACAATTCTACTCTTTTTATCTCTTTATATTTCCATCCAGGTTTAAAATTATTTATGTCTAAGCATTCAGGCTTTAAAGCATCTCCTTGATGAATATGATAAGATGGAACTCCTAATTTGCTCAATCTTTCTTGACATAATTTTACAAAGCTAGGATCAAATTCATTTCCATAAACCATTTCAGGATTTGCACCTGCAATAACACACGCTGCAAGTAAATTTCCTGTTCCACAAGTTGGATCTAATATGGTTTTATTTTCTATAGAAGAAAATCTCTCTATCATTTTAATAGTAATTTCAGGGGGAGTAAAGAAAGCATCTAATTCTCTTCTTTCTTCTAAAGTCTTACCTGCGTATTGAACATCTTTAAATGAATTATATTCGTCTTTAATTTTTTGTCTTATTTTTTCTGATAATTTCATATTTTAATATACCTGAAATTATTTACCAATTAGTGTAAAAATGTAAATTTTACAGTCAGAATTTATTTCATTTAATATTCTTAATATTTCATTAAGAGTACTTCCACTTGTATTGATATCATCAACGATCAATACTTTACCTTCATTGATAGATTTGAATAACTCTTTATCCTCTTCCGATTTAAAATGCAAGAAACTCTGAATATACTTCCGATATTTAGGCTTAACATTTTTAGCTAACGAGAAGTAGTCTAATTGATGAATTTTAGGCATCAATGTATCTTGAATGAACATTATCTGCTGTTTATCCCGATCATTCTCATCAAAAAATCTCTTCCAATCAAATTCTATATTCTGAGGAAGATTTTTCACCAATTCAATTGTAGTTTTCTCTGAAGATCTCGAAGCAACATCATTAATTTGAGAAACAATTCTACTAGTCAGTGTACTTCTTTCTGATCTTGGATGAATAATACAATCTATAGATGTGATGTTTTCTATTTTGTGCAATTCAATTAAGGGTTTGTTTATAAATCTCTCTAACTCTTTATCCGAAGGTTTAATATCTAAAAGACCTTTAAGATAGTTAATAAATTCACTTCTATCTTGTCTACTTACAGAATCATTAAACCTGTATCCAAACCAATAAACATTATTAAATATTTTATCTTTATAAATATCAGGGCCTGTAAGGTTGACTAGATCGGTATACTTATCTTCTACATAATCGAAGACATATCTACCTTCTACTTCTCTAATTCCTTCGTTTAACTCACTTAAAAATTCATGCATATTAAGCTTCCTCTATGTCTTTTAATGTTTCTTTAGCAGCACTGTATCCTCCACAGAGAGATTCTACATACCCCGGAAGAGAGTATTCACTATCAATATTGTTGGCTTGCATCCAGTTGCATATATCGCAATCTAATTCCATAAATTTTATAGCATATTTTGCTCTAAGAAGTATTTTATCTTTAATATATTTAGGACATTTCATTTTACCGCATCCTTAAAATAATTTTTAACCATTTCTCTATCTATGGTACAATTTAATTTTTCAACTCCTTTATAAGCTCTTTCCATATATTCTCTATAATCAGTAGAGACCGCAATGCACCTTTTCAAATAACTTTCAGGATTGCGTAAAAATTTCTTTACTACTATTATAGACAGGTAGCAAGCAATCGTTTCACTTAAATCTTTATCAACCTCTAAGGTATCAAAATATTGATGGCCAAGTTCATGCCCTAATTGATAATATAATTTATAGAAGTCGGTGGAATTAGAATTATTATTTATATTTACCAATCTTATTAAGGACCTATCATTACAAGTGCAGGGTTGCTTATTTAAAGGATTCTCCTTTAAATAACTGCAAGAGTGGTTTTCACAATGATTTTTATTTAGATCATTATCTACTACAATTTTACTAGGAGATTTGTAATTTAAAAAATTACAAATCTCATTAAAAGCCTTCGCAGCGTTTTTCTTATGAATATTCATATAGGTACCTTAATTATATTTCTCTCCGGATTCAGAAAGCTGCTTTAATTCTTCCTTCATGATTTTTAACAAATCTTCATGAGTCAAGTGTTCATAGTCTCTATCAACAGCCCAATCAATCTTAGGTAACGCCAACTTGCAAGTCCCGGATTTTTTATTTAAGCCTTTTATGAGATTATTAGCTAAACAATTTTCTCCGCTCAGATTCGGTTACGGTTTCCTTGTACAATTCTACGCAAACAACTCGAACGCCTATGTCCGAGCATCTAAACTCGAAGATCTCTTTTGCATATTCTACATCAGGTGCTTCAATATATTCTTTAAAGAAATGATTTTTAGAATCTCTACCTGTAACTACAAAAATTTTCATTCTTTACCTCCTAAGATAGATTTAATAGCATCCTCTTTAGTATCGAAAAGCTCTTCTTCGTGAAAATTCCCCTTAGAATCTCCATATAAATCTTCTACAAACCAAGAAATTTTAGATTTTGGGTAATCTAATTTAAATTGGCTTTTAAGGATTCTTGCTCTGATGTCAAGTACAAAGCTATTCTCAGTATCTGTATGCTTAATTATTACAAATACTTTGTCTCCAGGCTTTCTCATATTACTGAACTCCTTCTTCTGCAAGATCACAAGCATCTTCTTTGGACATCTCTAATTCGGATTCCAAATATTTAGCAGCTTCATTAGTCAATTCTTTAGAATCAATGAAGTCCAACAAAGTGTTTACTACATTTCTAAGTGCTTCTGCATTTCCGTAAAGTTCTCCTAATTTCATACTTAGTACCTCTTTCTTATTTTCTATTATTTCTTCGTATTGGATTTTTTAACTACAGAAAATTGGATTTAGATTACTCCAAATCCATCTCCTTTAAACATATAATTATAGATGTAGTTCAGTACTCCAAAATGATCTTTCTTACTCTTCACATTAGACAAGAAATTTTCTTTATCGCAGTTATTCGAATCAATCAACATTTCTTCGCATACCTGAATAAGCTCTTGCCTATTTCCTGCAGCATCAATACGAGATTTATTCTGCATAATGATGTAACCAATTGCACCTTGTTTTGTGGAAAGTTCCATAAGATTTATATCTCCTTCATCTTTTATTTACATTAATATTATATAATATTTTGAAGGAAATAGCAACTAATTTCACTGCAGATTTTCAATTTTTTTTAAATTATTTTATTACGACGAGCAAAATCCACGTAATTAAAATCTGTACGATATGAATAGATTGGTCTACAATCAAATTGATTTTACCTTTGTTTGCTTTTAAATCATCTACAATAGCGTGAATGATCGTGTTTAAAATTATTGCAACAACAATCCATTTCGTAAAACCAAGGTATAAAATCGGTAAAGAAATCATAAACGACCAACTAAAAGCGTGCATAATTAGTGCAACGATGTAATCATATTTATATAATGGCTTATAATTTTCTTGATTTTCCCACCAAGATTTTTGTTTTAAACTCGCCAATATTCCTTGTAAATAATAATCATCTACAATATGGGCGAAAATCATTACAAATAATATAAATAATTTCATTTAGCATTTCCACTTATCTACTAATTTTGAAAGTTCAACAAAGCTATCAGGAGATATAGCTCTATCATCTACATAAAGGTCTGCACCTATCTTACGAGGTCTTCCTTCATATTTATTGAGAAGGAGGTCACTATCTTGATTAATTTTAGAAAAATGAAGATCATACTCTTTCAAAAATTTTAAAGCATCGTCGAGTAAATTATCAACTCTGCAGGTCCATAGAATGAACTCATGACCTTCGGCCTGCATCTTCTTAATAGCATTAATTACATTTAACTTAGGTGCACCTATTCTTGGGTAATTATTTTCACATAAAGTTCCATCAAAGTCAACTGCAATGATCATAGTTTCTCCTATCTTCTTGTTTTTGTTGATTCCGAGAGATCTTACGTTTATCAGGTACTACTTTTGTACTTAAATTTCCACTCTTAACTCTTAATAATCTCTGAGAAGGAGTTTCTTTAAGTATATCTAAAGGATTGTTATCTAATTTAATTTTCATATTCTTTTTCATCTTATCTACCTCCTTCTCTCTTTATTTTATCTATTAGTATAGGTCATTCTCATCATAGTTATCTTCATCGTAGACAATATCTTCAAACTTAATTCTACCTACATTCGGTTCTGTAGAGTACATATACTGTTTGAAAGTCTCAGCCAATGTTTCAAGATCATCGAAAGATTTCTTATCCCAGAAATGATTTCCAGGATCTCCGTACCCATCTGCAGAGTATAATCTATACCTTCCTGAATCGCTCTCTTCAATTTCCAGGTAGGAATCAAGTGGCTCTGAATGACATTTCCGTTTAAAGTAAATAGTAAACTGAAGTGTTCCTGCGGGATACCATTCCTCCTTAACGTAATTGTTAACTGCATTTTCATAATTCTCTACATCTGCTTTCTTAGTAGATCTAAAGTTTCCATCTTCTGATATGTAAACGACCTGAGTTTCCTCTTTCATATAATTATCTCCCTGCTTTCAGTAATTCTTTTCTATCACAGTAGTCTCTATAATGGCAGTTTCCATTTACACAAAAAGCACATCTAAATGTCTTTCTGTACAGGTTACCTACTTCAAAAGTATCATCAGTACATTTTCCTTGAGGAATTTCTGTAAAGAATGCATCAATAGCATTAATAGTATTTTCCATAATCTTCTCCTTAAGCAATAGCTTCCTCAACTGATACAATGGAAAAATGTGCATTTACTTTTAATTTTAAAGATTCTTCTTTTAAATAATTCATAAGACTTTTTGCTTTCTTAAGATCATCAAAAGCATTCTTTCTCTTTAATTCTTCGAAATCCTTATCAGAATAATCCATAAGGGCAGAATCTACTCCAATATAGGTAGGGGGTACGCTTATTGAAACTTCTCTTCTAATTAAGTATTTCATAATTTTTCTCCTTAAGAAAGAACTTTATTTACAAGTCCTGCGACTTTAGATTTATCGAAATTAGCTCCTACTTCTTTAATTGTAAGTCCAATCAACTTACCCTTATTTGTTTCTCCTTTAGAGACAAATTCTTTAATAATTTCAATGACTTTTTCTTCAGGTAATTCTTCCGGAAGATATTTGGTCAGTAGATTAATCTTGTTCTCAAGAAGCACGTACTGTTCATTTTCTTTAGAGTAAAAAGATTGAGTCTCTTTTAATTCTTTAATCTCTTTCTTTAATAAATCTACTACCACTTCATCTTTTAAAGGAACTTCGTGTTTTCCATCTTTTTCTGCAATAAGCATTTTGGCAATTACACTTTCATATGCAGATTTTGCGACTAAATCACGATCTTTTCTTGCCTGATTAAATTCATTTCTAATTTCAGTTACTAACATAATTTATTGTTCTCCTCAATAAGAATAACGTTCAAGTAAGACACTTTCAATTCTCAGGTTAGGATACATATTCTCAAAAAGCTCCCTAGCCTGCGAAGCAGTTCTTGCTTTAATGCATTCTCTAATAAGCGTGTTTCGAGAATCCCTAGCTCTAATTACAAATGTTTCCATAATCTAATTACTCCTTATTTCGTATTTTTTCTTTTATATTAATATTATATAATAAAAAAGAAAAAAGATCAACTACTTTTACATAGTTGATCTTAATTTTTTGAAAAATATTTTTCAATAATTAGAGGTGAAGTACTCTTTCCGCAAGCTCCTGAGTTCTTCCTTGATTCCAAAAGTTGGTGCCAATATATCCACAGGTTCTTCTTGCTACATTCATTTTACTTTGATCTCTATTATGACAACAAGGACATTCCCATACTAATTTTCCATTATCATCTTCGACTATCTTGATTTCTCCATCATATCCACAAACCTGACAGTAATCTGACTTAGTATTCAATTCCGCATAAACTATATTATCATATATAAATTGAATAACTGCCTCTACTGCTGCAATATTATCTTGCATATTAGGCACTTCTACATAACTAATTGCTCCCCCAGGAGATAATAATTGAAATTCACTTTCAAGTTTCAATTTAGAGAAAGCATCTATAGGTTCTGTTACGTGCACGTGATATGAATTTGTAATGTAATTTTTATCAGTTACCCCTGGAATAATTCCAAATCGCTGCTGTAAACAATGTGAGAATTTCTGAGTAGTGGATTCGATAGGAGTTCCGTATAAGCTGTAATCTATATTTTCTGCAACTTTCCATTTATTAGTAAATTCATTTAGCTTTCTCATCACCTTTAAGCCAAATTCCTTACCTTCTTCCTCAGTAAGCTTTTTACCCGTCATATAATAAACACATTCCCACAGTCCTGCATATCCAAGAGAAATTGTTGAATATCCATTATAAAGAAGTTTATCTATTGTTTCACCTTTCTTTAATCTTGCAAGAGCTCCGTACTGCCAAAGAAGAGGGGCTACATCAGAAGGAGTCCCTTTTAATCTTTCATGTCGTATTCTAAGAGCTCTGTGTGCGAGTTCACATCTCTCTTCAAATATCTTCCAGAATTTATCTTCATTCTTTTTACTAGAAAGGGCAATATCAGGAAGATTTAATGTTACAACACCCTGATTAAATCGGGAATAGTAGCGAGAAAGCGATAGATGGATATTTACAGATCCATCTTCCAATTTCTGTAAATATTGAACCTGATGATCCTTGATTGCTCCATTAAAACTTTCACATTTATAAGTCATATTTACAGGATGAATTTTATTCTCAGAATCAGGTACTGCCCCTTCTGAAAGAGCTTTATCCCATAAATGATCTACATCTTTAATTACCTTATGTTCTACATAAGGCGTTAAGAAGCTTCTACACATTTAACCTGTTATTACTAACAGAACTGACTATATCTTCTACTAAATGTTGATTCATTTAAGCATCTAGTTATAATTAGATACCGGGCTTCTTGTCCGTAGTCTTCCGCTTCGGTTTTCAAGTGATTCGTTTCCTAAAACACTGCTGGTACTTATCTCCAACCCTACTCCCATACATTCATCAGGGATAGTCGATACACTTTCTTATTTATAAGTTTAGCACGGTCTCATCCACTGAGGACCTAACCGTTAGCGCTCATTACTGAGCACACCCGCGAGCGCGGTTCAAAAGATTTTACATGAGCTGTAGTTTACACTTACCCATACACGGATAGCAATTTCCATTACCATCCTTATCAATTTTATTTTGCTTCATCATCTTTTCGGAAATATAATCGGGCACCATTCTCTTGGCAGTACATTTTGCAGCCAATTCTGTTAAGTACCAATATTTACTTTCTGGATGAATATTATCTTCTTCAAGAACATATAGGAGTTTAGGAAATGCTGGGGTGATCCATTGACCAACTTCGTTCTTAATTCCCTGAATCCTCTGTTTCAAAACCTCTTCAATAATAGTAGCTAAATCTGCTTTAGTTACAGGATCACTCACTTCATTAAGATACATACAAATTGAAACAAAAGGAGTTTGTCCATTAGAAGAATTTAATGTAAGAATCTGATACTGAATTAATTGAACACTCTTTCTAATTTCTTCTTTAAGCCGAGATTCTGTTATTTTAGAAATGATTTCTTCAGTGTAATTTAAATTGTTTTCAACAGCTTCATTTTGAACTTCTTTTCTAATACGTTGTCTGCTTACATCTACAAAAGGAGCCAAATGGGACAGCGTAATAGTTTGTCCTCCATATTGAGAGCTAGCCACAATTGCCATAATCTGAGTTGCTACGTTGCATGCTGTTGAAAAACTATGAGGTTTTTCAATCTTTACACCATTAATAACTGTTCCATTTTGAAGCATGTCTTCAAGGTCCCATAAATCGCAGTTATGAATATGGTGAATAAAGTAATCACTATCCAAGACATTATTATAATAATGTCCCCGACTATATCACGAACTACTTTTAGTAGTTCCCTGGCACTTGGGAATAAGCATTTCATCCTATTCCTACTCTACTCAGTTACTCACTAGATTCCTCCAGTTACCTTTTCGATAGTCTGTTAACTTTCTTTTATATTTACTACACTAATTCCTAATTTTTTAAACTCTGGAACATCCTCTCCATGAGCAGCTTTTCTAATTCGAACATCAGCCGGACCTAGAGATTTGGTTCCTAATAATTTGGCTACTTCTCTTCTATTTAAAACTTGATTTCCTAAAAGAACTTTATATTTAGCATTAGGGTTTTGCATTCCAATGCCTTTTCCTCTATGGATTTCACTGAAATGACTGAATGTTTTCTCCCTAAATTCGGGATCGCTCCATCTTCTCCTATTCGCTTCGGAAATATTATTTAAGCCAGTATCTCGTGCATGTTTGTTATTGAAATAATAAGTGCACCATTCAAGATTTTGATAATTGTTATTACGTTTATTTCCATCCTTATGATTTACAATAATCAAATGTTGAGGATCTGGATTGGGTACAAATAATAACGCTACTAATTGATGTACTCTAATTACTTTACGTTGTTTATTTATTTGTAGCACGACCTGTTCATAACCGAACTTGGTTATATCAGGAGTTAAAAATTTGTTTCTATAGTGTGTGTAAATTCTACCATCGTCGTAAATCGTATAATTATAATAATCTTTATACATAATCTCCCTTGGTAGTAAATATAAAAGCTTAGCAAAGGATTATTCTTTCGAATTTCCCCCTTTAGCAGCAAGATTAAGAATTCATTATCCTAATTCAACTTAACGTTCTTGCCACACCTCACATCTATGAGTTCACCAGGTTTTCTTAATACATCACTGTATTAAGCCACAATAAATTTATGGAAGTGTATGATACCTTCTTTATGAGCTTTAGAAATATCTTCAGGAAGTAAATATCTATTAGTTAAATCTCTACTCACTAATCCTGCTACGTAATCTCTCTGTGTTGAAATTATTGCGGGGTTCTTATTACTATTTTCTTGTTTTACTTCTTCATTTTCAAGATTTACAGTAGTAAGAATTTGAGTATCAGTCGTGTTTCGTTTTCTTTCAATATCTTTTTGATATCTATATTTTATATAATGTTTTGATACTTGATATGCATTGATCTTAATTAATGCATCTTCAACCATATCTTGAATTTCTTCTACATTAATAGCTCTATTAAGTTTCCTACATTTTATAAGAACTTTATTTGCTATATCTGTAATCTGTTCAGGGGTTAATTCTGAATACTCTTCGTTAGCTTTTGTTATAGCTCTAACGATTCGGTCAATATCAAAAGTAACTTCCTTCCCATTTCGCTTTATAACGTTCATGCGGGATAGCCTCCTTATTTAATTTCTCTTTCAGTAGATTCTTTTTTATCACCTATATAAATCTTCGCAGTATATTTAGCTTCAATGTCTTTTGCTAAAGATTCCGAAGTATCAATGAATTGGTCCAAATCTACTTTAATTTCAGTTTCTTTTTCTTCCATCTTAAAGTCTCCTTATTTTAGATAGTAATAGGTGATTACATTTCAGCACTATCTCTAAATACATAAATATAATCACCTTTTAATTTTTTATTTAATTGTACTAATATATACAGAAAAGAACATCAAAAGATTCCTCATTCATCTAATTTTAGTTACCAAATTTTATCAAAAATCCTATATCGGATCTTTTACAATCCTGCATTTCTAGAGACATCTTATTAAGCTTAATCAACAAATTCTCAGCATCCTTATAGTAAGGTTTTTCAGGAAGTTTAGTAGTCTTCTCAAGCTCTTTCATCTTAGATTTCAGAAGATCAAGTTCTCTATAAAGTTCAGGCTTAATGGTTCCATCTTCATTCATATAATAACCATTTCTTATAGCCATTAAATAATCATGATCCTTTTCTCTATATGTATTAATCTCTTCTTTCTCTAAAATGTCAATACACATTAAATAAAGCCTGAATAAATGCATTATATGTTTATTAAGCTTTCCATGCTCCATCGCTTTAGAATTTCTTGCACCAATATTTTTATAAGTCTTAACGATATCATTCATTTCAGCCCACAGAGTCTTATAATCTCTAAGTGGATAATGCTTAAGATCTACATCTACAAACATTTCAGTTTCCATATCAGGATTTACTGCTTTATCAATAAATAATTTTATAGACCCATTTTCAAACTTAGCGTACTTTTCATCCCAATGTCTCATAGCATTTTCTATGGAGGCTTTGATGTGTTCTTCTTGCTGTGGTTGAGCTAATTTTTCTCTGCACACATAATTCTCTAATCTAGATAATTGTGCACTAGCATAGCCTGCAAAAGCTCCTATGCATTTTTTAGATAAAAATAGATGCTTATTTAAAAGGATTAAATTACCGATTTCATTAGTAAAAAGATAATGCTCAGGTTTGCAACCAAGAATTTCTATAGTATTTGGATTTACATTGAGAAGTAGTTGAAAAATTTTAGTTAACCCATAAATAGTCGTATCGGTTTCACTTTCTACAAATTGTTCAAAAGGTGTGGTTCCTAAAATATTTTCAGGTTTTAAAGATGCTATACCTCTAATATCGATGTCGGAGCCTTCAACATTAGTACCATACGCATGACTTCCACCTAAAGTTAATAAGCAAATGCTATTTCCTAGATGTTCATTATTTCTAAGAAAATCATACTCAGGTTGTCTAATTAAACTTTTAATTTCCTCAATAGACGCCATTTACCTCACCCCTTGCATAACTAATTAGTTCATCTCTACTATTTCTCTCAGGATATCTCCAAACATACTCCTGCAATTTCTTTTGAACTTTAGAAATTTCTACACCTCTGCACCCTAATTCAAGAAGATCATAACCACTAATGTTCAGATCCTTTACAGTAATTGGTTCCCTATTTATAAGAGCAGTAGTAAGTACAAATAATTGATCACTACTGAAGTAACTACTATTAAAAGTCACATAATCCATGAGAGCTGTCTTTTCTGGCGGAGTAATGCAGAAATCAAAAACACCTTTCAGATAGTGTGGAGAACTGGTCATGTACCTATTTAAGTAATTTAAAGCTTTACTTACGTTGATTATTTCATAAGTAAAAGATCTATCAAAGGCAAATGACTTTAATTCCACAATCTCTTCTGGAGTTAAATCGAATTGATCTGTAAAGTCTTCATCTAAGTATTTTTTGATTAGAAAGTACATTCTGAGAATTTTAGTTTTACAACTCATTAATAGATTTAAAGTGCTCAGGTGAAATTTTGATAACTCTTCATGAGGTGGAAAGATATATTTAAATACGTGAAAAAGAAGATCTTCAGAATAACATCTTAAATTGTAATCTAATATCTGAAATAGTTCTTTTCCAATTCGTTCTTTTGCTACATTTTTTAAATTCCCAACGAGTTGAATTGCAGCGGCTTCTGTAGCGGGATCAATCGTAAAATTATACTTTAAAGAAAATCTCAAACAACGTAAAATACGTAAAGCATCTTCATTAAATCTATCCACAGGATTATTAATAGCTCGAATAATTCCGGTTTTCAGATCTGATAATCCGTTGAATAAATCTATAATTCCTTCATCTGGATTATATGCTAAAGCGTTGATTGTAAAATCTCTTCTTTTTAGATCATCTTCAAGTTTAGTAGAAAATTCCACGCTGTCAGGTCTTCTACCATCTCCATAATTACCATCGCGCCTAAAAGTGGTAATCTCAAACAATTCATTTACACTACCCTGATGGATATCAAAAGTAATTGTTCCGTATTTTTCACCTGTAGGAAGAGTTTTAACATAAGCAGCATTGGTAAGTAGATTAAATCTTCCTGCTACTTCTTTAATTTCTTCTGGAGTAGCATCTGTAGCGAAATCGTAATCATGAGGTGTAATTCCTAACAGTAAATCTCTTACGCATCCTCCTACAAGATAGATCTTGTAGTTAAATCGAGTAAAGATGTTAAAAATTAAATTTACATTTTCTGAAAGGTTTTTAAATTGATCGTTCATATCTACTCCTACGCATTGTTATAATTAATAGAAATGCCGCTTTTTCATCTCTTCTTGGAGAGCTGCATAATTATGTTCGTACCGAGGATTATCCATATAGATTTCAAATACAGACCACCACCATTCAAATACGTAACAAAGTTCATCTGCATCCAGTTTTGAAACAATCTCGGAAGTTAAAGTGATATTCTCATCGCAGAGATTAATTACTTTTTGTTGAACTTCAAAAAGTTTTTGAGTTGAGATATTATCATAATTTTCAAAATAATACATGATAGTCAAATATAGTCTCTTGAGCTCATCTCTTTACGTACTACTTCGTAATTATGTAAATATCGAGGATCTTCCATGTGCAGTTCATAATCTGCCCATTTCCTATCAAACAAAACACAGAGACTGTTCGCATCTAAATCTTGAAGCATCTGAGAATTAAGTGAAATATCACTTCTTAATAATTTTTCTACATTTTTTACCGCTTTCCAGTAATCAGAAGAAGCAATTTCAGAATAATATTTTTCTAAATATTTCATATGATAACCTCAATATTTAAGTTTTAATATTTGCGCTTTAACTCTATTAATTTCTTCAGAAGTTAAACTTTCAGGCGGTGTATAAGCATTTAATCCATAATGAGTATTGCCGAAATCACATTTATATCGATAATCTCTAGATGTACTTGAATCATATGGATTAGAGAGTTGCAGGATACTTTGTAAGGATCTTATATGATATGTAATAGCCACGCCCTTAATATCATCTCCTAAATATACTACGAATTGACACATGTTGCCAGAAATTGGTTCAAATTTGATTTTTCTTCCTGACCAAGTGATAAATCCTTGAATAGATTTTCCATCCTCTCCAATATAACCCGCAGGCGAACTGGATAATTTGTGGCACGCAGCATTATAAGCTGCTTTATCCATTTCCGGTGGGAATAAATTATCTCCAGTATTATTTCGATTGATAATGTGTTTAACCACGTGATTTTGAAGATTTGGCTCATCCATTAATGCTAAATCTTCTTCTAATTTTTTAAGTTCCTTTAATACTTCTAAGTTAATGCTCATTTTATCTGTTTATCCTCACATTTTACATTATATATTATAATATAATTATTGAAAAAAATCAACTACTTTTGTGCAGTTGATAAAATATATTACTCAATAAGAGTATCTATCTTCTTCTAACTTAGAATTGTAAAGATCTGCGTAATCTTCTTCTATTTCCTGATCTAGTTCATAATAGAAATCATGAACTAACTTTTTAATATCTCTTTCAAAGATAAAAGAATCGTAATGTCTTTCTTTACTTTCTTTTAGATAATCTGTTAATCTGGTTAAAAATTTTTCTTCCATATCTGGATATCCGTACATCTTAATATTCCTCCTTAGCTTAATAATGTCTTATTAGATTCAGTTAAGTCTTTAATTCTATCCTGAAGAGTTGCATAATAACTTTGCATGTAAGTTAATTGTAGTTGCATTAATTTTAACTGAGTAAGATTAATGCGATTTCTTTCTTCCTCTTTTGATTTACTAAAGAGTAAATCAGTCAAATTACAAATTTTTACACCTAGCTCCAGCTTCTCTTGAGTAAGTTTTGTAAGCACTTCATTCTCCGACTGTTTCATCATCCATCCCCCTTCTAAGATATGGATCTATTTCATCTGATTGAATATATGCGTTAACTTCATCCTTATATCGATGAAGAAGATCATCGAAAGCTTCTTGGCTTTCTTCTTTAAGTCCATCTGCAATATTCTCTGCGAGAGTGTATCTCTCTTCTGGATCAACTTCTTGAAAAGTTTCATTGATCAAAATATTTGCAAGTGCGAATCTAATTACATTACTATCCTGTACGCTCATCTAAGTTCCTCCTATCAGAAAATTTCTTTAATCATATTAGCTACCTCTTGAGCCTGTGGATGTGCATCGTGAGCACATCTTAAGTCAAAGAAATGCTGCCAATCTTCTTCAAAACCGGTCATAATCAATTCTGCCGCACAGCTATTAGGAAGAACTTCTCTTGCTTTTTCCGGTGTTGCGCCTAATTCAATAAGTTTAAAGTAATCTGATTCGTCTCTTTCACAAGCATTTTTCCAAACAGCATAAAGATCAGATCCTTCTTCAAAATAAAGTGGTTTAATTACTTTGATTTCTTTACCAAATTTATCCTTAAAGTAGTTTACATATCTCTGACTCTCCATTGCAAAGGAGAAAACACGGTGACGAACAAATTCATGAGTTACCCCTCTATTACATGTGATTCTAAATATTCTTCTTCTATAGAAATTTGGAGTATATTCTGTCTGATATTTATTCATCAGATCTTCGAAATCATTTTCTACAATAACTCTATAATTAGTAGTTACATAAGTAGTTCCACTCTCTCCAATTTTATATTTAGTATATTTATTTCTAAGAAGGTGAATTACTTTAGCTTCTAATCTCTTACCTTCTGAATCTCTTTCATTAAAATCTGGAATTGCTAAATAAACAGTTCCATGTTCAAGCATTGCTCCGTGAGCATGATTGCGAAGCATATTAACAAACTTTTCAGCGCTACCTTCACAAATTTTATCTTCTGATTTGTAACAAGTTCTTCCACAAAGCTCAATCTGTTTAAATAAGTCTTCTTGAACTAGTTCTTTTACTTCTGGGTTAATTATCTTCATTTCTTAATTTTTTTTCTCCTTATAGCATATCTCCAAAGATACTTAAGAATTGATCCTCATTCTTAATTACAGAGTTTACAGGTAGGGTGTAATCACTTAATAATCCTATGATAGAATTGAAATTACAGGGAGCTTCTACATATTCTCCTATGTACTTTCTTTTGCTGCACTTAGGGCATAACATGACAGTTCTGCAATTCATTTCATTAATAAGATCTCCGTACACATTTGCCCATAATCTATAATCATGTTTACAAAATAATTGCTTTAGTCGATACTTTAATAACATCTTATTTTACAGTGTACTCCAATTGTACCTGATGATCTCTTTCATTCTTTACATAAAGAATTACAAACTGATTATGCATAAATGAATCCCACTTCTTGTATCTCTTTTCATCTTTTGCATCGATAAGATATTTACCTTTAAATAAAGGCGAAGCTTTAGTATCTGCAAAAAATTCTTCTCTCTTGACATCATCAATAGGAATACAATCAATACTTACCTTTTGATTCTTAGATCTTTTTGCAATATAAATTTTATCACCCTTTCTAAAAAGAATAGAAGTACCTTTCACATTAGCTGGAAATGTGGCTTTCAAATCTATTGCGGTGGTTTTAAATTTCGAAGTATCCGGTTTCATTTCTTTCTTCTGTGCATCTTCAAGTAACTCATTAAAAAGATCTACTACAATTGTACCTTCAACATACATTGTATAGATATCATCTGAATTATTTGAAATGTAGGGCTTTTTATACCATTCAGTACTTCTACTTAACTTCAAAAAAGTACTCATATCAGTTACTTTTACATAAGGATTATTAAAATCCAAAGGATGCGAACTGCAACTCATTCTTAATAACCCTAAATTCTTTACATACTCTACAATCATTTTTTCTTTTTACCTCCAAATAATCTATAAATAAATGATAAAACAGCATATCCTGCTCTTCTTATAAAACTTTCTCCTTGATCCAAATCAGAACTACCCGTACGAGATCTTAAAATGCCTAAATTATATAGAAGATTATGCGCTTCCCATTCTCTTCTCATACTTGTTAAAGATCTTGTATATCCTTCTTTTACAAATACTTGAAATTCAGGCTTACTTCTGATTTCTTTTAATGCATTTTCAATGTCTTCAGAATACTTAATTTGATAAGAATCTTTAATACAAATGTTTAAATTTTTTCCAAAGTGAAAACTTACAATAAGAATAATTTTATTTACTTTGATATTCACTTCATTCTTCTCCCACTTATTCTAATCTAAAATTTTTGCCACTGATCGTTTCTACTCGTCTTACTGCAAGTTCTCCTATCTTTGATTTAAAGTTATCATCGAATCTAATTCTAAATTTGTAATTATCTTCATAACCAATAATAGTACCTTTGGAATACTTTTTTGCTATGATGGAATCCGTAAGTAAGCAGATTCTATCTCCCAATTTATAATCAGGGTATCGATAATCCTCTTCCTGTGCTATGTAGGCTTCAACAGCTTTAGATTTAGGAATAGAGTAAGATTTATTCTTAGGTCCATTTACAATGATTGAATCATCTTTCACTCCCTTTACCTTAAGCCATTTATTGCACAATTTTCGCAAGCATTTATCCCCGTCAAACTGCTTAGGTACTGTTACAAAGTGTACATGTTCATCTGAATCATTAATTCGATGCAGCTTAGTGAATAGGAAACCTGGATAGGTATGGAGTACATTGTCAATCTTGAAGTAGAGATCCTGATATTCCCAAGTCATTCCATCATAAGAGCAATAAGAGGTACCTACGTGATCCACAATAAAAATGCGATCCTTCAACTGGTCGTAAATCGCTCTTGAGAGGTAGAAGTTGTATGGTTGTATAATGGAACCTGGAAGAGCTGTGTCTGAAAATCTAACTCTACTTCCCTTTTCAAACTGAGGGAAATACACATTCTTAGTAACTGTTTTAGGTTTATCCGAAGTGAGGATGTAAGGTTCAATTTTAGATTGCTCTTCGTAGGGCTGAGCTGCAGCTCGTGCAACATCTTCATATGCTTCTTTATAATATTTCAGTTCATCAAACGGTGATTTTCTATCGTAGAATTTTGCTAAAGCTTCAACTGCACCTACAAATTCATCATATTTATCTTCATGCCAGAGATTTACAGTTGTCTGCTTATCCCCCTGATAAACGGATGTCTGCTTCATACCATCTGTCTTAATAATAAGAGTTTTTCGTGCAGGAACTAGCATCCAATCTTGAAATACATACATGTATACAGAAGCACTATTAATAGTTAGATCATCAAGGTTCTCCTGATTATTAATTTCCAGAAGTCTATAGTAACTACTTCTTTCATTTACTTCTACTACCTTGTAAGCTTTTCCACAATATCTCTTCATCTTTACTAAGAAATTGAAATTGTAGCCGTAGTTGTAGCACATGACTTCATCATCAGAAGTATTTCTGGTAACAACCACATCTCTTTCTCTAGAAAAGTTTTTGAGAGTTTTTACTCTTACAAAATCACCTACTTTAAAATTCATTAACTTACTCCTCCTCCTCGTAAGTATCCGTATTATTTCTGTAGCAATAGATAAATCTTTTTGCTACCTCTTCGGGAGTTAATCTCCCTTTAACATCATTTTCTTTGAACTCTTCTTCAGTAAGTCCACCGCAAATTTCCAAAAGTCCATACTCATGACCATAAGAATACCGAGTGCAAATTGCATCTACAAGGCATTCTCTGCAATCTTCTGCGGACATTACTCTTAACTGTTCACCATCATCTACAGAAGATCTTTGATAGGGAATCCGTGCATCTGTAAGCAATCTTGCGAGATCAGAAATACTCTTCCGAAGATTCGAAGTGATCTCTTTCATTGCTATAAAATAAATTCCGGAAACTTCTCTAAATTCAATTTCGTACCCTTCTTCATACAAAGATCTAAGTACACTGGGAAGAACGTACTGAAAATCTCTTTCGATTAAATGTATGGGTTGGGAATTTAAATATGCTTGAAAGTCTTCAAAAGACAGAGTGAAACAAGTATACTCATCTTCAGTAAAACAAGACTTGTACTTTTCGATAAATTTATCATGAATAAATTTTTTAAGTTGATCGTGCGCTTCCTGATATTCTTCGAAATTAATAGTCATAAGATATCTCCTTCTGTTTTATTATATACATATTATAACTCATTTTATTAGAAAAATCAACTGATTTTATATGGAAAAATTATTTTTTATTCCCCATATTTTTCCTACTTTATCGTAAGAGCAGTTCCATATATCTTTTAATACGCCCTTGATTACGCAAGAACAGTGGCTACTCCCAATATTAATGAAATAATTATCAAAGTCCAAAACTACCCCGTCATTATCTATAAATTTTCCTTCTTGAATAAGTTTACAAATTTCTTCTCCGGTATATTTTTTCCCGTTGAGCTTCTTAGGTTGAGGTAAAGATACTGCCCCTTGATTTTCAAGGTATTTAGAAATTACCCAAGAATCTCCGCAGGATCTTTTTGCATTAAAAGCAATTGCGCTCAACTCTTTAAAAACATCTTCCCAGGATTTATTCAACGATGTAGCGAGGGCTCTAATATAACAATCACAAGTGCTCAAATCTCTGGGATTCGCGTTATAATATTGAAAATATTGAGTATCATTTGGAATATTTCTTTTCATCTCTTATTACCTCATTTCTTTGATTTACATTATATATTATAGCTCAAATAAAAGAAAAAGTCAACTACTTTTACATAGTTGACTTTAAATAATTATAAGAGATAGATTTGCTATATTGGTTTTGTTGGTTAACTTTAATTTTTTCTTATTGATTCAAAGTAATCGGAAATTGCTTTCTTTTGTGCGTCTGTTAAATTCGGATTATTTTTCACCCTTTCAACAGCCTCCTGGTAACTTTGATTAAAAATATCACCATAGTAGGTTTCGCCATTGATTACTTGATTTGCTGGCGAACCTTTTGCTCCATCACCCCAACTATCATCGTTGTTTGTTTTCCCAGTTCCATTTCCTTCCTCTCCACTTCCGTCAGATTCGCTGTTGGCAGATCCGTCTTTGTCTCCTGGCTCTTTCTGTTCGTCTGGCATATTTTCACCTACGGAACTTACTTCATCAAACAACGCGATTAAATCAGTGGAATAATTATCAATTTCTCTAAACGGAGAAGCACAACCATCTGACCAACCAATAAACACATACCCTTTATAAGGAAGTGCCATTAAAATATGTGTTTCGTCAGATTTTATTCTATAAGAAACATCTGCAAAGTTGGCACCATCTAAAACCATAGTTGCATCAATATCTTCGAAACATCTATAATCTACGGAAATTCTATTTGAAAATGCAGTCGGGAACTGCTTTAATTCAACTATCTCTTTGTTGTTAATTTTATCAATCTGATCTTGCTCTTGTTTTTTAGAAACGGCATTTATCAAAGATTGATTTTCATATTTAGAATAATCAATTACAAAACCAAGTCCTTCTGCAGATACTTCAATTGTATATTTTGGTTCTCCACGAGCAATAATAGTTTCCTGAATGTTGGGAAATACAAAGGACATGGAAAGAACTAATACAGCTAATCCAATAATTAATCCGGAGAGAATAGAAGGTTTTTTATATCTTATTTTAAAATTATCTGGATTAACTTCTTTAAGAGCTTTAATAGTATCTTCTTTCTGCTTCTTGGCAATAAAGGAATCATTTCCCTCTAATTCAGTCATTGTTATTACTCTTTCTTCTAATCCTAAATCATCAATTCTTTTTGCTAATTGAATTTCAGAGTATTTAAATTTTTTATAATAGAATAAAGGAAAAGAAATTCCAAAAGAAAGAATAGAAGGAATAATACTTATCAAAATATTAAGATGGAAAAACCATACAAATAGTTGGAAGAAAATAAATATTAAAGCACTTACCAATAATGAACATAGTAAAGACTTAATAATATTTTCTTTCTTTAGTTTTTGTTTAAAATTATTAAGAATGTTCATTTTCTTATTTTCTCCTTTTATTTATTATACTATATTTTATGTATAAAATCAACTAAAAATTATATAGATTTTATAATTGCGCTTGTTATTTTTACGTCGCCAGAGGGAAGAAAAATTTTCCATGAACTCACTGTCTTTGTTTCCGTTACGCTGGAAGACCCTGTTCTGTAGTAAGTTATTTTTATGGTAGCGTCGTTATTTAAATCATAAGGAAAAAGAAATACAGTTGTTCCGAGATTGAAAATAGGGGTTACACATGCAGTTACATCATCGTCTACTTCATAGTGATTTGAGCCAGATACCCATAAATGACAAGCACCATTACCACCATCTCCTCCATTCCCGAATCTTGCAGCGTCTCCTCGTCTTGCACACCCACCGCCACTACCTAAAGTAGCGTTTATTTTTGTATAAGAACCTGCGACAGATCCATAGAATGCACAAGCTCCACCTCCTACATTAAAAGGGCTGTCTAAGCTGCCTGTTTCTCCGGCCCCTCCTGCAATATTAATTGGATGAATACTGTCAGTTAACTTGTAAATAAAATTATAATCCGCAGTGTTATTAAAATGTTGCGCAGTAGTAAGTATACTACTACCACCGGTTACGTACGCGTCTCCGTTTCCACCGCTTCCTCCGAAAGAATACGTACCTGCACCCTTTATTTGTAAAACAGAATCTTGTTGAGGTAAAGTCCCTTCAAAGGTTCCTCCAGGTACAGTTGTTGCTTTTGCCCCTGCTTTCCCCCCGTGCGCAATCCATTGATCGGAAAATTCCCATGCACCTCTGGTATAATGTCCAATAGATATTTTAGAATCTCCACCGGAAGTGGCCTCGACATCTTCTTCTAAATGCATGGAGCCTGTGTAATAATTCCAATTTCTTTTACCTCCAGTTCCTCCTTTTCCAACGACTATTTTTAACATTGAATCGTAATCATTAGTAGTATAGGAAACCATGCAAGATGCGGCACCACTGCCTCCGGAACTCTTTTCTGTGACTGCAGCTCGACTATGATAGTATCCATTATCATATAATCCACCACCACCACCACCGCAAAGTGCTATCCACATTTTTACTGCTTTAGGAAAATAACCATTATATTTTTTGTAAGAGGATAAAGTGGAAATAATACCGGATAAATCTTTTCCACTATATTCGGTACCGTACTGCAAAAGAAGTCTGTCTGGGGTATTTACGAATTTAAAATAATAAGTTCCAGGAGCTATTAACTCTAAATCAGGATCGCCCCCAAGAGTGGAACTTCCATAACATACATACCCTTCCTCGGATGATTTATAATATGTATTATTTACATTTGGTAGCACTTTAAGTTGACCTTTATTGTCTCTAAAAGTGTTTCCTGTAACCGGCTTAAAATGATCGGATGCTCTTTGATTTATCTTGGAAGAAGTGTCTACAGCTATTTCTTCATCTTTTATTTTATATCCTGTCAGCATAAATTATCTCGCCTCCAGTTCATCTACTCTCTTTTTAAGTTTTTTAACTTCATCTAATAAAAGATATACTATTTTACTTTCTTCAATTGATAAATACCCTTTATCATCCTCTTTTACTATTTCGGGACAAATTTCTTTTAAATCTTGTGCCAAACAACCAATTTTCTTAGTTTTCTTCTCATCTGAAATAAAGTTATATGAATAGATAGGAAGATCTAATATAGATTTATTGGGTGAATATTCTACTATATTTTCTTTTAATCTTTTATCTGAAACAGCATTAAATGATGTTGCAGATATAAGTCCATTTTGAGCATTTAAAGCTATAATTGCGGTAAGAGTTCCATCTACTTTTTTAGTTAAATGAATAACACCGGAGCTATCTTCATTATTGTAAATCTCTACCCCACTGCTCGTGGTTAAAAAACCATTGGCGGTCACATTCCTAGCACACTTTATGCCAATATTTTCACCGCCAATTTGCACTATATCGGTTAGGCCATTACCGTCGCGAACTACAATGTTTGGATTATTACCACCATCTAGCTTTATTGATGGTTTCGTCTTTCCTCCATTATATATCTCTACATATCCCTGCTTTGATCCTACGGACGCAGTACGTATCTTTACAGCGTTTGTGGTGATATCCCCCGCTGCGGTGATATTGTTGTCTGCTCCTATGTTAGTAGCGGTTAAGTTATTATCGACAGCAATTCCATTTCCGGATATGGATGCCTGCCGGGTTCCATTCGCATCACATAGGGCGTTTAACTTCAACTTGCCCATCTCTACTGTAGCGAGATTGCTTCCGCCGCCGCTGTCTTTAAAAACAAAACCTGCGGTAGAGGGTGTAATTATGTTAACTGCAACTGAAGCGCTGATAGAATTATTAGCATATTCAATAGAGTCACTTTTGAGTGTTAAGGATGAGTTATTATTTCTCTTTAACGTAACATCCCCGTTACCGCTGTCTATATCTACGCCTCGAGGGCTGGTAATTTTAAGAGAATTATCTGCATTGGAATATTTCAAAGAATATTCATTTGTCTTAATGTTAGTGATTTTATCAGAATCGCTAACATAGCCAACTAACTCTCTTACCGTAATAGGTAAACTATCAAGAGAAGCAGTTCCTCCCTGTCTCCCTATAGTAAGATAATTTTTGTCTTCATTGTAAAAAGGTTGACCTTCTAGGAGTTTTTCACTTTTATTCGTATCAGTGACTTTACCTCTTAATATCTGAATTGTGTTTTTTCCTGCCATCTCTGTAATTCTCCTAAATTAGAAAAAATCTGATTGTTTCATATAAGATATAATATCTTTACAATCTTCTAATGCTTCTTCTTTTGATACTTCCATCGCCTGGGTTATTTGACTTCTTCCCCCTAAGAAGGTATCAACTGCTTTTTGTATAAATTTAGTACTAAAGTCTGTTCTATTAAAAGAGCAGTTTACTGAAGGGGGCAGTAAATCAAGATCTGGAATAATTGGACCATATGTGAACATTCTGGTTTCTCCAAGAACTGTATCTACTACCATTATATATTCTTCACCTTTATCATTAAAGGCTTTTATAGCAAAATTCCCGATATCTTCTATATCGAGAATCGCATTTACTGTAACTGTTTTATAATATTCAAATTGCATATGTTGAATTATTTACGGAGGAGATCAATATTTCCGTCCTTACATTGAATTGTTTCCGTATGAGTGAACGCAATTACACCCTTCTGAATCGATTCCCATTGAGCGATTGTTCCTAAGTACTTAATTGTTTTTAGATGTTTACAATTATAGAATGCTTGATCCTTAATTTCAATTAATGATTCTGGAAGCACTATATCGGAAAGATTAAAACACCTTATGAAAGCTGAGCCTCCTATAGACGTTAACTTATCAGGGAAAGACACACCGGTAAGCTCTGTACAATTTGCAAATGCATACACCCCCAATCGGGTGATATTCTCAGGGACTTCATAGCGTTGAATTGAAGTACCGGTGAGATAGCCTATGGGTAATTCTTGTAAGTAGTTTGCAGGATCTATTCCAGCACCTAAGAGTGTTTCTGTCAATTTTCCGATAAGTCCTAAAGGTCTTACTGTACTGTAAAGCTCTTTGAACTTTCCACTCTCTATTAAGTCTATGTTGGCTTCTATGAGATGTTTAACCTCTTTATCCATTTAGTTAACTCCTTACTCAGCATTCAAGCTAAATCATTGTGGATTAGTAATTCCATCTGCACAGATAATCTTCTTAATAGAAGAATCCTTTTTCCATCCAGGTAGTTTCTTAACCTCTTTCCACTGATCTATCGTTCCAAGATAAGTAATTGACTCTAACTCACTGCAATATCTAAATGCGTAAGCACAAATAGAAGTAACTGTACTGGGTATTACTACCCCTGTAAGACCATTATAGCCTGAAAATGCGTATTCACCGATAGCTGTTATATTATTAGGAATCGTGTAAGATCTAAGAGACGTACCTCCCAAGTAATGTGGAGGAATTTCTTTCATGTATTTGGCCGGATCTATCCCTGCCTTTATTAGAGCTTCTGTAAAATCTCCAATAAGAGTATATCGAAAATCTGCATCGAGATCTGAATAGATTACTTCAAACTCTTCGTTCTCAATCATCTCTATATTTTCTTCTATGAAATTTTTAAGGGATTTTTTCATCTTCATAATCTCTTAGCTCCTACTGTAGAATCACTCTTTTTCTTTTAAAGGATTTCCTAATTTAGTCTTACCTTCTTTTACTGATTGCATAAAGTCTACAGCATCCTTGATGCCTTTGAGCTCTTCATCACCTTCAATCTCTTCATTTAAATCTTTTTTCTTAAGATCAAGAGATTGCATATATGCATCAATTAATTCGTTCTTCTCTTCTTCTGTAGCTTCATCAAATCTGTGATCAATTTCAAGACCAATATCACTTAAAAGAATGCCATCGAGATAATCCATCATTTCTTGAATAACTGCAGCGGCTTTACCCATAAACTTCTGTCCAGTAGGAGTTCCAAGAGGATTCTGATAAACAACTCTTACTTCATTATTTCTGGGAATAATGAACTCTTTATCTGGAATACTTACACTCTTCTCTCTATCAAGAACAATTCCTTTGATTCCATCTACTACAGGATTAACAAGAGTTCTTGTCTCCTCTTTCAATCTACCATTTTTCTTGCCAAACTTAACGCAAAAGATTCTATAAGGATAACCTAACTGAGGAGCTGATAGAGATACAAGATCAAGTTCTTCCATCTTTTCCTTAATGGCTAAGATGATTTCTTGCATTAATTTTCCTTGTTTCTTTACATCGATTTCCTGACTTCTTTCGCTTAGTTTCTCTACATCTGTAATGATTTCTTTACTCATTTTGTTTTTCTTTTACTCTCCTACTTTCATAACTACTAATTTATATTCATCATTATCCCAATTTGCAATTAAAGATAATTGAATAATTGTACCTTCTTCATCTTCATATTGATATTCCATGCTACCATTTTCACTATTTAAAAATGAAGTATCACTTATTAATTCTAATAAATCGCTTCTTTCTAATAATGAATAAATTCTTCCATATTCATTACTATCTTCTAAATCTATTACGTAGGTACTCTTATTTGTATAAGAACCTGCAATATGAATATTTAATTCTCTTAATAACTGTTCTATTGTCATATATTCTTACCGTATTTACAAATAATTTAGCTTATTTTTTACTTACTTAAAGATTTTTTAAATTATTTAATGCTTCTTTATTTTCATTTAGAACTTCTTCTTTTGTTCTACAATTTTCTAATAATTTTTTATTTTGTTTTTCATATCTATTAAACTTCTCTTTTTTAGTCGGTCTATTTAATAGAAATATAATGTAAGAAAGTGTCTTGTAGTTATCTACTACGGGTTGTGCCATTCGCTTCATCTGATCTACTTGTTCAGGTGTTACGAGACTCTCTTTCATTTCTTCTTCCATGTCTTTTAGATTTTCTAGCATGTCTTTGTAGTTTTCAGCTACTTCATTATAATATTTAATTACATCTTTTTGACTCATTAGATTTCATACCTCCACCTTCTACTATAATATACATTTTTGGGATTTACTTTTTTACTCATTGTAGAAAATTCTATTTAGAGTATTATCTGAAAAAGTTACCACTCTATCTCCTTCTAATAAAGATCCTGATCTGCTTAACAAATTTGTGGTATTTGCAATTGCAAGAAAATACTTACTCTTACATACTTTGTTGTAAATGAATACTTCTATAGAACTGACTTCACTTGGATGAGATCTAAATTGGTAATATAATTCTCCTACTATTAATTCTTTGGTTTCTTCTTTTGGAGTACTTGCATAGATACACTTGTGAACTTTAAATAATAGTTTTCCATCTCCATCGTAACATCTAAAAGATAATTTCATTTTATTTACTCCTTGATTTCAGTTACCGTATATTTAGGATCTCTTTCACTTACAGGACTTTCTACAAAAATGAATTTCAAACTTTTTGGATCTATATAATTGTCTTTCAAATTAAATGTAAGTTGAATGTAGGGCTTATTTTCAGGAACCGATTCTACTTCTCCAGAAAGATAAATTACATCTCTTTTAATATGAGCTTTACATAACCCTAAAGGAACGAATTTATATCTCTTTCCTCTACCTACATTAACCATCTTCGTATCTCCTACAGGAATATCATTGTAGGATAAATATTGATAGCATTCTATAATATTATCTATAATTTCTTTAGGAAAAGAACTATTAGTTGTAGGAAATACTGCATTGATAATAGCTGCATTTAATTTATACATTTTCTACCTCCTCAGATTTTTGTAAAAATTCCATTATTTTCTTCAAGCACAATGCAATTAACTATTCCTGAATATGCCGTACATGCATCGATAGCCATAATTCCGGATTTAATGTATGGTTGAAATGAATTTTCCCATCCCTTCCTTCCCTTTGGTGGAAACTCCTTATACTCTTGGTCGAGATAACTCCATCCCCAGCTGCAGTGCCAATGTCCACAGATAATGGTCTTGTCAGGAATCACACATCCATCCTTCCATGCTTGCATTCCATTAGTCCACCTGGCCTCTTTCCAAAGATCCTTGCTGCTATAATCTTCCTGATTATCCCACCACTCCCTAGGCGCTAATCTAAGAGGTTTTTTGCTGAATGGACTTAAGTTTTCATCAATAGTAGGAATCCAACCGTGCACTACAATATAATCACCTAACTCCACGTAGTCCTTTGCTTTAGTTGCTATAAAATTTAGTACCGGAAGCGTTTTCGTATATACTAGCTGCTTAATCTCTTCCGATCTCCGGGTTTCTCCGATTTCCCATTCAGAACAATTACAAAAAGCAGCTACTGTACGTACGGTACCGTTACCAAAATGGTGAGAACTTATAGATCTTCCGGATACAATATCAGCTACGCAGTCCTCTAATAAATCTTCGTGATTACCCTTTACGTAAATAAATCTGTCTCCTAACTTATTTACAAAGTCATATAATTCTCTTGTTTTAGGACCTCTGTCGAAGAGATCACCTGCTACTACAAGATAGTGATCTGGGTTATCAACCTGAAATCCTCTTTCATTGAGAGACTTCATCATCTCATCATAAAAAGAATGTACATCTGATACTACAAAGTATTTTTTCATAATTACCGATTTCCTCTATCTACTGGCGAAATAAGTATGAGCAGTCCATCATCTTGAAGGATCACTTGCTGCTTACTATTCTCCTCTTCATCAGTCTCAGGCCACTGCACATAAAATGCGTCTTCAGATCCATCTTCATACTTTAAATACATCTGAGTAATATCATTGTAGGCTAGAATTCTTTTAAAAGAGGTATTCAAACAACCTGCCCATTCATACTCCAAGTTTCCACTATTTTTAATTTTAATAATAGCAGAGTCTAAATAGAATACTTTATTTAACTTGTTTGAAGAGACATCTTTCTGCAAGTCTCCTTTATCCCATATTAAATGAAGATCTTCCACGTCTGAATTGTTCACTGTTATTACTTCACAGTTCTCAAATACAATTTCTACTGATTTTAGTCTTGCATTAATCATACATTCCTCCAATTCTAATTCTCAAATTTATTATACTACAGTTTAAATCAAAAATCAACTACTTTTACTCAACAAATTAGAATCTCTCTATCTTTTTTAATGTCTATGAATTGAAAACTCATAAACTCTGGAAATGGATTCTTTGTATAATCTTCTATATAATTGTTTTTCTTTAACCACCTTAATATTCTATTTACTTTACATTTTCTTAATTGAGGTTTATCTTTATTTAAAGAAACAATTGAGAATAATCCCGTAATAGTAGAAATAAGTAAAGCATTAAATTTTGGAGGTAATAGTAAGGATATAGTGAGATTTAACCCATCAAAAGCGTAAATGCCTCTATCCTTTAATATCTCTACAGTGGTATCTGATAATACTAAATTTTGTGTTTTCATAAGACTAAAAAGAGGAGCTTTGTTAGAGCTCCTCATCCTTTGATAATTTGTAGTTGCTAGAATTAGAACCAAAAAGGAGTAAAAATATCTCTCATTTTCTTAATTACTCTATAATACTCTTCTAATGCTTTATCTCCGGTGTAGCACTTGGTATATGCACCAAATTCATCATTAAATTTTTTAATAGAGTTCATTCTAGTTTCGGTAGCTTTTTCTACCTCAACTGCAGCTTTCTTAAGAACTTCTTCTGCCTTAGCATTTGCCTCTTCGAGAATTTTTCGAGCTTCTTCTTTTGCAGTGTCATATGCTTTGTATGCTAAATCTACTTTAGTATCAGCTGCTTGTACTGCATCTGCAAGTTCTTTCTTTCTCTTACTGATTTCTGCTTTCTTGACAGATTCTACAGAAGTACTTTTCTCTTCAGCTTTTTGATGATTAGATTCAAAAAGTTTATCTGCTTTTAAGCATTCATCTACAGTTGTATAAATTTTGCCGTCTTTACCTACAATTTTCATATAAATATGTCTCCTACCGATAGGCTTACCGTAATAGGACTCACTATCGGGCTTAGTTATTATTTTTACCGGACTCTTCTTGAAAGTCTTAGATATCCGTATAGAGGATTATTTTCACCCCCATCTTTAGGAGGTTATAATACGATCCGGTGAATAGCTTCAGTTACATTGTTTTCACTGACTATAATTAAATTCTGTGAAGGCTGAGCACTTAATCTAAGTCTAAAGGCGTATTGATCAGTACCCATTAAACTTGAATTACTTACTACCAATGTCTCATTGAGCTCATCTGCTGCAAAATGGTGTCTGTGAGCCATAAGAACCAGATCATAAGTATCTCGAGTTAATCTCGCAATAGAGGTAGCTGCTGCAGTAGGGCTATCTGCATCCCCATGTACCGCTGCAATGTTATGTCCTTTGCTCTTAAATGTGATTATATCTGATCCAAAAATATTATTATTAAATGTTACGTTTGGATTATTAGATAATCTAGATCTTAAATACCAGTCGGTAATTCGAGCCAAAGTTTCTAATTCTAAAGAATCGGTTTTCTTAGGTTCCAATCTTGAATGGTTATCGATACAGGAATAATAATCAATTTTAAGTTCCGTAGAAAGTTCTGAAATCATTTCCGCAAGGATTTCACTTACATCCATAATCTGAGTAATTACATCAAATCTACTCTCAAGTCTTAAAGTAAGATGAATCCGCCCTGCAATTAGGTCACCTAAATTAAGAAGGTTAAGATGCTTAATCTTGTATGCCCTACAATGCTGAAGCGTGCGGGTAGTTAACGTAGTAACTCTTTCTCTACATACTTCGGGGTTAAATTTATTTAGGATGCTGTCTACTTCAATTCCGTAATGCCAATCGGAAATACATAAAATTGCATCTCTATTGGACATATCATCAATTCTCTTAGGAATATCTAAGAATTTTTTTGATGACATTTTTTCTGCATATTCTAATGCAATTTCTTTAATAGTATCTTCTCTGGCTAATCTTCTGATATAAGCATTATTCTGAAGCCGTTCATCAGATAATTTAACTCTTTCTTTTTTTAATTCAAGTACTTTATCTTCAAAAGGATCGACACTAACTGCTTCTAAAAATTCAGGTTCACCTCTAAGGTTTTCCAGTGCATATTCTCCGAAATTGCGTCTGTAATAACCCTCCTTCCAGGGAAGTCCTAGCTTAGTGTGAGCTACTTCCGCAACATCTTCCCATGTTAGATCTAAGTAGTTTTTATATCTACATAGATTCTTTACACATTCTGTAATGTAAAACTCCTGAGCCTCATCATCTGAATGATCAACAGGTTCATATTCAGGGAAGATAATGGACTCGATAGCATTTAGTGAAGCAAGTTTCTGTGAATCTAGCATTTAATACCTCTTATTTTACGGTAAGATACGAATCAAATAGATTAGAATATGCGGCAAGCAGTCTGCTTACTTGGAGTTTAAGTGCTTCTACTTGATGCTGTAATTCAGTGTTAGCTTTCATTAGCTGTTCATTTTGAACTTTAGTAGAATTGAGTTCTTCATCTCTATTAATTTCTCTAAGTTCTTGGTTAATCTCTTTCATTTCTTTATCTTCTTTAACTGGCATGTTTTCATTCCTCCGATTTATTATCTTTTATATTTTCAGAAGAGCTTGCCTCTTCTAAATCATATACACTATTATTTTCTGTATTTTCACAATTTTTCAAAATTGTTTGAATAACATTTAAAACTTTTTCTCTTGAATCTCTACTCAGCTTAGGTGTAGCATCTACATTTACGTTAATTTGGTTGTTCTGCTGATTAATGATGGTGGGAATTGTATCTACTTGCTCTATATTTTTTTGAGAAGAATCCATTACTTGCTGGACAGTTTTCATCCAGTTAGCTAAATCCGTATTATCAAAATTGTCAGGGCGCTTGTTCAGTCTCTCTCCCATCTGCTGAACTAGGGAGTCTTGAACGTCGTTTAGAGCATTTATTCTTAAAACCTGGCGTTTAGTTTGATAAGCATTAAATAGGTGTGTTAAATCTTTTAGCTTATCTACATCATTCTCTCTAAGAATTTGATCAGTTAAAGCTATTTCATTCTTTGACATCTCTTCTAATGCAGTTAAGCTGGTAGATTCATTTAAATCTTTCTCTTCTATCATATGAAGTCCTTATATGTTTTTATAACCCTCTTAACTAATAGATCTTCAGCTCGCTCCATGAGAGGGCTCTTCTTTTCCAATATGGATGTTTTTACACTAGTATCTAAGTCTTTAGAAGGAATAAATCGGTACTTTAGATCTTCTCCTTCTACATATATTTGCAGTTCACCTATTCCAATATCTACTTGAGTTAAATTCTCTCCTTTCAGTTGAGAATCCACTACATCTTCACATATGCAGTAATTAATCTTGTTATTTAACTTTAACAATGCAGCGACCGGAATGGTGGTCAAAGTAGATAAATCTTCAATTAAAGAGTACATCTTATTTGTCCCCCTTACTCATTTTTTTCATAACCTTAATAGCATCTTTATATCTTAAAGATTCTGAAGTATTTAGCAGATCCGCATAATAATTTTGAATAGAATATTCTAATCTTTTTTGAATAAAATCTGATATGGAGATCTTTTTATTATACTTATCTAAATCTGTAAGCATACTTTTAAGTAGCACTTTATTCATTCTCTGTTCCTCGTGATGTAAATGAATAATTCTCTAACACATCTACCAATTTTCTATAGTTAGCTTTTACCGCTCTCAAATCTTTTGATTCATGACCTATTAATTCTAACGCTTTATCGTAGTCCATGTGCTCTATCTTTACATATTGATAGAGTAATAAAGAATACACGGTGTTCTGTAATTCCTCGATTGTGGGAATTTTTATTGTTTGACCCCCAAAGTATTCACATAAATTTAAAAAATTAGGTTTATCTAAAATGTAAACTAATTCGCTTAAAGATGAATACTCAGGGACAGGAATCAGTTTATATAAGCAGAATAGACTCAATGAATATAAATCTCTTTCTTTTAAATTATCTAATCCACTCTTTATACTACTCATACATTCCTCCTGTATCCGAAATAGGAGATATTAAGATATCTTTAATCACTTGATCAGGGGGTTCAGAGGACCCTATTATATATCTTAAATCTTTTACTATTTCTTTTTTTATTTTATTAACTAGTGTGTTAATATAATTACTCATACTACTATCAAGATGATAGAGTACTACATTCTCTCTACTCTCTTCTAAATAAATACTGTCAACTAGGGACTCTAC